ATTTTTTTGATTAGGTTTGTGTGAGGGAAACAATATTTGATTAAACCCTCACATTCATTGATCAGATGAATTCTCTTTTTTGCTGTCCTTTTGACTGAGTACGTCTAGAACATCTTTATGAGTATAGCCGTGTCTTAGTGCTTCGGTAAACAGTTCTCTATCTACTGATAGGTCACTTTTATACACAGCATCGATTATCTCATTCAGGCTTATTTTCATTAAACTCCTTATAAATTATAAAACAGCATTAAATTGAATAAAGAAAGGAGTTATTCCAATCGTGATATTGCAACATCTAGAGCGGCTATCTTCTCAGCCAATTCGGATCGTTCTCCCGTCGGTTGTATAACCTGTGGGTTATTGGTGATATATATGAGCCGGTTTTGGTATACTTTCTTGTGTTCTTTGAGTATTTCAGTTGCATGTTCTGTGCTTGGAAGCAATTGATAGTAATCGTCCTCCATGACTGTTTTGAGAATGTTATAGAACAATAGCCGATATTGGTCATCGAGTATCCCTCTTACTTCCGCTACTTTTTTTACAAGGGTTTCGATCTCGTTTTCTGTTTCTTTTATTGATGTTACTCCATTGCTGATTGACTGGTCAATGTGTTCTTTGGATACTCTTGAAAATGCCTCAAATGCACGGTTTGCTGCATCCTTCGGAGATATGGTTCCTCTCAGGAATCCATCATTCAAAACAAGAATGAGGTCACGCGGAGTCATAAAATATCCGATCTATGGGCTTAATAGCCCATTATGTTTATTTCGCCGGAATACAAGTTATCCGGCTCTTGTAGTATTGATTCTTCTTCTTGAAAGCCTAGATTCTTGTCCTTGCAATAAGGACAATCTGGAATTTTTAGACCTCCTGTACCGCATTTAATACATTGCCATGTTTTCATAATTGACTCACTTGAAATATAATATTTGCCATACTGTGTCGTTTTCAATGACCAAATCTTCTTGTACACCCTTTTTGTTGGGATATATAATGGGTATTGCTTTGAGTCTTATGCCCTGTTGAACTGATAATACAGTATCAGGGTTTGTAATTGTAATTCTTGCAATTTCCTGGTCATTTGCAAGAATCATGGTATAGTCCCAATGATCGACTGAATCTTTCATTGAGATTGCAACCATTGATTCCTGTGATAAGGGGTTACAAAGACAGAAAAACATAATAATGAGAAGACCGAGAGTTGAAAACTTCATACATACTCCTTTGATGATATTAAATGATATATAATTCAGTTAATCGGATATATTTTCTCTTTCTTTCCCTCTCCTCCCCTTTTCAGGGGTTAATAGGATGGTAACCATATAAAACTATAATTATAACACTATTAATCCTTTCTAATATGTCTTTGCTTACTTTCTACAGAAAGTAACTATCCATCGGTACGCTTCATTAATATTAATTATTTAGGTATCTAGAAGATATATAATACATTTATGTTATATTTGTATTATGTACCTAGTAAAATCAGTCACTTATCATCTTTCTTTGGTATTTCTCTTCTAGTAGCATTTATCATAAATGATAATGCTACTATTACTGCTACTATATATAATATATAACAGCCAATGATAAGATACATATATCCTCCTTTGGGTATTTGTTTTTTAATCAATTACTTACCTTTACTTACCTTTTTTCGTGTTTTCTTTTTCGCATACTTTTTTATAGCTGGTAGCCAGCTTTTCTTATTGTTTATGTCTTCCTGCATATAGGGACTCGTTTCTTTAATAAAGGACGGGTAAAAGAAAGAGGGAGAAAGTGAATATATAACACCCCCTTAATCCCCCTCAAGGGGGAAAATACTATATATGGTATATATTTCCACGTGAAGAGATTGACAGATAATAAACCCTTAAAAAAGATTTATATATAAATCAATCACTTACAGAAAATATTACATAGGCCGGATTGAGATATTTTATTACTTGGCCTGTATACCATTAGTGGTGTGATGTCTCCAGCTTCCTTCTTCCGTTTTTATTCTTGGGGATATAAAACGACGGTGGATTTTAACTAGAATGCTTGCTGTAAAGCCTATTGATAGGCCAATCAGGGCTCCATATACACCACCTGATAATCCGATACTACCTGACATTATTGCTATTATTATATCTAGAACTAACGGGAAGGCTTTTGGTAATATACTTATAAACCGTATTGGATATGCCATGCGGTTTCTGATGGTGGGGTATGTTGTTGAATAATAATTTAATTGTTTCAATGCCTTGAAGAAGGGCATTAACTCGTTATATGTTAATATAACGTTGATTATGGCTATAATTGCACCAATTGCCAGTATCCATATCATGATTGATCTCCTTTGATGATATCTAGAATGCCATTTAACAAGTCTTCGATAAGCGTTAATATGGTACTCATCTGATAGCCTCCTCTATAAGTAAAAAAGGCCCAAGTCCTCTTCGCGCGCAGCGATTATGGGTCTTGGGCCTATGATGGCTAGGCAGGAATCCCCGATTGGGGTAAGGAGCCTAGCTTACGGATGCTTTGAAACCGGACATGAACCGGCTGCTGATGCCCTTACTGATGTTGGCGATTTTGCCAGCAACTGCGCCGACGCTTGAGACTGCGGGAGTGAGCAGCTTCTTGTCGAGAATCGTTTCCACTGTCTCAAGAGGGAATAGTTCGGTATTCATACCGAGGTCTTTCATGGTTTTCTCATACTGCTCTTTCTCGGCCTTGCGAGCGTCGATCATGACGCGGTTGAGTTCGCTCTGAATACGGGAGACAGCTATGTTGGCCAAACGGGACTGTTCCTCGTTGTGGTCAATTGCTGCTTTGTGGGCCTTGCGTGCCTCATCAACTGCCTTGGCCAGTTTCACTGCGTTTTCTGCGTCCTGCTGAGCAGCTTCCACGACACTGGCGAAGATACCATTGAGATCGAGCTGTGTTGATTTCATACACAACCCCTTTCTGGATAGTGAGTTATATACTAGACCCTGTAATCATTCGATGTACAGAGCCTTTGTTTTCGTGGGTGGGACTCTATTCGTCTAGAAATCCCACCCTTTTTATAGGAGGTTAAAATCACTTATCGGACTTATTCCTCTTGCTCTTTTTCACTACCAGTTTTGATTTTGTTTGGTAGTTAGCAAGCATTTTGAACATATCCGGAGTCTTGTCTGATACTGTGACTTTGCTCAGTAACTCGCTGAGCGGAGCTGCTTTAACGCTGTGTCCCTTGATGACGAATGTCACGAGTCCTCCTATGTTAATATTAATAACACTTATCAGATTAATTCTTCTGATGTTGATGACGAGTGTTAATATATCTAGATAGCCAGCCTTCATTAACATATTGATTAGCACCCCTTCTTCTGGCTTCTTCTTCGGCAGCCTTCATCAATGATTGTTCATCTAGATATGCTTGAAGACTAGGACAATCATTATCCCTGCATTTTGAGGGAGTACATATGCTAGTATCACAAGGATTAGACATAATGTTACCTCTTTGGAATGGGTGTGTTATATTTCTTTGCTGGTCTTTTTAGACCACTTTGCACATGTTTTTGCAAAACCACCAGCCATAGAACCGCATGATAGACCTCCTATTGAGAGTAAGTTTATTATAAGGATGCCGCCGAATGGCGTTACCAATATGAACGATAATCTGAGAACATTCTCTTAATACGTAAGGACGATGATGCTCGTACTGTCCACCAATGTGAGGGAGAAAGGATAACCAGATTTTATCTAGAGCATTTATTCTTGGTAATCCTCATTTCGTCGTAAAATGTTGATATCGTTATATCTTTGTGAGGATTCGATGGGGCTGCCTGTAACAGCTTTGTTAGTGCGGGACCATTACCAACATTATCACGTAGTTGTTTCAGTGTTATCTCTCCTTTGCGTATTGGATAGTAATATGCTTCGTACTCTTTCTGTTTTTCAATGCCAAAATCAACGACTGCTGCTAATGATGGCCATTCATCTATCATTACTGCTTTAAACAGACCGTCTGCGGTGAGTATGGTGTTCATTATTCCTCCTGTGTTGTTTCCTATATAATTAAGTGGTGGCTTAGGGTTGGTAAGTTGTAGTCAGGAAACTATAGCCACCACCCATAGGAAGTTTAATTCAGTTATCGGACAGAATTCTTCTTTTTCTTTTCTCCTTTTACTATCAACTTCGGAGTCGCACGAAGTATTCTCTGATACTGTAATTTTGGACAATGATTCGGCCAACGGATACATTTCTATCATATCCTGTATCAGAGGTTACTCTTTTACAGTCATAATTCGCATTTTGCTATAATGGACCTCCTATTAAAAGTTCATTGTTTGTCCTTCATCAATACGATTTGGTCTCCAACCCTTATTCCACTTTTCTGCTGTTTTTTGTGCCTCCTTATCTAATATAGAGTTTATCTTTTTAACAAACTTCTGTTGTTCAGGTGTTTCTTTGTTACAAGCATCGTAACATTGTCTTATACTTAATACTGGTATATCTTCGTTGTTAACATACACAGAAGATGTAGTCTTAACTAACTGGGCACAAACCGAGCCTTTGATTAAGAATATATAAGGACTATGAGGATCAGCATATCCTCCAATACAATGATGATTCTCTCGCCCTGCCATAATCATATCAATTCTAGTCTTAATTCTATACTGTTCTAATTCATCAGGACATTCATTTCTAGGCATAGGATAATCATACTCACGTTCTTTTATTAGTTCACATTCCTTATGCCATTTAATCGCACGAGAGATATTTTCTATAATACTTCTATTATATATACAAGTTATCAGTTCTTCATGTGATATATTAAACCAATAATCCATCATGTAATGATACACAAGCTTAGTATTGCGGTGACAGGCCATTATATCTTGTATAACTCCTTTCTTCTTAAGAAAAGTTAATTCGTTCTTTCCCATTTTAATTAACATTTTATATGCATTTTTAATACAATCTTCTCCAACATATTGTACACGTTCTTCTAATAGAACATACATTAACCAACTCCATTTTGATTGGCATAGTTGGTGCCAATACGAATTTGTATTATATATTTTAATTGGATATTTACATTTCTTTAGACTATTACTAAAACAGTCCATAGGATGTAATACAAGATTTTTTGCATATCCTGCCGGATATTTCATTAAGTCTTTAGGGTAGGGAATACTACCATTTAGAATATGTATCATTAGATCAAACATATTTTCTTCATTAAGACGTAATCTTTTCTGGACTCCGAGCATATCAAGCTCTGAGAAGAACTGAATGTATACAAGTTTCATTCTCCTTTTTATCTCGTTTTGAATCTTTAGATTCCTATATTTTCCAGTTAGTCCTGCGAGTTTTGCCTTCTTTGGAAAAGTGAAGGCATTACTGAATATGTAACGAAGCGTGATTATATTCCACTCGCTCCAATATAATTCATTATGTTCCGTACTGCGTGAAACTCTATCAACAAACTTCTTTGAGTTGGATATTAATAATAATCCCATCTTATCAAACACCAGAGTAAAAGGAAACATTCCTTTAACAAACAGTTTAAATACAAATGTACGCATAGAAACCTCCTATAAATAATATAAATAATAAAAGTAGGACTTTGTATTTAACGTAAGAGTCCTACACGAACTTACGATATCAGATTAAAGCAAGCACGCAAATTCAGAAGACTTAACAGACTCCCAATATTTACCAGCATATATAAGGTTACGCACAACCTTATATAAGGGTCTAGAAGCATACTTACGGTATACCTCTACCGAGATATTCTTCTCAATAATGGTATATCCGGCTTTAATAGCACTGCTTTTAATCTCTTTTACATACTTATCAATATGGTCATTACCGAGTATGTATTTAGAGCCATGGTCATGGAACTTACCATCCCACGATGCCATGATTACAATACCCTCACGCATAGAAGCAGTAGCAGGATACGTGTGGATACAGAAAACCTTAGAATGGGGCTTTTTAGGCCCCATAGAATCAAGTTTTCTCAACAGTTTCAGAATCTTGCTAGTATTATAAATACCAGTAATATTCATCCACTTCCATATAATCCGTCTGTTATACCTCCTTCTAGATATGTTGCTCTTCTTAACGATGCTCTTCTTTGTAACAGGCTTAGGCCTATTCCAAGCACCGAATGCCATATAACGCAATACCTCCTTTTCTACTTCTTTCATGTTTATCTTCTCCTTGGACCTTGCAAACTCTCCGCGTATCCTAGACCATCCCTTGTCTTTGAATATGTCACATAACTCTAACATCCTTTGTGGTGATACTTTGTTATATTCCAAGGCATCCCACATCTTCTTAATAACCCTCTTCGCATAATCAGGCCTATGAAACATAAGCCAGCCATGCAATAAGCGATACACACCTTTGCTAAGTCTTGTGTGTTCTTCACAAGGCGTCCGGTCATACCCGTCGATATAATTGCTTTCATTAACAACAATATCGCCTTCATCGTTGTTAATTTCCTCCTTGAATGTATTATAACCAACGTGTATTCTTGGGTCGTGGTCTTCATCAACAGGTATAGGTTCACCCATCTCATCCCAACCATGAGGTGCGTTTAAATCCGTTGCTGCCTCAATTTTGTTGTAATGAGTATAATCGTGATTATACCTGTTATCAGCCATTACTTCCTCTTCTGAATACTTCTCGTGGCACTTAGGACACACATACCAATGCCAAGAGTCTAGATAAGCTTCTGTTTCGAAATAATCTTTAGGGTCATTCGAAACAAATCTGACGTGTTCGGTTACAGGATCGTCATCCATGTACAATCCTGCTTCCTCAAGACGGTTACAACACGCGTTGCGAGCCATGCTAACCACGCAGCCCAACTCAGGATCAAAATACTTCTTGACCCTGAAAGTAATTGGCTCAAAAGCATCAGTATCCCAACGAGTTACACCCGCTGAGAACATCTTGTTTTCCATCCAATCTAGGATGGCCGCCTTAATCAAAGCGATATTAGCCTTATACATAAAACCTCCTATAAAGTTTTTATCGCAACGATAGTTTTTCTTTTAACGTAAGAACTATCATAAACTTACGATGACTCTACTCCTGGACTTTGTCGGAACCATTAAGCCAGACATCTTCCCAGAAATCAGCAAGTTCTTTGCCGATAACAGGTGTAGGTTTCTCATCAATAGTGCATGTCTGATAACCACAATTAGTACAAGTGAAATTATAAGGGCTATCAACAACAGTAGGCATACCACAACCATCACAGTGTACAAGATACTTAGACATACTAACCTCCTATATAACTACGAGTTATTATGGTAATGTATGCGTGCCTTGCATACTAAGGCCGACTATATAGTACTATGCCTCAATACATGAAGCACTGGATAAGAGTCCCTTATTATCTAGATACTCAGCTATAATAAAGAACTTATTAATAGCCATCTGTCTAGATGTATATTTGCGCATACGTCCAACCATACCGTTGCTGTTACTAACAATAAGCAAACGACCAACAAGTTTTACTGTATACATGATGATCCTCCTAATAATAAGATTAATAATTAGTTAATATATACATATCCCTGTATATTGGGCTAACATAACACTTTAATACTTGTTACTAACGTATAGTAACAAAAAACTTAATATATAACACAAAACAAGCCACAAAAGCAAAAAGAATCAACCAATACATAAGACCTCCTTGAAAAAGGTTAAGTGATATAAAATGACCCCAGTGACCTCGTAACTTTCTAAATTTCAAATTTCATGAAATAAAGATACCTCGTACTCATACCCTTTTTCTCTAATAAACACTCTTTTTCAGCTATTTTATCACTAAACCAAATTCCGCCAAAATTTTTATAAAAAACGCTTATTTTAGGAAAAATCTAAGGAAAATATTGTATATCATTGTTTTATAGAATTTTTATAGAAAATTTACGCGCGAAGGCCTTTTTATAAAATTTTTCTTGACTTTTTATCGGTAATATATTATATTTATATACCTACACTTCTAGAGGAGAAGTCATGAAGGTTTTACACCAGTTTATAATTAAAATATTATTGTATATTTATATGAGATGGTTCCCTTGGAGGAAGAAGTAATGGGAATTTTATTGAGAGATAAATGTGAGCCGGAGAAGAAGGAAGATAAGCTTTCAAGCGGCGCTACTTTATCAGTTCCTCCCATTTCTGTTATTAGGGAGTCGTTTACTATTCCTCGCTTGACCACTCCATCTGTAGATGTAGCAACTAGTGGTTATATTAATAGGAATACATCTACAGCTTTTTGGACTTTGTCTGGTAGTTGGAATTATAGTACAGAAAGATATATTAATAATAGGTGGACTGGTAATTATAATAGTTATTGGAGTAATATCAGTAATTGGAGTCTAAACCATGTTCCTAGATATAATGAAAACGTGATTATAGATGGTGATGGGATATGTAATATGGATATAGACGTAAATGCACATGATATTACTATTACTGATAATAGTAATATTAGATTAATAGCTGGTAATAATATAAGTATTACAGCTAATAGTCTCACTCTTGGAGGTAATGCTACATGTGATTTAAGTAATAGTATTATTACCTTGGCTAGCGCTTTTAATGGTAATTTTCCAATAAGAGAGAGAAGTATAAGAATAGACCTTCCTATTGATACTTATGATGAGGATTATTAATGAGTATTTTATTAAGAGATAGACCATATTCTGTACCTGCCTCCAAGCCGGATAATAGTAAAGTCGTAATTACCGGTTCTGGAGTCATATCTAGTAGAGCGGAAGAGGTTTTATTTTTATCAGAATATGCGGTTGATATAACTTCTGCTCCTGCTTGGTTTAGTAATGAAACGAGAAGAGACTTGTGCTTTAACGATATTTATAATTTATGTGAATTTGTGCTAACCGAAGGATTTGTTCCTAATTTGGTAATTATAAGTGAGGAAAGTAAAAAATTTTTAAGAAAAAGAAGAAAGGTAAGGAAAAGATGACATATAATCCTAGTATTATTACCGGTTCTGGTTATTCTCTTGGTCTAACCCGCGATAATGATGCATCTAGAATAGATGATAAGATGGATATACAGGCCGATTGGGATGATATTAAGAAGAAGGAAAAAGAGAAGTTTATAGATGCTCATAAGGTTAAGATATCAGATGATGACCTTACTATATTTTCAAAACCAAAGGCGGGGTGCCGCCGTTGTTATGGAAGAGGATTTAAAGGATATTATAGCAAAGACAGCACGAGATTACCATTGGAAGTAGCGTTGTGTGAATGTCTTACTAACAGTATTGTAGTTAATAAGACCTTTCCGGCAGATACTAATCGTATGAGTTACGGTGAGTTTAAATCCATGATGGCTCATGCTAGAAGTATATATAACTTGGAGGACCCAAATGAACAAAGTAATGAAGTTTTTGACGGCCCCTCTGAAGAAGGTAATAACAAACCTGATATTAGAGGAATTGAAGCAACAGAAAGCGGATGTAATTAATAAGATAATGAAATCCGTAACATTACCAGTGGCTGGAGAAGTACAAGAAGAGATAGTTACTAAACTATATGATGCTCTTGTAGCAGCTGTTGAGTTGTTAATAAAAAGCATTTAATATGAGGGAGGGTAAGCCTCCCTTATAAAGGAGATAATTATGAGTGATGATTTGAAGGACCTAGTTATTAGCAGCGATCTTCCTGTAATTACTAAACAGGAGATGAGAAAGACACATAAAAACCAGAGAGAACAAGCAGAAACTATAACAAAAAGTAAGAAAAATAAGAATAAGAAAAAGAAGAAATAACTTGACTTTTTTGATGAAATATATTATATTTGTATATTAGTTTTATTCCTTTCTGAGGAGAAAGAAATGCCTATTAAATACCCAAGTGTTGCTAGTGAATTTGTTGCGTTAAGATCGTATTGTCGTTGGCTTCCTGACCAGAATAGAAGAGAAAACTGGAAGGAAGTAGTTGATAGAGTTATTAATTTTCTTAAGACTGAAACTAGACATGCTGATAGAATACCTAATAAGGTCTGGACTTCTATAGAGGAAGGTATGACTAGTTTTAATGTTATGCCTTCTATGAGACTGGTCGCAACTGCGGGTACCGCCGCTAAGAAGGATAACGTATGTTTATATAACTGTTTTGGAAAAGAAACTAAATTTATTACTTCTGAAGGAGTTAAATCTTTTGAAGATTTTAAATATGGTGACGAAATTACAGTATTAACCCACGAAGGTAATTGGAAAAAAGCTATAGTTAAAGATTATGGAGAACAAGAATTACAAACTATTGTTTTTCATAGAGGAAAATCTAAATATTCTGTTCGCGCAACTAAAAACCATAGATGGATTAAAGCAAACAAAGAGTCTACTACTAATCTAAATTGTGGAGACTCTTTATTGGCTGCATCAGATATATATTCTAATTTTGACTTTGATTCTGCGACTCCAGGAGAAAAAATTTATTGGTGTTATGGATATGTTTATGGTAATGGAACCAAAGTTAAATATAAAAACGAATATAAATATTCGATGGTTAGACTATGTGGAAAAGATGCACAATCTTATCAAAGTCGTTTTGAAGAAGTAGGGTTTAAAACTTCTACTAATTTATCTTTAAATGGAGATATATTTGTTTATACTGGTTCTTATTTAAAAACGTGTCCAGATATTACTATCGACGGTATAAAATTAACCAGAGCATTTGTTGATGGTTATCTTTCTGCTGATGGAGAAAAGAATAATAACTGGGGTAAAGAAAATAGAAAATATAAATCTATTCAATCTTCAGAAGAAGACCATATTGAGTTTATTAGAAAAGTATTTGGTTCGGTTGGACAATATATTATTAGAGAAGAAGATTTAACAGGACAGGTTACTAATTATGGAATCAGACCAAAAACTATTAAATTTCATATAAATAATTCTTTAATAACTTCTGATAATATGAGATTTGTTGTAGAAAGTTTAACATATCCTGCTCACAAAGAAACCAACGAAAAAGTGTGGTGTCTTGAAGTAGAAGACGACCACAGTTTTGTGTTAGATTTTGGTCTAACCACTGGAAATTGCAGTTATCTACCGATAAATAGTATTAGATCATTCAGCGAATTACTATATATTCTTATGTGTGGTACTGGAGCTGGTTTTTCAGTAGAACAAGAGAATATTAAATATCTGCCAGTAGTTAAGCACCCTACGTCACAAAGAAGAGATGACTATATAATAGAGGACTCCCGAGAAGGATGGGCTAAAGCTTTCCAATTTGGTCTTGAAACGTGGTTTAATGGAGAAGATGTAAGATTTGATTATAGTCGTCTAAGACCATATGGTGCGCCGTTGAAGACCATGGGAGGTAGGTCTAGTGGACCTGAACCTCTTGAGGCACTAATGGAGTTTTCAAAGGATATTATATTAAATGCTAAAGGTAGGAAGTTAACGTCTCTAGAATGTCATGACGTTTGTTGTAAAGTTGCTGAAGTAGTGGTAGTCGGCGGAACTCGAAGGAGCGCCATGATATCCTTTAGTGACCTAGAGGATGAATTAATGAGGCACGCTAAAGACTTTCCTATTCCTCCGCATAGATTTATGGCTAATAATAGCGTCGCTTATAAAGAGAAGCCGGATACTATTACTTTCCTTAAAGAATGGAGCGCTCTCGCTGAATCTGGGTCTGGAGAGAGGGGAATTATAAATGTCAGTAATCTAGATAGTATTTGTAAGGATCGTAAGTTCACAAAAGACATGAGATTCAACCCTTGTAGTGAAATTATTTTAAGACCGTATCAGATGTGTAACCTTTCAGAAGCTGTCATACGAGAGGACGACGACATAGGAGACTTAGTTGAGAAGGTGACTACAGCAACATGGCTAGGAGTCATTCAAGGGACCTTTACTCATTTTCCATTCTTAAGACCAGAATGGAAGAAAAATTGCGAAGAAGAAAGATTAATAGGAGTCAGTCTTACCGGTCAGTTGGATAATCATGAAATATTATCCGAAAAGATATTACAACAGTTAAAAAAGGTTGTAATTAAGGTAGCAAAGCATGCTTCGGAGATATTAAAAGTCTCTGTTCCAAAAGCTTATACTTGTACTAAGCCTAGCGGAACCGTAAGTCAAGTAGTGGATAGTTCCTCTGGTTGTCATCCTAGATATAGTAAATTTTATATAAGAAGATATAGAATATCTAGTTCAGATCCTCTATTTCATCTAATGAAAGACCAAGGAATAGATTATAAGCCCGAAGTTGGTCAGACTGAAGATAATGCTACTACTATGGTAGTAGAATTCCCTATTAAAGCTCCTGATAAGGCTATCACTACTCATAATTGGAGCAGTATGGACCAGCTTAATTGGTACTTAAAAGTCCAGAAGAACTGGAGTACTCATAATGTATCTAACACAGTTTATGTTAGAAGGGATGAGTGGATTAAGATAGGAGCTTGGGTATATGACCATTTTGATGAGATAGTCGGCATAAGTTTCTTACCCATAAACGACCATAAGTATGAATTAGCTCCGTATGAAGAAATTACAGAAGAGAAATACGAGAGACTTATTAAAAAGTTTCCTAAACTAGACTTTACGGTATTGGGAGAATATGAGAAAATAGCTGGAGATAAGACCGAAGTGGCTAAAACTTATGCTTGTTCAAGTAAGGAAGGCTGCGATATTAAATAAAGGAGATTATATGTTTATAGGACTAATGGGAGTTAAAGACGATGGCACTTTAGTAACTCCAAAAGGAAAAGATTTATTTAGAGTGCCTAAATTATTAGCGATTATTATTCAAAGAATACAACATTGGATAGCAAGATTAACACATAGATAATAGGAGAAAGAAATGGAAACATTAAAAGTAGTAAAACTATATCCTGACGTAAAATTGCCTGAGAAAAAGAATCCTACTGATGCAGGATTTGATGTATACGGATATAGTTTTAAGAAATACTTTCAGAATCACGATAGCAACTTTGAGAGAAGTTTTGAAGGAGAACCCCTCAAGAAATTTGTAATTGATCACAGTATAGAACTATCCAGTCATGATAGAGTACTAATAGGTACTGGTCTTAAGGTTACTGTAGGCATTGGTTATGAGATTCAGGTTCGTCCTAGAAGTGGGTTGGCGCTTAATAATGGTCTAACTGTATTAAACACTCCAGGAACGATAGACCCAGAATATAAAGACGAGTTATGCATAATATTAATTAATTTATCTAGAAAGAACCAGATAGTAAAGCTAAATGAAAGAATTGCCCAGCTTATAATTAGCCCTATTCTACAAGTAGATATCGATGTAGTACAAGAACTTCCTGGATTAGACCGTGGTGGAGGTCTTGGGAGTACCGGAGTTAAATAATGCCTTTCAAATCTAAACAACAAATTCGATGGATGTTCAAGAATAAGCCAAAAATGGCTAAGAGATGGGCTAAAGAACAAGAAAAATCCCAAGGTAAAGGCAGTTTTAAGAAATTACCTAAAAAAGTGAAGTCGAGGGATGATCTAGAGACTCAAGGTTGGGACGAGTTGAGTGACGAATCTTTCATAAACATGGAGAATATAAAATGAACTATATATATAAGTATATACTAATAACTTTAGCTAAAGCCTTGGCTTTTGCTATGGTTAATCTATTTTTTAGACAAGTAATGAGAGGAATATAATGGCTGAAATAATTATAACGACTGATGGAACTCTTACTGGAACTACTTTGAAAGTAGACGGTAAGGATATCACTAAGAATAATAAAGTGGTTAGTATATCTATGGGTGCTAATGCTCCGTTTAAAGGTGCCATTAGCGGAGATATATATAAAGGTGGCGTGTACGTTGCATACGAACAGATGAATGATAACGGCACCGTAGAGAGAAAATCTTTTGGTACCTCAGACACGAATTATATTAAAGGTATTGGTCAGAAGATTAAACAGAACGACCAAGTGGTTCAGTATCTTGGACAAGTAGCATTAACAGAGAATGTTAAGTTAGTAGACGCAATAATTAAGCATTGTACTGATAATAAACTACAGTGTCCTGATAGAGATAAGCTGTTAGCTAGAACTAAAGAATCTCTTATGGACAAGATAACCGACTTTGGTATTAAGCTGGAGGGCTAATGGCAAAATCTAAACCTATTGTAATAAAAAGTGGTCAAATTTTTAGAGGACACGGCTATGATGAGAAGGTTAAACCTTTTGAACAACCAGCTCCTCCTCCAAAAAAATTTGATCCTAAGAAGAATGGATCTATAATAGTAAAATAAGAATTTGGTCGGAAGAAAGTGAGCACCGTTTTTCTGGAGGGCTTATGCTAAAAATAAAGGGCTGTTACGCAGCTCTTGGTGCATAAAACCTCCCTTTCCGCACCAATCTTTCTCCTCGAAGCGCCCTGTTCTGGGGCGCTTTTTATTTTATGGTACTATACTAAGTTCGTGACAAGTACTTGTCTAATATGCGGCTTTCCTGCCCAAAAAAAACTATGTGTAACCCATTCAAAACTATATAAATGGGATAAAGATATTAATGGTTTTAGACTTAAGAAGAGAACAGCAGGCAGCAGGTACAATCAGGCAGAATATCATAAAACGGAGATAAGACTTACAAAGTTAATAGAGCAGTATTATGGAAAATCTAATGTAATAACATCTTTTCATCCAATGTGGGCTCTTTCTAATAAAAATGTCTTATACGAGTATGATATTTTAATCAAATCTAAAAAATTTTTAATAGAATACAATGGAAATCAGCACTATCAGCAACATCCTGTTTTTCATAAAGATAGGTCTGATTTTTTACTTCAAGTTAAAAGAGATAAAAGAAAAGCAAGACTTGCAAGAAAAAATAACTTTAAGTTAATAATCTTTAGATATGACGAACCTATATTTAAAGACTATGTTATAAAAAAGATTGAAGGAGCATAATAATGGAGTCATTAGTTTTACGAGGAGTTAACGCCAGTGGTAGGTGGGATGGCCGTCCTGGACTGAATATGAATGTACAAAATATCATATTTGATGTTCCAGTGAGTGGTACTCTTACTTTAGCATCTGTAACCATCAGTGGCGCTTTAACTGGAGCTTACACATTTAATGATAGCGTACCAGTAAATATTAGTTTTAAGTCAAATGAAGATGTGTATATAACTACTTCTAATTTCTTGTCTAATTACGGAGTTATTATAAATTACGTTACTAGCGGAGATATGGGGTCTTATATGACTACAGATAGGACTAGAACTGGAATATTTGCTTACGAGACGCCTTGGCGTTTCAGATAAAGGAGGATTATTATGTCCTCTATTTGTACTGCTATTTTAGCAATTCCTTATCTTCATCTAATAGTCATTGCTATATTACTGGCGCTTGTAGTTATTTCTGTGGTTGGGAATATTGGTATTAATTGGAAGGAGAAGAAATTTACTTTTGGACAACCTAAACCGCCAAAAGTAAGGTCTTGTTCCGATTGTATTAAGTTGTTAATGGCTAAGAGAACCGCCTTTGAAGTATTATATAACACAAAACAGACTAGTATCCTACGACAACAGATGGTATTTGCTGAGCATAAGTTAATGGAAATAGAAATTTTGACAAAAAAAGAAATCCATCCTAGTGTTAAAGACGAGATAAGACGTTCTTATAAAGAGAATGGTTTTGTGGATATGAATCCCGCAGATTATGACAGATATGTTTCTGAACGTATAGATACGTTAACTAGCATGCTTAATACCGCTGATATAAAAGTCCCGCCTATCATTAAAGATATTTATAATAACGCAAAAAATACCAAAATTAGAATAGACACGGAAATAAAGAAATTAGAAGATGATTTTATTAAGGAAATTGATCAATTAATTGGAGAAAAAGACGTTTAACTAAATAAACCTAAGGGAGGTTTTATGAATTTACGAGATCTAACCAATAGCCAAGAATTAGCTATTCTAGAGAAAGACCATCCGGATATATTTGCGTTATTACAAGTGTATCCACCAGAATTCGCTCCTTTATTGCTAAACAATAAAGAAAAGCTGGCTGGTATATCCAAGAATTTAGAATTAGCTACAGCTAGTGTTTCCGTAAATACGATGTTAATGAAATGTACAGAAAATTGTATTTATAAGGAAATATGCGTGCTATTTAAGAACGAGATAGCTCCGATAGGAGCAGCGTGCCCAATTGAGAAGAAAGTTGTTTTAGAAATGGAATGCGACATTATTAAAACCCTAGATATAGATAGAAACAATCCGATTGAGATGGAATTGCTTTGGGATCTTATAGATGCTAAACTGTTAGACATGAGGTCTAGTGGTGCCCTTAAAGATGGTCTGTTAACGCAAACCGTGGAACAAAAACTCGGTCAACAGTCAGTAGTAACAAGACAAGAGTTATCTCCTAATATAGAAGCAAAAATAGAGCTTAAAAAATTAAAACATAGTATAATAGATGCGTTCGTGGCATCCCGTAGAGCTAAGAAGAAATATGGAATGCAAAACGACAGTAAATCTGTCGAACAAATGATAAGAGAGGCCGCATCTAATGTCGAAGAAGACTAGTTATCAAAAAAACTTAAATAAATTATTAAGCAAAGTAACTTGTGAACAAATTGGTTCTTTATCTTCCACTAGACATTTTATTGCTAATGCTAATACCGTTCCTAAAAATTTAGATAATACTCCTAATAAAAGTTTCAAGGAATTTAGGGATAATGCTATTAAAGAGAGCAAGCCCGCCTTAGCTAATAATTTAAATGTTTCTACTATATCTAATAAGGCTAGAAAATTATTTGAAGGAGCTAAAGCCGGAGAAAACCTTACTAAACTATTTAAAAATAAATGGTTTAAAAAATCTATGTTTTCAATTGGCGGAATGATAGCTCTCTCTTTGATAGAAAAAGCCGTTGGTGGTTATACTCCTACACCAATACCTAAAAAATATGATAGAGGATATGACTTAATGGAGGAAACGCTAACAGACTTTGGTTCTCCGGTTAATTTATTGAAAACAGCCAGCAAAGTCATTACACCGTATTATTCTAGTGTAAGAAAAGGAACTATTACTAACGTTTCTAACATTATTAATAGAAACGCCGCGTTATTCTTGAATAAAAACGCAATAAGACATAATAGATATTAAAATGAATATTACTGAAAAAAAATCTTATTGGGTGAAACCTCTAACTCCAACCGCTCCTAAATTGTCCAATTATGGGTCATTTTATAAATGGACAACTGGAGGAAAAGAGAACTATATTACGGATAGAAGACAAGCTTCTAGGAATAGGGTATTCAGACTTGCAGAATCTCCTGACGATGCCTTAAATTTGATGCAACAAGGCTGGCTAAGAGACCAAACTAATAAAAGAACCGCAGTCGAGGTATCAAACGCTCATCTTACGATGAAACCTAGAAAAAGAAGTTTTATAAAAAGATATATAAATAAATCTATTCCTAGGCCTATTAATTCTTCTCCTATGGTTAAAAGATTAGCCAAAGGGAAAGGATTACTTGGAGCTATGATTACCATGGGATTAAAAATGGCTGGAACCGGAAAGTTTGTAGAAGTAATGGAAAGAATGTCTCTTTCTAATGGTGTTCTCAGTAAAACTAGAGTTCCAGTTGGAGGAAGATATAAATCTTCTTTAACGTCCTTACCAAATCCGGTTATAATGGGAAAACATAACTAATGCCTGATATAAACTACGACCCATATTCACAGGAAAAACAACAGACTATCGGACAAATGGTCGGAGAAGTGGCAAAGATGTCACTGAATCCTACGACTTATTTGTATCCTTATGCTTATTGGCCTGGAACATATAGTAAAACTAAAGGTATATGGACTCCATTTGAAACTAAGAAAGCAGTATGGCAAAAGGAATTTAGTAAAATAATATATAAAGAACCATTTAAGATTAGAACAAAAAGTTTCTATGGAGGATTTGAAGAAATAGCAAGCGTAAGAACCACATTTAAACCATCTAGAATTCCTGGAGCATTATGGAGGTTGGGTCCTCTTGGTAAGGAACATAGAATTTTAACAGAACATATTCAAGCTAGTTACGCAGTTCCAGCTACAAAAAAACAATTTAAAACAAGCTTAAAACGCGGACTATATGTTTATAGGGGAGCTTTTGATCCAAGTCTTGCTGGAAAAGAAGGAAAATACGAAAGACAATTTATAAAAAAGGCTTGGACTAATGCTCAAAAGGGAATAAAAGAATCCACTTATTCTTTTCCTACTATGTATGGTACTTCTACTGAGATTCCTATTCAGCACGGAATAACAAGAAAAGTAAAATATGCTGCTCTTACGAGATGGGGTTTACGGGCTTCTAAAATAGGAACTGGAGTAGGAATAGCATTATTTGCTTTGGATGTAGCTGGTCCATTAGCTCAGGCTGGTTTTAATGCTCTTAATAACTTAGCTACAGAATATCAACAGAGATTTATGCCTGAAATGGGAGGTAAATTACAAGCTAGTTATTTAAGTTATGGGGCAGCCACGGAGAGACAAAGAGCTATACAAGCAATATCCAAAGCATACATTAATGGTCGTAGCGCTCTTGGTCAGGAAAGTTTATATTATTCTTAATTATGCCTAATAATAAAATCTTAAATAAATTACAAGAAATTGAAGTAATAGAACTATTAAAAGTTTCTACATTATCTTTATATAAAATATCCAAAGAATTTAATTGTAGTACAGATGTTATCCAAAGAATAAATATATGGATATAAATAAGAGTATTTTAAAAACATTCCAAGATCCGGTCTTATGGTGCGAGAGTTATCTTAAAGACCCTCGAGATAGGGAGAAACCATTAAAGTTAAGGTCCTATCAAAGGGATATTTTAACTAAAACTAGACAATATAAAAATATTATTACTAGATGGGGTAGAAGATCTGGTAAGAGTGTAACTTTTGACGCAGACTGTCTATGGTGGGCACAAGCTTATCCTTTAGTGAGAATGATAGAAGAAAAATCTGATAAGATGAAACCGTTTAGGATATTAGTATTCTGTCCTTATGAATCTCAAGTTGATGAACTATGGAATACGTTTGTTCAGTTAATTGGCGATTCACCTTTACTAATGGAACAAGTTATTAAAGTTCGAACATCTGATGTTCATCTAATAGAATTTAAAGGTCAAGGTGATAGTCCTGGAAGTACTATAGAAGGATATACGATTGGTATAAGTTCATCAAACCAAGGAACTAGTTTGAGAGGACTTTCTGCTGATATGATTTTTATAGATGAAATGGACCATATTCCAGGAGAAATAATTGAACAAGTTATATTTCCTATTACAACAACCCACCACGATGTAAGACTTAGAGTCTGCAGTACTCCTAGTGGAAAAAGAGAACAGTTTTACAAATGGGCTACAACGGCAAAAGAAATTGGATGGTATCATTCGCATGTACAATCATGGCACCCAGATAACGATAACTGGTTAAGTATTGAGAAGGCAAAAGAAAAAGGGATACCAATATCAGACAGTTCTGAGTTTCAGGTTAAAAATAGTACCAGTAGTTCCATATTTGAAAGAGAATATGGAGCTGAGTTCGGAGAAGAATTCGGAGGAGTATTTAAACATCATTTTATAAATAGGTGTCTGTTTAAATATGGTCGAGCTATTAATGTTAGTGACCCTGACTTATTTGATCCTGGATTTATGCAACACCCAGAACATAAGTATATTTTAGGAGTTGATTGGAATAGTTATCTTAATGGAGGTCAAGTTGTATTAGTTGAATATTGTACAACTCCAACAGCAGTAACGTATTACGATGATGTTAAAAAACAAGATGTAAGCGTCGATTTTACTGGTAAATATAGACTATTCTATAGAAGAGGAATCAAATCCAAAGAGGCCACCCAAAGGCTTACTAGGCAAGAGATTATAAGATTGGCATCACATTTTAGAATAGATTATATATACGTCGATTACGGAGCAGGGGACACTAATATAGAAGAACTAACTCTATTTGGTAGGTCTAATCCTCATCTAAATCTTTCTCAAAAACTTGTTGTAGTAGATTCTGGTGCTGTGGTTGAACACTATGATCATATATTAAGACAGACTGTAAAGAAACGTAATAAAACATTGATGGTAAATTTCTCAGTAATCAGTCTTGAAGAAGGAATGATGATTCTTCCAAAAGAAGAAGATTCGCAATCTAGACTAGTTGGTCAAATGAGAAGTTATCTAGTTAAAGGAATCACTACAAGAGGAGAATATGCATATGAAGGACCAGACCATATTCTAGACGCATTCAATCTTGCAATATATGGTTTTCAACAGAAATTTGGTCAATTATTAAATAGTAGGGTGTCCTATCCAATAATGAGTTTTCCAGACCCTAGAGCATATGCTTATCCTAAGAGACCAACATTTGCCAATAGTCCAGTTCCTATAAAATTTGGAAAAATGGGAAATACTTATAATACTCCCATAAGAGACCCAGAAAAACCCCAATCTGTTAGAAAACCACATAGAGGATTTATCCCTTCCACAGGAAGATCCTTAGATAGAGGACTATCCAATGGCCGACAAGCATTTTAATATAACAGATTTTGTTGACCAAGAGATCCCTGTCGAGGTTCTTGAACAATTAAAAGTATTGGGTAGAATTAAGCACGTATTAAAACCCACCCAAACATCTGCGTACTCACAATCAGAAACGCGACCAGAAGTTCCATCCGATTCTAATCAAGGTCTAACTCAAGAACCTGTAACCCAAAGACAAGTAGAAGACGAATTAAATAAAATAATAGACAGCATTACAGAAACGGAAGGATTGGTTGAACAAGTAGAAGACCTAATAGATGAGCATTTAAAAGACATGGCTATTCCTCCAGCTAATGGAACTATAGCTGAAGCAGCAAATAGACTGGGCGCAACGAATGGGATTATAACTAAAGATGTTCTAGATAATGCCATGTCTATAATGGATTACCTTCCTATTATTTCTATGGGACAAGATCCTGTGTTAACCGCTCTTATAGGAGATGGAACAGTTCATGGAGATTGGTTGGAATGTAACGAAATAACAGCTGGACTTGCTAAAAAACTTAAAACGCCCGATATAAAAGTAGTTCCAGTGGAAGAACCTATAGAAATTCAATCCAATAAGATAACAGAAAATCATAACCAGAGTTTATTAAGAATGATGCAGGAAATTATTCTTATGTTATGGTGGAATCAATTTTGGCCCAAATTTGTGGTCGAGATGGTAATATTAAATCCTTTGAAATTAATTGTTGCCATACCTATTGATACGTTATTCTGTTTCTTTCAAAAGGTTCCATTTAAAAGAAAAAAGAAAAGTCATATAGAAAAGAATGGTCCTGTACACAAAATTATTGAAAAACTTAAAATGTTTCTATTATGTACTGTACCAAGGAAATTTTATTCCAGATACACTCCGGCTAAGGAATTAAACTTAAATTGTACTAATTCTGATATAGATTGCGGAGAAGATAACGAAGGTCCTCCGAAGGGTATAGGTAAAGACGTTGGAATTTCTCTCGCTGATATATTTACCGATATAGGAGATAATCCTCCTTGTGTTAATTCTAACGATTTTAAAGGAGAAGACCAGACGACTAAAGGATTAGGTTGTAGTCCTGAATGCGCTAAGGCTGCTCAAGTAGTATTGCAAGCCGTAATGAGCGATGCGCTTACTGCTCCTGGAATAGGTAGCACATACAAGAATTTAATTAACAAAGGGCTCAATAATGTTCGTTAAAAAGAACGGTTATATAGCTGGTGCGCTACTAATGCTTCCTCAAGTTAAAAAGATGAGAGAAGTTTTAGAATTTGAAAAGTTTCAATGTCGCGTATTAGTGGATGATGACAGAACTAAAGAATTTAAGAAAAAAACAGAAGAGCATAAAGATAGTATTTATGCTTTTAGATATAATAATCCTGATGTAGATAAGATTACCGAAGCAGGAAAGAAAAATGGAACAAAAAAATCCTAATTCTCAACTTGATGTAGACCAATTTTCTACTGGAGTAAAGAATCTATTTGATAAGATAGAGAATCCTTCTATTCTTAATCTTACAACTGGAACCCCTGCTCAGGAGTTAAGAAAAAGGATAATGTTATTATCAGAGTATGATAAAAATATAGACAAACCAATATTAAAAGCCATGGCTAACGATATGATCTCTGTGCTAATATCATGGCTTGATGATCCTCAAGTTCTATGCTGTCTTATACAAGGAATATGGGCGGCATATATAGTACAACACCCAGATTTACATATTAAACCACAACTTTCTATAGCCGACACAGGGTTTGCTAAATTTCTAGACAGTCTTATAGCATATCTGGATTTTATGATAATCTTTCTTAAGGAAGATATGCAAAAGATTGTGTTTTTTATACCAGACCTTCTTAAAGAGATATCTATTGCTATTTTAGGGGTAATTTTATTATTATTACAAGAAACCTGTTTCGCCTTAAGAAATTCTTTGATTAAAGTTATTTTAGAATGGTTAAATATAGACAAGGAAAGAACTTGGTCTAAGTGTTTGCCTTTACAACAAATGCTTAATATATTTAAAAAATATTTCCACGATCATGGTCTCTTATCTGAAATATTTGAAAAAATTAAAGGTCATATAGGTGGCCTAAATAAACAATTAAAAGTAGGAGTACAACTCCCAGCATTAGCTAAGGATCTAGAGTTCTTATATTGGTTAAGAGACTTATTTATAAAACTAAAGAGAGCCACAATAAATTTTGACCTTTGCGTGGATTATGAATTTAAACCAGCAGTTAGTCCAGATACTCAGGCTAATAAGACTCCTCAAGTATATAAGCCTAGAACTGCTACCGTAGATGATGTTGTGACTCCGGAAGATACAAAAACAGACCCTAAAGAGTATCAGGGTTACATAATTGGATCTGATGGTACTATCCTAATAGATAAAGATAAGACGGTATCAGATAACGGATCATGGATACCGAAGTTATCTAATAGCTTTTTGAGAGATTTTATCCACAACGAATATAATATTCCTTATGATGTAATAGATAATACTATTACCCGAGGAACTTCTGAAGATCATATACAAGGAACAGTAGTAACATCAAGCACTTCAAACATAACAGATAGATGTGCTAATACTCCAACTGCGGAAGAAACCCTTCGTTGGATTTTAGATATAAGGTCAAGGATTTAATGAATTTATTCAAAATTTTTTCACAGCCGTTTAAAAAAGCAATAGAATATCCTCAAAATGAAACTCTAAAGGACGATCAGAATATTACAGCCACCGGTAAGATAATAGATAAAAGAGATATAGAAGATCCGACTGCTAAATTCTATGGCCCTGTTCATATTACCAGAGTATTTAAAACACAGATTAATAGACGAAACGTTTCTTATGCTCCTTCAGAATACGATCTTCCTATCTTAGCCAACGCCATCCAGTTAGACGGAATTTTAAGACGATATGTTAATATATACGTAGAACAGATACTAAAAAACTGGGTTGAAATCAATTCGCGTAACGATAAAATACAAAAACATATATATAGAAGACTCAAAGAGATACAAAATTTTACAGGTGTATCATTTAGAGATTTATTGACTCTAATTGCTACGCAATTAGTTACATATGGAAACGCGTATGTTATAAAAGTGCGCGGAGATAAAACGAGTAAATTTGGTAAACCTATTAGAATATATGGTAAAAATCTAAACCCTATAGTAGGACTATTTGTAGCAGATGCGTCCACTATGCAAATTGGATTAAATAACGACGGAGAGATAACCACTTATAAACAGGAAATCAGGGGAGAAATGAGGGAGTGGGACGAGAGAGATGTAATACACTTTGCTTATAATAGGATTCCTGGAACCCTTACTGGTATGTCTAATATTATACCTATTCTAGATGACGTTCGAGCTCTTAGAAAATTAGAAGAAGAGATTGAAATATTAGGGTTTCAATATAGTATTCCTTTATATTTATATAAGGTTGGTAATAAAGATATACCGGCTGCTCCAGGAGAAGTAGCTGAAGTAAGCGTATCTGTTGCTAATATGCCAGCTTATGGTATGTTAGTTGTTCCTGGACACCACGATATATCTGTTCCAGCTAATGCTAATTCTACTATAGATATTATTAAATATGTAGAACATTTTAAAAAGAGAATATTTGCTGGTCTTGCTGTGTCTCCAGTAGCTATGGGAGAGAGTGATAGTAGTAACAGAAACACGGCCCAAGTATCTGACTTGGCAATGCAAACCACTACTAAATCTTTTCAGAATATAATTAAGACTAAAGCTGAAACAGAATTATTTAAAGAATTCTTATTAGATGGTGGATTCAAGGATATAGACGACGAAGCAGAATTAAAATTCCCAGAAATAGATATTGAAACTCAAATAAAATATGAAACTCATATAATAGCTAAATGGCAGAATAATCTTATTACAAGAACAGAATCCAGAAACGAAATGGATTATGATAATAATATAAAGGATAATGATACATTCTTAAGATTAGTTGATATCCCAAAAATAGACGCAACTAGAAAACTACAAATGGAAGTTGCTCAACTAAACGCTGATACACAGATTAAATTAGCTAAGATGAAACCTGCTCCTTCTGCTGGTGGAGAGAAAGCAGGAGCGACACAAGCCCTACCTAAACCTGGAACCGGTGGCCATTCTATTACTAAGATACACCATAAAGTTATAGGTCCTTCAAAGGCCGCTAAGTCTACTAGTAATAAAGTAGCTCCAGCCAATCAGCACGGTAAGGCGACAAGACCTAAATACGTTAAAAACTCCGCTGATAACATTTTTGACGGATTAAGTCTTTTTAATAAAGACTCTTTCTCCAAATCATTAGAAACAGATATAGAACAACAATTTAGTGATGAATTGGATTATACTATAAATACTATCAAGAACTTTTATCATATTGATAGCGTTAATTTAGATAGAAGCATAATAGATAAATATTTTTCAGGACTCTTCTTACTTATTGAGGATAAAGTAGATAGAGCATCTAGAATACTTGAAGACAGTGAAAGATTGGACTTATTTAGTTCACAAACCAAGAAGTTTTTAGATGAACAATCTGACCGGATTTGTAATCTGGCTAAAATTTTGGTATATAAGTCATTAGATGTTAAGACTATACTAATTACGTCAGAAAATTGTGATAAGCATTCTGACGTTAATATAGATTTATCCAACTTGGATTATTCGAAAATACCTCCTTTTGGATATCAATGTAAATGTTCCGTAAGTGAAAATCGACTCGATGAAAAACATACCTGACTCAATAGATATTAAAATTAAGGCTACCCATTTTGAACCTTTTATAAATAGGAACGCAGTAAAATATACAGAAAAAGCTATTAAAAAAGGATCTCCAACATGGACTACTCCTTATAATAAACCTCAATTAGTTGGACATGATAAAAATTCTTCTCCTATCGGAAGAGTTATAAATTATGAAATAATAAAGAACCAAAAATCTTCTTTCAACGAACCTCCCAATTACGTAAGACTTACCGCAAGAATAACAGATAAAGACTCCATAGAAAAGATATTAGATGGCAGATTTAATACCGTATCCGTGGGATCTAAATCATCTAAGGTAATTTGCAGCGAATGCGGACAGGTTATTACGGAAGAAGGTCTTTGTGATCATAAAAAAGGATCTTATAACGATAAAGGCGACCTGATTCATTGGGTTATTGATGAGATAGAATACGTAGAAGATTCTTTTGTTAACGAACCTGCAGATGAGTACGCCGGTATAGAAGAAATAAATTTTGGTAATGGATGGGTTCCATACCAGAACTTTCTAGATAACCGGAAATCTCTTTTAGCAGAGTTAAAATTGGAGGATTGCATGGCAACACAGACAGACGCCAAACTTAGTACTGAGGCGAGAAATAAACTATCTGAAAGCGCATTTTGCGGTCCTGGAAGGTCTTTTCCTGCTCACGATAAAGCTCATGTAACTGCTGGTCTAAGACTTCTGAATCGTTCAAAATTTTCAGATGCAACTAAGGCTAAGATTAAGGCATGTCTTTATAGAAAAGGTAAAAGATATGGTATTGGTCCTACAAAGGACGAACTTACTGAAAATCCTGATATTCTCTTGATGGGCATAGACGATGATTGGACGCCAGAACAGAGAGTTGAATTGGAAACATTCTTTAAGGAAAATCCAGACGCAGATCTTCCAGACGCTAATGATACCGATCAAATGGATCAGAATAAGACTACTACTGATCAAGCTACCCCTGATATTGATAAAATGAAGAAAGAGGAGCTTAGAGATCTTGTTATAAAACTTCAAAAGGATTTAGAGGATATTAAGAAAGCCAACGCTGACGCAATATCTGCTAATACCAAGAAAATTGAAGAACTTAACAAGGCTATTTCTGATGCCGCAACTATATCTACTCAAAAAGAAGAAGAGATAAATAGATATCTAGACGAGCATGCTATTTTAACTAAAAAGTTAAGAGATGCCGTGATTGGTAACATAGTTGACCTTAAAATGACCGATAATAATAATGAAGAGAGACAATCTCTTACCGATAAATATTCTAAGAGATCAATTGAAAGTTTGGTTGATACTCTTGAAGATTTAAGAAATAAATCGACAACAATAACAGATTCTGATAAGAAAGTTGTTAATACAACTATTCAGACAGACAAAAATTTGGAACCACCAAAGGTTCCAGATAACCCAGAAAAGACAGAGGATAAATTCAGTCTTTTCGACAGAGATAGAAGTTCAACGGAGGATTAACAATGACTATTTCCAATGACCGTCTATCATTAAATTTGGGTACTATTCAGAAGCAAGATACTCGCACTAGACCTACAAAGTATGCTCAATCAAATCTAAGAAATTGGAGATTTGAGCAATCTGAAGGTGTTAGACCAGCTGAGTATATGGCTCCTTATAGATACCTGCCTGTTCAATTTCAGGATACCAATACTGAAGACTGGGTAGTAATTCTTAAAGGCCGTATCGTTAGTGCTTATAATGGGCTCGTATCGACGCAGGCTTCTGGATTAATACCTCAGAACTCAGGATTCCTAAATATTGGAAATTCTGGAGACTATATGGGAACAGGAACTGGTGCAAATATCGAAGCTAAATTAGATACTTCATACTTCGGGTATGATGATCATATTTGTGGACTATTAGTACCAGCAAATGGTGGATCTGGTGACATTACAACGTATTATTCCGCAGACGACGTTACAGCTGGAACTAAGACTGTAGCAGTTGGCGGAGCCACAGCTACGGCTAGTGGATCAGTAACTTTTCCAGGAAATATACCGATAGGTGTTGCTTTCACAGACATTTATCAGGATATTCGTGGAAGATATTTAAACTATCAGATGCACGAACAAGGATATCATTTCCTTACTGACTGGTATGTAGAAGTTCCTTTTGTTGATAATAAATCAACAGGCGATGCTGCTACTTTTAGAATTCCGACTAACGCAAGTGTAAATACTTGGGGACAGTGGAGAACTCTAAATAAGCAGTTCACTTATTTATCTTTTGACAGTTCTTCTTCGGCTTACACAGTAAGACCTGGAGCTTTTGTAACATCTGATATTCAAGGTAACTATGTTATGCAGTCCGGAGTATGGACTTCATTATATACAGGATCCAACGCTCTAGTATCTGGTTCCTTGACTTCAACACTAAATCCTATTCAAACTGCTCAAACAGTAGGAAAACTCATTGCTCTAGATTCAAGATTTCCTAAAGACGACCTAGATGATGTTCTAACATACCCAAGATCGGGCATGCCTGGTACCCAAACTGGTGGTATGCTAAAGAACCTTTTCGACTTCGTTTATTATACCTTGTATCTTGGTACTGGAACAGCTCCCACGATTGAAGCAATATACAACGGAATTCGTTCTGGGGTATTCGGACTGGCAAGAATCCAGTTGCATGTATCATAAAGGAGAAAACTAATTATGCCTTACATGACAATTAAAGACCAAGTCGCTGCCGAATATTATCCTAAGAAAGAAGACCGCATAAAATACACGAATGTATACGAAGCATTCATGAATCGCGGAAGACTTCTAGATGATAAGACTGGCGACATAGTAAAGTTCGAGTTGAAAGACCTCGTAACTAAAGAAGATTTAATGAGATTCGTTCCTCAGACTGTGGAAACAGTTGTAAGAGAAGCAATCGAACCTAATCTTTTTATCATAGACAGACTATTCCAACAGATTGCTATTGAACAAGGATCGCGTATTCAAATAGGCGCTCTTGGTGCTATGGAAGCTGGAAGAGTAGGACAAGCCGGAGAATATCCGGAAAGAATGTTGGACCTAGATAGCGGAGATATGATAGCTCTTACAACTGATAAGTATGGTATTAAAATATCTCTTACTGAAGAAGTGGTTCAACAGAATCAGTTTGATGTAGTTAATGTTTGGCTACGTGCTGCAGGTAAAGCTATGGCACGTTGCAAAGAACGAATAGGAATGAAACTTATCAACGAAATGGGATACAAAGTATTTGATAACGCTTCTCCGACTTCGGCATATGCAGGAGCAACTACCGGTCGAAATATAGCTGGGTCCAGCAATGGTTCTATGACTGTAGACGACGTATTTGAACTCTATGCGTATCTATTAAATAGAGGTTTCTCTCCAGACACTATGCTTCTACATCCTCTTGCTTGGAAAATTTTTGCCACAGACACAGAGATGAGAGAAGTAGTTCTATCAGCATCTACTATAGCCCAAGTTCAGGGTGGAAAAATGGCTCCTAATTGGGGCACAGGTTTTGGTGGATATGGTCTAAGAACAGGCGGAACTGGAAAAGAAGAGACTGCAGGAAATGTACCTAAAGGACCAAATGCTTGGACACAAACATTGAATCCTCTTGGGGCAATGTGGAATGTAAGACCTTCTTATTTACCATCACCTATCCAAGTAATCGTAACTCCAATGGTTCCATTTGTATACGGGTCCAGAGGCGTCGAGAGAATGGATACTGGCTGTGCTACTAACGTTATCATGTGCGATAGCAGCAATTGTGCTGTAATCGGACAGAGTGAACAGGTAAGAACAGACAGATGGACAGACCCAGAGAGAGACATACTCAACATAAAACTTAGAGAAGCTTATGGAATGGCATGCCTAGAACAAGGTAAAGCTATAGCAAAAGCTATTAACATATCGATTGCTAAGAATTACAACTTCGATAATGTTAACAGTCAGACGCTATCTACTTATCCTACTGATACAGTACCTAGTGGCTATACAGCTCCAAGTCCTTCGCTATAATCTAAGGATTGAGAACATAAATAAAGGGCAAGTTGGCCTCAAAAGCCCTTGCCCTTTTTAATTAAGAAAAGAAATTTTTAAAACTAAAAGGGAGTTTTATGAATAAGAAAATTATTAAAGAAGAGAAGAAAGTTAATAAAGATTTTAAATTACCAAGATATTTGAGATTGGAAAAAGGCGCAATGTGGTTTGATGACCAAGGAGAGAATTCTTCCGGTGTAAGATTGTTTTCAATTAGCAAAAAGTTTGTTGGAAGAGAAATAAAATTAGAAGAATATCTTAATCGAGAGGGCGAGCCCAAATATAGAGCTCTTGCTACAGAAGTGCCTCTAGACGAGCATAAGAATAATGACTTTGTAGACTACGGTAAAGTTAATAGCGACCTGCCTTGGTATGTAGATACAAGTACTATAGACCCCAATAAATTATCAGGAATTTTGACCGCCTATAAATATGGTATTCTAGTAGCAGCAGACCCAAACAAGCCTCCTTCAACATTCGTTCCTAAAGCAACTAACGATAGCGATTTTAAGAACGATGTAAGTGGAGATAGAATATTTGTTGGTAAGAACAAGGAAATGTTCAAGAAACTACAAGGCCTTAATTTTTCCAAGCTAAAAGAATTTATATTAGGTTCTCCTATGAGCGAAGCATCTAAGAAGAACCTTATAGATTTATATGACTATGAACAGAAGGGTTATAACCCTTTAAATAGACCAAGGTTGGAAGTTCTAGATCTTATTAAGAGAAAATTAAGGGAATTTGGTCCTGGACTTAGTTCTATAAGAAGAAACGAAGATTAATTTTTAAAGGTAATAAATGGCCACTAACAATAACTGGGTAGCAACTTCGGGTAGTTGGTTTAGTATAGCGAGTAACTGGAGCCTTAGTCACGTTCCGACAGGCGACGAGACTGCTATGTTCTCCGGCAACGCATATAATTGTATAGTCGATCAAAATGTAGATTGTTCTGGACTAATAGTTTCAGGAACTTACGCTGGCGCTATTACAGCCACTGGCTACGCTTTTTATATTAATGGTAATTTTATGGATGATGGTACTGGAAATAGGAACTATGGCTCTGGTATTATTATTCGTGGTTTCGGAACAACATTGCATCTTGGAAGTACATTGGGAACAGTTACTGCATCAAGCTGTGCCATTACCCTTGGAGACGCGAGTACAGATACTATAACAATGGATGATGATAAGGGCGGTACTTTTAAAAGTTGGACGATTAATGGCACGGTCACAAGCAATGGGGCTGCCGGTTCAGCATTAACAGGCACGGCAACGCTCTTGACGCTCGGTAATAACAGCACATTTACTGTTAATAGGGCTGTTTCTTTTATACCGACAGGGTCGATGACAATTTTTTCTGTTGGTACGGGAGTGACGTGGAACGGTTCCGCTAACATGCCAATATATCCGAATGTTGGAGGTGGGATTACTATAACAATTCCCGCGTATACCTATTCCGGTACTGGGAGTTTTTCTTACTACACTGCCAGCAATAACATGCCAGTCACGTACTCCCTTTCGGGAAACATTAATCATGGCACATCGAGTTTATATTTTTACGCTGGGAACGTTACTGGTTCTGCGACTGTCTTGAACACGAATAATTACAACATCACAGCAGGCACATACAGACACGGGTCGTCTACTAATACATCGTCGTTTACCGCATCGTATGGTTCTTCTGTTGTGTCTATTACGTTGCTTGACGCGACGCATAATAGCGCATCAGCTACTCAGACCATTAATCTCCAAACCTCTCAATGGACATGCACTGGCAACTGGGCTTTCGGGAGCAATCATACGGTAAACGCAGGTTCTAGTAGGGTTAATATTAATCCGACTGCTAATGTTAATATTACCAGCTCTAATAAAGCGTTTGCTGATCTTAATTTCTCTGGTAATTCGCCCTTAGCCACCGGATTCTTTGTAGATACTCCTGTTATATCTGGAAATCTTGGTATATATAATGGGTCTTCGGTTAATAGTTCTGGGCTAGATATATCTATAACTTCTGGGTGTTATATAACTACCTCAGGTAGGTTTAGTTCTTCCGGTATTTATACTATTGGTAAAGACTTAACCTTTGGTTCTGGAGTTACTCTTAATAATTCTGGAATGACTTTAAATTTAAGTGGACAGACTCATACTATTACGACTAATGGCCGAGACTTTCCTTATACTAAAATATATAACAATGGAACCTGGGTTGGAAGCGGAACATTATCTAGACTAACTATTGGCGGAAATACTACTCAAACTTTTGAGGCAGGTAAGACGTATAGGTTTAATACTTATACTGCTCAAGATTGGTGGGGTGGCGGACTTAGTAGTCAGATATTATTTAGGTCTAGTTCAGATGGATTCCAGACCACATTCTATGCTCCAATTAATACTATTACTAGATATACTGATTATAAAGATATTAATAATTTAGGTGTCGAAATAGATGCTTCTGACGGTACAAGCGTTGATAGAGGTAATAACTACGGTATAAACTTTGGAGGAGCTATAGCTCACCCAAGACGTCACACTGATAGACAAGACGATAATTTATTTATAATATTAAAAGTTTATAGATAGGACCATAATGAGCTTAAGAGTAATATCACACACGCCAACAATTTATCAGAGCGGCGTATTTCGTAATGAGAAAGTTAAAGTTTATTTTAACCAGCCAATAGAACCAACATCCGTAAAATGGGATGTAATGAGTGTTAATGATAGCTATAGTTTCTCAAGTGTAGTCGGGTCTTTAGCTCCAATTTGGGCATCGGGCGTAAACTTAAGTGGTGTTACGTCTGGAATGATGTTCGTACCAACTATATATTTCCTACCTAATACTGAATATACAGTGTATGTCTATTCGACGCCTAACAGCGTAATAGCCAAAGATAAATCAGAGGTTCTAGAAACTTATAGTTATAATTTTATCACTGGTACTGGATATTATGATGCTTCTGGAGTGGCTGGTGCTCCCAGCGGAATTGCTACAGGAGTATATTCTGTAGTACTTTCCGGTATTCGAGATTTTGAAGAAGATGATATAACAGAATTTAAAGTTTATAAAACTATACCAAAAAATCAAACTCCTAACATTTCTGGTTCTACTATTCAAGTGTTCTTTACTGGAAATATATCAACCAGTTCTGGAGATATTTCTCAATATATTAATTTAACTGAAGAAACAGTATTATGATAAAATGTATTAAAAACTTCATATTAATATTATCTTTAGTAATTCTAAGTTTTAGCTTTACTATCGACCACAGTTCAGTTAGTACTTATAATAAAATTCCTGATAGATATATTGATAGCGTAAAAACTATGATGATTAATATACCAGGAGAATCTCATGGACGAGGGTATATGTATGGATTATCGTTAATGTATGATTTAGATTCTAAATATAAAGATAGTATTGTCTGGACAGGAGAACCGATAATTAACACTAATCAATATGTTCGTGGAGTAAGAACCTTTTGGAATGGTACAGGATGGACTGCTACAGGAGGAGAAGAGGACTGGTATACAAATTCTAGCGCCATTGCAGTAATGAATAATCATTTATCAAAAATGGATAGCACTAATAACATAGACGTATTTATGTTTGGTTGGTGTTGGGACATGACTTGGCATAATAACCCTGGCGGAATAATAGATTCTGTGAACTGGGTTAGATGGGCTGGGTCTTCAGAAGGCGGACCTCAAGGAGATTTAATCTGGGGATTAAACAGCGCAGATTCTTTATTAACTAATAATTCTATATGTATGCAAAGTTATCTAGACGCTACAGAAAATTATAGGACGTCTCATCCTACAACAAAGGTAGTATTTACTACGGGACCAGCAGATAATCATACTGATGATGAAAATGGATATCAAAGGTACTTAAAACATCAGTATATAAAAGCTTATGTTGCTGCAGATTCAAATAATAGACACCTTTTTGATTATTGTGATATATTATCCTATAATAATTCTGGGTCACAATATATAGATTCTGACGGTTGGACGGACCACAATGGAACAAAGCATACCTATCCTACTATTCATTCTGATAATAAAGGAACTTATGATGGTGGAAATGGCGACTGTCATATATCAGAAGCAGGTTGTTTAAGACTAGGTAAAGCATTATGGGTAATGGCGGCAAGATTAAAAGGCTGGAATGGAATAGATTCTAATATTACGAATATAACAATATCTAATAGCTATACTCAATCCGGTTCTATAAATTGTACTTGGATAAGAGTATCGTCAACCGACACAGTTAGATTTAATGATACTATATATGTAAGAGATTCTGTAATATACGATACTAATTCTAAAATTGTTGGAAACAACAATTCAATAATTCTAACTACTCAAGGTTATACCTGTATAGTTAAATTAAATGGACATAACAATACACCTAGAATCAAAAATAGGGGTAAATTAAAATGGAGATAAGGAAAAAATTTTATGGCAGATATTATAACTAATAGCGCTCAATTAAGATTAGGGTCTGGATTCTTGGACTGGACTAATAATACCGTAGTGGCTTGTTTATATAATTCTAGTGCTAGTTTTTCAGCTACTTCTGAAAATTATAGTTCAACTAACGAATTATCAACTGCTTATGGTTATACGCAACTAAATAAGTCTGTTACTGATAAAACAGTATCCTTAGATGCGGTAAATAATCATACAATCTATGATTGCGGAGATATCACATGGACTGCGTCTGGAGGAAATATTGGTCCTGCTAGATATTGTGCTTTTGTTGATACTCTGTCTGGAGTTAATAAATATATTTATATAATTGATTTTACTACAGATAAAACAGCTAATACAGGAACTGATTTTAAAATAACTATAGATAGTAGTGGTTTATTCAGAAGCCGTCAAGCCTAATTAAGGACTTAATATGGCTATTTCAGGATATTTTCATGTTACTCCTTCGGGGGCTGGAACTCGTACTGGTCTTGATTGGACTAATGCTTTTAGCGAAGCTGATTTCGAATCCCATATTGAAAGTAGCGGTAATGCTGGTTATGTCTATTTTGTTGCCAGCGGTACTTATACTTTGGATAGTTCTTATGATTGTTCAGCTAGAGATGCCGGTGCGCTAGCGCCTATTTCTATTATCGGAGTTAAAGGGAATACAACAAATGTTAGTGGTAATATAACTTATTCTGATTGGGCAACAAGTGCTGGAGATCGACCATTTTTTGATTGTGTTACGTTTTCAATTACTTTAGGAGATTATTATTTAGTTAGAAATATATATTTTCAAGGTTCCGCTGCTAATGTTGTTGGTGCAGGAACCAACTGTTTATTTGAGAATTGTAAATTCGACCAAGATAATACTACTAATGCTGGCAGATACGTTTTAAATTTGGGTAACTACTGTTCAGCTATAAATTGTGAATTTTCTGCATTTTTCAATTGTGGTGTGTCTATCGGATCCACTTGTAGAATTATTTTTTGTTATTTTCATGACTGTGTACATACTACATCAATCGCTATAAAGTGTTCAGCAAGCGACCAAATATTATTTTCTTCTTTTAATAATTGTTATCAAGCTATTAATACTACCGCTGATAACCTCGGTCTTGTCATGAATAACACATTCTTATCTTGCGGATATGCAGTTAATGGAACAACAGATAATACTTGGATTTTTATAAATAACGTCGTTGATGCGTGTGATTCTGGTTTTTATTTTACAACTAAAACAGATAACAATTTCTATTGGAAAAATCATGGAGATAATATTCGAAATACTGTTATGTGGAGCGGAGTTGAAACAACAACTATATTTAAAGATTACCTAAATTCTTCTGGAGACCCTCTATTTTCTTCGTCAGGTAATTTATCTCTTTCTACAAGTTCTCCTTGTATAGATAATGGAATGAGTATAGCCTTAGGAGTAGGTTAATGGCTAATTGCTTATCACAAGGAGCATGGCAGCCTCTCGAACAAGGAGCATGGCAAAATACTAATGCTGCTACTGGTTCTGGCGTTAATTATACTGGAATAGTTCATTATCTAAATTTCAATTCAAAAGCACACTCTGCTTCCACAGGAAGTAATTTTACACAAACTACTACTTATGTTTATTTTTTAAGTAGAACCCACCAAATTTGTACTGGCTCCAATGTTCTTCATCAATCGCAATATATAAATTTTACTCCAGAAAATAGTTATGCTGATGTTCTAGAAACTGAACATATTTCTGGTATAATAAACTTTTCTGGAGCAGAAAACGAGTTTTCTACTACTAAGTATTGGTATATAGATTCATATAATTCTGGAGAGTGGAATGGGGTTTCTAGTGGTCTCGCTATGTTTTATAGTGATACTTCTGGAATACAGGTCAATATAAATATTTCTCTAATCGGCAACGTATATGTATCTTATTGTAATTTTAGAGATATTAATTTTATAGGAGGAACAGTATACGCTGATTCTACATGTATTTGGGAGGGAGCTAATAATTCAGGAATAGAGTCTGGAGTGGCTCCAGCAGGAGTTAATTACACTGGATTAGTAACTTTTTATAATTTTGTTAGCAATAATAGTACTGTATCTATAGGCGCTAGTGTATCTCCTGAAACTAATTTTATTAATTTTTCTACTAAAACACATACTATTAGTACAGGAATTAATTATTCTCACGATACTAAAATAATTAATTTTTCTACTAAAACACACACGGCGGATATCGGAGTAAGTTATTCGCATAATACTAAATTTTTTGAATTTGTTCCAAAAACTAGTACTGTATCTATAGGTGCTAATTATAGTCATACAAAAATAAATTTATTGTTTTCCTTAGGAAGTCACGAAGTCTTAGTCAACACAGTATTCTCTCATTCTACTAAAATTATCAATTTTACAACTGGGTCTAATAATATTTATACCGGATGTAATTATGAGCATAGCGCACGTAATATAAATTTTGTATCATACGGAGAAGCATCTGCAACTGGAGCCGAAGTTAGCCATACTGGAGTATATATAACTTATTTAACTGCTGGTGGTAAATTTGCTGGTTTTTATTGGGAGAGTATGGGTTATACTGCTCCTAATAGAGTAAGTGGTATTTATACTGCTCCTAATAGAGTAAGTGGTATTTATACTGCTCCTGGTCGATTGCTACCAAAAAGACGAATATTTATATCGTAATTTAACACTATACTAATTAAAAACGGAGAATTTACATGGATTTTACAACTGCTATTAGCGGGAACGTTTTATATATCTATCCTACAACAGATATTATAAATAATAGACAATATACTATTTTATTAAGCCAAGGAATATCTGGAGTTATACCTCCTTCTGGAGCCACAGATATTATGGAAGAACCATATGAATTTTGGTTCACAAGCGTATATTGTCCACAATTTAGCACAGCGAATAGAATTAAACTCCAAATCGGACCATTAGCCGAAAGTATAATAGATGATACAATTTGGAGAATGATTCATAAAAACTCAATAGACGCAGTTGATCTATATAATATGAGTAATGGATTAAATATAGCTTATGATTATTGGGGATGTGACTGGCAAGATGTTCCTAAGAATATAAGAAGATATGTTGAGTGTAAAACTGCTTATGATGTATTATCTATTATGCGGGTTACACAACAGATGTCTGGAGACTCAGCTAATCAATTAAAAACTCTTGGTGATATGACAATTAAGTATGGAGGTAGCGGCGGAGGGTCTAATAATATAGACCCTAAGAGATTATCCGACTTATATACTTGCTGGAACGAATCAATGAGAATGTTTAAAAATATGTCTGTTACTGTTAAGGCATATTATGATATATCAAAGGGTTATGCTCATCCAGTTAGGGAAGACGCATATAACAGAATTGTTAGACCCGTGATACCTTATGGTAATAATTATACTCCAGGAACATGGTGGTATAGAGGTATTTAATGAATTGGTATCCTACTCTTAGCACTGATGTAAAAACAGTCGATAATTATATTGCCGGTTCTGTATATAGAGAAGTATCAACCCAAGGCGAAGGAATTGATTTACGTTTAGAAATGCATTGGTTATTATATGGTAAAGAAAGTTTTCCGATGCGTGTTCCTAAAGGCCACTGGGTTGTATATAGACGATACGATAGGTCTCAGAAATCCCTTCAATATAGCGAGAGAACTCAAGAAGGTGTTGGAGGACCAGCATTTAAATATACTGATACTCTATTAAGAACAAGAAGGCTACCGACCGATAGGTCTGGATTACCTCTAGATCCTACTAAAGTTGGTCTCGATATTAGTGATAAATATATATATTATTTTGAATATACTGTGGTTCCGGCTATTGGAGACCACATATTTGAGTTAGTCTGGGACGACCACGCAAAAACACCAACCTTAAATACTAGTCTTTTATACAAAGACCGCTACCAAGTTAAAAGAGTACACGATTACCGTCTAGAGAACGGTAATGTTCAGTATTACATAACAAGTTGCCAATATGACGAAATGAGTTATTAATGATAGTTTCTCCAAATCCATCTAAGGCTGCTCCAGATTTTAGATTTGTTGTAATGGAAAACTCAAATACTGAACCTATTCAATTTGAGATGGTATATAACCAATACCCACCAAGACTACGTTCAGTTGGTAAAATTAATACTATCTGCGATATGCATGATATGATGTCTAAATCACTGGAAATAATGGCTCCTTGTCGCACCGAGAACAACTTAATAAATGCGATAACTCCAGTTTATTCAATATCAGGGTTCAGTATTGATAGAAGCATCCAAGAAAAAGGTATATTCTTTTCCCCTGATTTTCCTGAGTTTTTATTACCTAAAAATAGACCAACTGAATATAAGGCGTCTCCTCTAACTATCCAAAACGCAATAACTTGGGGTGTAGTTAGACAAGAACCTGGAACGGTGTCTCAAGATGATCCTTTTAGAGGAACTAGAGAATTAAAAGGTAGACACCGAGAGTTTATTGCTTATTATGGTTCCGAGGGAAGAAAAAGACTTATAGGAGTTAGCGAAACCTTAATAAGAGATATATCCGAAAAATACGGATATATGAAAATGAAAGCTCAAGTATTTGATAATTTAGTCCAATATAATATATGGAGTAAATCTAACTATGAAGCCGAAAGACTGACCGAATGGTTTCTAGAAGAGTATATGGATAACTATATTGGTATGTTTAGAGAGGCCGGTATAGTTAATATGTACTTTGATAGACGGGTCAGGGATAATACTCTATTGGAAATGAAGAATAATTATCATGTCCGATCGGTACTATACTATATAAGAACCGAAAGAGTTAGACCAATTTTTATTGGACCTATCAAACAGATTACATTAAATATTAATGTTCAAAATCTGCAGGAACCTATTGTTTCTACAGATTTTAATATAGAATCCCAATATGATAAATTAATCAAAAAATGGATTCAAAGAAACCAACTCGGAGGATAAATAAATGGCTAAGGAAATTAATCTACCTTCTCCAGCTACATATATCCAAGATTATGGTCTCAACGTATCACCCAATCCTATACAAAGAAATAAGCGGGTCGTAATATTAGGAACAGCTGAAGATGGTCCTATGTACGAGCCTATTCAGATTGAAAAACCTGAAGATGCTGAATATGTATGGGGTAGGCTTGGTGCTGGAGATCTAGTTCGTGGAATCTTCGAATGTTGGGATGTACAAGGTGGGCACCCTACAGTGGTAGGAGTTCGTCTTGGTAATGGCGAAACTGCTAAGTTAGAAATAGAAGAAACTACTGGCAGCGGTGAAGATACCGAATATGGCGGAAACACTACTTCTATGAAACTAGAAGCTTTAAATCCTGGTTCCATATATAATGGTGTTAGTATCAGTTATGATGAAAATAGAGATGTTGCTATTTATAATCCAAAAACTGGAACTACTTCTACATTTAGTATTGATACTGAAAAACCAACAAATCCTAACGTCGTTGCACATAATGTTGCTGAACTGGTAGACGCAATAAATGCTGATTCAAATTTAAATACTATTTTAAAGGCCACCTATTCAGGACTTCTAGCAGACTATGAAGTATGTATAAGTGGTAATAGTACTGGTGTAACAAACACCACGGAATTCGTTGAAGTAGATCTAGGAGAACTAATAGCTAATGGTTATATAACAACTACCGGTTATATGATTCCTACTCCTATTCGCGGAATTACTTCTGCTGCTAATGATATTATAGAAATCGACACCGTTGAATCGGTAAGTATTTCAGAATATGAACAGATTCAATGTGCTGGTAAAGCTGTAAATAAACTAAAACACATGCCTCTAGACGGTAAGGCTCCCGCTTGCTGGAACACTATCCAAGCTCTTTACGATTATAATAGCGACTCAGAATATATACAAGACCCGTCGGGAACTGTAAAATCTGAATATATTTATAATCTTAATGCTGCTTTTATGGATGGTGGAACTGGTGAAGGCGGACCTACCAGATCTGGTGGTTATTTTAGTGCTGGTGTAGCAACAAACTCGCTAAGAATAACTGTTCCTCTATGTATTTGCGATAACGAAGAATTAGTTAATAGTGGAATAGCTGATAAATATATAAGCGGTTTAATTACTACTACATATGCCAACTATTCTGGAAACGGAACGAGTAGTTTCTCTGGACGAGCTAGAGCTACCTGTTCTGGTATCGCTACTAGAACTATCGATGGAGTTTCAGTAAGACCTTCTGGTAAAATTGATGTTCAAGTCTGTCTTACAGATGATCCTAATGATTTCTGGCAGAGTCTTCCTTATAATGGTATATCAGGTATTTATTTATCTGAATATACATCTGGTGTGGCAATATTTAAAATTGGACCGGATTCTTTTGCAAATAGTCCTATTATGCAAAGCATAGTAACTTCAGGAAACGTTATTAGAGAAGGAGTTTATGTCAGAATCACAGCTAATACAGTTAAAGGATTTTTAACTGAGAAGGAAAATCTTAACGCATTAACATCATCTACTACATTAAGTGATTACTTTGTAAGAGGTCAGGAGATTATATTTAATACTCCTCCAGCATTTAATATGACAGTAAATTATGGAACAAGAACAGAATATGAACTTGGAAGTAATTTAACAGTCAGTGATGCCGCTAATGGAAAGATAATGTTTGATGACCCTAAACTATTACCTGGACCTAATGCTGGTGTACTTACAAACACAGCAAAGACCTATATAAGATTTAGGTATACTTATCTTCCAACATTCCCAAATATTACTACTGCTGCCAAATCTCTGAGTGGAGGTACTAACGGAAACGTTCTAACTCCTCGTCAACGTAAAGAAGAATTGGTAACATGTTATGATAGACTTCGTAACTATGGAGCTAATATATGGGTACCAATGAGCGCATTTATAGATGAACTCTCTGAAAGATTTAATCCTATTACTGGTCTAAAGGAAACAATTCCAGCAGATTATTATTCAGATCTTAATGATTTTATGGAAGATCTATCTATAAATAATATTCAGCCTCACGCAATACTAGCTGTAACACCGATGGACGAAGTAACTCAAGCCCATAAAGATAAATGGGTAACAAAAGCAACTGTTAAAGACCTAAAAGATCCAAACAGAACCGCAAATATAATGTCTCTAATCCAGAGTAAATTTATATCTATTGCTGCTTTTGAACCAGTATTCTTGAATGTCGGTAGAGGTCGTCCTTATGTTGCTAATGGTCAGGCTGCCTATGCTGGTATGATAGCATCAATGCCTTATGATATATCTCCAACGAATAAATCTATTAACGGTATTCAAGCTCTTAGATATTCGTTGAGTACATCACAGTACGAGGCGCTAAATGCGGCAAGATACGTAACTATGAAAACTAGGATTGGTAAAGACCCAGTTATTATAGAGGACGTAACTGCTGCGCCTATTGGAAGCGATTTCGTAAACTGGAGTACGTATAGTATTACAGCTGCGGCTTCTGATAGAGTTTATGCTATAGCAGAAACCTTTATTGGTCAGCCAAATAGTGTTGAAGTCAGAGCATCTCTAGAACAGTTGATATCTAATACTCTTATGAGTATGTCTGGTCTTAGAGGTTTTGATTTCTCCATCTCATCTACTCCTAACCAGCAAGTACTGGGAATCATAGAAGTAGATTTAATACTGGTTCCTATCTTTACGATTAAAAAGATTAGAACCACAGTAAAACTACGTAAGAATCTCCCAACTAGATAATCGCTAGTTGGATATCTAGGCGGGGAGAAATATCTCCTCGCCTATTATTTTAACCTTGGAGGAATCCATGGGTAGTAATAACCCAGCCAACTATCAAACAGTTGAAGCTGCAACCGAGGGTATAAGACAATCTTATAATTCCTCTGCTGGTACAGATATCGTCGCTACCATTGACGGTATTCTAATCGGAAATTTGAATGGTATAAGTTTCTCTACTACAAGAGAAAAAGCGATAACTCATTAATTTTAAAAGAGTTAGAATAATATGGAAAAAATAACACGAAATTGTTCTCCAAGAAAATGGGATAAATATAAAATTGATTTTCTTAAAGATAATTATAATAAATTATCATATAAGGAAATAGCAAATAAATTAAATTTGTCTTATAACGCAATAGGACATAAGGCTAGTAAATTACAATTAGATTCTAGAGAACTATGGACTGCAAAAGAGAATAAAATTATTAAAGATAATTATTCTTGTAACCCAAATATTTGGAAATTATTACCAAATAGAACAAGAGAAGCAATTAAAGTTCAAGCAAGAAAATTGGGATATCAAAGAAAATGCGGAAATTATAATATTAATTTCAATTTTTTTGAAAATTGGACAAAGGAATCAGCTTATGTGATTGGTTTTTTTCTTGCAGATGGATGCGTGGAACCACATCTAAATAGAATTTCGTGTGAATTATCAATGAAAGATTATAATCATTTATTTAATATTAAGAAATTAATGGATTGTGAAAATCCTATTTGTATTAAAAAAACACGCAATTCTTGCGCTTTATATATCCATAATAAAAAAATGGTAAATGATATAATTATAAAAGGAGTCATTCCAAATAAAAGTGCTAGAGCAAGATTACCGGAAGTTCCAGAAGAATTTTTACGTGATCTAATTCGTGGTTATTTTGATGGAGACGGTTCTTTTTATCAAGATAATTCAAAAAAGACATATCAATTTCTTGGAAATATTAATTTTATAAGTGATTTAGAAAAAAAATTGGAAAAGATCGGATGTAGCAAAAAAAATCCATCTATTCACAATAAAGGATCTGTTAATTGTTATAGAATTAGATATTCTTCGAAAGAGGATATTAAAAAGATTTTTAATTTTATGTATTATTCTAATTGTTTTAATCTTACGAGAAAGTTGGCGCTTGCCAGTGGGGAAACTCCTGGAAAAATTAATCCAGCTCAAATCAGCCAAGTTGTTAGTTCATCTAACAAGGAGCCTGAGAGCAAGACTGAGAAATCAGATTCGCTTGCAGAGACTAAACGCTGGACCCCAGAAATGGGTGATGGTATAGTCCATTGTTAATTAACAAAGGTTAATTTACAAATGCCAATTTATGTATTAGGATCTGTTGACGCTGTTTCGTTTGGCAGAGGCAAAAGAGGCCATGCTGGATCCTTGATCTTTACAAACTTCGATAGACATGCCTTGTATGATATCATGCAAGGAACCTATAGCGCCAGTAATTCTGGACCGTCTGATAGATACAAGTATTATGCTAAATCTACAGATATTCCTGCTGGTGGAAGAAGTTTGTTATTGGGAAAAGAACATAAAGAACATCTAGATAGTTTGGGAGCACTTGGATCACAAAAAAGTATCGCAAACTATTCCGATCAACTTCCGCCCTTTACAATTACACTAACCTCTATGAATGAGTATGGTAATATTTCTGCTATGCATCTTCTAGGAGTTGAGTTAATTAATGAAGGAGCTGGAGTATCGATCGACGACATTGTCAGTGAAACTCAGATAGAATCGTTGTCTGCTTAAAAGGAAACTTTTAATGAAAAATACTACTATATGCGAGAAAATCCAAATGGATAATTCGCAGGGAAGAGAATGTCAAAATGACGGTAAACTCCCCTCAGAGACTGTATGTAGTACCCTTAATTGCACAAAAGAAGATTTCTATTATTTGCTTGGTTACACTTATGCTGATGGTTGTGTAGATTATAATAAATCCACTTTAAGAATAAGATGGCAATCAAAAGATAAGGATTTAATAGAATGGATTCAAAAAATTCTAAAATTAGACACTTCTGTCTCACAATATGAAAATAAATATTTTTATATTCAAAAAACATCAAACAATTTAGTACAAAATTTTTTATCTTTAGGAATTATTCCTAATAAAACATACATGAATATTTTTCCTACTATAGATAAGAAATATTTTAAGTATTTTACTAGGGGTTACTTTGATGGAGACGGATGTATAAGTTTAAGAAACGATAAAAGCGGGTCTTGGTTGCAGGTTCAAATAGTAAATAAATTAAAAGAAAATTTACAATCTTTTGGTAATATACTAAAAGAAGAGCTTGGAATAATACCTAAAATTTATAATCACGAAGAATGTTATAGATTACAATATAGTCACTTAGAAAGCCTATCTATATTTTGGTATATGTATGATAATAACGCTTTTTATCTTTCTCGTAAAAAAGAAGTTTTTGAAAATTGGTTAAAAAATAGAAATCAAGAAAATTATGGTAGAAGAAAGTGTGATATATGTAATAATATTTATTCTCTATTGCACGATAAAAGCAGAATCTGCCATTCTTGTAAACAAAAGGTGAAGACACAGTCCGATCTTAATAGTAATATTAAGCTAACATAATTGGACATTCGTAGCTCGCGCAATACTTGGATGGAGACCTATTTCTCAACTAGGCGGAAATATTAATGTTAAGGCTGATGTTCTTACTCAGATGAATAACTTAACCGCCATACAACAGGCTCAACTTGCACAAAGTTTGCCTTTTAATGCTTAATTAAAATAAAGCCCTTAATAAAACAAGGGCTTTATACCTAAAAATTATGTCAACGTGGTTAGATAAACAAGTTAATAAATTAAAAAAAGACCCATTTGTTAAAGACGTGGTCCAACAAGTTAAAACTAATTTGTTAGGTTCTACCCAACCTTATCTTGGAGGGTCCCTTGGTCCTACCGAGGCTAATCCTTTTGATGCTGACCCTTTAATAGATTTTAGTAAATCTAATACTTCTTATAGTGGCAGCGACTGTACAGTAATAGCTCAGCTTAATAATAAACTTATAGTTCTAGGTAATCTAGAAACTATATCTCACTCTATTCATAGGGAAAAATCAGCTGTAAGGGTTTTAGGTCGTTCCCACGCAAAAGGATATACTGCTGGTCCAAGAACAATTGCGGGAAGTATGATATTTATCGTGTTTGATAGAGCCCCACTTTATGATGTTATAAAAGAATTAAATTATATTAAGAATCCTTCGGATAGGACCACTTCTCCTTTACCCGACCAACTACCTCCTATTGATTTAATACTATTATTTCAAAATGAATATGGTCATCGTTCAATTACCAGACTATATGGTGTAGAATTTCTAGATGAGGGTCAAGTCCATAGTATTAACGATTTATATAGTGAATGTACTATGCAATATGTGGCTAAAGATATGGACCAGATGATAGCTTATAAAGATATTGCGGAATTTAAAGATATGATGTTTGAAAGACAAGTTAAAGGATTATTTATTGATAATCAATTTTCTGCTCTTATGGATTATCAAAAGAAAGTTCAACAAGATATTACTGATTGTGAAACTATTATAGCTGAGATAGATAAAGAAACTAATAAAAGAGCAGTGGCTGGAGCGTTTACTTTTTATGCATCGGAATGGCTAAATAGATTAGCTAATGGTAAAGATTATGTTTCAAGAGAAGATTTAAAGAGAGAGAAAGATAAACAATTAAAAATACTAACAGGATTATATAAAGAATTAGAATCCATTAATAACCAAATAGAGATTAAACAAAGAACTTTGACTGGTTGGAATGCTCAGGGAAGTCTTGATAATGGGGTTGCTACCAGTGTAAATGATTATATAAGTCATGCTGTAAACACACCAATAGGAACAACTACTAGAGAATGGTAGACTTACAAAATCAATTAAGGCAGACTAAGACCGCAATGCAGGAAAAACAGGCTAAGAGTTTTTCCGGTTCATCTAAAGACCCATTTACTTCAGCAACGGCATTTAGAGATAACTATCAAACTTATCCGTATGATTATTTTGCAGGAACTGACTGTAAGATATTTTTTGGTGATGTCTGGGTGGATGATATAATTACTATCCAATATAATGTTACTCAATCTAAAGTTCCTATTTATGGGTATGCTTCTCAGAACTTTGATGCTATAGCTAAGGGACAGGTAATAGTAGAAGGTAATCTAGCTATTGCCTTTAAAGAAACTGGTTATTTAAATATAATTCAAGCTCTTATAGATTCTCAAAGGAAAAATAAAGCTGAAGCAGTTCAGAGAAAGTTAAAATCTTATTCTGATGAGCTGCAAGATAAACAAGAGTTCGTTCCTGGATTAACTACTATAAACGAAGATGGTACTAAAGTTGAAGCGGTTTATAATCTTGATGGAACACCAAACTTTATACGACAAGGTCAAACTATAGAACAAATATTATCTAGTAAAAAGATTTCTACCAGTTTGAGTCAAGATATGGGTTTTGATCGTGAGAATAGAGATTTTGAGGATTTTGCCGAAATATTAGAAGATAGTATATGGGGAGACCAGAATGGTAAGCAGCTTACTCTTTTGAATAAGATTAAAAGAGCCGACGAGTTTGATTATCATGAAACTAACGGTGGTATAATAACAGCTAAAGGTAGAAGTTATGCTAATGTATTAAATATAATGTTAACCTTTGGAGATATTAATGATTATAGGGCGGAACATACAGTAATAATATTAAACGATGTTCATTTTACCAGTAATAGTTTAATAGTTGCCCCAACTGGAGACCCCATTGGAGAAATGTACACTTTTATAGCTAGGGATATAAATGATAGTATTACAAGCTCAAATAGTGTAATAAGATTAAATCCAGTTAAACTTTCTGTCAGAACAGATAGTAAATTATCAAAATATGAAGATATAGAAAAACTTGAGAACTTCCTAGATGATAAACAAGGAACTTATGTTACTGTTGCTACTGAGGCATCTTTCTTACGTAACAATGGCTGGAAACCTTTGAATAAAGTTATTAGTAAATTATCTTTTTCTTATAATAAAGTCACTCCATTTATAGACCAATTAAGTTCTTTTGTTGAGAATGTAATAAATGCTAAAGTAACTGATACAGATCCTGTAAACCTATCAAGGTATTCTCAACTCATAGTCGCTACTACTTTTGGTAATTTAAATGGTAATACTACTATTCCTGATGAAAAAATTACCATGATATTAGAACAAAGAATCCCAGATACATACACATTTAAAGTAATATCTCCTACCAGAACAGGATTTAAAGCAACCAACCTATTATCTAGAGAAGATTTATTCTGGGGAAAACCACCTAGCGCTCCTAAGCAGGAATCTTTAACTCCTAAAGAAAGAGAAAAAAATAAGATTAAAGAAGTAGAAACTAAACAAGAACCCGCACCAAATTATTCTCTTTCTATATTTGAAGAAAACTCAGCAGAGGCTAGAAATGAAGCTGAAGCTTTAAAACAAGTAGAACAAATAGCCAATACAGAGAAAAAGAATATTGTTCCAAAAGCATCAGATATGACCAGCGATGGTTCAGAAACTGGAGTTGCTATTACTGGAACAACTATTACTCACTTTACTAGGGCTGATGAACATCCATTGAGTGCTGGAAAAAGTAATTATGTTTTCGCAGATATAAGTAATATAATAAAAAAGAATAATATAACAAAAACAGCAGGTTATGCTCCTGCTGCTTTTGGGGGAGAAGTTTATTCAATAGGGAAAGAATCATTTAGCATTAGAACTAATCAAGGTGTAGTAAGATACGCTCATATTCCTAGTTCATATACGAAAAATTTAAAAGTGGGACAAAAGATTGAAATTGGTACACGCGTAGATTATATAAACGACCACTATCACTTACAATCGGAGAAAAAGTTTTATTCTCCTGTAATGTTTGAAAAAACTATAAGAAGAAATCTAGGAATAGGATATAGAAACACAACACCTACTCCATATGGGTATAACTATGGAAACGAAGTAAAACCTAATCCTCCTTATGTCCCTCCTAAAATAAAAAATTTACCTAGGGACGAGATGGTAGAAACGTTAAAAATGCAAACTAATAAAAACTATACTACACCTGAAAGTACTCCAAATATTTATAAACTAAATCAGGATTATCAAGCTGCTAAAGAGACTCAATATCCTAAGAATATTTGGTCCGAATAACTATACTAAGAATAGCCAATAACGGCTAAATTTTAACAAAAAGGGAGTTTTTATGGAAATTCAAGAACAAGTAAAAGAGTGGAAAGACAAGTATACTTACGTATATCGTATGAATCTTTTGGGTAAAGATTTTTATTTTAGAACTCTTACCAGAGAAGATTATATGGATATACTGGCTATCCAAGCTAGTGATCCTAGGGCTTTTGACCACGATATAGAAGTAGTAAGGAAATGTGTACTATCTCCTTTAGATCCTGCAGAGCTTAAGAATAAAGCCGGAATATCCACGGTTCTAGCTGAAAAGATAATGTTAGCTTCTGGATTTGAAATAGGTGATATAGAAGAAGTATAAGTCTTTATAAAATAATGTTTAAAGAGGCCAAGGGCTTAGAGCCTCTTGGTCTTTTTTAATTTTGGAGGTTTATGTTTACAAGAAATACAAAGCTTTATAAAATTTCGTGTGTGATAGATAAAAAGAAAACAGAAGTTTATTATAGAGACCTTAATACTTTAGAATATAGTTTTTTATCTAATATTAAAAATGAGGGGGTTAAATATGATATAGCTGGTAGACAAGTTATATATCAATTAGATCCAGATAAGGTTCCCTTCGTTGTAAGAATGAAAATAGGCGAAGATGTACTTAAACGAATAAATGGATTATTAGAATCATCTCAACTTTTCGAAATTACTATAAACGAATTTAGGGAGAGTTTAAAGAAAGATGATGCGATGATTGCTATTAAAAATATATTAACTTATCTTCCTGGACAATCTTTTACTGAATTATTAAAGTTAAATATTAAAGACCTTCTAGAATTAGTTTGTTTATGTGAATATATAACTGGTAAACAGATTTTTGATATTGGTAAAAAACACGGACTTATAAATACAAACAAACTTCCTGATGAAGGTAAAAGTCTACAGGAAAAAATGAATAAAATAAGCGCTCACCTAGGTATCCCTAAATAATGGCTCAAAATACTTACTATAATCCTCTTGATAATGATAATGAAAATTATTATCAACCCGAGAGTAATGTTGCTCCTAGAATGGAAATTGGTTCCACTCTAAAGTTAATGGGGACAGCTTTTGCTCTAAATATAGCTGGGTCTATAGTAACTCGCCGTTTAATAGGCTTCTCTAAATCTACTTTAAAATCTTGGTCTGCTGGTTCCACTACAGGCATAAGAAAGAATTTAGCAGATAAAACCATAACAACTTATAGAAATATAAAGGCTTATACCTCTCCCATAAAAAGAACAATTACTGAATCATCAGTTTACAAGGCCGGTCAAGAAAGAAGAAAACTTCTAGAGGGAATGAAAGGTGAGTCTGGATATGGTATAAAAAGATTACAAACTGCTTTTAAAAACCCTGCTACTTTTATAGCATCTGTTGCTGGAGTATGGAAACGTAATGTTCTTTCTGGTATGGCTGTAGCTTATGGTGTAGACCAAATGCTTGGTTTTACTAGAGATATGGGACTTGAGAAGAAGGAATGGTATGACGTTCCTGGAAAGATATCTAATTTTGGTAAGTGGTTGGGATATAGTACTATAGCCGGTATGACTTTTGGTGCGGCTGGTCCTATAGTTGGAGCTATTGGTTCTGCAGGATTCAGAACAGTTCAAAAGACTTTCCAAGGAGAATTCGGTAAAAAGGTATTAAATTGGGCATCTAGATTCTCTGATAATAGATTAGATAATAGATTTCAAGGTTTATTAACTAAACACGAAAGTGAGTTTGTCGATTCTTCTATTAAAAAAGGCCTACATTTTGGTAAAAACGTAAGTGAAGCCTTTAGAAGTTTACAAGATTCTCTATATACCCTACCAGAAGCCGTTAGAGAGGCAAGGAAGGCACCTAATATATCATTTGGACAGCGTACCCAAAAGGTATTTGGCTTCCTTAAAACGGCTGTAGATGAAGCTAAAGCCGCCCTTAATAAACCAAAGACCAGTCCTACTTCTACTGTTAAATATGCTGGATTAAACACTTTTTATGAATTTCAGGAATGGACAAGAAAAGAGGCTGAATATAAAGGACTTAAGAAGATACCATTAGATGGTGCTCAATTAAAGGATACTTTTTATTCAGAAATACATAAACATAAAGACAGAACCTCTATTTTACAGAAAATATTCGGTAAAGTACTTCAGCCTGTTTTATTAAAAGACGTATTAAAAAAGGATGTTATTAATGATGTTTTAGGAAATCTTAAGCAAAAATATGTAAAAAGTGATGCTGATCAATTAATGGATAATATCCTTAATATGACAGTAGGACATAATATATATAAAGATTGGAAAAATCCTAGAATAATAGGTGGTAGAGTTGATTTAAATTTCTTAGACCCCATCCACTTAGTTAAAAAAGCACTATCTCCTATCTTAACATATCAAGTTCGCGCTCCTTTTATTAAATCAACTTTTAGTTTAGCAGACCTTACTAATACTCATCGTTGGGTTGCTGATTCTCCTGATTACTTTGGTACCAGAAATAGACCCGAATTTAGATTTAATGATAAAAACTATAGTTCCGTTGCTGATGTAGGAGACCAAGATGGAAATAGATTATATATTTATACCAAAGGCGGAAAATGGTCTATATTTGACGGAGCTACAGTTCACCAAGTAGATACTCATAGAAGCTTATATTTCTCACACAAAACGGGATATGATAAATCTCATGAATTAAAAAGTATTACTATTAATCGCTTAAAACATTTAAAAGACGAACTTGGTACTGCAGAATATAATAAATTAATTGAAGAACTAGACCATGGTAAAATAATAAATAATAAATGGCTACACTTTTTAGATAGAGCCAAACTTGGTTTGCCTGCAGCAGCTGAAAAATTATTTAGAAAAATAGAATCTAGATTTTCTACTTCTAAAGATTATAGATTAGAGTTTAATAGTATATTCGATGACCCGCTTGGAAAACACGATACTCGCATGATGGGTAAAGCGTTATCTATTATTGATACTATTTATGGTCGCACTTCCCAAATACTTTCGCGTGTAGGTAGGTCTAGAGATGCTATGTCGATAGCCGCTAAAGCAGTTGATATAGATGATAATCCGTTATCTTATATATGGGACGATCAAACATTCATTGATAAAATTTCTGCTCTACACGCTAAAGGAGAAATTGCTAATAAAGACGTTATAAGATCAATAGAAGATATTAAAGCATATCCTGAAAAAGCAAAACATCATAATGTAATACAACGGCTTGGTCATTTCTCCGAAATGACATCATATGATGTAGCTAGAACTAATGTTATAGAGGACGTTTTTAATAAAGATTTTCTAAAAAAATCAGATAAAAACAAACCGCATCCTTTATTAAATCTAGCTGAAGAATGGTATAGAAAAAATTTAATTACCCGATCTGAAAAAGATGCTCTATTATTACACGCAAAGCTATCTCCTATTATAAGAGAAGATAAATTAATAAAAGGTTTGGATTTTTCTTCTGATGGAACAAAATTAATACTAGATAACGTTAGAGACAGAGCTAAGCAGAATAAATGGGATATTACTAACGAGTTAATTAATTTTATTTCTAATAATGATATAATTAAATCGAGCATAGAATTATCACAAGAAAAAACCTTTAGTAGAATAAAGTTTGCTACTGACCCTCATCCGTTTGTGTCTCTTCCAGATAAAGGACTAGAAATACTTGGAGACTTTGCCTTAAAAGCCACCGAACGAACCACGGACATGATGGCGGAATGGTTACCATTTAAAAAATATTATATGGAAAATCATGGGTGGACTGGAAATCTGAAATATATAGGAAGAGTGGTTGGTACAACAGCTGCGGTATTCGGAGCATATAGAATACTTGATACTATAACTGCATCTAACCCACTATTTGATGAAACCTCATTAGAAGAAGGAATAACAGGTCTAGCTGCTGATAATATAGCCAAAGCGCGTTTATTTGGAGCACGAGTAGCAGATATTACTGGTGTTACTGGTACCATGAAATATCTTCATGGGTTAGCTCCTTTCTCTGAATCGTCTATTCCTGGAATGATGTTTGGTAGTGTACTCGGATTAATGTCAAAATCTCCTCCTTTAAGAGTTGCTAGATATGCTATTGGTGGAGCATTAGTTAATAGGCTGGCTAGTCCATATCTTCCCAATCTTACAAAATCTTATGAGGAATTAAAAGAAGAATACTCTGGGAGAAAAGAAGTTCCTATAATGAAATCTCCCACTTGGTTGCTTGGAGGAACTCCATGGGAAGGCAGTAATGTAGTAGGATATTCTCCAAACTGGTATGTAAGAGCTAAATCAAGATGGAAAGAAACTGACACTTTATATGGGTCTGCTTTCAGACGATTAATACACGAGCCTCTTCCGCTTCTTGGATTTAACGTTGGCGATATATTAGATCCGTATTATATGGAGCGTTGTGTAGTAGAAGATACTCTTATATTAAAAGAAAATAGTGAAGTTATACAAATTAAAGATTTAAATGTTGGTGATACTATTTTAACACACAATGGAACAAAACAAAAAGTTTTAGAAAAATGGATTAAACATATTGATGAAAATATAATTTCTATTAAAACTGCCTTATCTAATATTGATAATAAAACTACTAGAGAACACCGATATTTAGCAATTAAATCCTCTATTTGTTTTCATAGAAAAAATAGAAAAACTCCTTGTTTTAATAAAACTTGGATAAAATGCAAAAGGTGTAAATATAAGAAAAATTATATACCAGAATGGGTTAGAGCAGATGAATTAGAAAAAAATGATTTTTTGGTTTATCCTAGAATTAAAATTAAAGAAAAATCAAATTCTGGTTATGTTAGTATTCACAATCAAACAAAACATAATAATAAAAATATTCCAAAACAAATAATTAGAAATAGATTATTATGGAGATTATTTGGGTATTATTTAGCGGAAGGATACTGTGGAGATAGAACTGTTGTTTTTGATTTTCATTCTAAAGAAACAGAATATCATAATGATGTAATTTCGATTATAAAATCTTTGTTTAAGATAGAGTGCACAACGCATCAAGATGGAAATAAATTTAGAATTATTTGTTCAAATTCGATATTAGCTAGATTTTTTAAAAGTTCTTTTGGAAGTTCTTGTTATGATAAACACATCCCAGATGAAATATATTATTCTTCTTCTATTTTATTAAAAGAGTTAATAATTGGATATTTTAGAGGAAACGGATCTGATCAATCTAATGATTGTTCAATATCTTGTATTTCTGTTTCACAAAATTTAATTTTTCAAATAAGAAGTATTTTATTTTCGCTTGGATTTATACCAACATACTCATATATTAAATCTAAAAAAGAAAATGAAGCAGATCAACATTTATTATTTGTTTATGGTAATAATATTAATGATTTAAGATCATATATCGGATTTAAAATTAATAAACAAATAAAGTCTCCAAAATGGTATTTTATTGATGATAACTATATTTATGTTAAAATTAAAGAGATAAATTTTACTAAATTTTCTGGTAATGTTATAGATGTTAAAATAGAAAAGTCTCACTCTTTTCTTGGAATTTTAGCATCATATCACAACTCACATTATTTTACTAGACCTTACCCGATTACTGGAGGTATTTTTGACGAGTTTCCTGGAGTTGGCAAAATCTTATCTTCTACGGTTGGTAGAATATTAAAACCTCCAAAGACTATGCATCAAGAGTTTCTAGAGGGTGGTTCTTCTGTTAGAGGGGGAACTCCAGGAGACCCATATCCTTTTGCTATAAGACCTCCTACTATTCCAGAAGGAATGGCATTAATGAATCCCAACGGAGGACCTGGAAATACTACAGCAGGAATGGCTAATAATTTTGGAAAAATTAGCCTAATGAATAATAGGAACTGGTCTGAATCCGCAGCAGAAGACTTCTTATATGATATACAAAACTTTGCCGGATTAAAAGGATTCTTGGCCGGAACAATAACTAATAGAATATTTGGAGAAAATACTGTAGTACCAACATTACAAACAGCCGGTAGAATAGCATCTTTTAGTAGAAGCTACACAGATTTAAACCTCGGCGGTATGGGTATATTAACCGAGCCACTAAGAAGATTAATAGAAAAACCAAATTATAGACAGTATGGTTTAAATCCGATACCAAACAGGATGCCTAACTGGTTACCAGCTCACTTTTTAAAAGGAGACCCATACGAAAAGATTCTTAGGGGAGAACTGAGACTTCCTGGAGATGCATATCTTAGCACTCATACAAACGTAAAGAGAACGTTACCTGCTAGAGCTTGTTTTACTCCAGACACTTTGATTGATACATCTAAAGGATTAGTTCCTATTATTACCGCTAAAGACTCATTAACTAACGATGGAACTTATCAGAAAATTTTAGCATTACACGAAAAAGATTTTGATGGAGAAATATTAGATATAGAATTGGTTGGAATTAATAAAAAATATAATATTAATGTCACAGATAATCATGATATTTTTTCAATAAAAACTAATAAATGTAAATATTATCCAAATGAACCAAAATCTAAAAGATGTTGTTTTGAATGTAAAAATAAAAACGCATTAAAATATTGTAAAGAATCAGACTATAGTATAACTGAAAATAAAGCTAAAGATTTAGAATCTGGAGATTATTTAGTTACTCCAATTATTAAAATTACAAACAATATTAAAAGTATAGATTTATTTGAATTATTAAAAATATATAATAAATATACATTTAAAAAAAATGGAGTATATAGTAACGGAATAAAAAGATATGATAGATACTTAAATATTACTTCAGAATTAATGAAATTAATTGGATTTTATTTAGCAGAAGGATCTCTATCTTCTAGTCAAACTACATTTTCATTTCATTCTAATGAAATAGAATATCATACTTTTATTAAAAATATAACAGAAAAATTATTTCATTCTTCTACTACTATTTTAATTACTAATAATAGTGCAAGAGTTACTTCAAATTCAACTATATTGAGAGATATTTTAGAATCTTTATGCGGAAAAGCAAAAAATAAACATCTTCCTAAAGAAATTTATAACATTGGTAATAAAAATATTAATGCTTTATTATCTGGTTATTTCGCTGGAGATGGTTGGTATATTAAAAAAAGTAATAAAAAATCTGGTTCAGAAATAGGTGTAGCTACTTGTATAGAAAATCTATCATTTAGTATATTTAAATTATTATGTTCTTTAGGATTTCGACCAGGACTATGTTATAGAAAAGGAAAAGATGTTCAATTTATTAAAGAAGATAGAATAATTTCATCCACTCAAAGATACGATATTAGATTATATGATAATCAAGCAAATGTATTATCTAATATTTTTGGATTTGATAAAAATAATGAACAACTTAATGTTTTAATTTATAAAGGATTTATACCTTATAAAATTAAATCTATTTCTAAAAAGAAATATATTGGTAAAGTGTACGATTTAACGATTGAAAATAATCATAATTATTGTGTTCCTTTTGCATTAGTACATAATTCCATGATTGGAGGAACAACGCAAAATATAGTCCAATATTTTACTGGATTAATTCCTCCGACTCAATTAGAATCATACAATATATTGGAAAAAGGAACAGCATTTCACGAATCTGTACAACGAACCTTAGCGTCTGAAGGAATGTTAATACAAGCCGAAGCTTTTGTTCAAGATGTAAAGAACGACATTACTGGTCACGTTGATGCTATTATTAGAGATGGTTATGGAGGTAGAGGAAGAAGAGCATTAGAAATTAAAACTATTAACGACGAAGCATTCGCAGTATTAGATGCTCCTAAATCAGAACATTATTCGCAGCTTAATTTTTATTTACGTATGCTTAATATGAAACGAGGAACGTTATTATATGTTAATAGAGAAAATCCTTCTCAAGTTAAGACTTTTGATATACCTTATAGTAAAAGTAGATGGGAAGAAGATGTCAAAAAATTATATGAAGCAAGAAAAATTGCTGCTACTATGATGGAAGAAGGAGTAGCTGATACTTTAGGATTCAGTTATTCTTGGGTTGATAGATTGAAAATATTGGCTGATGTAGCTCCAAATAGTCTTGAATATAAAGAAGCAAAAAAGATAGTTGATACTCAAATTAAATATGGAGTGTTGAATAAAGACGATTTAGAAAAATATCATAGTGCTCTTAAAATAAAACAAGCTAGGATTAGATCTTACGAACTATACCCGAATCGATTTAAAGGAAAAGTATTACATCCTGAAAACACCGCCAACATACAGTCTATTAATGAAGATATAAAAGCAGCAGCAGAATATAGTTTGCCAGAAAGAATGATAGGTGCCTTGTGGGAACGGTTTACTAATACTAATACTTTTATAGTAAATAAATTATTTGCTGCTAAAGACCCGTTAGAACATTATAAAATGACCAGATTATATGGAAAGGAATATAAACCTTGGGATGAACCAATAAGAGGATGGTTGGAACCATATTCTAGGGGTCTTGCTGCTAAAACTGACCCGTTTGCTGGAGCATTATCTTATGGTATGGGAGGTTTAATTTTAGGCGGACCTTTAGGCGCTATTGTTGGAGTTGGAGCGGGAGCTATTTATGGTACGGGTCATGGATTATACAGATTTATGACTAATTCTACTTATATTCCTGCATCAATAAAGGAAAAAAGAGAGATTATGTCTTACTTTGATGCAGCCAAATTTGAAAGAAATGACATGTTAGCTCAATTGTCTACCGGATTAACTCAACAAGAATACTTACAACAAAAAGAAGCTACATTAACAGCGTTTAATCAAGGAGGAAAAGGAGCTACTGTCGCTAATTTATTTAGGGCTACCACTCCATTCGAGAAACCATATATAGAATCATTCTTAAATACAAGAGACCCTAAAAAACGAGAGGAAATTTTAAAATATATTCCTGACGATTTAGCTAATGCATTAAAACATCAATGGTCAAAAAATGATAGTAAGGATGCCACTAAAAACTATATACAAAGAAGTAGCGAAGAAATAGCAGCGGGAAGACCAAAATACGCATTTGATAGAAGCGTGCTGGATCCTAGTGTTCCATTAGATGATATAAAATTAAAGACTGTTCAAGAACAAGGATTCGATCAATTTGAATTTGGTTTGGGTTGGAACGAACAGATGTTGCGTTTACAAGAAAGTAACATGGATATAAAAGCAGCTAATATAGAAAAATTAAATAATTATTCTCCTCCTAGCCCAAATATTAATCAGGCCGGAATCAGAGGAGCGATTAATAATCTGTTTAGTAAGGACGGAATTAAATCGTCTGTCCAAGTATATATAAATAATAACTCAGACGAACACAACCAGATCGATATACTAATAAGGAGAGATAGGTCTAGAACTATTTTTAACGCTCTTAATAGAAGAGAAAAATACGGGTTATAAATATGAACCAATATTATCCAGATAATAAAAATGATAAGAACGAAGGGTGGTTTACTCGAACATTATTAAAAGTTGGAGTATTGTCTGGTCTCGTGTTTGCTGCTCATAAAATGAAGGGGCCAGCTAAAGATATTATAAACCGGATTCATGATAGTAACGCAAAAAGAATAATCGAAAGAGAAGATTATAAACGTATTGATTCTCAAAAAAGAATTCTTGGACCTAATGCTACATTAGATTTACCTTTTAGGTCATTCCAACCTGAAACCGAGATAGATAGAGTGATCGAAAAAATTTCTCCGGCTCGAAATGCCTATCCAGAAGGAGGGATTGGCAATACTTTAAGAACTAATAAATTAAATCAAATATCTACTATAGAAGACGATATATTATCTAAAATGAAAGACGATATAACTTTTTCAAACATTGGAGAAGTTAATGACCCTAAAGCATACTTATCTATTATTAAAATGAATAAAGATAGTATGTTATTTGAAATAAGAAAAGATATTCTGGAGAATTATTTTTTACATAATCCGTATATAAGCGAAGGACACGGAAAAGAATTACAACTATTAAATGACCCCGATAAAGACGGTATCAAATTAAATAAACTAATTGATTTATATACTCGAGAAGATCCTGATTTAGCAGATATGTATATTAGAAGATTAACCTCTTTTAAAGCAAATTATAATCATAATATAGTGGCTTATAATACTACCAGTAAGCTATTTTCTATTACTCCTGAAATAACAAAACAGTTAATGCTTTATACAAATATTAGAGAAACCAATAGAAATATAGGAGCTAATCTTCGCTATATTGGGAAAATAAATAAATATAAAGTTAAAACCGTATTATCAAACGAAGAACTAAAAAGAAAACCAGTAACATCTTCATCTCTATATAGTAGGAAATTTATTCCAATTACGCCAGAATTTAAGTTATTAGGAGAATTTGATTATACCAATGATATTAAAAGTTTAATGGCAGCATTGGAAGAAATAGCTACCGAAGATAATGGATTTGAATCTCATAGTTTAGCTATAATTCAAGATGGTCCTAAGGAGAGTCCCAGATATTATTTGAGATTTTCAGCAAAACACGTTGCTCGAGGGAAAGAAAAAGTTTTAAATATTCCTTTGGCTCAATATGGAATATTACCAGCAACATCTCCATATGGAGTTCAAAAATATGATGTTAAGATTCCTGACCCTGCGCCTATAAATAAAAAAATGCCTTATATGAATATGACACAGGCTACTATAAGAAATTTGATTAGGTATATAAAAAGCAATCTATCTAGTGATTTTAAATATAACCCAGAACATGCTTTTAGTAGGTTTAATTTTATAATGAGAGATACTCTTGAGGTTGCTAGTAGAATCGAAACAACTAATAGAGACCCAATAAAACAAGGAATGTTTTATTATAGGGATGAGCGAGTATCTAATAAATTAAAATGGGGTAATAACCTAAAAGACTTACAAGGATTCAAAAGACTAGCTCGATTAACTGATGGGGCTCTGGTAATAAGTGTGGACTTAGAAACTATTTCTAATAAGAAAGCTGGTCCCAATGTTCAAATAACTGACGCTCATACACAAATAACTCAAGCTGGATTTTCAGTGGCAGATATTAGTTCTACTGGAAAAGTAACTTTACATGATATGCAAAAGTTTTTTAGCAGTCACGGTGTTGATAAAATGAAAGAGCTTCCATTTGATATGGAGCAGGCAGAATGGATAAGAGATACATATCTTAGTGCTCAAGAAAAAAATGAATTAAGAGGTAGATCCCCAGAAGATATTATTAACAAATGGGGAGAAAAAATAAAATCGTTAACAAAAACTCAGGGAAGAGATTTTAAAGATAACAACGATATCGCAAGACATTTGGTAGAAAAAATAATCAGGGTTGTTGAAGAAAATCCTGACAAACCTATATATCTTACTTCTAAATTCGGAACCTATTACGATTTCAAAATGCTTGAAATTTTAGAATCTAAGGACCCCATCGGTTTTAGCAAACTTAAAAAATATGCTAATATTAGTCATATAGACGTTCATGGAATTGTAGAAATTAATAGAGTAGTGGTTGGTGGAGTAGAGTCATTGTCTCAAACTAATTTATTAAAGCTAATGATGAAAGAAAAAGGTTTATCTGCTCATAATTTTGAAACAAGTAATAATATTATAGAAGCAATAAATACTTTGAGAGGTAGACCACAAAGTAATTTAGTGGTTAGTACTGCCTTATTAAAAAAATTAAATAATGACAAAACTCTATTTGCTCACGATGCTGGAACCGACAGTATGTTATTACATTTATTATTAGGTCACGAATTGGAAAAATATCATAAAGGAAAAAAACAATTTGATTCGGCATATGAAGAGTTAGAATATAAATATAATTCTTATCACGCATTTAAGTCGTTTGACGACCAAATAAAAGATGCTAGAGATATAGAAATGACAAACTTATTTGGATTTATTCCTTCTTCTACAGCATTATCTTCTGGTCAAGCGGCTAAATATGCTTTCTCTATATTTACTACTAGACATTTTTTACCCATTCCAGATTATCCTCCAGCAAAACAAGCTAACCAATTTATGATGGGAACTTCTGCTGTAGTCGCTGGTCTACATAGCAAATCCATGAATGAAAGATTAGATCCTCTCGTGTTAAGAAAATATGCCCGTAAGATTATCCCTCCATGGATATCTAGAGGAGAATTAGACTTTATGAGTTTTGGCAGAGACGCAGATGCTATGACTCATTTATTTAGTAATACAGTTATGGTAAAATATTTTTCAACTATTTCTAACTTTGGAAGCCAAGAAGGAGGACATCATCTTACTTCTGAAATATTTAAAGATGTTAATCTTGAGCATACTGATATAGGAGTTAATCTTTCTGATGTTTCTTCTAGGGCCGAGGATCCTAGTTTTAATTATCAAGTTCTTAAACTTGAGGGAAAGATTAAAGAAAAGTTAAGAGTAATTAAAAGTAAAAAAGGTAGTGCTCTAACCAAGGACGATTATGACTATGCGGCTTATGAAGTTATACAGGAAAACGAAGGACTTACAAAAATTCCAAAGGGAACAAAGTATATGGCTTCGAGAGGAGATTTGGGAAAAATTAGTTTTAATGCTCCTGTTAATGGAAGAATTACTAAATTAAATATCTGGAATGATAGTGCTGGTTCTATTAAAATGATGGCTGATATCAAATATGTTATCACGGATAAAGATAGGGTATCAATGGTTGGTAAAGGACTTAGTGGTAAAGCAGTATCTGTATTCATGGATATGATTACCCGAGAAAAAATGTATGGTGGAGTGCAGGGATTTGGTCCAGCCCAGTTTCTAGAGAAGGGTTATGTTGGACCAATGAAAACCATTACTGTTATGAAGGGATTTGACCACTTGCTGAATGTAATGGAAAACGGTACTATTCAAGAACAAGTAGTAGCCGAACAAAAGCTTAAATATTGGGCGGCAAAGATGAATTCCGATATACATGATATAACCAAAATACCTATACATCGGTCGTCGCATCTTGGCTCGTTTCCTAACGTTACTGATGTTAATTTGATTAATGCTGCTCATAAATTCTTTGGAAACGTTTCTCTAACTACTGAAGAATTAAGATCTTTCATGATCGATACTGGACAAGTTTGGACGACAGAAAGGGCAGAAAATTATTATAATGCTTTAGGTGGAGTAGAAAACGCTAAAAAGAACATACGCAACATATATAATAATTATCTTGAAGAAATATCTAAAGACGAAAACAAATCAGCTAGATTGGCTAGCGCCGTTTTTAAGGACAAAGCTTTCGATAATACTTTCTATAATGAATTAATCTTACCGGATTTAGAAGCTATTAGAACAGGTAAATTAGTTCCTATGTTATTTGAGGCAAGACAGAAATATAAAGGTAGAGGAAAATGGGATATAGGAATAGAACATCCTGATAGATTTAGTTTTTATGCTATAATGAATGGGACTGAAGCTAGACCCGCGCGTATAAAAGTAAGAAGAAATATATTACAAAAAGCCCATCTGGGAGCATTAGATACTACTTCTTTAAAGATAATAGAAATGGCTAGAGCACATAGAATATCTGGTAAACTTGGAGATGCTATTAGATCCTTTAGGCGACTCCAGTTAAAAATGATTAATATTGGCACAATGAAAACGTTAAGTCTGGAGGAGATAGATGATATATTAGATATTAAAAAAGGATTATCGTTAGAAGCACTTAAAAGATATAATTTTGGAGACGATGAAAAAAATGAATTAATTGAAAAAGTATCTGATATTATTAATGAGAATTCTGAAGAAGAAAAGTTAAAGGTTGCTGGAGAAATAATTGATGATATGGAGAATGATAATTTTGCTAAAGCCGTAATAGATCCCAAGAACAGAACTATTATGTCTTTAGAATCGGCGCAACAAAGAGCTATGTTAGCTCAAAAGAAAGGAGTGTTTGCATTATCAGTTAATCCTAAATTAGGTAATACAATAACTCTAGATATAGAGAGCTTGTTACATCAAATTGCCACAAAAGACGAATTGCCATCTACGGATGAAGTATTAAATATCTTTGATAAACTAAAGAAAAAGAAAGATAGTTTTGTAGCAGAAGTTGATAAAACTAATAAGACTGTTAAATTAAAATATCTTTTAATGGAAGCTCCTGCTCATCACGAAAATGTTATTAACTTAGTATCTAAGGAGAATAAAAAGGGAACAGCTTTTGGATTTTCTACCAGAAGTACTAAATTAATGGATGATGTTCTTCTTGCATATATGATGGCAGAAAAAAATATGAAAAAAGAAGATTCTAAGGTTGTTGGCGAATCTGTAGATTTCCTTAAAAAACAATATCTTACATATTTACTAAGGCATGTATATAATTCTGAAACAGACCTCCATCTTCCTCAAGGGTTTGCTGCTTCTGCTCAAGATGCTAATTCTTTATATTTAAGACTTAAAGATATTATGGATTCTGAAGGTTGGGGAGCAAGAGGATTTAAAGGAAAGCACGCAGAGTTTCTAGATAAGTGGACTAGAAACGTAGTTAATGACTTTTCACTACATGATGTTATGGTTCATGAAGAAACTTTTAAAAAGTTCGAATTTGATGTTAAAGAATCTGAATTTCTCCAAACCAAAAATTTTTATGATAGAATAAGTAATGTGTTCGGTTCTGAAATTAAAAATAGAGCATGGATGCATAGAAAATTTACTGGTTTTATTACTCGTCCTCCTTATACTCCTTCTGGAACCAATCCTTTTTTAACAGCTAGATTCAATGTTGTTCCTAAAGAAATAGCAAGTTATTTTGGAATGGATATTAATAGAATAGCAGTTGCTGCAGAATATTGGAAGTTGGTTGGAGGAGACGTTGACGGAGACCAAATGTTTGGAGTGGTACATGCTTTTAATACAGAAAAAGAATTGTTAAACTTACACGAATCTGTTAACAGGTCATTTATTGATATATTAAATACTAAGATAAAAGAGAACGGTAAATTTAAAACGGTTCGAGATGCTATAAGTGAACAAAGAAAAATTATTGGTTTTGAAAATTCAAAAGCTAGAGTTGGATATTTTGATAGAGAAACGGGAAGAATTAGCGAGAAAACCGTAGAACTAGGAAGTCAAGACGCAGAAGATGCTATTAAAGGAAACTTTAGAAATCTAATAGATATGGTTGAAAAAATTTCAACTAGGGATCCAAGTGTAGTTACTAATGATATAGTTAAAAAGATGGTGGACGAATCAGCCTTGATGTCTGTTTCTAAAAGAGCAGTTGGTATATTCACAAATATATTAGAAACCAGAGGTAGACAAATAATGCAGATGGATAGCTTATCTAAAAATAACACTCTTACTTTAAATAAGTTTATAGGAACATCATTAACTACTGGATTGGCTGGAATGGAACAACTACCAATTAGCATGATTAAGCACGGAGTCGATAAAATTAAGAGAATTTCTTTAGCAGTAGCAGCATTAACAAATCCATATAATAAAAATCCAGAGACACGTTTAGCGTTAAAGGATATCTTATCTGATTATTTTGAAACAAACGAAGAAAGAGATAAGGCTCATCAACTATTAACTGAAGGAATAATAAAATATCATCAAAAGTTTGGAACAAAGGGAGAATCAAAGGCTTGGATTAGTGAACAAACAGAACTGAATAAAGCTATTAGTATATTAGATAAACTTAAAATAGGCGAGCCTTATGAAAACATTAATTTTAATGAGGCAGCAGAAAGCTTTGGATCAAGGATTCTAAGAGAATATCCTAGAGCAATTAATTTTACTAAAACTACTGGAAAATTTGGAGCTATAGGAGCGGCAGTATTTCTAGCTGCTAATTTTTTTAGACCAAACCAAATGTCTAATTCATTAAATCCTCTAGACGGGTTTGTTGATTTAGGTTCTGATATTAATGGAAATCATAACGGAATACTATCTGATTTAGAACTTGATAGACGGGTTCCTTTGGACACCGTTAATGCTTCCTTCTCAAAAGAAGCATTTATACGATTAAACAAAATGAATGATAAAAAACAACGTAGTAATATAATAAATAATATCTTAAAGAACTCTTATAGTAATTCTAACCCGTTGTTAAATGAGTGGAAAACAAAGCCGAACCTTATATATTCTAACTATACTACAAGTATACCAAGCTTTGGTTCATCACAATTGGATAGGAAATATGGATAATGAGTTCTATAAGAGCCTCTATTATCATAGACTTACCTGACGGAATAGATTATAATACCTATATTAAAACTATTAAAGATCAAGTATCTAATATTACTGGATTAGAAACAGTAATTTCGATTAGGGAAGTCGATGACCCTATTTCTATAAATCCTGTTAATATAGACAAGATTAAGGAATAATTAATGATAGATCCACAAGTTATAGGCGACACTCTAAATTACATTTTAACAAATAAAAGTCCTTATAAAGAACTTAAAACCGCTTATTCAAGTAATGATACTAATACTCAATCTACAAATATAAATCACTATATAACTGAAGTTTATAAACAATATCTTGGAATAGATGTAAATTTATATGATAAAGTTTGTGTTAATTTTATTCAAGGAGGAGACATATTAGTTGCAAATAAATTTTATGTTGTAACTCAATCAGTTCCTTATGAACCTCCGACAACATGGCCTAGAATACCAGATTCAATAATAAATAATTTTATAGTAGACGGAATGAGACAATTTAATGTTATTCGTCCTATTAAACTTGTAGATGATAAATTAGAATCTAGAATTAAAAAAATATCAATGGAAATAGTTCAAAGTACTGATAATAAAACGCATAGAATTCTAGATGAAAAAGAAGTACGTATTCAAGATGCTGATAATGATATCATTTTTGATTCTTTAGGAGACGGTGCCCTCCAAATAGGAGACTTAATATTTTTAGTTGATCCTACTCAAATATCATTTAATACTCAAAATGGATACCAGTATTTTCCGACAATTAGAACTCAAGGTAACCCTAAAATTCCGACGGTCGGACAGGTAAAAAATATATCTATAACTCTTATATTTCCAAATCAAGACTCAATTAATTATCAGTTATTAAATTTATACGCGATGTATAGACGCGCTCCTTTCGTTAATCTTCGAAACAAAGATATATGTAATTTCTTTAAAACATTATTACATGAAGATGAGTGGCTTTCAATAGCTCTAGAGAGTATACAAATACAATCTGTACGAGGATTTCCTAATACCCTACAAGCAGCAATTACTATTCTTCCTTTTGATTGTCGCGGAATCACCGAAAAATTTTCCGCGTTATTATCTATGAGAGATGTCGAAAGACAACAGGCATTATTATACAGGAATAAGGAATTAGATGATATCATAAGAAAATCTGAAGCAAAATTATATGAACAATCGGTTGTTCCAGAAAGGTTTTCGGATTTAATTATAGGAAGTATTAGAAGCGATTATGATTTTAGAAACAGTCTACCATTCAGGGCATTTTATCAATCCTTAATTGCAGAAAGGACCGAGATAAAAGACAATTTAGGCCAAGTTATATACCCAGTTTCTAGTGATGGAAGTAGAGTATCATCTTCATACGATATTACAAAATTTAGACCAACTAATCCTGAAAACAGACTACACGAATATAACGAGGAAGATAATAAAGTTCCTGTATATATTAAATACAGAGCTATTAGTGATGATTTTTCAACAATAAGTAAAGTTATATCAGAACAAAGATTGACCGAACAAGAAAGATTGTTATCTGAATTAACAACCTTATATAATGCCACAACTAATAGAGACGAATTATGGAAAGAATTAGTAAATACTTTTTATACTACAAAAGATTTTTTTGAATTTAATACAGCTAAGATAAGCGCAATCACTAATCAGATTCCAGAAATTTTAGCAAGATATAATATCACTCTAGATACTCAAGACGATCACCCTATAAGAAACTTGCTGGATTATTTTATTCAAGGAGGATTAGCTAAAATTGGATTAAGTCCGATGTTGGAAGCAACACAAGATACTTGGAATTTAATACAGGGGAAGTTTTCAGTGGCTGGGAGCGACGCCGTAGGACTTAAAACTTTATTAACGTACAACTCAGTTAATAAAGGAATCGATAATGGGTTTGGTGTAAGAACTCTTGATGCTGAAATAAATAAAATATTCGAGTGGATTAGTGCTGATTCCACAGGCCAGAGAAGAAAAGACTTCTCAGCATGTATGAAAATTATAGCACAATCAATTATATCTGAATTTACAGGAGAAGATTCTAATCTATTAGTAATTTCTCCTTCCTCAGATAATGATATTTTTAAAGTAAATAGGCTTCCATTAAAAGAATATACAGTAGAAATAGATAATAGAAAAGATATTATAACCGATTGGTCTTTAATATTCTCTAATAAATTTGTACCAATAAATTTACAGGCCTATGATCAACCTTATTATCAGCATATAGGTTCTGATGATGCTGTATTATCATTATCTATAACTTCTACATCAGAAAAACCAGATGTTACAGATGATTTAAAAACCCAATTATCGTTATTATCCACAAGACTAAGAGACTCGATAAAGATTATAATGATGACGGCTCCAGAATTAGCAACCTATTTAGATAGTAGACTAACCATATTTGCTCCTACTGATAATAACGAAGAAAGACAAGGATTTATATTTAATTGTTTTGGTATAAAAAAAGTAGTATTTGATTCTTCTAATACTGTTACTATAGACGGTCAGCCTAATTCGTGGAATACTACTGTAAATTTTACGCAAGCTAACTTTACTATATCTGATTATCACAATATATCTAGGGTTCCCACTAATGATAAAGCCGTAGAACAAATAGCTAATATAATAGCACGATTGGAAAGAAATGGAGAAAATTTCAAGGTAGTAAAATATTTAAAGAAATCCAAAACTCCGGAAAATATCAAATCTGAAGAATTACAACTAACTCTTAATGAACTTGTTAGAATAAGATTTTTAAAAGTGTATGGAGATAGTATTGAAAAATATATTAAACAAGCAGAAAAAGAAAGCAGTGCTACCAAAGGAATTAGTAGGTTTATTCCTTTTTATACTTCAACATCAACGGTTCCACAAGCGGGAACAAGTCAGTGGTCGTCGATTATTGGAGCAGAAACAGCTCAAAAAATAAAGAACGGTCTAAAAGAGCAATTAGACATAGAAGAACAAATAGATACAATTTCGACAGAAGCTATTAATAATTTAGTTTCTAACTCTCCTGAATTTAGAAAAATAATTGATTATATATTATCAAGACTTGATGTATTGCTTTATCAAAAAAGTGAAGCTATTAAACTTATCATCGAACCAAATAGAACTTTCTTCCAAAAGATGGTTTACTATGCTACTCACGATTTAAAAGCTCCTAACGCCGTTCAATTGTCTATATTTGGAACGGTATTAGGATTTTCAAACTATTTAGGTAATGTTTTTTTAAAAACATTTGTCCAATCCTTACAGGGAGAAGTTAAGGAAAAATTAATCAATAAGTTTGATTCGTTCTTTAGTTCACTAGAAGATGAATTTGCTAATAATATATTCAGGGATTTTTCAGAGAAAATTTTAAGGGATCCAACAGTATATAATAAGTTTATAACTCCTGATATAGTTGGAGAACCAACATATAAATCTATAGAAGCTAATAGAAAATTAACTCCACTAAATTGTTATAACGACTTTGATATTCCAATTTATAATAATGATATTATTATTGGTCCTGATTTTTATTTATTTAATCCAATTATGGATGGAGTCGAGAAGAGAATATATATTGATGCTTCTTTAAAGAGATATGCTAAGGTTGGTAAATTATGTGCTATGATGACTTTTACAGAAGCATCTGAGTTATTGGGTAGATATAATCAATTAATTAACAACTCTTCTAATCTAAAAGACGAGGTTAAAACTTCTGCTTCAAAAATTATTACATCAGATCTAAATACTATGTTTAATACTGATAGTATTGATCAATTAATAGACATATTAAAATATACACGAGATGTTATTTCTATGTGTAAAAATAATGTAAACGAGCAGAAAATAATAAGTGATGTAAATCAAAGAATTTTAAACGATTTCGATAAAAACAATAAAAATAATAAAGATTATGTTAATGAAAGAAAACGTCTACAAGCTAAATTAGAAAAATCTTCTAAAGGATTAGTTGCTGATAACATGGATGTTAGAAAATTTAATCTTATCTATACTGCTAGAATGAAGACTCTTATAGAATTAATGGAAGTTTATAATGTCATTAATGATTATATGCTTAAAAAGATTAACAAAAATACCTTAATTAAACAAGTTTTATATAAAAATAATAAGGCAAATAGAACCGATTCTAAGTATGATAATCAATCTTTCTTATCTAAGGGTACAACGGAAGAAGCCAGTATACAAAAACTACATTCGGTTATAGAATCCATATTAATAAATGCTGAAAATATGACTTCTGAGTTATTGGAACAGACAAATTATACTAGTAAGAAAAATATAACTCAAGAACAAAAAGAGATTGCAAAACATTTAAGAAGTCAAAATGTTAATGGATTAGCTGAAACTTATAACGAAAAGTTTGTAGCTCTTCCTGGAATTTATAGATTAGAAAACTATTTGTACAATAAAATAGGGTTTTTTATTAGATTAAATACTGTTCTTAAAGACGCTGTTGCTGCGCCAAATGGTAAACAAAATATAGATTTTTCAACCATACCAGAAATAGGTTATCTAGATTTTTGGAATTTCAGAACCCAAGAAGAAAATGATAGAAAAGTTAAAATTCTAAAAGATTTTAATAATAGTGATAACCTAAATAAAAATACTACTATTAAAATGTTTCCTACCTTTAAGATCTTTTTTGTCGAAGAAGATAAAGGATTAATTAGAAACTTTGATGATTATTATACTCATAATGCTATTCAGTCTATAGAGATAATATCAAATAAAAATTCTCCGAGCACTACTGCTATTATTAGATTAAGTAACATTACTGGTAATCTTACAGATAGAATGTCTCTATTAAGAGAATCTGAGAAGTTGTTTGGTTACTCTATAGGTCAAAAAGGCGAGCCTGATAATCTGTTCTTTGGAACACTAGACCTTAAACCTGGAACAGGTATAATAATAAAAATGGGTTATGCTCCCTATGATAATCTATTAACTTCTGTATTCCAAGGAAGAATAATAGAAATGAACAATGGGCCTAATGTAGAATTGGTGTGTCAAAGTTTTGGCGCCCAGCTTAATCATCAAATAGTAGCAGAGAAATTCGGTCTATTATCAACATCTAGAGAACACGGTGATGTAGCTTCCGCTATACTTGATTTAATTCCTGGATTAGAGAAACTTGGTAAAACAGAGATGTTTGGTCTAGCTAATGGAATTCAACCATTTACAGGAAAAAATATTCGTAATGTTAGGGGAAAATTCGGAGATAGATTATTACTAAGTAATCTTATTGGTGCTACCTCTTCGCTAACTTTTGCTCAGGATAATCCAAGAGACGAAAATATATATTTAAATTATAGTTCTAATACTAACATATATCATCATCCTACCTTTGATTGGGTAGTATTTAATCAAAGCGTGTGGGATGCTTTAAAAGAAATTACTTTATATCATAGAAATAAAATTGTTACTGTTAAATCTTTTAATGACGACTCGTTATCAAATAATAATCATATTAGAGAAACTTTAGTAATAGGAGATAAAGCAGGATATTATAAATATACTGATGCGTTCAGTATATCTAGTTTAAATATAAGAGAAGTTGAAGAAGCTATAAAGACTTGGGAATCAATAAAAGCCGTAAATACATCTTTTGATTCGCTAATCAAAGACGACAAAGGTCAAATTATAGTATTTAGTTATTTATATACAACTGTTCTAACTCCTACTATAACTCTTACCCCTAATGGAAGAAAATTATATAGTTTCTTACAGAATCGAATAAATTGTCTTGTGATGGCGGCCTATGTTTTAAGTCAAACACAGGCTGTTGGTTCTTCAATTGATATATATAGTAATCTAATGGATATGGTTTCTAATAATAAGATTATTGATACGTCTACTAATAAATTAGTTGGAAATCTAATAAAGTTTGGTAATCTTCCTCCTATTCCAGAAAACGAATTATCTACTTATAATTTTTCTGAAGGAAATAATTATGGTCCTAGATTAGCGTTATTCTTAAACATAATACACGGAGAAGGATTAACCCAAAAAAGTAGAATAGGACTTAAGAATTTCGCAAAATCTCCTCCTCTTACACCAGAGTTGTTTTATGCTGTTCAGGACAGATTCTCAAATACTGATAAGAGATTATTAAGTAATCCTCAGTATAAAAAAATTCAAACACATCATTTAGTTACTGATACTTCTAATATAATAGCTAATAATATATCTTTAAATAGTAACTTTTCTAACTTAGTTAACGTATATTATACTGGGGAACCTAAGATTAAAAACGCAAGTCTAGATAATATGGACGACGAGTATATTAGTAAAAAACTAAGTCTATGGACGGTCAAAGCCTTTGGAGAACAAAAGGACGAATCATCTAGACCTTTAAATAGTTATCAAAAAAATATAGATACTAACTGGTTTGATATACATTCCAAAACTACTAAATTCTTTGAGGATTATCATAGGGAAAAATTTAATCCTAAAGATAATAGTTCTAATGCTGGTGATATAAATATCCCTAGATGGGATAGATTTCCTTCTTTCGTTGTAGTAGGAGTTAACCTATTAAAGAACGAAGTTGAAAAAATGTACCAAGGAACTATAGAAATTATAGGTAATCCAGCAATTAAACCATTTGATATATTACATATACAGGATTATACAAACGACACGCATGGAGTTGTTGAGGTAGAAGAAGTAATTCATACTTTCACTCCTGATAGGGGGTTTAGAACAGTAATAACTCCCAATCTAATTACTTACGATAGAGACCCTGTTCAGGTACAAGACGTTCAAACTATTAATCAAATATATGATTTTATTAATTTTAGGTCAATATTTAGTAGTGCTTTTCCTTTAGAGCCAGCTTATCTTGCTTTAGGTTTTGTTACGCAGGTATATAATAGTACTATAGGAACTATTAAAAAATATCATAAAGCAGTCTTTGACCAAATGGGGCATATTATGGGTAGGGATTGTATTAATTTCACATCATTATTATATCATGGAATGCCCTATATGGCAGGATTTGATGGTATTGATTATACCAGTTTAAAAACATTAATGAACCATAACGTAGCCGATATGAAAGACCAACCGATTACACAATATATGGCTTATAGAGACATATTTAAAGCAAATGCTACTACTGGTTGGAATCCAAAAGATTACGGCTTATATAAACAAATCGTTCCTTGGGCATATTAAGGATTTAATATGGCTAATGAAAATAGATACGAACTTAAAGCTTATGGCGCTTCTATATCTGAGATTAATTATTATAATGACCGCCATAAAGTTATAAGAATTAAACATAATAAGAACTATTATGATTTTAAATATTTTGGAGGGCACATAGTTCCTAGTCCAGAACATCATGTTGCTATAGTTGTAACAAATGATGAATCTTTACTAGAAACTAGATGTGTTACTCCTGAAAGACAGAATTTTCTTCCTGGAATATTGGATGATAAGGGAACTTTGGCAGACCTTCCTTTTGGTCTAGTTTGGTGTGTACCTAAAAAACAGACTGTTTCTGTTACAAATCCAAATTCTGGAGGGGCAGGATTTGCTATAAGTAAGACAAATATGTTTGATTTAGATAAAGTATCTGTGGCTATTTCTCCTCCTTTAGAGGGAGACTATACTAATACTGAATCAAAAGAAAATCTTTCGAATAAAAGTGTTGGTATCTTTATTAATAAAGACGGCACAATTCTAATAAAATCAATTGGTTCCTCAATTACTATGGGGAAAGAAGGAGTTTATATTGCCGGAAACGTTTCTTGGGAAAGTTCAGAACATCAAAGAGGAATAATGATGGATAACACTCTTCAACGATTTATACCTTCAACTATAGTAACTTTTCCTATCTCTTTTCCAGAATATCCTAACTTATCATTAGTGGCTCAAATAGCAAACGGAGCAACTAAAGTACGACAAGTTGTGAAAGTAATAGATAAAGCAGCTGGAGTACTAACATAATGAATCAGATATATACTGGTATGTGGGATGTTTTACTTGGATACGATACCGATCTCCACTTCGAAAACGGAGACCTAATGTTATCTAACGGTATAGATTATATAGAGAGAGAAATATATAAATTATTAATAACCGAACCTGGAGACTGGAAAGCTTCTCCTAAAATTGGATGTACACCAAATGTATTTACAGGGTCTCAAAATACCAGAGAAGTAGGAAAAAGAATAGAATCTTTTCTAACTGATGGATTAAAAGATACTGTATTTCCAGGACAAGTTTCGGTAAGAGTAGTTCCTACTGGTTACGAGAGTATAATGATTTTTGTTGATATTATGATGCAGAATTATGAAGTAGATTCCCTTATATTCGATTTTGATTTTATTAACGGTATAAGCAAATTTAATAAATATGATAGTAGAGTGTTAGATCCTATCTCGACTACTAATTATAAAATTAATGATATTTCAAATATGAAAAGACCAAATAAATATTTGACTTCTATGAGAGAAAATTTCCTTAATTAACGGAGTTTAAAATGGCAGTTAGACGAAATTATATTGATGTTGTTACAGACGGAAAAACTAGACTTGAAAGGAATACTCCTGTAAATAATTTTAATGCTCAAGGCATTAGCAAAGCATTATTAGATATACTTGGTCTTGAACTCGAAAGATATTATGACAGTATGGAGTATATCTATAATGCTATTGATCCCACCAGAGCAACAGGAGCAGATTTAGATAAAATAGGATATCTAGTTGGCGAGACACGTACTGATGCCGTAACTCCTTCTGATTACTCAAAGACTAACTTTTATTTTTATATAGATCCTAGAATAAATATGAGTTTGTCCCCTATGATTAAAAGAACTTATACAAACGTGGAAAGAAATACTTTGGTTAATAATGGATTTATGAGTTTGGATAATAACGGAGAACCAACAGAAATCATAATTCCTAAGGATACTGTAATACAAAATTTTGATGGAACAATATCTTATACGACTATAGAAGCTGCCCATTTAACTAATAGTGATACTTATGTTGGAGTAATAGCGTCAAGTTCTGGTCCAGCAGCCAATGTTCAAACAAATGTATTAGTGGCTCACACGTTAGCATCTATCCCTGAGTTAAGAAAGATTTCCCAATATATTAAATGTTCAAACAGATTTCCTATTCAAAATGGTAAATATTCTTTAACCGACGAAGAATTTAGATATAAAATAGCAACCTCAAGAAGTGCTATAAGAGCTAACGAGTTATCAATTAGAAGAGCAGCATTAAGTGTTCCTGGAATACGAGATATACTATTCGAAAAGAATAAATTTGGTAATGGAACAGTAAATATAGTAATAGATGGAGTCTCTCCTCTTATATCTCAAGGATTGATAGATGCTGTACAAGAAAAAATACAACAAGAATTATCGTATGGTGACACTATTTATGTAAATAGACCAACTTATTATGGAGTAGAATTAGACCTAGGAATAGTGCCTTCTATTGGAGTTACAGACGAAAACATAATAAGACAACAGGTAAGAAGTTCTATTATTCAATATATTAACGACCTCCCAATTGGAGGAGAGATAGTTTGGAATAGGATAATAGATGTTTCTATGGATGTTGCAGGAGTTGATGATATTATTCCTAGGTCATTTAAATATGGAGAATATGATATTTTTAATAAAATAAATAGAAATCAAATAGTATTAAGATTTCAAAATCAAAGAGCTGATAGTTTATCTAAGTGGTATACAGATCAAGGACTTATTAGTGTTTGTATAGCTTAAGGATTTAAATGTTTACAAAACAACCAAAACAAGCGGAATGCACTGAACGAATAATCAAAGCTATTCTACCTCCAAGTTTTAAGATGGCTGATGATAAAAATTCTAACGGTTATAAATATATAAACTTATTATATGGAGTAGAACTTGATTATCTTAATAAAAAAATGAAAGAGTTATATAATAATTCTTTTATTAACTCGTTTGATTTATCTAACGAATTAACTCTTTATTCTGCTACAATATCTGGTGTTCCTATTACTAATTTTATAAATGCTTCCGGATCAATACCAATTAAGATTACTAATGAAAACGAATTCTATGACGGAAGTCCAACTAGGATTATTAATACTGGTTCTGTAAGAATACCTATGTATTATTCAACCTATACCGGAATATTGGTTGCTTCCGGAGCAGGATTTGATAATGGGTTCGATATAGGATTTAATAAAGAATGTTGGTCTACATTAACCGGATTTATGGGTTTAGAATACATTAGGTCAGATGAAAGAGGGTCAGGATATCTAGTTATATCTAGCGATATAGACCAAGAAACCGCATTTAAATCAGGACTATATCCTGTATTTGCGGTCGATGTAGGTACAAATTTTGCACATACTGGAGATTATAATTATATATATGGAATGTTTACAGGAATTAAAAACCAACAATATTCTGGAACTTATAAATATGAGTTCTTATATCCTATTAATAGTCAAACGTTAAGTGGTAAATATCCTCTTACAAGAGAGGTTCTAGATGAAAGCGGGACAGTATATGTAATCGACCACTATACTCCTTACCACGGTTGGATTAAAGATGAAACTGGAAGCGGTGTTGCTATAGTGGATTATTCAGGAGATTATTATTACGATAATGGCGGAAACAAAATTTACTATAGAACAGCATATAATAACCCCTATGGATATAATAATTATACTGTTGCGTATTTAGATTTAGAGCACATTCCTATTAGCGGAACGATGCATCTATATGATATAGATATTCTCGATTCTAGTGGAAATGCTACAGAAATTCCATATACTGGAAAACCTTTATATTATTATAAATCCCGCAAAATGTTTTTAGGTACGGCTTCTGGAGATGCTGATGGAGCCTTTGACCCTATATATGTAGGGTACGATTCAATTGTTCCTTCAGGAAAAGGATTCAGTGCTAATATGGAAGGGTCTGGTTGTACTCTTCTACAGACTACTAGTTGGGATTATTTACACGAAAGCGGAAAGATAGACGAAGGAACTATGACTTATGTTGATGGTTCCGGATCAATTACAAATCGAATAAAAATATCTGGATACTATAGTCGATATATGGTTGAATATAAATATAAAACATATGATGGTATCAGATATATAACTTCTCCTTTAGCTAGTAATTATATTTCTTTACATACTAGCAGTCCTATTACAACTGTCAATCAAAGCGGAACTTTAAATGAACTAGAATACGAATTTACAAAAGATCCCAATCAGAATGAACCATCAAAAGTAATAACGTTTGATGGATTAAAGGTTAGACCTTATAGTAAAATTTATAAGATGTCTTTTGATTTACCAATGAAGTTTTCTGAAGGTCAAGTTACTGGTCCTTTATATCAAAATACTAATAAATTATATGCCGGATATTCTAACGAATTTGTGCCCCAGATTACTACATTCAGACACACTTCAATTAATTGTTTATTCGATACTGCTGTTTCTGGGAACCTTATCGAAACAGATGTTAGTTCGAACGGAAATGACTTAAGATATAGTGGTGAATATCCTATTTATAAAATAAATTATAACGATTCTTATGGAAAGAAAATGATTAAAACAAATGGGGAAGCCTATTATTATAAAGATAATATCTCATATATTAAAGTAAGCGACCAGTATCCATCACAAGGAACATATTTTCAATTTGATTGCAAGTTAAGACTAGTAAGTAGCGGAAGATTATTAGAATTATTTGATGATTACTTTGACAAGTATATTTATTTTGACTTTGATATTGATGGAAAATTGAGAATTCAGGCAGACGGATATCAATTTACTGGAAAAGAATATATTAATTTTAATGAAAATCGTAAAAGTTTTATAGTTAAATATGCTCCGGATGACATATCTAGTAATGTTCCAACATTTAAACTTTATTATAAAGAAGAAACAGACCCTTGGTATAGGGAAATTAAATTATCACAAACTACATGCGCTGATGATTCTGTTGGATCAACAACAATTAGAATATTTAAAAATTGTAATGTTGATATAGGCGGATTTAAGTTATTTTATGAGGCACAATAATGTTACTTAAATATGTTAAAAGAGATGGTACCGGTGATTATACAACTATCACTACAGCATTTAATGATATGCTTGTTAGTGGATTAGCTGCGTCTGGAGATATAACTACCTATACAATGATAGTTGATGGAGGGTCTTATAGCGGTACCATAAGTGGGTTTATACCATATAGCGGAACTTTTAATATAATTGGTAGTGGGACATATTGGTGTCTAGTTAGTGGAATTGGTACTGTTAGTGGAAATTATTCGTATTCATATGCTCCTAATTTATATATAGAAGGATTTACCATAGACTGTTCCGGATTACCTAATTACTGGTTTACTGTTCCTTCTGGATTTGGATTGAGTGTTAAAAACACTCAGCTTATTAATAACTCAAGTGGAGTATTAAATTATGGAGGAACTGTACAGTTTGAGAATCTAGATTCCTATGGTATCAATAATAAAAATTACTTTTTATATGATATTAGTGGCGGTACTAATGTTGTAACAAATTGTAGTATATCAAATTATGGAACAGGAATATACTGTACTAATCCTATAATTCATAATTCATGTATACACGATAACTATGTTGGTGTTTATTATGGTAATTCTTTTACCATTGATATATTTGGAACCTTAATGTATGGAAATACATACGCTGATATTAATGTTGGGTCTGGGACATTGTATTTAACTAATTCTACTTTTAACAGTCCCATATATATAAATAACGCGTTTATATATGCAGATAAGATTATATCAAAAACTTCTGTTATTAATATATCCGGAGGAGCATCTACTGGGTCTGTAGTAGAAAATTCGTGCTTATATCCAGGATCAACCTTAGCTACTACTATTTCAGGAGGATATAATATACATCTCGACCCTAAATTCAATGATAGTACAAATAGAGACTATAGATTACAGTTTAAACAAACCGACGGGTCTCCTTGTGTTGAAATAAAACCCAACCTGAATCTGGATAGTTCCATAACCTATGATTTAGATGCTACCAAATTACGCATATTTGATAGTAGAGGATTGCTTAAAACGTCAGACTTTCTACAATATATTTATACTCAAGATGATACTATCGTATTTAGTGATTATAATAGGGAATTAACTTTTGCTGATTTAGTATCTAATTATAAAAATCTAAGATATGAATTATATGTTAATATGGTTTTTGATGAGTATAACGTCAATACATATCCGTCATTTGATATTAACTTTAATAATCCCGACCTCTATCCTTGGGATTGGGATATAATAACTTTAAAAACTACAGAAATAAAAGATTATAATAATTATATAATACCAAGATCCGTTATAAATATCGAAGACGTGATGGGTACAAAATTAGGAATTATACCAAATGCGATTTTTTATAGAGACATAGTTAAAGATAATATAAAAGTTTATAATAAATATGATTATAGAGGCATTTCTTATGATTATAATCAATCGCATGCCGGTAGAAATATTATGTGGGTTATTGACGGCACCAATCAATCTCTAATTAAACAGAATCTTTATACAGGAGAGGAATTAGAATATTATCCGTTGCTATGTCAAACCCCAACTAAATCAGTAATAAGACCATCCGGATTAATATATACAGGGGTAAAGGGAGATTATTATACATTTATATTATCAGATGACCCTAATAAGAAAATTATAGGATTAACTGAGTTAGGAGATTTTAATTGGATTCCTACTAATATGAACACTAAATTTGATCTTAGAGGAGCAAAAGTATTTAAAGATAACATATTCATTGCTGCAGGTCAGTATCCCCTAGATATAACCAATAGAAATATAATTCCTACAGGAGAACCTATAGGTAAACTATTACAGTATAATACTAATGATTTGTTCATGAATTATATCAAATATCCAGCAGGCGAAGATAATGGGCCAGTGATACACACATTAGCCTCGGGAAACTACTATCCTACTGATATAACAGTATATGAAGACGGAACCTTCTTGATAGCAGATTATTATAGCGCAAGTGGAATTTATAAATATAAATTAGCATATGATTATGCCTTGATTCAATCAAACTATGATGATGAAACCAAGGTATTGTTAAGAGAACAATACGATGATGTAGATCTATAGGAGTAAAAATGAGTTATCCTAATGATAATCCTTCTTTAAGCATGGCGACATGCTGGCAAAGCGGGAGTTATAAGCCAGATGATGTAGTACGATGTATAAGAGATAATTATACACCGGTTAATAAGAATTCTATGCGTAACAGTATAGGATATGAAGTGTCTTTAGTACAAAACTATGTAAATAGTAAAATGCTTGGGAGGTCAGATTTAACAATTGAATCAGGATATATAGATGATATTACCTCTAAAAGCGGATTCTATTCTAATTATATAGAAACGTCAGCTTCTAGAGGGGGTACCGTAAGATCTAAATTAACTAATAGTGGACTTTATTTAAATAATGGAGACACAAGTACTTCTATTTACACTAATACTACTGTTCCTACTTCTCTTACTTTAAGTGGATTAGAAGCTTTTATTTATAATGGGTGTATTTCTCCAACACAAGAACATGAACTAAAAGTTCATCCCCAAGAAATATATATGAGGTCTCAGTGGGCAGGGAACGATTACATCGATTCTAGCCTAACTGCCATTCCTAGTTCTGGTCTTAATATCACACAAACCCTTCCTCCGAATCACTCTTCTAGACCTTCTGATTACGAATATGTTGATTTGACACCTAGTGGATTAGAATGGAGATATTATAATAATGACACTATTAGTAGGTCAATTAAGTTTATAGCCAATCCTAGCGGTCATTATATTAATATTCCTAATGGACAATTAGTAATAGGCAGCGGATTGCCTTATAGTGGAAATGCTGAAAATATAGGTGGTAAACACTTTGGTCTAACTGTAGGCAACGACCATGGTAGCGGAAACGCTTTCTTTAGAACTCATCTTGGTGGAGGAGTTGCTATCTTTGGTGGACAAAATGGAGGAATAGACGCGTTTGATTATATTTATTCCTATGCTCCCGAATCTCTAAATCTGTCGTGCGGGAGTTCTAGTTTTACTATTCCTAGTTCTGGAAATATAACGCTTCCTGCAGCAGCAACAGACGCTAGCACCACAATGACATTAGCTAATGCTATAAGAGCATTATTAATAGAACGAGGATTAGCTTCTTAATTGGAATATTAAATGAAACCTATTAAAAAACAAACTTGGGGTAGTTTAGATGTATTTGGTTTATTAAATGGGCTTGCTGTATGGGACGACCAATATAAAAACCTATTATATATTAGACAACCATTTGAGACTAGTCTTGAAGCAAAAAATAGAATATTAAAGGAACACGATTATCCTTCAGATATTACAAAACAAGGTTTAGTTAATGCTATTAATACCCAATTTGATTTAACTCCATATAATGTAACTAAAAAAAGTATATTTGAACTTAGTTATAATCCTATTCCATCAGGTTCCCCTTATATTCAAGATATTTCTGGATACTATAAAACGTCTAGTGGTACTTGGGATAACATTGGTCCTCAAATATGGGGAAAGGATTATTATACTGCTAAAGAAAATAAAGTAGGATTTATAGTATGGCAAAGAGAACGATTTGCTAATATATCCGGTTATAAGAATTTTGATTATTCAAATATAGTAGAAGTATTCAGAGAATTTGAAGATTATACTCAATTAAAATTTGAGTATTATGTAGAAACTGTAGATTCTTATAATAATAAAACTTTATTAAGATATACAGATATGAATAATCAAAAAGACGAAAACGACACAAGATTTACCTATAGAATAGAAAAACAGAATCTAGATATATCTACTAATGCTATAGTTTATAATTTAAATAACATCCCTTCTGGTCTTAAGAATATGTATTATGATTCTAATGGGCATCCCACTCAACTATTATATGACCTTAAAAACTATATAGATAATAAATATAATCATACTTGGGACAAAGTTACAAATAATTCTTGTATATGGGACGTATATAAAAACTATGGTAGCGGTCAGATCCCTTCCTTTTACGACGCGTGTGTTCCAGAAAACACTTATAGATCATCTATATATTATACAGGATATATAGGAGGAATAGATTCTTTAAGCTATAGTTTATACCAGACTTCTATAGAAGAAATATCTGGAGTGGCTAATTACTGGTACACTAAAATTTATCCTGGAACCTTTTATGTTGAAGGAATTCCTTTTTATTACTTTGAATCTCCTAATATTAGCTATCTAACATTATCTAAACTTACAACAGGAGACTATAGTGGTTTATATTATAGTGCTATTCCTAGCACACTAACAAGAGGAATGTATACCATACTTGCCAAGAGCGGCTTTTATAATACATACTATTGTAATTATTCTAGAGACTCTTATCTTAGTGGAGTATACGAAGATTGTTCTTATAATGTCGGTATAGATGGAGATAAAATCTGGTCTGATATATACCAAAGAAAAGCGTTCTTAACTGAAAACACTGGATTTAAAACCGAACTACCTATGGGTAGATATATGATTGACTTTGATACTAATTATATATATGCTCGATTACCAGATGGTTCTGGTTATCAAAATACACAATTAATATATGATACTGCTTTAACTCCTAGTGGTACATATTTATGTTATGATTTAAATCCTTTAAATGACCAAAACTTAAACTTAGAAAAATTCTTTATATATCTAAGTTTAGCACCGAATGGTATATATTATAATAGTTTGAGAAATTAATGAGTACTACATTACAAATTGGAACCGGTGGTGATTATACTGATTGGGGATCAGTTATTAATTATTTAACCTCTTTGACTGTGGTTGAAGACGATTATGATCTAGTTCAAATATCTGATATTAATAATGATACGGCATGTATATCAAGGTCATTATATTTAAATCAACATACTTTAAGATTATTAAATCCTTCAAAATATAATACTACCAGCACAGTAGCAATAATTCTAAATAATGCCACGTTATATTATAATCCAGTTAATAAGACTAAAGGTTATGTTGAGATGAGCAACTTGAAAATTAAGGCTGCTGATAATGCAAGCAATTTCGATGGTTTACTTATATTATATAGCGGTGGGTGGGTTAGTAATGCAACCACAGCACAAATATGGAAACTTGATAATTTATTACTTAATGCTAATGGTAAATTAAATGCCTGTCTTCGTTTATATAGATTAAATTCATCAATGTGGAAGATAACTAATTTACGGGCACACACTGGCAATAAATATGGAGCTAAAGGTATAGAATTTTTTGGTGATGGTACAGGACCATATTATCCAGCATCTGATGTTAGAATTACAATTATGGAAAATTGTACCATTTTTAGTCCTGTCGGATTTGGTGTAGAGTTTGGTATATATGGAGCATTTAGTTATCAGGCATTCTGGAGTACATTTAAAAACGTAGTCATATGTGGTGACGATAACATAATAGTTGATAATAAAGAAAACTGGCATCTTCCTAGCGTTAATTATCCAGAATATTACACAATTAAAAATTGTGCTGATTCTGATAATTCGTTGACTATAGGTGATAATAATGTTCACGGAATAACCAATTCTGATTTTACATCAATAGATCCTACATCATCAACTTATGGTGAAATAGGAACTAATAGTTCTTTATATCAACTTGGAACAACAGATATATCAGCATGGAATACTACTGATTATAAAGGAAATTCTCGACCTAACAGTCTTGGCACAGTTTCGATTGGAGCACATGAACCACTTAATACTGTAACAGACAGAAGAAAAACACTAAAAAAGAATATTAATCCTATTTTAAGCAACCAAAGGGTTACTTCGTATAGATTAGATTCACATGATAGTATACAAGCAAGAATAGTTCTAAATAACAAATCTAATTTAAGTGCTCTATCTAATGTATCTGGAGAATTCTATTTGAATAATACTGGTTCTTTTGTAAAATGTGCTGATTTTTGGACAGACAGACGCGGAGTAGCAAACATATCTTATTCTTGTGCTGATATTAAAAATATAAATTCTTGTGCAGGATATGTTAAAGTAACCGTAGATTCACAAACATACACATCAAATCTTGTTAGATTTAATTTTACTACTATGACTGATATAACAGTACAAGAAATAGTAGTATATCAAGATCAGATATTTTTATATAACTCAGATATTTTAATGTATAGTGAGGAAAGTTAATGTCAATTACAACATATAATTGGACTAAAGAAGTAGAGAGTACTTCGACTTCGTTTGATTCTTGGATTGCAACTCAAGGATTTGCCTATAAATCACTATTTATAGGAACCGATGTTACTGTTACTGGTAACTTAACGATACCGCAGAACATAGATATAATTACAATAGCTAATAATGCTAAATTTACTGGTAGTGGTAAGACTCTAACTATTAATAAGATGTCGGCTCAGCCTAGACATCAGATATTTGGTATTGGACTCAATGTTATATTTGGGTCTGGGGCAGTAAGTTGTGTTCTTCCTGAATGGTTTGGATCCGGAAATGGCAACATTTTAATCGGAACGGGAGTTTACACGCCCCTATCTAGAATATACGTTGAAACTGGCGGAATATCTATAGGAACTAACGTTACTGCAGGTAGCGGTAATTTAGTAGCTGCGGGTAGTGGTTCTTTTACTGGCGTAGTTCACGGAGGAACTCCTACAGTTAGTACTCACTTAACAACCAAGTTATATGTAGACGCGGCTAGTGGAGCACTAAATACTTATATATCTGATTCTTCTGGGCAACTGAATACACGAATCAATGCAACTGGGCTTTATGCAGCTAATGTGTCTGGTCAGCTTAACACTTATATTACTAATACTAGTGGTCAATTAAGTGGAGTAATACAAACCCATTCCGATCTTACTATTCATGCTCATGGAGAGATTGCCTCTGGTAATCATAATCATGGGCTTGGAACGTCTGGTTATATTCCAGTATATAATTCTGCGTCTGGATTTATTAATTCTATAATATATCAGAGTGGTTCTCAGATAGATATTAATGGAAGTTTTAAAGCCAGTGTCTCTGGAACTTTTGGTGATGGAGTTACGAATTATTCGAAATTTGATAGTAATGGATTCTATACAAGTTATGGGTCTGGAATGTCTTGGGACGATATCAGAATTCCAGGATTATCTGTAAAATTAGGTAGTAACGCTCCTGATCTAATAACATTTGTAGGAAGCGGTCTTGAATGTCTTGGCTTTGATGGTAATAATACTATGGAACAAGTATTCTTTTCGTGCCAACTCCCTCACTCATATCAATTAAATTCTATATTACATCCACACATTCATTGGTCTCCTAGTACAAACGAAACAGGAAACGTAAAATGGCTTCTAGAATATTCGTGGACTGATATAAATGGAATATTTACCGGACCGACTACTATTAGCGGAATTGGGTCTACAGAAGATAACCAATGGAAACATATTTATACAGACTTTCCAGATATAAGCGGTGCAGGATCGGGTATGTCTAGTATGTTGATGTGTCGTTTATATAGACGGCCTACTGACAGCGATGATACTTATGACGGCGATGCAGCATTTCTAGAATTTGATTTTCATTATATAAAAGATACTTATGGAAGTCAAAACGAAACAAGTAAATAAAACATTACCGCCAATAGAAGACATACTCTAAAAAGAAATATTTCTCCTAAACTATACAAACGAATTTGTAAAATATGCAAACATCTATACTAATAGAGATGAAATTATCAGTATAACTTACTCTTGTAGTAATATCACTAATATAGATAAATACATCGGATACGTTACCGTAGAAAACATATGAGGCCATAATGACTGCTCCTATACTGTGGTGGAAAGGCGAAAATAATCCAGATGAGTCAAAGGCTGGCTTGTATGCGACCTGGGAGGGGTCACTGACTCCTACCTATGCTGCTGGGGCTGTCGGTCAAGCATTTCGTCTTAATTTTAGCAAATTAGCACAGAATGATTATGGCGCATTAGTAGTGGCAAATAATGCTCTTTTTAATTTTGCTCCTACTGCATCCTTTTCCGTTCGTTTTTGGATTAAGGTGGAGACTACGGATGTCGTAAACGCCTTTTTTCCTGTTGCAAAAGGCGGCGTTACATCTAGCATAGCTGCTGATTGGGGTATTCGTCTTGCTGGTGAAATAGACAGTCCGTACGAAACGGCTATTGCCTTAAACGTCGGAGGAGTTAATGTTAATTGCACCAGGACTATTGGTGACAGCGACCTACATGAAATATTATGGACATATAATAATGGATATTCCTTCGTTTATCTTGACGGCGTAGAAATATTAAATGACCCCACTACGCAAAGATTTATTGCTAATAATCTAGTAACATTGCGTTTTGGCGCGGCGTGGTATTCTCAGTTTGCTGGATTGATTGATGAAATAAGAATTTATGATAGTGTAATATCAGTAGATAATGTAGATAATGATGATGGTCCAACAACAACTTCTACCGATAGAAGAATAATACTTAAAAATACTAATAAAGTTGTGCCAGTCATTAAAAATCAAAGACTTACGCCTTATAAATCTGGTACTAATGATAAGCTGCAATTTAAAGCAGAGGTTTATACTAATATAAATGCTCAACCTCTTTATTTGTCTAATATTCCAGTATCTTTATACTTGAATTATAGTGGTTCTTGGAAAGTAGCCGACACAGGATATACTAATAAGTTTGGATATGCAAATTTATATCATACTTGTAGTAGAATAACTGCTATAAATAGTTGTCAAGCCAAGCTTTTAGCAACAGTAGACAATTCAGGTTATTGGTCTAATATTTCTAGAATCGATATAGTTGGGTCTGGTTAGACATCTGCTACAAGTAGTGGAACTATATTATTTCTTAAGTTTGAAGATAATGATACAGATTCGGGACCTAATAACTTAATAGTAACTCATAAAGGGGACGAGTGGGCGTATATCGATGGGTATGTCGGTAGATGTCTTTATGTTACTGTTGAAGAATGAGCTATACAAGATACTTGGAGAATTACAAATCAAAATATTGAATCTTTTAATACTTCTCAAGATTTCGAGGCAGATTTTTATTACAAACAAATTAGTTATGATTCCGAAGCATTGAATAATATAACTATTCTTAATTTTTATGATACAACAGGTGGTTATTATTGGTCATTACAATTAGTAAAATCTACTCAAAACTTTATGATATATGATCCAAATGGTGAGGTTGAATATCATAGTGATGCAGTGATTAGTGACACAGATTGGCATCATATTATTGTTAAATATGATAAATCTGCAACTAAATTTATAATATTAATGGATGATGTTGAAAAAACATTTACTCCAGAAGCAGTCTTTGATACAACTCTCGGAAAAGATCTTAGTATTATTGATCAACTTTCTACAATGAGTTGTGCAATAGATGAATTAAAGATAATAGATGGACTTATTTAAATGAATGGAATAATTTCAACAAGCGGTCAATATTGGTTATTAAGCGCCATACAAACTAAGATAGAGGGTAATGGTGGAGTATATGTAGGTCTTGCCACTAACACCGTCGTTCCTACCAGAAGTTATCAGACTCCTTCAGGATTAACTGAGTTATCTAGTACGACGTGTAGTGGATATTCTAGAAAACTATGTTCTAACTGGGTAGTTGTTTCTGGAACAGACCCTCACTTATTTGGATCTGAAGTTACTTTTACTGTCGCTTCTGGATCTTGGGCAAACGTATATAGTTATTTTGTATCATATAATAATACAAATAGTGGAGTATTATGGTCAGAATTGCTTCCTCCTGATAAGGCCGGAGTTATAGCAAGTGGTAACCCTATCAGGCTATCACCAAGATATTATCAGTACTAAATATGGCAAATTTATATTATAATCTATCTTTGGCTTCTGGTGGAACTGGAACTACTAGTAATCCTTATGGATTAGAGGAATGGTTGCATAAAGTAATTACTACACATTCTGATATTTTATATGTTAAGGGTACTGGAAGTCACTTATATACTGCAGAACATGCTCATTTGACTATTTGCGGAGAAATTCATCCTTGGCATACAAATCAAGAAAATGGCGTTGACGAACCTTGGATTATGACTTATAATCAAGGAAATCCGTCAGAACATTGGCGTCAACCAGTAATTTCAATTGCTTCTGGGTCAATTATTGATGGAGGATTACTTTTTATTGTTCAAGGATTAGAAGTAGAATCGAATGTAACTTTTAAAACAACTTACATCGAAACAAGTCTTGTTGATATTTATATTAATGATAACGAAACGTCCTCGATTTTAGGGTGTACTATATTTTCTAATGGTAGTAACGATTGTATTTGTATAAATTTTCCAGATGAACCAACGAGTTCTAGTCAAGTAATATTTAAAGATAGTTTATTACAAACAACAAACCTTACTTCTTATTCTGCATATGAATTATCTGGAAATTTTATAATTACTTTAGACCATTGTGCTATTGAAGATAGCGGATTCAACGACAACACGGCTTCTATTTGTACTACAGTCGTTGATACTTCTAATCAATGGGGATGGTCTGGAGAATGGATAGAAAATAGAAGTTATAATTCTCCATATACCCTATGGTCTCAAGGAGAACAAAGTTCAAGCGTTTTAAACTTATCTACTATTCTAGTCAATGTAACCGCCCCTCCTCGGGTCGGAAATAGTCCTTATGTTGGTTACAGCATTGACCTCTTTGGTAATCCTAGAATCGATATAGGCGCCGGATATTGTCCTGTTGCTAATAATACGACTCCTCCGTATTTTAGTCCAAGTCCGTTATATACAACAGAAAATAATATTCTTTCTTCACAATCTATTCAAGAACAAAATAAATTCTATAAGCCTGTTCTTAAAAATATTATATACCATTCTAATATAGATTATTCAAAAAAAGCAGTTAAAGAAATTGATAAATATAATAAAATTTCTGTTAGAAAACGAGGACCTCAATGGATTTATTAATTAGTGGAAATATATCTGGTGTAGGTCAGCCAAGCTATTATTTAAATATATCTAGGACTCAAGCATTCAATCCTCAATTAATATGTACTGAACAACCATATCAAGGTGGAGATTGTCCAATTGCTGCTATAGAATATGAAGGATTCAGCCCAAACAAAATAGTAAATTTAATATCAAGGGAAAACGATATTTATGAAAATACGCAGGATTTTCATAAAATGGAAACCTTATCTTATAGCGGAACAAATTATCCAATAACCCATTATCCTTATTCTTCTACAAATAATCATAAACTAGAATATCTAGTTACTGATTATGGAAACTTATTTTATCAATATGAATTGTTATTCGATGCTTATTCAGATATATCAGGAATAGCAATAAAAAATATATATAAGAATAACGAAACGGTTGTAAATAAAAACGATTATAAAATCCAGTATAGTTATAATCTATTGAAAGATGGTAACTTAAGATATTCTTCTACTACTTGGGAAAATATAAAATCTGCTACTGTCCACAGGATAAGGGTTTTATTACCATTCGAATTCTCATCCAAAAAAGATTTTTATACAATTGATTATAATAAAATAGTTAATAACGTTAATGTGTATCAAAAAGAATTAATCGAATTAAAAGCGATTTATAAAGCAGACACGGATTATTCAATTACGTCCTCTGGATTAAATGTATTATCTGGAGGAAAATTAAATACAAAGGGTGCTCCTATTAATATTATTAAAGACCCTTCAAAAAGAGTTAATCCGTTGGATATTATTACTATTAAAAGTCAGAATACTTATATGTCTGATAAAGACGCGCAATGGAAATTACGCTTAAATATAGGAGCATTTTGTACTAAATCCGGTCTATATACTGGAAATAGCGGATATTTATATAACGTAGAAAATATATATAATAGTTCTAATATTGCTATAACCAATATTAAACCGACTTATGTTAATAAAAATATATTACAAGTAAAAGAGACTCCTATTGATGTGGATGAATCACAATATGTCTATCCAAATTATAGAATAAACTTATATGATAAAACTAGTAGTGGATTATATTCTCCGTCTGGAACTTTTGCTGTGGATATAAACGGGAAAACTAGACAAGATATTAAAATAAAATCTTTAGACCGCCAAAAAGGATTTATAGAATTTAATACAACGTTTAATGTCACAGACGAGATAGAGTTATCGTATTATTTAAATAATAGCGGATTCGTTATGCTTGAGAATCTAGAACTTAATCCTAAAATATCTACTAGTGGAGGATTTGCTTTTCATATAAATAATTATACTGATGGATTAGGAATAGCATTAGCTCCGTATTCTAGCGGAGGAGTTCCCTATATATACAATATTTCAACTCCTTATACAGCTAGTGGTATATATGATGTAGGGTCATTAAGTTCCTCATCTGTAACAATGGATGATAGTTATTTTAGAATATGCGAGATAGACCTTAATAAGCTAACTCCAGACTTAGTAAAATTAACAGATGCTAGGAGAATAGGTAGCTTAGAAATTGATAATAAATTAGAAGACTGGTTTAGAACCAATCTTAGCGGAAACTATTATCATGAAAAGGATTGGTATTCCGATTTAGGTAATTATGACGGAAAGGCTCTTTCGGGAAGCAGTCTAATAATTATTCATCTTCCAGATACTACTATTACCTCCATAAAACAAAAGTGGATTGACCATTTTAAAACTTATACTAATGTAGAAGACGCCGAACTTATAGCCGAACGCGAATTTAAACATTATATAGATCAAGTAATTAAGAGATATATATCTGCTGGTACTGATTATATAATAATGCCAGTTATTTCTGGAGTTATTTCTGGGTCAATATTAGATTTAGGACATTAAAATGGATAAAAATTTTGGGTTTCAGAGTAAAATTAAAGAGATACAGAATAGTTTAATATCTCAAAATATACGTAATAATTCAAACATGGAATTATTAAACTCTGAAGAAGCTATAAGAAATGTTATAAAATCTTATACGGATAAGTTTCAGGCCCTTGGCGGTTTATTAGTAGATATTAACAAATATATAGTAAAATCGAAAGATATTATTAAAACTAAAGATTTTAATGACTTATTTGAAGGAATTTATATTGATTTATATGCGTTATATTCCGACTTAAATTTAGTTTCTAAAGTATTGGATTTAAATCTACAAAGAAACAAAAATTATTTTCTAGCAGTTAAGAAAAGAATAAGAGATTTATGGAATAAACTTAATCTAATTCGTACTTATATTTATGACTATAATCCATCCGACGAATCATATCAGGAATCTTTCTTCACCGATATAAATTCTTCTTTTATTCGGGACGCGATTGTAGATAAAAAGAGCGGATACTTATATTTGAATACTATAAAAACAGAGACACAAAATAAACCATATCAAATTAAATCTATAAAGTCCACAACATATCCTGAAGCTAATGATAACGGTGGCGTTTTTAAAACTACAAGTATATTAAACACTTTTGAAGATAATTATACTGATGGTCCTAGAGATATGATGCAAAATGGTTTGTGGAAGGAAGAAATAATAACAAATGAAGTCCCTTCCATGATTATAAATATAGGGTCCGCTGAGTCCCCCATTTATAGAAATTACAAAGGAATGGCTTCAATAATAGATATTGAATATGCTAGTATCGTTGAATTTAATAGAATAGATTTTGATATTTTTGGAGATAAACCATTAAATATTGATGCTATTTTGTATAAAGGACGGGTTGATGAAAGTTGGAAAACGCTAAATTTCTTACCAGAAGACCCTCTATTATCAAAAGAAGAACAGTACGAATCAAAAAAATATGCTGTTAGAGGGGAAGGATTCGATGTAGTTTCTTTTTATAATATTGAAAGAGTCAAAGTAAAAAAGTTAAGGATAGTTGTTAATCAAGAAAATTACTCTTTATTAAATTCTAAATCTTCTGTTACCTTATCAGTCGAGGAAAAAATAAATACTGACTTGGGTGAAAGAAGATATGAGTTAGTGAAATTCGGAAATACAATAGGTGAGTTTTTAACCGAACCAATCAATAGTTCTAATAAGTCGTTATATGATAAGATTATGGATTTAATTGAATCTACATCAAGTATAGAAAATATTTTGACTGGAATAGAAAAATTACTATTACCAGAAACGAATATCGTGAAAGTAGATTTTTCAGATGTATTCAAATTTGAAATTGGTTTGTGGTCTATAGAACCAAAACTAGAACTATATACTCATGATAAAGCAGTTTTTTATTCCAATGATTATAAACTTAATGATAGAGCTCTGATTTCAGCTTCAATTAAAACAAAACAGGAAACTCCTTCAGGAACAACCTGTAATTGGTATATAGACGTATCTAATAAAAATATTCCTTTAGTAGAAAATACTTTAGTATATAGGAAGGAACCTATATATCCATATGATATGAGTACTTATTCAAACTATTGCAACTGGTCTGGAGGATGTTTTGTTCTATTAGATTTTCCAGTAGATGTATTTTCAACCAGCGAGATGGGAATTTATACAAATGGTCAGTTTAAATCAAGCGTATATTCCAGAATATCATTTTTAAATTCTAGGCTTTTATATTTACATAATATAACAGACCCTCATTATTCTGATTATGTTATACGGTATCCTTCCGATTTATATAAAACTGTTAATTTATATGTACTATCTCCAAAATCCGTATTAACTCAAGAGAATAGAAGTCTTTCTTTAGGAATAGTTTCTGTGAAAAGAGAAATACTCGAAGCGTTTATATCAAGTAATAAATATACAAAAACCAACCCTAATGCTAACGACAAATATTTAGATGAAGATTTTGTTGTTGTTAATGCTTTAGCGTCCATAGAGGAAGCAAAAGATTGGTTTGGTGTTAATTTTGATAATTGCATATTTATATCAAAATCTCTTCTTTCTCTTATAGATACTACTACTGCTGCCTACGATAGATTTTCTGTTAATATTAAAACTGGAGAATCAAAATTAGATAGCACATATGCTAATGCTACTACTCACTACACTGGTAATTTTTCTGGTAACGCAAATCTAGATGTGTTGAGTGTCTATTATAATTTGTCTCCCATACCGGATACGAGGGAATTATAATGATAGAATATACTCCTGAATCAATACTATTAAATAATATCTATATTCCTTTTTATATTATTCCTAAAAAAAGAATATTAAATGCTAATGATAATTTAAAAATTGAAACTGGTCTAAATGGTCTTAAATCTGTTATTACTCTATGTGATGGAGAGAACCCAATTAATCCATTTATAGATATTTCAAAATATGATACAGAAACAAAAGATTGGTTTTGGTATGATTCTGAAGGGTTACCTCTTCGGATATCCAGACATTCTAATGGAGTTGACTGGACTTTAACTTCTTTATATAAAGTTGGAAAATATTATAATAAAAAATTAACATTTAATCCTGATGTCTTACTATACAATCAGTTTGGTAAAAACCTAGGATTTTATTCTAAAGTTACTGCTATTGATGATATTGCAACAACAGACGATATAAAAGTTTATTCAGGAAGACCAATATTTTTAGAATTATTCGGGAGCGTTGTTAAAGACGTTACTGACTATGATACTTTTAATACTGATATAACTCTAATTGATATTAAAGCGAATTCAAATAAAGAATTTTATTATGATAATATTATTAATAAATTATATACTAACCAGAATCTTGCTGGGTTTGACCAATCTCAAATTAAACTTCATTGTTTTATAACATATAACTCTATTAAAATCAAGTGTTTAATGTCTGGAAATTCTGGGTTGAAAAGTTATTCTACCCCTACGGTAGATTATTATATAGCTAAACTACATGGTCAGTATTTAAAGGGATAAAATGAAATCATATTTTCACAAAATAAATCAAAAATACGTTGAAACTTTCTTTAATAGAGTTAAAATTGTATATAAAAATTATAATATACATACAGATTCTCTTTTTTTGAAATCTATATTACGAGGACTAAATGATTTATTTAAATTAATTGGTGGTAAGATTTCTTCTAAAGACGATATTCCAAAAGAAAAAGATTATCCTGATTCTCAAAAATTTAATAAACTAATTAATAATATAAATATAGATATGCAGAAAATTTTTACGTCTCAAAAACTAATAGAAAACGACGTAAATAATTTAATTAATTTTAATTCGTATCAAAGATTAAAAACGTTTGAAAATCTTACTTCTACTCAACAAGAAGTATATTCTTTGTATATTAAGAATAAAAAGTATATTGGAAGGGAATTAACGATTCCGTCAAGTAACCCATTCTTAAGTTCCGACAATATGAGTTTCGAATCCGAAGGAGTAAGTATAGATGAACACAGAGGCGTTTTATCTTTAGATGCGTCTAGGTCCTTATCAAAACCGATTGACATAAATAACGTTAGAATATTTTTTACCACTTCTATTCCTGACGCGACTACTTATCCTAATAATAAAACCTTAGGAATAGGGTCTCATTGGAAAATACCAAAACGGTCCGATGTTCATTTTATAAGTACAAATCCTTCCGATATAGAATCCTATAGAAGAATGATGATAGATTCTAACGACAATACTGGAATTGGATGGTGCGAATTTGAAGGAGTTAAAACAGAAGTAGACGTTTTTAATAGACAAATTAGAATAACTACCTCGTATAGACTGAACGACCTTGCTGCTGGGACTATTGGGGCTATATATTCTAAAGATATATATATTCCAGACGAATATGCTCTAAAAAATTATATCGGAAAGATTTTTAATAGGGACGCAGAATCAATACTTTTAGATATACCCAATTCATTACAAGGAAGATATGTTTCGTCAAATATTTCTGTGTCAAATGGTACTACTCCTCAATACAAACTCGTTATACCATTTACTCCGGATGCTCCAATAACTAACGAAATTATTATAGATATAGAACCAGATGATTTAGGTTATTATCCTAAAATTATCTGGTCTGAATCAAAGGTTTTTACGAATAAAAATGGAACTGATACATATTATTATTTATCAGAACCGTCGTATTCAAATGATATAACTCATAACGGAGAGTATAAGTGTGTTATAAAAGGAGGATTTGTAAAACCATCTAGAATCGAGCTTATATTAGAATACGGGTCTGATTTTCTACATTGGGTTCCTATTGGATTTACGATGAGTCATTATAGTTATAGTTCCCAACAAAATTATTATCTTACGGATACAAATCAGGAAGATATTTTATTAATATTAAACAAAACCTATGATATTTTTGTTGATTCTGAAGCAGACGAAGCAAATGAAAAAATAAGAGCTATAAACGTATTATTATCAAGGAGAAAATAATGTCTACTTATAACTATCCAGACACTATTGGGTATGTTAATAATAAAAAAGGATTTACTGCCTCGAAGTATAATTCTTTGGCTATTAATTATACTTTATCTACTATTAACTGTGATAGCGGAAAACAACTTATAATACGTACAGCTCAAGGTTCTGATAAAGATTTAGTTTTATCAAAACATATAATACCTGTATTACCTTACAGATTAATGATTAACGATGCTACGTTTTTTAATAAAATCAAATCTTCTTTGATTGATAGTGCTACAGACATAGCGGCGTTCAATCCAGGAATTACTTCTTCTCTTTCAATGCCTGCAGAATTTGATTCTGCTACTAAATTTATAGAACTAAATGTTCCTAGAAGTTGTCTTAAATATTTTGTGTCTTCTCAGCAATGGGAAATGCAAAACTTAGGAAATAGTAAATACGTTGATGTTACAGTTAATAAGATAGAAGCCTATGACCTACAAGCATCGATGGTGGTAGAATCTAATACTACATATGATGATTTATATATAGCGGTATCTAGTAGAGTAGATATGTTTGGTTCATATTCTGATATTAGTATTTCTTTTACTAAACCGTTTCATTGGTTTTGGACCATTCCTGTAGTAGTAAGAATACGAGTCAATAGAAGCGATTTAACTGTAGCTGGAAAAAATCTAAGTATAACTCCCACCGCATGGGGGTATCCAGTTGATACTGCTTGGTTTGGAGAATCAACTGCTTCTATGGATATTGCTAAAATAAATACTTCTATTACTGGAGCCTATACCTCTAAGCTATGGAATTATAATCTTATTCCAGGTCGTTATATTTCAGATAGTCGATATATTAATTTTAGGTTTCAACCAATGAGTCTAGGTTGCCTAGTAGATATCGATTATCTATCTTCTACTGGCGTCGTAGTTGTTGCGAACTCTATTAAGAACTACTTTGTAGACAGAAACGGTTATAGATATATTCATACAATTAGTAAGTTTACTTTATCTTCTGGGTTTACTGCTGTAACTGACTACGACTCTACTGTATATACTGAAACTACAGTACTAAGAATATCAATGTATACAGCAAATGGATATTATGTGTATTTGATAAATAACTCGGATTTAACTTCAGATATGATAATTTATGACTCATTACTTAATATAGCAAGCCGTAGAATTTTTAATGGAACTGATGTAGATTTAATCGAAAAGAGTAGTAATTTATATATATTATTTCATTCTGATTCAAAAAGATATATATTTAAATTTCCTACAATCAGTTCTAGTTTCGCTGCTTCTTTAGGAACCGGTATTCTTTATAATGGATTACCAGCTAAATTAAGAACAGCAGGAGCAACACAAATAAATGAAAGTAATATAATAATAAATAATAATTGTAATCAAGATAAATCGATAGTTGAAAATATAACAAGTAACTGTTCTAGTGTTACAAGCAATTTAAAATTTATAGGGTCAACAACCTTAGTAATAGATAAAATTACTTTATCTAAAGACGGACAAATCAATAGCTTAGAATTTTTCTCGGTATAAAATGGAAACAAAAAATATATTATATTCTCAAGATGATGTTGGTTTTAGTACTAATGATAATCAGGTTATTTTATATAGTTCTTCTGCCAACAACTTATCTATAATAAACAAAAATTATTCTCCTCAAACTCTTACTTTGGGAAGCACAGCAACCATTGGTTATTGGGCGGACCCTACCTTGGGATCCCAAAATTACACCGACGATAAATCTAAAATAATTTCAGAAAACGGAATACCTATAGTAATTAATATCAATAGTTGTAGTGGAATTTATTCAAAGTTACCAATAGCTACGGGTTGGAACACAGACAAAGGCGGAATAGAAATTAATGATAACTATAGACCCGATATGGGATTTACTATTGGGGGAGATTACGCTACATGGAACGCCAATAAAACTGGTTCTAGAACTGGTTATTGGGCTATAGGCGAAGACGTTATAATTACTTTTACTTGTAGTTCAGTTAATCTATTATACGGTGGAACGGAGCAAAGAATAAAGGGATTGTTCTGGCATTATGATAACTCTACTGGTAGTTTTAATCTTGGTATAACAGCAAAACTGGATTTAAGCAATGCTCCAAGTTCTTATTTATTCACCGACCCTAATTTCGTTCTAAGTAACTGTATTATTAACGTAAAAGTTCTAAATAAATACGGAGTAATAATAGCATCAAAAGAGTATACTGGAGTATCTCTAGACCCTCCTAATGCTACTGGAAGTATATCTGTTAGTCCTGCCATTAATAAAACTGATGCAGAAGTATATTTTTCTATTACTATGGATAGTAATAAAAATAGTGTAACATATACGGAATTACAGAATGTAAAAAAATGTGTATATAGTAGAGCTGAGAATAAGATAAAAGAAGGGTCTCCTGTAAATTACACCAGTAACTTTTTACCTCCTTCAACTATTATGATTCCTAGTTCAACGATGAAGAGAGGGGATTATTGTTATGTTTCATATGAACCAAAACTAGCAGGAATTAAACCAGCTATTTCTGGAGGAATAGCCTATTCTGATATGGTCAGTTTCTGTAAAGGTCATAGATTTTCAATAGACGATGTTAAAATACAATTTATGGTCTCTGGTTCTTATGAGTCTAACGTAATAGATAATATTAATAATTTAAATCCTTACATATTTATTAATCCTACAGGTACGGTGTGTTACGCAAAAATAACCTTTGATGCAAATCATGAAGATTGGAGTAAAGGTACCTCTAGAGATAAGTTGCCTGATTCTCAGATATATCCATATATCACAAAGGTTTATGCTGCAGCACTGCAAACAACGGAGCTTGAAAAGTATCTAGCTGTTTTTAAAAGTATATACACTCCGTATGATAGTGTAGAGACCTATCCTAATGTTGAACTTTCCGGACCAACAATGGAACAATTATTTACGTTAGGAATCGCTGGATTGTATTATAATTCAACGACTTTGACTCCTAATACTTATACTTCTTTATCTGATCAATCAATAGAGATAACTATATCAAAATCTGGTAGGTATAAATTTTATATCGGAATTGAAGACCAATTTAATCAAGCATCAGTATGGTGCGTAACTAATAAAGCTAATAACTTTAATATTCCATTCTAAGGACAACAATGGCAAACTATGTTTATGTTAATCTTGGTGCTTCTTCTTTACCATCTCTTAAGATGGTTGCTGTTAATAAAGGGGACGCCAATCTATATTTAAGAGTGTCTGGGGAATATACTCTGACTCCAAACTCGAAAGTTAAAGCTATAATAGTACCAAGCGGAATTACTGTCTTACCAGACCCAGTAGAGGCTTACTCTGTTAGTGCTCTACTTACTAGATTACGCGGAGATAAATTTTATCATGACATATCTTATGGTATTTTTTCTGTATTAGGCGGGGAGAATGATACTGATTCTGATGTTAACTTAAAATTTAATGATGTTAAAATAAACGATTATTATTGGGAAAATAAAATATTTAATGTTCATTGGATATTACAAAGAGATACTGAAGAAATATATGGTAGTTATAGTGGAGTCTATACTTTTCCACATAATATACAGAATAAAGAAGTAATAATAAGCGGGTATCTATCTAGTAATAATTCAATGAGATATAATGTAAAATGGGATACTCTTTATAATGAAGGAGATGCTGCTTATGGAGTATATCCTAACGATGGACCATATAGATTTAAAATTAATTATGCTCATGATAGCGGAGTATTGATACCGTCCCTATCTGATTGGATTTACTATGGTTCTGGAACTATGAGTTCTGGTATAACCTTTAATGTAAATTATTATGATACTCGAACCCAATATAATACTCCCGCAATTTACGATTTATATATATCCAACGTTAGTGCTAGTTCTAATAAACCAGGATCCAATGACCGTATTATACGCTTGGATCATCAAAAATTTATAGATTCCGACAACTACTTTAGAAATCTAGACAACCAGGTATTTAGTTCTCCGGATGTTAATAAATTGAAGAAAGTTGGAGAAGTCGAAATTGAGCCTAACATTATCAATAGGAAAAGATTAAGCATAGGAATAAATGATATAGCAATAAGAGATAATATTTATGTTAAACAGGGAGTATATGTATCAAACTACTATCCAGTCGATTTTAATCTATATTCTATTTCTATTAAATCCGAGGAATTTATACCAGAATACGTAGATATAAATAGATATGATGTAGTTAAATATTTCATAGAAATTAATTCTAAGTGGGAAAGAATTTCGCCAATTAATAGAATAGACGAAAAGTCTGATGGAAATATTGTACCAAAAATCTTAATATTTGATAAGCTACAAAACGATGTTTCATATATAAAATATATAGAAATAAACAACGTTAAGATATTTAGAGTTAAGATAGTATTTGATCTTTCTAAAATAAAAGAGGATAGATTTATCCCTCCTGAGATTTATAATTACAAATGTATTATCTTTGATAAGGATCAATTGAATGAATTATAAAATCAATAGTCTATATGACAAAGTTTATTCTTCGTTTATTAGAGGAGAATATGGAACTCCGCGTATTCCAAGTAAAAATGATGTGTTATCTAAAATAAACGAATTAACGTCTGAAGAAAATATTCCAATTACAACTAATACTCACATGACTGATATAGATATAGTTGAAATCAGGAAAAAATTTTCTAACATTATAGATGATATTGATGTCTTGTTTAATTCTATAGAAAAAGAATCTCAGGAAATTCTTGATCAACTAACCAATTCTCTTAAAGAACACAACGGCGTTAAAAGAGAAATGAGAAGAATAAAATCTAATGCTACAGATATAGCTAACGGAAATATAGGAGACGATTTTTTAAAATATAATTTTACAGAATCTTTTGATACTTCTACCAATATCAATGTTCAAAGAAGTGACCCAGTAAATTATGACGCTGGATTATTTACTATAAATAAAGATATTTCAAATATATTGTCTCTAGAACATTATCGTGGTTCTAAAATAGAGTTTAACATTGTAGAGAATTTTGCTCAAATAAACGAATATGGTTATGTTGGGTCTTCTGATCCAGCAGCTATGTTAGACCAAGATGACCCAAGACAATTAGTATATAGGATAATTACTTCTACTCCTACTCCATTAAAAGCATCAATTACTCTTCAATTAGCTCCCGATGCATCAGAAGTAGAAATAAATTCTGTAGTTATAGATATGGATTCGGATATAGCTAAAGGGTATATTAGATTATATTATAAAAATCAGTTTGAATGGAAAGACGTTAATACCCAAAGTATACAAGAAATCAAAAGCGATAAAGTAATATTTAACTTTCCAAATACAAAAACCGCTTATATTAAAATAGAATTTATTAAAGAAAGTCCAGATTCATTCGATACTAATACCTATTATTATGTCATTAATAATATAGCTATTTCACAAAGCACATCTAGAAGGTCTGCTACATTATATTCTAAACCTATTTCTGTAAATAGTTATTCTTCAGAAACTTCTATTATAAATAACTTAACTGTTTCTGGTGATATTGACGTTCCTCCGAATTGTGACGTAAACGTATATGTTGCTCAGGATATAAAGATTAGCGGAGCTTTCCTTAACTCTGGAAACCTACCTGTTAATTACGATTCTTCAGAAGCTTATAAATTTGATAGTACTTATAATGGATATGTTTATTTATCAGATATAATTAATTCAACTGATACAATAACTGGAGTACTAAATTATAAAGGATTAGATTTTAATTGGAAAAACATACAATTTATTAATACAAATTTCGAACAAGTTCCAAAACAAATAGATTTTGATAATACAATAAGAAATAAAAAACTCGATAATTCTTTGTTTATTGTAACTAATCCTTTAATGTATGGAGATGTTGGTTATACTGGAATATTACAATTAAGTGGTTGGGTTAACACTTCTAATACAGCGTGGGCTACTATGAGTCCGCTGGTTACTGCCGGAATTCTGGTATCAGGAATAGATATCGCAACAGATTTAAGTATAGCATGGGCTAATATAGAAGACTCTAGCGGAAATCTTCATCCTTCAATCGCAGCAGATAATAGATATTCCGGTCAATGGTTAGGATTTGGTAGCGGAATAGGATATCCATTTAATTATACTCTTAGTGGTTCATTATTAGTATTTAATGACTACACAGCACACGTAAATGGTTGGTGGAGACCATTTAGCGAAACTGTTACTCCAACAGGTATTAATGGGTTATTTTCTGAAAGTGGATTTTTAAAAGATAGTTATCATAACTTTGTTCCAGATTTCTATTTTAATAATACTCCTTTCTATAAAATATATAAATTTGGTCGTAGAGAGACGCTTCTAGACTCTACCGTTAAACTATATACATATCAGGAGCGACCGTTCGAAAATGACGGAGATTTATATCCTTGTCATTTTAAATGGAAATACAAATCTAAATTTATTAATAAAGTCGGTTTTAAAGAAAAGGATTCTGACCCTGCCAATCCCGCATCTTGGATAGAATACTGTATACCAATAGCTTCTAGTATTATTAATACTAATGAAGAATTTATTATTGATTCTATTACAGAGGTTAAAATCCATAATACTGCTGAGGTTTTAGATTCCAAGGAATATCAAGTATTATATAGCGGAGTAACAATAACAGGTATATATTTTGGACCTTTAAGCGATACTAAATACTTGTTAAAACCTTCTGGTATAACATTTGATTACACATATTTATATAGAACTAAAAACGAATATTTATCTACTTGGACAGGATATGCTATTATTGCTGCTAATGCTTATAATCCTTATATCATAATTCCTAATGTTAAAGTAGTAGATAAAAATATAAATCTTATTAATAAAATCGCAATTGAAAATCTGGATACGGGACAAATAACAGATTACCTAGAAGATAATGGCGGTATGTTTAAGATATTCTTCGGATCCACCAATACGGAAAGTCATTTTAAAATAACTTTATTCTGTGCTAGTAATGACGATAATGGATATTGTGCCGATAATTGGAGTCCTTATAAAAATAAACAGAGCAGTTCTATTACTATATCTCCTAATGTTAAATTAGTTTATAAGATAGACCCTATTAAACTAGTCGGATTAGATACTTTATTATATAATTCTTTTACTGGAGATCAGAGAGCAGCTATATATGAGGAAAATGGAGAAAAATTTATAGTAGTTAAGTTTCCTTCAAAAGATACTGTTCCTGGATACTATTTTGATTCAATTAATAAAAAATATTACTCTGATTCCACTAAACAGTTAGATAATAAAGGTCATTGGGTTAGACAACACAATTATGATAAAAGATTTGTTGACCAATTCTATTATACTACTGGCTCCTCTGGTAATATATTGTATATAAAAGACAATGTAACTAGAGATACTACTTGGAATGGCGGAGCCACGTTAAATGAGTTTCCAAATTATACAGGAATAACTTATTATCCGCATCATAGTACTTATGGTTATCCTATAAATGTAGATAGTGTTAATACACAGAAGATAACATTGTATCCAAATGATATTGATCCTAGGGCTCCGACAGCCAGCGGAACGGTTGGGTCTTCTAATTGGTTATCTTGGCTCTTAGCAACTGGACACGGAACAGATAGACGAATTTATTTAGTGTCTAATTCTGTAGAAATAGACGATATAAATAGAGGATTTTTATTCTTTAATACGGGAGAAAATCTTTCTTCTTATTATTCAATATCTTATAGAACATCTATTCATTCAGACGATACTAATAATAGATTCTTATACAAAATAGTATTGTTAAGTGATGATACCGGTAGCCTTGTACCAAAAATACGTTCTATACGATTTACAATAAACGAGGAATAAATGAGAAGCAATTTTCCACTATCTTCAGAACAAATAAATAATAAACTATTACTATCTTACGAGAATCTAGTGTATTTATTAGGACAAAGCCTTCCAGATAAACCATATTGTTCTGGACTTTATGATAGATTACAAACTTCAGGAGAATATTTAGCGACCACAACTAGTGGTATATTAGTTGGAGATTCTCCTAGAATAATAGATACACTAAAGTTTGATTACTATTATCGAAAACATTTTGGTCAAATTAGGAATTAAATATGAGCACAAATTCAGATCAATTACTTGCTTATCCTATAACAAAAGAATTAGAGTATAGGAGTAATATTAGTTCAAAGGAACTTAATGAGATGATTCGTTCTATAGAAGAATCTGTTCTAAGGTCTTTGATTAGAGGAACACAACTCAAAGAAACATTTGATAGATTTAATCTAGCATTAACATCATCTTATGTCTCTATGAGTAGGTCTAGTCAAATGTATAATTATTATCCTACCACATCTGATATATACAGTACTACTTCTTATGTCGGTGTTGCTTTTGCTTCTGCTTTTGGGGGAATGGTTGGAAAAAAACAAAATAAAATGGCCGGAATCGCCACGTTAGACTGGAATGATAATAAAAAATTATCTAAAATAGCTATCTATAACGGCGTTGTTTCTCCAAATATACAAATATCAGTTGACGGAATACTCAGACCATCTAGCGACGCTGTATATAATATAATTGATGGCGATAATACTACTTTTTGGGTGGAAAGTGCTACTGCTGGTCAACATACGTTAGAATTACTATTACCTCCATCTATAAATAAGGGGTTCAACTATATAGAAATCGTTCCTTTTCCTATATTTGGTATAGAAATTATTAAGATTGAGTATTATGATTTACAAAATAAGCTTAAGGTTATTTATCCAGTAAGTGAAAATTCCTTTTATAATTCAACTGGGCCATTAGTTTTTCACCTTGCTCCTAAAGATTTTAATAATTCAATTAAGATTACTTATTATGTAATGGAAGGCATAAATTCAATGGGGTTTAGTTCTGTAGATATATGCAATATAGATTATATTAATAATACTAATATAATATACTTCAAGTTTGAAAATTTACCTAATTACGATGTTGCCGGAAACGCAATTACCTCTATTACTCCAGTAATGATTGATTTAGATTTTTATGTAGATGGCGTATTAGATAATAATTATGACCAATTTATATCAGAAATATCCTTGGTTCCAACAGTAAGCAGTACTGAAAAAATAGGTCTAGCACGAAAAAAAGGTAGACAAACTATTCCTTCGACTACTATTAATATGGGTTCTGAAGATGGAAAAAGGTGTCTATATTTAAAAGTAGCAATGAACGAAGTATGTAAAACAACACCTGTATTTAGAGGTGCTAAATTGAATTTCACGTATGGTACATTATAACGGAGTTAAAATGTTAACAACCACACAAATAGAAGCAAGACTGAATAATATTGATGTTAAAATTGAAGGATTGACTACTCAACTAGAAAGATTAAATACTGACTTGGGTAGTAAAATTACTACAGCAGACCTTACAAGGTCTTATGATGAATTAAAAGAATTAATTCGTACTAATTCTATTACTATATCAGAAATGGAACAGAAACTTGCTAAGGTTATACTTCCTGAAGAAACCAGATTCTATCTAGAAGGCTCTGAGGTATCTGATTTCCAATCTAATTTTAACTCATTAAAAGCAATGATGTCAAAATTTGATAAGCTATATAAAAGCCTAGTGGCTTATGCGTCAAAATAGTTAGTTTCTAACTTTTTAATTATATCTTCAATTAAAACATAGAACCTTTGTTCAGGTAAAAGAAGAGTTTTATGTAGGTTATCAAGCGGCATTTTCTTCAATGCTGAATCTATTATCATTAATTCCAGCCTAGTAAAAGACGAATTCTTTAGACTTATAAAGAACTCTGCTGGAGCTTTAAATTTCTTACTTTTTTCCTCGGTTAATAATAATAATTTATTTTTTAGCTTTTCCGACATCATTTGTTGGTATAGGGGTATGAAAAGGACACTGTTCTATAGACACATATATTTTTATTTTAGATAAATTTATAAATGTTGGAACTACAGAACAAATAACAGATTGTTTACACATCACACAACGTCTAGGTAGAACTATTTTATCACTAAAAATTAGTTCATTATCTTCTTCTGTAGAAATAAGATTATCTAATATACTATCCGCTTGTTTCATTACTATTTCCTTTTATAATGTTATACCTTCTTATTTCTTTTGTTGATAACCACTTACTTTTCTTTAATAACTTTTTTGCCACCGCGATAGATAATCCTAATTGGCTAGCTGTGTATCTTACATAATTATTATATACTTCTTTTTCTTCCGTTTTATCTGCTTTTACTCTTTCCTCATAGGTTCGATCGTCACCTGTTGTAATATGTGTATGAACGAATACCCGACAACTAGGAAATAACATTCTTTCATCACCTGCTATAAATATAAAGAACCCAGCACTAGCAATTTCTCCCAAACCATAAGTATAAATTCTAATATTATTTTTTTCTTTTATATGTAGTAACAGGTCTGTAATAGCAAAACAGTCTGCTAGATATCCTCCTTGTGAGGTTATGTATAAATGTATTTCTTTAGTCTGTCCCGCATCCCAGTCTACTTCCAATAGTTCTTTAATAATATTGCTCGCAACAGACTCATTAACTTCCCCTATAATATACAATATTTTCTTATAGGGATGACTATTAACTACCGTTATAAGTCCTGAATTTTCGTCTTCGTTAAGTTCCATCTGTAGGCTCTACTTTCTTTTCTTTTTTTATCTCTTGGTATTTTTTAATAGACAGAGCTATAAAACAATCACATTTCTTGCATATTAAAGGATCAATTCCTCTTGGCCAATCTTCTCTATCCATTAATTTAGAGCAGGTTAACGAAGAAATACCTGAGTTAAATACTGGACATTTAATCTTTCCTTTTAAATCTATTTTTATTGTCTCTCCGTTGGCCTTAAATACCCATTCATTATAATGGATTTCTATTCTTTTATTATAAATAGAATCTATAACTTTTTTATCTAGCATATTAGCCTCTATATTTCTTTATTACTTCTATTAATTTTTGAGCGGCGTTATTCCAAGAATACTTTTTTGACATATAATCAGCCAATTCATCGCTTTTGTTAGCATATTTTGATTGATTATCAAAGGTATATGTTAGTAATTCTTCTAATTTTAATGTATTAAGATTATCCCAAATTCCTTGGTCGCCATTAAACCACATACCATCATGAGCTATAGTAGAGGTTTCTTTCTTAATTATTAATTCCTTCTGAATATCCGGACAGTTGTCATTTATATACTCTTTATGACCTAGACAGTTTGTTGCTATTATTGGAATACCGCAGGCCATCAGTTCTGTTGCTGGAAGGTCCCATCCTTCACCTCTAGATACTTGTATACCTACATTGGCTGAATGTAATAAAGAAGGCATGTTTGATATATGAATAGTAGGTACTGTAAAATAAATTTCACAATTTTTATATATAAATAAATGCGCCTTACCATTAAATCCTTTATATTCAAACCCGTGTTTAAGCGGATTAACTCCCGACCAACAAGCTAGGTTTTTAAATGGGTGGTCTTTAGTTTTATTTATGAACGGATTAAACGTATGACATATTAATGCTACATCTTTTTCCTTCATATTAAAAATGAATAATCTTAATAATAGGTCTGTGTTCTTTCTTTCCTCTTTTTTACCCATAGTGATATAGGTAAACTTTTTAGTGTCTAGATATTTATCTATTGGTATCGTATTATAAAGAGTTTCGTCTACTCCTTCATTTACTACTTCAATGGGTTTTGTTATTTTTTGATTAACCAGATATTCTAGATGTCCTGACGTAGTCGTTAATATAACATCCGTTGGTCCGTTTTCTAACATATTAAACGAACGGGTTTTTATTTGAGAAGTTTCAAATATAGAGAACGTAAATAACGGATTTCCAGCAGCTTGATTGCTAAATTCATCATGAAATAAAAATAATGATGGTTCTTTAGCAGAATATCTATCTTTATTCTTTTCTGCATCCTTTATATACATTTCAAAGAAATGGTCTAGTTGTATATCTCCTATTGGAGTTAGGTTAATTTCCTGTCCATTTTCAATAAGAGCTTTAATCATATTACAGGAATGAATCCCGTAACCCAATATATTAATTGGTGAATATATATTAATCATTATTCTTCCTTTGGTGATAGTTGTATTCCAACTATGTGTCCATCTCTCAAATGAATATAACTTCTTCCTTCTACTTCTATACGATTAGCATCACACTTATAGAAGCATACTACATCTCCTATATTAATGTCTTCTATTTTAGGCCCAACCGCTTCAACTAGTCCATACATCCATGGGTCATTGTTATTATCAGGAAGTAATATTCCTCCTTCAGTTTTGGTCTTTTCTATGGGTGTAAGTAATAGTCTATCGTGTCTTAATTTAAAATTCATACTATCTCCTTTTTAAGTATTTCTATTATTTTTTCTCTTGCGTGCCCATCACCATAAGGACACTGGTAATCAGTTAGTCTTTTATTTAACATTTTCCAAAAGGCTCTACATAAATAATCTGGAGTTTTACATAATGTAGCATTAAGCCATATACTCTCTGGTCTTTCGGTTACTTTTCTACAAATAATAACCTTTTTATGTAGATAACAAGCCTCCTCTTGTATACCTCCGCTATCTGTAATAATCATTTTGCTCTTTTTTATATAATTAATAGTATCTTCTCTGCTAAGTGGAGTTATGAGTGATATATTAGAACTACTAAAATCAGATGGATATTTTATTGCCGGATGCATTACTATTAAATAGGTTAATGAACTAGTCTGTTTAGCTAATTTTTTAATGGCCGTAAACCAATCATTAATAATTGGCCAATTTTCTCTACGATGCATAGTTACCAGAACTAAATTTGATTCATTTAAAGGAGTAGAATCTATAGTGTCTAGAACTGTATTTCCTACTACATATTTTGATGCCCTTACTCCCTCTTTTACAAGATTTTGAGCATTTTGGTTAGTTGGACATAAGTGTACCTTAGCCATTAAACTGATAGCTCTTCTATTATATTCTTCCGGATAAGGATTTTCCATGTTATATGTCCTTAAACCAGCTTCTAGATGTACTATTGGTACCTTTCTTATAAAGGCGGCCAATGCCATGCTATAAGCGCTGCTAGTATCTCCCTGTACCAAGACTGCCTTTACTCCTTTAAGCCAGTTCTCAGCCTGTTCTAGCACGTTTAAATGAATGTTAGTAAGACGGTCAGACGATATGTCATATAATGGCAGAGTATCATGTTCTTCCGAAATATTCACAAGATCTTGATGTTGTTCAATATGTAGCAATTTATATGGTATTCCTTCTTTTTTTAGAAGGGGAATTAGTGGTTGTATCTTAATCCACTCAGGGCGTGTTCCTAGAGCTATTAGTAACATATAATTAGAATAGTTTCCTACACATCATCTTTCCTATTAGAGCCGCTATAATTTGATATTAAATCGCAATAATTTATAAATCTTTTGTGACTATATTCTTGTTTCATAAAGTTTATATCTTTATGAATCCATTGAACATTTCCAATAATGTATCCTTTATCGGAATCTATTCTATCTAATGAGGCTGTTCCTTTATTATGGATCGCTTCTGAATATTTTTCTGTGAAATTTAATTCTAATCCAGAATATTTACATTTTTTATTCTGTTCTAAAAATAATTTCCATAAATATTCTATATCCAAATTCCATTCTATATTTCTAAATTTCGCTTGTGATTTTATATTTGCTATAAAACTTGCTGGTAAATCTCCTATTCCTTTCCAAGAAGGAGATTTCTTTCCAGTTAAGCGTTTTTTACATCCACTTTTACATCCACATTTAATTCCTTTTTGAAGTCCATTTATCCAAGCATTAAAAATATTTCCACATACACATTTACATTTCCATTTACTGGAGTGGTTACTTATTTCTATGAATTCTAATGGTTCTACTCCATTTATTATTTGTCCAGCATAATTTTTTCGCATTACCAACTAATCTCCCATGTTTTAAATTCGGCAGCTAGACAATCTATTTTATAATCTTTTCTATTTTCTCCAGTTAAAATATCTTGTATTATATTTTTAGATGTGTTTCTAATCCCGTTCAAACCGTGGGTTAGTTCTAGTTTATTTCCTTCTTTATTTCCTTTTCTGGCTTCACTTTCATTAAACCAAATATGTAAATTCATCTGGCTTAATACTATAATTGCTCTGATCGTTTTAGCATCTAAAATTATCTGTCCTTCATTTAATATTATGTCTATATCGTGCATAATATCTTTAATTTCTTTAGCATATTCTTCTTTATGTTCTGGTATGAATACTTCTTTTAGTTGTAATATGCTTAATCTATCTATAAGTTCTGCTAATGTTGGTAGATATCTGCGCTCTGGTGATATTGTTGCTTTTCTTTCTCCAACCTCTTTTTCTATTAGTTCAGCTAGTTCAGTTAAATCCCTAGTGTTATCCGTTCTTTCAAAATTAATTTTTCCAACCACTTCTGTTTTCATTATGTACTCCTATAATAGTCTATAGTTTTTTGTAATCCGTCAGATAGTCCAATTAGCGACGATATGTAATCTGGAACAAAGTATTGTATGCGTGTAATATCTAATAATTTTGATTTCACACCAACAAACTTCTTTTCATTAAAGTGAATATTATTAAAATCATATTTTAAATAATTACATATAAATTTAGCATAAGATTTTATACTATATTCTTTACCATAACCTATATTTAGTATTTCATTGTCTAGATTTAAAGTATTATATATAGTTTTAACAACATCATCTATATAAATTAGCTCTCTTTTTTGTTCCCCGTTTCCCCATAGCTCTACTGTATCTCCTTTAGACCCAGCATATATCTTTTTAATTAAATCAAATATAAAATGACTGTCGTTTTTAACAAAGTTAGGTCCATAAATAGTTGAAGGTATTAGATAATTATATTTTAATCCATATTGGGAAGAAATTGATTGTAATCCAACTAGAAGCATGCGTTTTGTATAAGCATAGGAAGCTAAACTGTCTTCTGGTTTTCCATTAAGATAGTTATCTTCTGTTAGTGACAAAGAAGAGTCGTAACTACACGAAGTACCCATAGCTATTAGTTTGGCTTGAGGTTGATATTTAAGCCAGTAATCTAGAATATTGGTATTAATCTTTTGGTTTTGTGTCCAAACGTCTCCTTTATGATACTCATGCCAATTTCCAGCTTTAGCTACCGCTGCAAGGTGAAATATATAATCAACAGACCCATCAGGAGTATCTTCTTTAATACAATCGTTTATCTCACTAGCAGGACAAAACAAGCTTGGATACTGAGAACATATTCCAGTAAGATTCCATCCTAAGTTCTTTAAGAATTTTGTTAAATGTTTTCCTAGATATCCTGTAAACCCTGTAATTATAGCGTTCATTCTTCTATCCTTACATTTTTAATTCCTGATTATTCAATAAATTATATACTGTGCGCATATAAGTATTATTTTTTATATATTTAAGTTCACCAAAACATATTGGATGTTTTATATTAGAATTTATTTAGTTTCCTTATAAATTGGTAAAGTTTCTATCGTTATGGGCCTTTATAATTGGACAAACTTTAAGTAGTTCTTGAATACCATCGTCTACAGTCTTGGTTGGTTTCCAACCCATGGATTCCAGACGCTCATTAGATACTATATAATTTCTCTTATCTACGTCTTTCTTAAACTCTTCATCTTTTATTACCAATTCTGGTAGATATTTCTTAATAACCTGTGCTAACTCAAGTTTGGATAAATTAGCATTAGATAAACCAACATTGAATGCTTTATTATTACATTTCTTATAATTATCCATCATAAATATAAATGTGTTAGCCACATCTTGTATATGTATATAATTTCTTTTGAAGCTTGATTCAAACAAAACTAAATACCCATCAGTATAAGCCTTATAGGTGAAATCGTTAACTAACAAATCCATGCGCATTCTAGGAGAAAGTCCAAATACTGTAGCTAATCTTAAAACTACACCATTTCCTCCATGTAATACTTCATCTTCAGCAAAACACTTAGTTTTAGCATAATGACTAAGTGGTCTTCTTGGACTGTCTTCTGTTACTGTAATCTTTGATGTACCATAAGCGCTATTACTATTAGGATAAATTAACATTTGTTCTCTAGATAACCACTCTGCTATATTTTTTATTTGTATATGGTTAACATCCGTGGCCTCATCGGGAAACATATCGCAAGCAGGAGCTCCTACTATTGCTGCTAATGGTATTATTACATCATTATGTGTAACAAGAGTTTTTAATAGTTTAGTGTCTCTTACATCTCCGTATACAAAAGTAATATCTGGGTCGTCGTAATCATATATGGGTCCGATCTGCCTATATTTAATATTATCTAGAACAGTAATAGAATTGTAACCGTCTAATAATAACTTTTTTACCAATACTGATCCTATAAAACCTAGGGCTCCTGTTATTAATATTTTTCTCATGGTATTATCCTTGGAGTTGGGAAGGGAACTATGAATTTTACTCCTTTATCTGTTATTTCTTTATTCTTTTCTAATATCTCTTTATCGAAATTATGTGCTAATAATAGATAATAATCTGGTAAATCCTCTTTAGATTCCTGAACTATTGGGATATGTGTTACCGGAGTATATTTTCCTATTTTCAGCGGATTTATCTCTACTAACTTATCTAATAGCTTATTATCAATTTTTTCATATGTTAGTAAAGTATTTCCTTTAGCTGGAGCACCATACCCATAAATCTTTTTAGATTCTCCCTTTAAATCCTTTATAAATTTTCTTAATCTATATCTATCAGAAACAATCTTTTGTCCAAACTTCTTGAACTTTTCAAAAGTATATTCTTTATCCTTTTCTTTTAAATTTAAATATCTTTTTGTTGGTTCCATATTTGCGCTAGAGTGACAAAGTTTTGCTATTACACTACCACTATGTATATCTGATTCATAAGCGTCGAAAACCTTTAAACCGTATGGGTTTAATAGATTTTCTAGACTGTGTAGTGTATAATATAATAAATGTTCGTGATAAATCATGTCGTAAGTGCCTTTTTCAATCATCATACCAGCATACATAAATTGTACTACGAATATCCCATTCCTAGCCAGTAAATATTTTATAGCTCTTATAACACTGTGTAGTTCTTCGAGATGGAAGAATACTCCTGCTGCATTTATTAACTGTATTTCTCCTGGATTAAAGTTATTGTATGCTAACTTATCATTAAAAAAATCATTTATAGTATATATTCCTGCGGCACTGGAAAGTTTTGCTATGTTATCTGCTGATTCTACGTTTATTAAATTACTCAATCCGAGTATTTTATATTGGGCCAACTGAGTTCCATCATTACCACCTATATCCAGAACTATGTCCTTACCTGATAATTTAAATTGGTCTATATTCTCCTTGGCTATATTATAAAAATGCTCTCTTAGAGTTTTTGTTGTTCCAGATAGATAATCGTGATGCTTAAACATCCTTTCTTTTGGAACTGTAGTTGTCAATTGTAACATATCGCATTCCTTACAGTAGTTTAATTTTAAGCTATAGGTAGGTTCTTTTCCAATTTGTTCATTTGTAATAAAATCATTACACCATCCTTGCATACCTAAATCTAAAATAGGAACTAATGGATGATTGTTGCAATTTCTACAGCTAGGACTCCACCTAGGGTCGCTTGTTAATTTCATTAGTTCTCCAATCTAAAACACGCAGCATAATCAATTCCGTTAAACCCTACATACGGCCTTGGTGTTACTGTTAAAGGATAACTACAAACCTTAAACCCTTTAGATTTAAATGTTTCATTCCACCATTTTTTGTCTCGCGCACAGCGGTGTTTGTATCCTTCGCTCGGATTAATGGTTCCAATAAACATACCAGTATCTTTTAGATGTTTCTTTATATTATCTATAACAAAGGGTATTTCTTCTGGAGCGGGGTGTTCTAAAAAATCCCAAGCTGTTATAATATCAAATTTGTATATATTATTATTTATATCTGAAATATCTACGTTTTTTGATATATCAGCAAAGAATAAACATTTATTCTTGTAGTTAATCCAATTTTGTCTTCCTGCTCCTCTTGTTAAGATTGCTTCTTCGTTTCCTCCTTCTAGACCAACTGCTGTTTTTCCTTGGTTATAAGCATCTACTACTAGTTTTCCTCCAGCGCAACCCAAATCTAATAGAGAATAAGGTTGATTTAACATTAATAAGTTTAACTGTTCTAGAAACCCATTATTGTTATTATTATCATTGATACATCCATCTGGGTCTATAAAATCAGGAGACTCTAGTGGATGTTCCCTTTCAACTACTACCTTTATAAAATCCATTTTATGCTCCGAAAGTATGATTAGTTAGCTTATCTCTTATTATAATATCATTAAATTTTGGATTAACAAAATCTAGGTTTCCGTTTCCTCGGCCTATTATTTGAAACCCTCTATTAATCATATAATTTTCAAATGCTAAATTGCTTTGTGAACCATACCAATATTGACCATTAGATGTGGCCTCACTACTTATAAAGACTATATTATCTAGATACTTTCCTATGCTTACTACAGCATCAAAGTCTTTTCCTTCACAATCTGTTTTAATATGTTCTATATATTTAAACCTATTCCAGTCTATTTTATTCAATAAATCCTCTAGACTGAATGTTTCTACTGATATTATCTTTTCTACCTTATATGGATGTTCAGGTGTTGGTCTTAATAGACTGGAACTACCGGAAGATCCTCCTTTTTGTTCTATTTCATAGAATGACCTTAATTGAGGTTCTGGTATATTATCTATAGCAGCGTGTAGTTCTAGAAATCTTCCATCTATTTTACAAACTACTTCATTATTTAACGTTACAGCATCCCTATCTAATTGTAACATCTTAAAATTTGGATATGGTCTATCTGTTTGAGTATAACTATGTAAATCTTTCCAGTGTCTTTCTAATGGTTCTATTCCTATTACAAACCTATCTGTTGTTTCGCTTAACCATAGTGCCGAGTTTGGTGCCTCTCCAGCTAAACCGACATCTATACGAATCTGTTTAATATAATCTGGTATATTTATATGCATACTTCTTTCTTATCTTTTATAAAAGTATAAGTTGCTAACGCGTTGTAATTTAAACATTTGTTAAATGCTGATTCAATCATTGGTTGATAATATTCCCAAGTTTTTAGTATATTATTTATTAAGTATGGAAGTTCTTCGTTGTTATTAAAATAAATAAAATCTACATTTGGTTCATAAAAATATTCTACAACATTCCAAGGGTCTCTTTGGACAAGATTTAACGTTTTACACAAGGCCGCTTCATGCATTCTAGCTTTAAATTGAGGTAGAGTATTTAATATATCTATGTGAGAAAATGCTTTATTTTTTTGCCATGACGGATAAGACTTTATACACTGTTTATGATCTTCCCTTAGAGGAATTTGATGATAACATACAGATATTTTAGTTTTAGCTATTATATCCATTTTGGAACGGTAATCAACATTAAAATTTGTTACTTCTGGATATGATTGTTGGGAAAGAAATCTGTAATTAAATCTTCTTATTTGCTTAATACAATCATAGTGTACTGGTCCATGAAGACCTCCGAAGTAACAAACGTCATAAGGTTTTATTTTATCATTTGGTATATAACTAGAATCGAAAGGGTGCCATATAAATTTGTGTCTATTATCTCCGTTGTCTAGTTCTTCTCGTAACCATCTCGCAGTAAACGGACAAACTGTATATATCTCATTAAAATAATCAACTTGTTGAAAGGCTGTTCCGGCTGGATTAGGCGGTACGGTAAATTCGCAAGGACTCCATAAGTTTAATAAAATCTTACGGTTATAGTCTTTATATTTCTCATGAGCAATTCTATCAAAGGTGGTATCAATACCATAGAATAAGGTACCATCATCTATCTTATCGTCAAACTTTTCTAACTTTAGCTGATAAGAAATACCATCACCAGTATCTCCACTTAAATTGCTATAAACTCTCAAAAAATTCCCCTTAGATAAGGGTTAATGATATATTTTTCTAGTAGTGGTTCTAATTCTTTTTTGTATTCTAATAAGTTCCATTTGCCTTTGACCAAAGCAGATGCCACATAGGGCACTACATTATTGTCATAATGTGCTTGTCCTCTCTTAGGCTCTTTACACCAATGACATAGTCCTTCTATACCCAAATACATACATATTTGATTGGCTGCTTCTTCAAAGTGTCCCTCTTTTTCACCTCTAGATGCTATATGTAGCTGAGGACCCTTTTCGTGTATACGTTCTAATACTCTTGTTTTCCATATTGATGCTGTTTGCGAATATAAGTTGTTACTATAAAAAGGTATATGATAAAGTCCTGAACTGTATTCGAATTGATGGTTTTCGTCGGTTGAAGTGAATCTTATAAAGCTGTATTCTGTGCTCTCTAATATATTAATATAATACTTTACGCGGTCAAAGTCAACATCTTTATATAAGATATAATCTTCGTTCATAGTTATACAATATTTCTCTGGAACTTGTTTAATACAAGATAAATACTGGTCTCTAAAACATTGATTTTTATCATAATATATAGTGTGTCCAGAAAACACACTGATATATCCAGAAAATTTAATATCGTCCGGCTTATCAACAAAAGTATATACTTTAGGATGATTAGGAAAATGTTCATATAACTCATTATAAAACATTAACCATAAATCTTCATAGTTAGAATTAGTATTAACTACTATTGCTAAATCTTCCATTAATTACTACCTTCTAGACGCATGTATGCTTCATCTTGATATTTTAACAAGTCTTTACTCGATACTTGTGATAAGTTTATAGATACGTGGTCATAAAATGTGGTTTCTTCCATCTGATCAAAACTGTATTCGTTTATGAGGCCTAATATTTTTGCATGTGTATAATAATATGTTCCTGGATAAGCTGATAGTATCATAAATTTAGACTGGTCGGCTTTTAATTGTTCAGCAAAGTCTATTGTTTCTTTTATTGTTTCATGGGTATCTTCGGGGAATCCTATTACATAACTTGCTACACTTTTAATATTATACTTTTTTATTAGTTTGATAGCATTGATAATTTGTTCTTTAGTTTCTTTTTTACCTAAAGATTTAAGAATTTTTTCATTTCCGCTCTCTACTCCAATAGCTATAAACTTACAACCTGAGCGTTTTAATACGTCTAGTAACTCGTTATTTATGTTATCAGCTCTTATCTGTACCGTATAATTTATATTTAACTTAGCATCTATAATTTTTGAGCATATTTCTATAGCTCTTTTTCTATTGGCAGCGAAGCTGTCGTCATGGAACATTATATTATTTATGCCTAAGTTATTAACTATATAGGATAATTCTTTTAATACACTATCTGGAGATCTAAATCTTACCTTATGGTTCCAGGTTACAGCAGAAGCACAAAACTTACAATTATGTACTAATACTTTATTTGCATAAAACCAATCATATCCAGGAACACTCATGCAATAAACATCTTCTTTTTCTTTTAAATATTCTATAAAATCTATTTTATGATTTACTTCGTTTCCTTGGTTTTTTAATCCTTTATAATTCCAAGAGTGTTTTCCAAAATTTGGGTTTTTTTGTCCTAATTTTGATAGTCTGTAACGTTCTTTTGATTCCGGACTTCTTTTTTTACCTGTTGTAATTAATTTTGAATGTTTAACTCTTTGTTCGTGGGTTTTATTCCAAATAGGATTGTTTATTTTCATTCGTTTTGACACTTCTGGATGATATATAGATATATGTTTTTCTCTTTTTACTCTTAATAGATTAGATGGTGTATCATTACTTTTATTTCTATCAATATGATGCACTTGTTCATCATTTAATATTTTACAATTTTCAACTGATTCTATTACAATATGAGAACGTTTTCTATTTATATTTCTTCTGGTTGATAAGTTAATATATCCTTGTGCCGTAGTTTCAAAACGAACAGCTCTAACACTTTGTTTAGGTTTTAAATCTTTTGCTTCTACTTCCCATTCTCTTTCTTTTGTGTATTGATTTTTTGCTTTAAATACCATAAATTTATGGTCTGGTGTACAATCTATATGAGTCCCATCATTAAAATGAATTCTCAATAGTTTTTTATTTTTTCCATAAATTCCTATATTTGAAGATTGAGCATAAATTGGTTCTTGTGTTATTGGGTCTCTTGTTAATACTTTTATATCTTTTCCTATAAGTTCTTTTATAGGAAAATCACCATCTATAGTATGTATAATTGTATCTCCTCGAAGACACGAATAAGGGCATCCTCTTGAGGTAAATACTGCCATATGTGGACCATTAAAACACTGAGGGTCTAGATACTTACTAATGTCCATTAGGTCCCATGCGGGTAATGGTAGACTATCTAAATTTTTTATAAATGGTCTTTGTTCATTAGTCTTTATCATATTATCTTTTTTATATAACAAGTTTTTTATATTAGAAACGTCTTTGTTTTCCTCAAGTGCTAATAATAATTCTAATAATGCTTCTTCTCCTTCTCCAGTTATGGCATAAGATATTCCTTTATAATTTATAGAGTTATAGGGCGATCCCGTTACATGGGGGCCTCCTATTATATTTATAACTTTAGGCTTTAGATTATAAATCCATTCAATTGTACGAACTACTGTAGGAAATCTTGGAGTAAGGGTGGTAAAACATACATATTTTGGGTTATTAGACAATATAGTTTCTGCCATATATCTGGCATTTATAGCGTCAGTTATTTCGAAATCAACTATAGTACATGTTAGTTTGCTATTAGTTCTTATATAAGAGGAAAGTAAAGCGAGGTTAAGAGGGCACCTTGTGATGCCCTGTCTTTTAGATGGGTTTAATTCTAATGGGTTTGGAGGTCTTACGAAAACAACATCAAACATATTATTTTCCAAGAAAATATCTGCTTATAATATTACAATCTTTGTCTTCTTTGATAGCATTAGTTATGACATCGAATATTCCTACGTTTATTTTTATTATATCAACACAAGCTTCTTCCCATTCTCTTCCTTGCCATAGTCTCATTCTGTGGGTTAGGTCAGAACCTTCATATGCCTGTCTTGTTAAATTAAGTGGTGCTCCGTGATAGGCTGCTATAGGTCGTCCTAATAGACCTCTAGTTCCACTACCGTTATGATAAATCATGTCGTCATATACTCCAAACATTACATTATGAGCATTATAAACATTGGTTCTTTTTAGCTCTTTAACTTTTAGTCCGTTGTTCCTTATTTTATCTACGATAGTATGAGCAAAGTGGTCTCCTGTAAGTTCCCATCTTAAGTCATAAATGTCTTTAATTCTTTTATTAAATGCCGAGAAACTTAAATGAGGAGCTGGCCAATATCCATCTACATCTTGATATCCTCTATCTTCGTATCTATATATACAAGCCATATTGTATTCTGACATATATTTTTTAAGCTTATCCACCCACCCAGCACATATTGGAAAAGCATCACCATCCAGAAATGCTACTATATCATTGGGTTGAGCTATGTCTTTAGTTACTTTATCATATAAATACATCATCTGCAGATAGTGTTCATTAGGGACATTATTCATATTAATTATCTTATAGTTACTAGGGAACTCTCTTTTTATGTTTTCGTCCCACATATAAGTTCCTAGAACTACTGTATAGTCTTCCGGTTTTGTATATTTTTGTAGATATCTCATCTGGGTATCTACCCAAACTGGCTGCTTAAACGAACTAGTCATTAAATATATCATTTTAATTGCTCCCTTGCCCAAGTTAAAACGTGTTTTTTCTCTTCTATGCTGTATGCTCCTGTAGCATGAAATAGAATAGTATCTTGTGGTATGTACTTATACATCCCAAATTCTTTAGTACTAGGCCTAGGCTGTCCTATAGTTTGATAGCTTAAGTATATGTTATCCATATGACTTGCGCTATATTGTACTGGAAGATGTGTGTGTCTGATCGCTTTTTGCTCTTTTAACATTTTATTTAAGAACGCTTGGTCTGAATTAAAGATGTTTACAGTATCTTGTTTTCTAATTTCGTCTATCCATCTATTAAAAAACCAATAAACATCTTCTGTACACCTTGCTAACCAGATTCCCGTATTATAAGGCCATTCGCCATTTAACTGAAATAATAAGTCGTGATTTTTCAATAAGCTTATTGCCTTTTCAGAGCTGAAATTCTTATAGAAAATTACGTCCGCATCAACAAACATTAGATATTTGTTTCGATAAGCTAATATCTTATCTCTACCAGCCTCTAGGCGCGTTATCATTCCCTTTTTGTTTAGATTGGATACATCCTCTAGAGTCGTATAGGTTATATCTATTGTATTGAATTCTTTAGGTATGCTCGGTAGTAAAAACTCTTGTGCTATACCTAAGAATTCTTTATTAAAATATGTCATTAAGTGAAGCATGATAATTCTCTACGAACAAAGTCTATAGTATGAGTTAGATTATATTTACAAGACCAACCTAATTTAAATAAGTTTCTTGGATATGCTAAGAAGTTATTATGCTTCTCTTTATCATTAACAAATTTGGTTGTAATTTTCTGTTTTGATCTTTTTATTAGTTGATTTATATTAATATAATTAGTAGTATCTGATATATTATATATATTATCTTGGCCTTTAATTAATATTAGAAATATGGCGGCCATAGTATCAGCTATGTATATAATAGACCTTTTTGCTCTTCCTCTTCCTGATATTTCAAATACTTTATTGTGTATTATAGAATCAAAAAATCTAGCCATCAACCTATCATCAGTCTTAAGGTCTAAAGTTATCCCATAATTGTGAGAAGGTCTTATTATTTTAATAGGAATATTATATGTCCTGTTAAAACTTAGACATAAATTTTCACCCATTTGTTTTGACGTAGGATAACAGTTTTCTACTACCGTGAAATCGTTTCTTCCCATGTAATTCTCGTCTACTATTTCTTTATCTGGGCGTCCATATACAGCAGCGCTACTAACATACATGAAAGTTTTAACTTGTTTCTTTCTTGCAAGTTCAAGTAGGTTATAAGTTCCAATGGTGTTGGGAGTTATGGTTTCTATAGGATTATTTATAAATGCCTTAGAACTAGCATAACCTGCTCCATGGATTATATAGTCTATATTGTCTGTTATATTAATAGGAGTCATTAAATTATCAAGTATATATATTAATGATTCGTCTCCCCTGTATTGCCAATATCTAGTTTCTGCTTTATGTACATTATTACATAGTAATATTATCTTAATATTAAGTTTGTACATCTTATTAAGAAATAATAATTCCCAAACTAGATACGTTAATAAAGTTCCGTATCCGCCAGTTATAAGAAAAGTTTTGTTTCTTAGTAGTTCTTTATTAAAGCTATTACTTATAAAAAATAAGTCATTATCAATCATACCAATTTATATCTTTCCAACTAACTGGATATTGTTTATTATCATTAACTTGTGAAAGAATTTTCTGGTAGAAAAACGTATCAGTATTACCACTTTGACAGCTGTATTTGTTATCATAAGAGAACCATTTCATTTTAAGTCCTCTATTTATAATATCTTGTAAGGATTCTTCTCTAATATTACCGAACGAAATTGGAATCCAAGGACATGCTAGAACATCTCCATAGGCTGTTATAGAGAAGTGTCTTTTAAAACAAAGGCACCCAAACTCATGACCGCAATTAGGAGATAAATGGGTAGAACAATTGTATTTAGATGTTAAAGACTGCACGTATTCTATATCTTTAGTATCTAGAACTTGGTCTTTATGTTCTTCAAATGAGCCAGTAGGCTTGGCGTATATCATGCTTGCGTGCTGATTAAATTGTTTTATATATTCAAGTTGGTTTATTAGTTCTCCAGATTTTATTAAGTCTTTAGTTATAACTATATTTATAATAACTCCTAAACCGTATAACTTACACCAGTCTAATGCTTGTATACATTTTTTCCAAGAATCTTTCTCTCCTCTGAACATAGAGTGGTTCTGTTCCAAACCGTCTATACTTAGGTGTATTCTATCTACTCCTATATCGACTAACCATTTTATCTTTTCTTTTGATAGAAACCACCCATTAGTATCTAGACTGATATTAAACCTGCTAGGCCCTATATTATCCACTACTTCTTTTAAGTCTTTAAATATTAAAGGTTCTCCTCCGGATATACAGATACTTGCCAATCCAATTTTATCAGACTGGTCCGCTATGCTTTTGACTTCATCTAGAGTAAGCGTCTTACCTCCTGCTTGTTTGAACTTTTCTATAGCACAGTGTTTACATTTAAAATTACAAGCATATTTGTATTGTAATTGTAACAATGCTATAGACTCATGGTTTTTTATCTTTTCAGGAAAGTTCTGTATCTTTTCAAACGCTCTTGGTTTACGCTCCTGAAGACTGGTTCTTATTCTTGCTTCTCTATCTGTTAGTGTCATTATTTATCTTTTCTATAAGTATTTTATTATCCTTTAAAGTGCCTATATCGCAGGATAATCTTAGTTTTTTAATCTTCTCTACTACATCCTTTGGAAATATTCCTGGAACCATAATTAATAGTAAATCTACTGGATTTCTTATTAAGCTTTCCTCTGGTAGTATTCTTAAGTGCGTTATAGATGAATACTTGAATTGCTTGAACTGACAAGAATCAACTATATATTTTATATTATTAGTATCTTTTAATAGTGATAGTAGGGTAAGTGTTCTATGACCAGCTCCGAATATAGCAACTCTATTATATTTACTTGTTATTGATTTTAGTTCACGTATAATAGATTTGGTCTCTTCATTATCTATTATTATTTTACTTCTTTTTCTAGCTAATATCTCTATATCGTTTTTATCGTTTATTATGTTATTAATTAAGACATCAAATCCGTTCTTATGAAAGGCAAAGCTTAAAGTATCTTTAGTAAAATAAGAAATATGATCAGGAACGAATTCGTAGTAGGATTTCGTATCTAAAAGGTATCCTAAATTTGGTACTGTGGCATAAATTAATCCGTCGTTAGAAAGTATATCGTAAATCTTTTTAATTACTTTATCTATATTTGGTAAATGCTCTAGATAATTAAATGATACTATGAAATCTTTCGGTCCTTTTATTGTTTTATCTAATATATAATTTTTAAAAATGTTATATTTGTTTTGGTTCGAAAATTCTATACCATAAGGACGCATATATAAATCATTTAATATATCAAGGTTATTCCCCTTTCCACATCCTATTTCGAATACTTTCTTTCCTTTTAAGCAATAGGTATCTATTATCTTACTAAGTGTTTTTTGTCTTATTTCTCTTGTTGTATCTGATACGTTAGAAGCAGTAATAACTTCTTTGTAATACTTTACTGGTTTATTAGTATGCTGTACTAACCCACAAGAAGAACATTGTTTTATTACTAGATTGATCGGTTTGTCTCTATCGTTTGTATTATTCAAGAAAAACTGTGCTGCTTGAGGTATACCTTCTAGAGTTATTATCGGGTTTTTTAATAGCTTTTCTCCACATAGATGACATCTTTTTACCATATGAAGTTCTCCTTATAGTAACTAATTATATTTGGAAGTACTTTATCAAAATCTGTTTTTGGTTTCCAACCTAATTTTCTTAATTTACTGTCGTCTATTTGGTATCTTATATCATGACCTAATCTTCTGTAGTTTAAGTCTATGTAATTTAATATGTTTATGTTCTTACTATCATAATATACTCTTAGTATTTTGGTTATTATATTTAAATTAGAATCCTCGTAGTCTCCTGCTATATTAAATATTTCGTTTGCGCGTCCTTTTTCTATGATGGTTAGTATTGCTTCTGCTGTATCGCTAGCATGTAACCAAGTTCTCATAGGCGTTCCTCCATCATGTAGAGGAATCTTTCTTCCTAATGATAAGAACTTACATGCCTTGGGTATTAGTTTCTCTACATACTGACCGATGCCATAGTTATTAGAAGGTCTTACTATCACGTAAGGAATTTTATAGGTTCGAGCCCATGCTAATATTAGCATATCTGCTGCAGCTTTAGTAGAAGAATATGGGTTGCTCGGATTGAGAACACTTTTCTCAGTATGTGTTCCAGAAGAATCTCCGTATACTTCATCTGTGTTTCCTGAAATTTTCAATAATCCGTTTCTCTCTACTATTAGATTTTTATTATCCTCAACGGTTAAACACCAAATTTTTCCCTTGTAGTTATCTATATGATATTTTTCATTTCCACATCCTATATTTTGCGTGTTAAAAAATACTTGATACGACTTTTTTCTAGATTTTATTTCTCTTCCATCTTTAAATTGTGGTAGATTATTCGGTTGTTTGTAAGATGAAAACTTCATATAAAAATTAAGAGAGTAACCAAGAATACAGCATTTTTGGACTAAACTGTAAGATGTTGTTGTTAAAATTCCTGTACCAGAATTATTTCTATATCCATCACTATCTATAATACCATTATAAAGCTCCCTTAAAATTGAATGGTCATAATCGAACATCCAATCAGGAATTGTTTTATTTTCTGCATATTGTCCAAACTGCGAAAAATAATTGCTCCATTCTTTAGATGAAAAATAAATATGTTCTTCTGAGCTATTTTTTTCAGGATACCAGTTTATTTTTAATACATTTAATGTTTTTTCCAATTTTTTTCTTGCTTTATCTTTTTCTGGTACATCAAAATATATCCTGTAGCACTCAGACTTGCTATATTCATTATCTCCAATATGCGACAGTTTCTTGAATTGTCCTAAATTACTTCTACATTTAGATAGGTAATCTTCTCTTTTCAATCCACTTTTGTTTCTTGTTAATTTTACTTGATTAGCAAGAAAACCATCTCCAATAAATATTCCAGATAGATAAAATACTTCTTTTGATGGTAATAATCCTAATCCTTCTATATTAATGTCTGACTCTTTTCCACTTTTGTTTCCTCTCAAATATGTTTGTCCGTGTTTATCACATATACTTTTAGCCTCTCCTATTTGGATTTTTTTATTCTTCAAAAAATACATCCTATGATTAGGAGTCACCATTAAATCATCGGATTTATGTTTGAAATGTACCATTTCGCCATCATAATCTTGAATTATTACTTTCAAAATCTTTTTGAATTCCGTGTTTTTTGTAACTGTGTTTATGCTTAATACTTCATCTCCTACTTTTACTTGGTAGTATTCTCTTAATCCCTGACGTGTTAATACTTTTGTCTTTTCATCATAACAACTAAAGTGTATTAAAGTAGGCATCTTGAAGTGGCTTTTACTTCTGATTAATTCTAGAATGTTGTGTGCTCCATTAATATTTGAGTGTAAAAACTCGTCGTTTTTGACTATTGAATTATCAACATGAGTCTCAGCAGCACAGTTTATTATATAGTCACAATCGTATAAATATTTTAAATCATTTATATCTTTTTGTTCAAATTTAAATTTATCAAATATATTAAGTTGTTTCAGTAGTTCTGGATTTGCTGCGTAGGTTATTTTATCTATTCCCCTGACGTGCCAACCTTTAGCAAGGCACTTACTAGCTACGTAGTATCCTATGAATCCTAAGCATCCAGTTATATATACTATCATAATGATTTAAAAAATCTTTCTACTACTTCTTCTATATAATCTATCATATCCTGTGTTATAACTGGAGAAACTCCTAAGAAAAAAGTATTTAGTGTAACATACGTGGCTACTGGAAACTTCTTTGCTGCGTTAACGGCTTGAGGTAGGTTTTTATAAGCTGGGTGTAATAGTATATTTCCTGCGAAATAGGGACGAGTTTGTATTTTATTATCTTCAAGATACTTACATATCTTGTTACGATTAAATGGTATATTTTCTTTTAGTGTTAATGGGAACGCAAACCAACTTGGTTTGGTGTCCTTGGTTGCTACTGGAAGGTAGAAGAATGATTCATATTTTTTAAATATATTATATAATAATTTAAAATTATTGTTTCTTATTTTTACTATTTCTGGTAGCTTTTTTAATTGAACTAGGCCTATTGCTGCTTGAAGTTCTATAGGTTTTAAGTTATATCCGATTCTGTCGTATATATACTTATGATCAAACTCTTCATTAGGAATTGATTCCAACCAGTTAGAAAATCTTTTACTACACTTTCCAGTCTTTGATAATGATGGTTCCTTTCCGCAACAATAGCATCCTCTTCCCCAATCTCTAAAGCTTCTAGCTATTCGTTCTAATTCGCTGTCGTTCGTAGCCACAAACCCCCCTTCCCCCATAGTAATATGGTGGGCAGGGTAGAATGAACAGGTAGCTATATCTGCTAATGTTCCTACGGAATTGTTATAATATGTTGCTCCTAGCGCATCACAACAATCTTCTATTAATAATAAATCGTCTGTATAATAATTGTTTGATAGGAATTCTAGGTCTACTGGATTACCTAGGGCGTGCGCCAGCATTAACACTCTACCATCTTTTATTTTACTTAATTTAAAAATATCTATATTCAATGATGGTAATTCTATATCTACAAATAACGGAGTTAATCCGCACTGTATTATCGGATTAACTGTAGTAGGGAATCCAGCAACAGGAGTTATTACTTTAGAGTTTGATTTTAAATTATACTTTTCTATAAGTACTCTCAAGGCTATTAGATTAGCACTAGAGCCACTATTAGTTAATATTCCTTTATCTTTACCTAGCTTTTTTGGAAACTTTCTTTCGAACTCTATGGCTTTAGGTCCTAATACAAGCCAACCATCTAGTAGAGTTCTTATTGCTTCTACATATTCCTCAGATGTAAAATAAGGTCCCGCATACTGCACCCAGTCTTTACCTTTTATCCAAGTTTTTCTTTGTATGTTTTGGTTTACTATCTTTTTTATTTCTTCTGAGTTCATCTATGTGTTCCTTAATTAGTATATTTGCCATCTTATTAAATGTTATATTCCTTTCGTGAGCCCTTTTTGCTATCTTTAAGAATAGCTCATCTGGAATATCTACTTCTATTTCTTTATACTTTGCTCTGGTTTTCATTACATTCCTTTGAATAAGGTGAATTCTGTTAAGTCTCTGTAGCCTCCAAGCTCTTCTTGGTCGGGTACATCTTTTGGATAATTCATTAATAGATTTAACCCTCTAGATGCGTCCTCTGGTCCCATATACATATTCCAACCATTAAAAGTTATATCGTCTTCTTTATAATTCATCTCGTGCCTACCCTCGTATCTAGCCATTTTAAACCACTCGTATGCTTCGTAGTTATCCGTTAAAATGGCTCCTCCTTTTCCTATCGGTAATGGCTTCTTTATATGAAAAGAAAGACACATAAGGCTATTATTTATATACATATCTGATGTTAGTCTTTTTGCTGAATCGTATATTGGTAGAGGCTTTAATTGATATGCTCCAGACCATTTTATATCTTCAAACTTAACTCTGAATCCAGCATGCATAATGGATTGTGGTACTGATAAATACGTTCTTTTTGGTACAGTTATAATAGGTAAATCTAGGGGTGACTTATCTACTATATTTCTCTTGGCATATTCAAAGCATAGAAATAGCGCATTAGTACAACAATTTACCGCTACCACAAAAGGAGAATTTGTATATCTAGATAGTTCTTCTTCGAATCTTTTTACTACTAAAAATGGGTTATAAAGTAAACTTTTTACTGTCATAATTACTCCACTATATCAAAAGGTAAGCCACAGTCATAAAAGAATCTTTGTCCAACCACGTTTCTTTTTCTGACCTTTATTTTAAATTCGTAGTGCTGTATTATAAACGCCATCATGAACTTACCTACTCCTGATCCCTGATACTTTGGTAAGGTAGCTATTCTTAAGTCCTTATCTACTACTCCAACGAATCCTAACATATTATCATCATTATCTATACAGACATAATAATCGTTTCCGTGTTTCTTCATATATTCTATTTGTTGTTCTGGGGTTATGTTAGCTTTTTCTATCCAGCACTTTCTTAGTTTTGGATTCGTTCGAAGTTTTCTTATGAATTCCCCTCGGTCATAATTCTGTCTAACATGCAACATTCTTAGTTTGTTTACCATATACACATTCTATTTCCCATATCGTAGTTAGTTCCAAGCCATTTATTCTTAAGATAGTCTCTGTCCAATGACATATCTAGATAGTAATTTAGGGTTGTTCCTATATCCATGTAAAAACCTTTGTTATTAAATTTGAATAATTGATGTATTGCTACTTTGCTTAGGGCTGATGCTGAGAATAAATATAATAAATTACCATCGGTTTGTCCAGTAAATTCTTTAATTTTTTCTATTATATTATAATCATTAATCATACAATTATCACCAACTCTGAAGTCTTTTACTACTTTAAATGGAAGTTTTTGTATATTTGCTTTATGATTACATATAATTACAACATCTTTTTTAGCAAACTCAGGTATAAAAGTATCTATAAAAAAAGAATAGTTACCATTTACTAATAAATTAGCCCATGTAATGTATTGATTTTTATCACTATTACCTAGATTATATAGGTACTTAAATCTTTCTTCTCCAACACAACATCTACAGGGTATACCTTTATAATATCTATCTTGTTCCCAATAGAAGGCCTGTAAAAGTCTTTCTCTAAACCATTGATGTTTCTCAGGATCGAATACTTTATGGTCTTCTTTTGAGAACCCTTTATTAAATACGGTCTCTCCAGCTATAACTTGAGAATCATTTATTTCTAGATATTTGTTCTGTAATATAAATTCTTCACCATCTGAGAATCTGTTAAAGGCAAAAGGTTCGTCTTTTTTAAGATGGTTGTATAATTTTATTAGGTCTCCTCTAAATGTTTTCATGTGTTATATTGATATATCCCTGTAGTCCCTTGACTTTAAACTTTGTTTTGTTCTTGTTTATTTTTATATAATCCACACAACTATGTGATCTAAATATTAAGTTCTCTATATAATTCTTACTAAATCCATCTGAATAATTTACTATAAGTCGTCGCACTGATTGTTTTAGATCTTCAATTATATATTTATAATCGTTTGTTATTTTTTTCATCTATATATCTTTCAAATTCATTATCCTCATCATAGTGCCATGAACTGGCTTTGGATAATGTTCTAGTTGGGTCAAGTATTAAATTATCCCAAGTCTCATTGTCTAAGTTTGTTACAACTATATCCTCTTTAAAGTTCTCTGCATATTTTCGTAGTTCTTCTGTTCCTAGACTCATTAGTTCATAATATTTTGCCACCTTATCGTTTAAAGAACCATCTATGGTGTATTTACTTCCGCTATGCTGACCACCAACACCAACGTGCATACTTCTAGTTTGGTCAGGTTTAATGCTAAACATATTATTTATCTCGGCTATTCGTTCTATCTGACCATCATGATGTATATGTACATCTGGTTTGTTTTTTGACGTAGTGAAGAACATCTGATTGTAGTATATAGGATTAGCAAAGAACAAAGGATTGCTCATTGTAGGTATCATTAATTCTTTGATAACTTTTACTGATACACACGAAGGAGACGTCAGCTGATAATCTCCTATTAGTATATTTATATTACCTTTTAGTTCGATTTCTGGGCGCCTTTTATGGCATACACAGAATATTCTAGAATATTTGCTCAAGAATAACTCATAGCACACTCGGTTAAATCTTAGATAGTCTTGAGTTACTATCATGTCTTCTTCCATTACTATAACAAATTCGTCAGATTCCTCTACTGCTGCACGATAGGAATCCATTATGTTGTAAAAAGCCGGTAGAGGAGACTTCTTTGATTCTTCCTCTGTCCTAATAGTTAGTTTTATATTTCTATGTAGAGTCTTTAACCAAGATATAACTTTATAATAATCCGGATGAAAACCATAGTCTAGAAACAAATGTAATTTATACTTATCAAATTCCTCTTTTTCTTTAAGTAATTGATTACATTGTATCTTAAATAGCTCTGGTCTTCTGTATCCAGTAATAACTATAGTATTCATTATGCTAGGTATCCTATCTTTTCTAATAGGCAATTATATCTTTTTTCCAGCATTTGTAGTCTTGTAGAATCTTCATCCAGAATAGACTTATAGAAATTACATTTGTTTTTCAACCACATAAGTTCGAAACTCACTGCTTTTAATAGACCTTCTTCTGGTTTATTTCTTAAGGCAACATCGCAATCAAATATTACTTTTCTTGTCTCATATCTATGTAATAATCCTTCAACAAATAATTCTCTAATAAACGGAATAGAGTCCTTGTCTATTCCTCCTCCAATTGTACATAGAATACCTTTTCTTTTACATAACGAAAATGCTTTTTTTGCATAAGACATTATTTCGTCACTATTTACATAAGTTCTTTCCCTACCCAAAGAACCAATTAAATCAACTCTTCCTAAAGTTACTCCGTCTAAATCTTCTACTTCCGGAGAATATAAAATACTCTCTATATTATTTATTCCGAGCTTTGTTTCTATATTTATTAAAAAGTTTACATGATATTGTTCTTCTCCAACATAACATATTTTGCAAGCCTTTATAAATTTTTTCAAAGCATATGCTGACTCTATCATTGGGCCAACTATTTGAGTAACACCTATAGATTTAGCATCAAACATATCTTTTAAGGCCTCACAGCCTCCAACTTTAATAGTTAAATCTAGGTTGGCTTGTGTTACAACTTCTTTTAATCTTAAAGCTTCCTCTAATCTAGTACCCTCAGCTTCAAATTCTGCTTTAACTCCTATTACCCCATGATTATTTTTTAGGTTATTTAAGAGGGACACCATTCTTTGTTCTAAGTTATTCATATATATTCTCTTTCATTTCTTTTTCACTTAAAAACGGACACATATCTTCTATAGAAGAAGGCACCATTATTCCGTCTTTTATTCTAGGTGCCAATTTTGGAGAGAACGAATAGTCATTTGGTATTGTGACTTTGCATATAATTGGTCCAGAACACGACAGCACATCGTTAATCGATGAATTCAACCTTTCTGGACTATTTATTATCCACGAATCAATTTTAAAAGCAGTAGCTATATCTCTAAAGTTTGGAAGTTCTACTCCTGAATACTTATCACATCCAAATATCTCTTCTCCAAAATATGCTTTCTGAGTCTGTCTGATAGAATGATATCCTGAATTATCTAATATAAATATCTTTATTGGTAGTTTATAATTTTTTATAGTTTGTAATTCTTGTAAATTCATCATTATACTACCATCTCCAGTTATACATATCACATGCTTATCTGGATTAGCTATACTTGCTCCTATGGCTGCTGGAAGATCATAACCCATTGATGCACAACCAGCGTTCCAGAAAAATCTATTATTATTTTTAACTACTCCTGCTTGAAACATACAGACACAAGCAGAACCATTACCACATATTATTATGGAATCTTTTGCTTCTTCTGATAGAATTCTAGAAAACTTATATGGGTTCAGAGGAAAACATTTATCGTACTCAGGTAACATTACAGGATATTTATTATATAATTTTTTACACCAATTTAACCAATCATTAGACTCAAATTTAATATGTTCCTTTAGTAATTCTTTTAAGAATAGATTTATATCCATTCTAATACCAATATCTGGCTTAACTGTTGGTTTATTTAATTCGTACTCATCCACATCTGCTACTATCTTTGTGGCTTTCTTAGCGAAAGTATTCCAGTTATATCCTATTTGTCTCAGATTATTTCTAGTCCCCAGAAATAATACTAAGTCTGCGTTCTGTAACGAAAAGTTAGCTCCGCGTTGTCCTATAGTTCCTATTCTCCCTATATATAATGGGTTATCTTCTTGAACTAGGTCAAACCCATTAAAGGTTGTAGCTATTGGTATCTTGGCATTTGATATAAAGGAATTGAATAACTCTAGACTGTTTGATAACCTAATTCCGTGACCAGCTATTATTAGTGGTTTCTTGGATTTTAATATCGCTGATGTCACATATTTTATTGATTTAGAATCAACATTCACTGGAGTTACTACTTCTTTTATCTCTGTTAACTCGGAAGAGTCTATTACTTGTTTTTGTATATCTAAAGGAATGTCTATCCAAACTGGACCCATCCTCGGACTCGTAGCAGTTGCTATAGCATTATCTATTACCGACTTACAATAAGTAGGATTCTTTAATATTACTGCGCTCTTAGTTAGTGACCTAACTATTTCTGTGATATTACATTCTTGATCACCTAATTGCCTCAGTTTATTATTATACGAAGAAATCATTAAATTAGTGTTAACCTGTCCTGATATATATATTACCGGAATGGAATCAGTCCATTGTCCCATTATTCCAGTAAGAGTATTTAATCCAGCTGGACCGGTAGTAATACATACAGCACAAATCTTCCCTGTAGATCTAAAATATCCTTCGGCTGCTATAGCACAAGCTTGTTCATGATGATTATATATACACATAATGTTTTTATTCTTACCAAAGGCGTCGTTTAAATACATAGCTCCGCCACCAGTTATAGTAAAAACATGTGTTATACCATGTTCTACTAATCGTTGCACTATATAATCTGCTACTCTTAAACTATCTGACATATAATGGTCTCCAGCCTTTACTTATCCAATAACTATTAACTTCTTGTCTCTGTTTAAAATGCTCAGAAGGTCCCAAGCTTGTTGATAATCTTCCAGCTTGTGCTCCTAGATGCTGCTTAATTGATCCCCACGAGTTAGGTTTTGATAATGGTTGTGCTGGAACATAAGTCTTTGTTCCGTATTTTATTTGGTTAATTGCGCTTAAGTGCGTGTCTTCTCCATTAAAATAATTAACTGGCTGGTCTTCAAACATTGCTAGAATATGTTTCTTTTTTACAAACCACGCGTGACCAACTAGGTCTACTTCTGTTATTTCTGGAGTTCCTTTTTCATAAGCTTCCACATCATATAATGCGTCAGGTTTTAATCTGATGCCTCTATATCCTAGAATGGCATCCTCTCCTACTACTTCTAGTGTATCATAACAATTACCTATCCAATTAGATGCAGGAATTGTATCATCGTCTAAGATTAGATATCTACTTGAGTTATCTAACATAGCTGCGCTAAAACGGCTATATACTCCAAGATTCCTATTATTCAATATAATTCTTATATCAGAATATTTTTGTTGCAAGGTATCTATACTAATAGGTTGATCTGGATTTTTATTAATCCATAAGTATATGTTGTTAGGAGATATACACTGACGGTAACAAGAGTCAATAATCTGAGATAACCAATTTATACCGGCATATACTCCTATTATAATACTATAATCTTTAGGCATTAACAATCTCTTTTTCTAATATATGAATTAATATCTCCTCGGCCTTTTTATAATTTGGTCTTTCGGGTAAATTAGACCTTACATATGCTTCTCTGGCTAGTGTAAACAGTGATTCTGCTTCTTTTTTTACTTTTTCCAAAGACCATTTTCCTTGTTTAATGTCTTTTAGTTCTGAAGCATCTTCCCTAAATACATTCAGTCTCCCATCTGTTAGGAACTCTATTCCCATTCGTAGTAACCTAATTAGATGGCTGGCGTTTTTCGTGTCAAAACCAAACTGTTTTACCAATTTTTTACGTTTTTCGCCCATGTACCCTTCAAAAGCTCCATTGGTCATTCTATGTAATTGCCCATGAGCATACCCAATAAATGAATGGTATGCTAGTTTCGATACGAATAGGTCCCTATTATCTAGTATTAATCTTCCATTATTTGATATGTGAATGTAATCTTTGTCCTGCAGCCATAGCAGTCCTATTACATTAGGATTCTGTTTTAATAATAGGCTAAAGAATTTTTTAATTTCATATACTACTGAATCCCATTCTCCTTTTTTACATTCCTTTTGTTCGAAGGTTTTTAATCCTAGATATACAGACTTATCCGCTACACAAATACCTAGTATGTCTTTATCGTCTATAGAATTAGGGTCGTTCTTTGGTACATATGTGCCGTGTGCGATGCTTCCAACAAAACCTAATAATATGACTTTATTAGGAATTATTTCTAATGTTTGTTCCACTGACAGATTTGGTAGTTTTATCATATTATAATATTTAACGGTTGGTTACTCATCGTTCCCGCTGTGTTAAATAGTTCTCCTTCAATAACAAATGTTAATTCTTTGCTACTCTTTTTAATATCTTTAGCTTTGCTCATAGTTTGTAAGGATAGTAGCTTTCTTACTGCGTCATTGAATGATTTAGCTTTTATTCCAGAAATTTGAGAATTCATTGTTACTGTACCATTTAATGTTTGTTCAACTAATATGTATATCATTTTCGCTCCGATGTAGACAATCGTTTATAATTTTATATATTTCTTCTGGTGTTTCTGTAGCATAGTCGGTAGTTCCTTCAACTGTTTTTATGATTGTGTGTAAATTTACGGTGTTTGTATCGCAATCTTGAAATCCTATCACATAGTTAGCATTTATATAAATCTTATTTCCTTTATAGGTAGTGGCAAATAGTATTGGTTTCACTATAAGTATCCCTTGAATTTGTTTATAGCATTAGGTATTATATTATTTCTAAATTCATTTGTTAATTCTTTACCATTTAGTTTAAACCAAGGTTCCCAATAGGCTCCACTGTTTCTGTTAGTAATTACGTTTAATCCAAGCATCTTGGTTTCTATTAATAATCTAGAACAAGTCTCTGGTATGTCTGGTAAGAATATAAAGTTTTTAAACTTAGTAATTGTCTCCCAGAATTTTTCTTTATTGTTTATTCTTGGAATGGGCATATAGGATAACTTATTGTCTATGCAGTATCTTAGTGCTCCCTTTTTATTCTTGATATTATCCCCTTGTTGCATTATTCTTCCATTAGAAGTATATATAAATTCTGCGTCATTAAAAAACGCATATTTATCTATAGTTTTTGGATAGGCGCAGTACTTTTCTAATAAATCTAGATCTTCTTCTGTATAAAAGGACCCATGAATATTAGTAGTTATACATTCTATATTGGACAATATCTGTTCCTCATGCCACCTAGTTTGACATATTACTACCTTAGCATTCTTATAGAAATCTACGTTAATAAGTTCGTGTTTCGGTACTATACCTGTTGGGTTTTCTTGTCCATTAGGTAATCTATACGGGTTTCTAGTTCTGATATATTTATGGTCGTGTTCGTATATTAAATAGTTTTTGTACTTAATCAACGAGCTCTTTGCTTGGTCTGGTAAGTTCCAGAAGTTTGTTACGATATAAAATTTCGTAGAGTCTATATAGTTTAAACTACTTGATTCTACTGTAGTTATATCATAATCTTTTAGATGATAAAGTAACGCGTCGTTACATGTTTCAGCACCGCGTCTAATTTCACTTAGAAAGAAATCAGATACGAATATTATTCTAGACATTATTCTGGAAAGTGTTGAAGGTTAAATTGTGAGAAATCTTGTTTTGGTGGTTCGCCATTAGGGAATACGTCCGACTTTTCATATCTTCCTTCTTCTAAATCAGATATGTCCACTTTATCTAGACTATCTTCCCATTGTTTACACAGATTAGACCATTCTAGTTTCTTTGCTAAAGCTATTCCTCTTTTACTATAGTCTTCACATAGTTTTTTACTGTCATATAATAGCTTTAATTGGTGGGCGGCACTATCTATATCTACTATTCCTTTTACGAATCCCGTTCTTGGTTCGTGTTCAAATGCCCCAATTCTTGCATACATTAAGGTTCCTCGTCCCCAGTCTGCGTGAGCAGAATAGTCTGATACAAGGTTGGGTATCCCAGCGGCGGCGGTTTCTAGCATTGGGAGCTCGAATCCTCCAGAGTTAGAAAATAATACGTGAGCATCAAAACAATTTATTATTTGATTTAGTTGCTCATCCGATGGGCCAAGTCCTGGTTTAAGATTCTTATCAAATATCACCCTATCAACTAGGTTATAATAAGAAGACATCCACTGTAAATCCCATCCTATAGCATCCTCTAAAGAGCAATGAAAATAACACATTATCTTTCTACCGTATTTTTCATAGTTTTTATCTATGAATCTACGCATAGTCATGAATATAGCGTCTAGTCTCTTTCTTGGTTGGTTTCTAGCAACGGCCCCAATTAAGAAAGTATTGTCTTTTATACCAAAGTATTTCTCTCTGTTTGCTTTCTTCTCTTCTTCTGGAAGTGGTTTCCAAATTTGAGTATCTACTCCATGAGATATTATCTCTATGTTATTTAATTCTCTACCATTAGTTACTACTCTACATGTTTTGTTTATTACATCTTTAGCCCATTGAGTAAATACTATTGTCTTATTTGTGGTTCCTATAGTTCTAATAGTATCAATCGGAGGAAGTCCCTGTCTTCCTTCTGGTGGTTGTAATATTGGGAATAAACAATCACTATCTATAGCTAGATATGGTATAAACTTGTAACACTTTCTGTTTTTTAAATGATTAATATTATACAATCCCCATAGGTCATTGATTGGTATAACTATATCTGGTTTAAAATGTTGTATCACGTAGTATACCGAATCATATCCATAGTGATCTTGATTAATATTTGGTCCCCTGATACACATCCCCTTAGTTGGGTGCTCATTTACTATACCTGTGTTCTGTTGTGGTACTAAGAATTTAATCTCGGGGGATATGGTATTATTTACATGTTCAATTAATACCCCACGCTTACAACATCCGTTGTGGTCCTTTAACTGAGTGTAGTAATGAATAGGTAATTCTACAGGGGTGGGTATATCTGCTAAACCAAGGTGTCCTATTTCATATTTGTTGGTTAGTACTAAATTTTTTATTATATTTCTCGCAACAATAGCATATCCGGTCTTTCTCTTTATGCTATCGCTTACAAAGAGAACTCTTTTCTTTGACATTTAGAATCCTAAGATTAATTGTTATATTTGGTTTGAGGTTTGTTCTTTTTCTCTTCATTTTTCTTTTTTATTGGAATTGCTGTATCTTGTTTTACTGTAATAGTTGATGTTCCTAATTCATAGGGAACTATTACTTCAACTTTTACTGGAGCTTCTGTTACAGGAGGAACAGCACATGTCCTTGGATTAGGATTAACTGCTCTACTTTTTACTTTTCTTAGACCTCTCATTAACCTCTTCCTTTACGCTATCTGTGAAATTTTTAAATATTTTACTGACAAGTCTTCGGTTTAAACCTAGAAAATCATTATTAATAGGTTTAAATGCGTTACCGTGTAATAGCTTTGCATATATAACAATCTTTTGTTTTAACGGTGATGTTATAAACTTACTGTAAACTAATTCTTGTATATCTTCTGGTAGCTTATTTTTTCTCATCTTCTTTTACGACATCTTTGAATTCTTTAACATTATTATTAAAGCTTTTCTTGGTGGCGTCATCAGAATAAACATCATCTAGCTTTACTTCTTTTCCATCCACTACTAGTATGTCTGATTCATCTAGACTATCTGATATTCTTCCAATGATTTTTCCTGATTTTGTTATTAGATTTAACATTTTGTCTCCTTATAATATAGAATTTAATCTATTTAATCCATTAATGATCATAGGTTTACACTTGTTTCTACATGATACACAGTGTTCTCCCTGACTTTTTATCTTACAGTTTTTAATGGATTTTATTAATCCTCTCTTGGTAATATTAGTATAGTCGTTATCTTCATATTTTACAAGGAAATAAGCGTCTATTGAGACACAGTATACTAAACAATCGTTTGTTAAATTCTTAATCTTATTATAAATATAATTGTTTAGCAAATAAAAGTCAAGTTCTTTTTGTGTGTCTTGATAATTTTTAAATGAAAAGAATACATTCTTGTTCTTTTCTTGTATGGTTCCTCCTATAGAACATTTTATCTTTCCTTTATAAGTAACTGAATCGTTTATATTTATGAGTTTATATGTTTCTATAAAAGAGTTTATCTTATTAGCATAAGATGTACATAGATTCTTAAACTCTTCTTTATCTTTTTTATAGACGAATTTTATTCCAGTATATGAATACGAGGAAAATCTATCCGAGAATATAGAAAAGAAGGACTTTGTAGCATCTTTAGAATAGATAGATAAAACTTTATTAAATAATATATCTATATATTTAATATAAGTATTATTTTCAGCATAGTAATAACACTTATGCATCCTATTATAGAAGGTTCTAGATAGTATTACACTAGACACGGCTTGGACTTTCCTTCCTTACATAGTAGACCTTTGGCCATGATAATAGGTTTCCTTCGGGATTAAATACCCCAGATATAGTTATTCTATCATATTCGATTTGCTTTTCTACTTCTTTATATGCTTCTTCGGGTTCTATTGGGTCTGGAGGGTCTCTTAATATTATTCCCATTGTAGTACGAACTCACAATCTTTGCATTTTATTTCTGTTTCTTCGTTTCCTTTATGATAATTCATAGTTACAGTAGTTTCAGTATTTGGATGTTTACACGTTAATTGTTTTTTCAACATTTCTAAATCGTGTTTTTCAGTTTCTAATCTTTCATCAATATCTCTTATAAATGACCAGTATCTTGGATCTCTTATTCTTTTTATATATTTTAGATATCTCTTTGTACTTAATACAAACTTAGTTTTTGATAATATCTCTGGTCTTACTTTTCTCTTATTGACTTTGTTCATGCTATCTTCTTTCATATCCTGCGGTTATCTTTTGATGACCGGCATTTTGTGCTTTTAGTGCTCTTATTGTTGCATAGCTATCTTCCGTAACCTGTAGGTTATAAGTGTTTAACCTATATGCTAGTCCTCCAGTTTTACCTGTGTGTTTATTCTTATATAAATATACTTCTATATAAGGCATGGCTCTTGTTCCTTCTGTACCATATTGGCCTTCCCAACATATATTAGTGTTCTCTTTAACTAATAAATCATTATGTAACATTAATATACTATCAGCATCATATTCTAGTTGTACGGTGTCTTTTAAATCAGACGGAGTAGGCCTACTATCATTATCCATCTTTCTTAACTCTGTTGTCATTATAAGATGTAAGTCGTTTAGTCTCGTCACGTTCTTCACTCTGTCTGATAGATAAGATACGGAGTCCTTCTTTTCCTTGTGGTTAGGCATCGTTAGTTTATGAAAGTTATCTAAGAAGAATATCTTCTTCTTGGTTGGGAACTCTTTAATAAACCACTCTATGTGTGCTTCGAGTGCTTCTGGTGCTGTTCCCTCGCTAGCATCAGCCATTACGAATCTACTAGATAGTTTTTCTAACCATCTCCAACCATTTACTATCATCTTTTGTTCTTCTTCTAATAGGGTTGCGTATTGTTTTATCTTAGACGTAGCAAACCCTGTTTTCTGAGCTAACATCTTAAAGGTCATTAGTTCTGTAGTATCATCTATAGTCATAAAGAATACTGCTGCATCGTCGTTAGCTTCAACTACATCTACTGCTAATGCGTTTAGCCAAGTGGTTTTGCCACACGAGGGCTTCCCTCCAACCAAAGTTAGATTCGTAGTATATGGTAACCCATCATACATTTCTTCAAGCTTTTTAAATTTAGGAGTCATTAATCCATACTTATATTCTCCGTTGGTTATTTTTGTCCACAGAGAACCCCGCTTATTTTCATAACTGGAATGGTTATCTAGAATATCATTATACTTTAATTCTATATTCTTAACCTTTATTATTGCTTCTTCTAGAATACCTTTAGTATCTTTAATCTTCCTTTTATTTAAAGCTGTCTGTACATACTTATTTACTTCCGTTAGTTCTTCCAAGAACTTATCTGACTCAGCATTAACTTTTAAATCTACGTCTTTCTTGATATCATCTTTAGATATACCAGTAATCTTAGATAACTCTTTAATCATCTTCATTCTCTTAATAGTGCTTTCTTCTGCCGCTATTGAGGGAATTGCTGATTCTACTATTGCTATTGGGTCGTCTTGGAAGGTTGTATATTTGATAGTCCAAGCAAAAGGAGATAATGCTGTGTCAGGATGAGATAACTTTTCTAATTCTGATACACCCTTTTCTCTTACAAAGCTATCTGGATCATGTCCATCTGGTAGTTCTACCACTCTTATAGATTTAAATATCTGATACGGAGTTATTCTTTCTAACGCTAGTTTTGTTCCTTGTTTTCCTCCTTCGTCTCCGTCTAACATTAATATTATATTCTTAACATTACATCTACTTAATAAATCTACGTGTTGTTCTGTGAATGAAGTACTACCAAGGGCAGCCACATTTTTAACTCCAGCTTGGTCTAAGTATACAGCATCTAGATATCCTTCTACTATCCAAAGTGGTCCTTCATCTGGTTCGTAATTATTAAAATTATATAATATCTCACTCTTAGTATATATATCTGAATTTATTGAATTTACATATTTACGATCGCCTTTATCATTAGGTTTAAGTTCTGTGTTTCTAGTAACAAATCCAACTGGTCTTTTCTTTTCGTCGTATATGGGTAATAGAATACCATTAGGATTAAACAAATCTTTTCTTGCTAAGTCAGCGCTTGCTAACCATTCAGGATCATTATATCCAAGGTTAGTCATTGCATCCATATAATCTTTATAACTAGTAACTACTCCAATCTTATGTTTTTTAATGCTTTCTTCGGTTATACCGCGCTCTAAAAGATGTTTAATACCAATGTGATCTTTGTTAAGACTCGTTCCCTTAAATACCATTCCGTGTACTATATTAAGGGCGTCTTTTACACCATTACGTTTCTGATATATATCCCTAGTCTTGTTATCTATTTGTATTGGTTCATATGGAACTTTGTATTTATCACACAGATATTTTAAAGTATCTTCGTAGAAGCCTATGCCTGTAAGAGGCTTTCCTTCTAGAAAATGTGCTGCGTGGAGTATATCAACATGTGAACAGCACGAGAAACAATATCCTGCTGTATTATGATGGGCCCCACCAGATATTATATGCATACTTGGATGCCTATCAGGATGCTTTGGATTTATACAATTTATAAAGCCAGCATCATTAGGAATTTTACCATGTTCTGCTATATATTCTAGAAAATGCTTGTCCAATTCTGCAAATACTTTGCTTAGGTCTTCCATTATAACTTTTCAACTTTCTTTATTATTAAAAAAGGCCAGCTTTGGAATTGCTGGCCTTTCACATTAAATGTCGCACTTTACTTATACCTTTGGAGGTATAGAATCTATAAAGTCCATTAGAACATTTAATCTATCTTCCGTAAGATCCGCTAATTTATATGATAATCCCTTAGCCTTATTAAAATCTGGAAGGAATTTCTTTATACACTCTTTTCCTTTTATGCCTTCTTTTGATATGCTCTCCATACGTTTGAGAGTCTTTTCGCTTAGTTCTTTCTTAGCCGGAGGGGGCGGAGAAGGTTGACCTACGTTTGGTTTATTTTCATTTAATATTTCATTTCTTATGTAATTAGATATTTCGTCGTTTCCCCATAAGATTTTTCCGTCTTTTGTACATGGTCTTTCTTTTCCATTATATTCTTTAGTAGGTAATTCGATTACTCCTAAACGGTAAAGAAATCTTCCTATTCCCCATTGTACTGCTGCTCTTTTAAAGGCGTCTGATGCCTCTCCTTTTTCAGCTTCTTGGTTACTTTCTACTCCGCAATCCCATTTCCATACCCACTCTGTTCTCTCGTGGGTTATAACGTTGTTATTTGATTTAGTATCATCAGTACGTATCATTCTTATACCTATTCCAGCATATAGATTCTCGTTGATTACTTTATAGTCAGACTGCCAGTTGTCCGGTCCGACCACTTCGTCTAAGAGATCTTGTGCGTCTCTGGCGTCAATATAACTTACCATAATAGCTTTACCATACTTAACTGATTGTGGTTTATACTTATAAGGAATCTCTCTTTTTAAATTTTGTAGGTTCATTTTGAGTCTCTTTCTATATTAATTAAAATTCATATATAATATAATATATTTCTAATTAAAAGTCAAGTGTTTTATATAAACTGTTTTAATTTCTTAAATTGATATAACATAATAAGTACGATTGTCTACAAAATATGACTTACCGTATTTAGTAAAACAAATATTTAATGGACTCGAAATGCTATGTTATGAGGAACATTTATCTTGCATAAATTGCATCTCTTGCAACTTCCAGAGCATAATATATATCCCTTTGGTATAGGTTCATCTTTTAGTATTACTCTTGTAGACCCGTTAAGGCCCTGCTTATTAAATCCGCTCCCTTTACACAAGAACTCGCATGTGCTAAAATCAAGGTCAGATCTTGCTGTGTAGCCATAGGCGATGACTGGTTGCTCAAGACCTCGTAACCCACTAGCAATATAGCTGAGTTTTCCAATATCAGCTTGTGAGTGGAAGTCACCAGACTCATTAAATCTGAGATATAACGTTGTTTTTCTTCTGGCTTCAATTCTTTTAATAATTTCTGTAAGGATAACAGCAGCAGATTCTGACTTCCAATCATGTTCTTGAGTGCGTCTATAATTGATTGTTGGTTCTTTGTACTGTATCTCAGCTTTTTCTGCATAGCACCGGACTCCCATGTTAATTGTTTTACATAATCCCAGCCTTCTAGATGGACAATCTATAGCTGTTCCCATATTAAATATTGCTGTGTCGTCTCCCAACTTATGATTTCCAAATTTAATCTGCATTATCTAGTTCCTCCCAGAATACATGTCCGCATTCTTCGCATTCATTTCCTTCATCTGTGTTCTCTGGTATTCTAAGTCCGCAATCTGGGCACCTATCATGTCTATAACTTTGTATTATATTATTATCTGATTTTTCCATTGACTTTCTCCTTACAATGTATTATATTATATATATTCAAAGGAGCCTAATATGGCAATAAATTTACGTAAAAGTACTAATTTCATAACTGCTATATTATCTAAAGATATAGCTGATACATATAACACAGATGGTTCAATACAGCCTCGTAATGGTAATGTAGCATGGCCTTCCGAAGCCTCTGCTAAGATTGGTAATTATTCTGTTGGTGAGTGTCGTAGGTCTATGTATTACAAAATTACTGGTATACAACCAACTGAACCTATGAGTGTAGTTGGTAAGTCTATATGTGATGCTGGTAACATGTATGAAGCATACTTTATTAATAAATTAAAAAAATATGGTATGCTTAAAGAGACCCAACAAAAGATTAACTTTCTAATTCCAAACAGCAGAAACAACGTTCATATTCATGGTCGAATGGATTGTATTATCGAACACGATGGAATGAAAGACACCATTGAACTTAAATCCGTTGGTGAATTTAAGGCAGCTAAGATAATGAATTCTGAATCAGCATTGCCATCACCCAGTAATCTTATGCAGGTAATGTTATATAAATATTACCTTGAGAATACTGAATCTGGTAAAGCACTTGATATCAGTAATGTGTACTTAGTTTATATAAACCGAAGTACGGGTAGCACGTTCTATTATAAAGTAGATTTGGACCAAGAAGGATGGCCTGTTTTAACAGCCTATGACCAAGCAGGAAAAGAGTTATATACTGTTAAATTAAAGGACGTCAACTCTTTACAAGACCTTGAAAACACTACTGGTATATCAACTTCTGATGCTGCTAGATTGGCTGAATTAAAAATAAATATAAAAGATATTTTTGAGAGCCTAGATAGCACGTTTGACTATGTAACCAATAAAAAATTACCTGATAGAGATTATAGTTTAGTATATACAAAGACTCAAGCCGATAGAGAACACAAAATTGGTAGACTATCTAAAATTAAATTAAATAGAATAGCTAAGGGTGAAGTCTACGGTGATGAAAAATGTCAGTATTGTATGTATAAGACTAAATGTATGCAGGACTCAGGGATTGTTCTTAAATAATACTATTGACGATAGATTTTCTAAATCACTTCGGTGAATATAAGCAAATCTATCGTCGTTTGGTTTGTGATCCCAATCTCTTAGATAATCACTTCTATTTAACATCACATATAGTTTGTATCTTTTATTTTCTTTATCCCAACAAACTTTTTATTCTTTGTACTTATTGATTTAGACTTTATATCTACCAGTTTAACAAATAAGTTTCGTAAATCTTTTGTTTTGTATAAATAAAACCCATCATCAAATTCAAAGGCTATATATTCCGTATAATCCTTGAATAAGGAACCTACTTTTCCCCAGATGTTTTGGTGTTCTAGACATATAACGTCCTTATATTTGCGTTGGCATTTAACATCCACTGGAACTCTTCTATCAGAAATAGTAATCCATATATCTATTCCTTTTACTTTGTTATCTTCTGTGTTATCTTCTACTATTTCTACTGGGGCAAATCCATACGATTGAGCTAACTTAGCGAAAAGTTCTATTGACTTGTCTCCGTCCTTCTTGTTCTTACCTTCATTATCGTTTCTTGATATTCTATTTAAGTGCACATAAATCCTTCCTGTTTAATCCTAACATTAATTTAACCTCGGCTGGGCTATGAGGAGAATTAGTACCTATTCCGAAGCGAAGTTTGATGGCTTCTTGTAGCTTAGTATCGTACACTTTTATGAGTTTTGATATATCCATTTCCATATCTTTGAATATATCTTTCTCGTCTTCTACTGATATTTGATCTTTATATTCGCTTATGAAGGCATCCTCTGTGCTTGCTGAATTTAATTCTATTAGAATTAATATTTTATCTATTATTGATTCTTTTAAGTTTATATCGAATTTTTCTATTAGTTCTTTTTTAACTTCTTTAGCTGTTGGTATTATACCGTCTCGGACTTGAATGGAGGATAAGACGCTGTTTACATTCTTAATATTGCGGGCAATGTCGCGAGTGGCTCTAACTAGTTTATTGTATTTAATAAAATCTATTATACGTTTTCTAATATGAAAAAACGCATACGTTGTAAATGATGTTTCCTTCGATAAATCAAAAGCATCTATGGTTTCTAGTAAACCAATGTTGGCTTCTTGAAAGAGCTCGCTAATGGCAGCGTCATCATTTAATAAAACAGAGTAACGCATAGCATATTTCATGGCGAACCCACCATTAGATAGAGCTATGGTTTCCCTGAGTTTATAATATTCTTCTCTTTTTTTTGGGTCAGAATTAATGAAGGGTTTTAAGGAGATTAATTTTCTTAACCACTCGTCGTTCTGTTCTTTATTTGAGGAAGGATATTTATATATGTAACTACCTATGCTTTTTCTTAAGCTATTACAATCATGTCCGTTGTTCAATATTATATCTTTTCTATACAATTACCATCTATACCTCTAGACTTAAACCTATCTACTATTTTCTTATCTGGGTCTATAATGAAGTCTACCTTTGAATATATAGCGGAGTCCTTTTTAACATAATCTTTGATCCAGTCATCTAGAGTCCATTCTTTTTCTGGGTCAGTAGTCAGATAGAACCCTATTTTCCATATAGGTAAGCTCGTTTCCTTGGATATTTCGCTATATTGTTTCTTTTTCGCTCTTAATTCTATTACTTTTTTATGTAACTCTTTATCTTCTATATTGCTGTATTTTATTGATAGACAATATCTTCTCATTGTTACTAAATCAATCGTTTTTGACCACAGATATACTTTGTTCTTTAGTGAAACTAGTAGGTCTAATTCGTCTTTCAGTTTCGAAGGATTGCTCTTCTGAATTATACTGAAATCTATGAAAATGTTTCCTTCTACAATCATTTCTTAACCTTCTACCGAGATATAAACCGTTTAGAAATCCAGCAAATAATGCTTTAATATACACATTCGATATAAACATGGCGCTCCTTTATATATAATATAATACAAAGCGCCATAAATGTCAAGTATTATTTAGCATTATCCAGTAATTCTTTTATTTTTTTTATTTGATTTTTAAATTGTCCTATTGTTTCATTATCTTTTATGAAACACAGACTTTTCCCAGATACACTATACTGGGGTTATAATCAATTATATAAAATATAGGTATATACTTCTATCGCCTTTATTAATAACTCTTCTATAGTTATCTTAGTTTTCTTACGTTTTCTAGAAGAGTATTTATTTCTGATAGCTATTTTCTATTGTATTCTTGTGTTTTTTGGCTACTAATTCAGCGAATTTGTATTTACCTAATTCTGTTCCATATATTAAAAAGACTACTTGTGATACTGTTGCTTACAAATCCTGTTCTTAGTTTCATAAAATTTCTTAATAGTTATCATTGCTTGCATATTGAATATATGTTTTTAACTTGGTTTCTTTAATACCAACCTTCTTTAATGCAGTTAATATATTCTTATCATCAAACTCTTTTAATTCAACTACTTCTCCGTCACATAATAATAAAACTAGAGGAACTACTGTTACTTACAAAGCCTTGTCTTGTTTTCATTATGTATGCTTAGTTAAGATTTTAATGTCTTTACAGCTCTTTAAAAGTTTACGTAGGACGGTATCATGATAGGAAATATATATTAAAGCTATTTCCATATTTTTAGTGTTTTCTATTTTCTTAATAACTTTTTCTGTTTCATTGCTCCAGTTTTCTTTAATGTATTCGATTACCTCTTTTTTTCCTTCTATTCTTAATTCTGTATCTTCATATTTGCTGTTCATTTCTCTAAGAATTTGAATAATGTTAGGATCAGACCTTCCGCAACGAGAACAAACGTTTCGTTCTTTCTTATATGCTATGATAAAACTAGATGAGCTCGAATTACTTATAAACCCTGTTCTTATTTTCATATTAACTATGATATCTTTTTTCCTATTTCTTCTAGTGCTTCTTTAATAAACAAAGGAATACTATTATCTGATGTTGATTCTACTATTACTCCTTGTTCTTCTTTCGTTATATTTTCTAATTTCTTGTACTGATCAAATGTAATTTTGTTACCATAATGATAATAGTCGTAATAATTAAATATATAGATATTTACGTCATTAGTTGTATGTATAGTACATATATCGTCAACTCTTCTATTCTCATTATTTATTTGATTGCGCGCATCTAATAGAGAGGTAATGTATCTTCTTACATTCTCTTCTGACTTGTCTTTTATAATAAAGCTAGTCGAACTCGAGTTACTAACGAACCCGTATCTGGTTTTCATATATAGTAACCTTCCTTTAAGAATTCCTTTACTGACATCGTTTTACAACATTTCTGTAATGATAATTCTTCAATATTTGATGTGTTCATCATGTAGTGCTGTCCTGCATTTTTAAAAACATATACTTTTTTAGATGTCTTGTCATAGAATACTAAATATTGGTCATAATGACAGCTTGCTGTAAATGAAATATTATTTTTGATTAACTGTTCAATTATCTCAAACTCGTTTACTGTTACATCAAATCCATAGTTATAAAAACCAGTTTCTACTGGTTGAGGTTCTTTAGAGTAGTGTAATGGATTAATGTGATGTGTTCTTTCGAATCCTATTTTTTTAAGAATAGATATTTCCTTCTTTGTTAGAAGTCCCTTCTTGCTTTTTCTTGCTCCTAGAATATCTATACCTTTATGACGTACTATAAAGCAGGCAGTGCTTGAATTACTGACAAATCCTTGTCTTTTTTTCATGTCAAAATACTCCTAGTGAAATCAACAATATTTTTAACATTAAATCTTATATAGTGGACATTTACGAGAACATTTTAATAAATTATTCCTGAACTCTATAGTTCTAGGATTATTCCATATATCTTTCATAAAGTCTGTTTCTTCAGTTATCTTTAATCCTTCTTCCCATCCTTGTGCTTCTTCTGAGAAGCTACATGGATAGAACGTGGAATCTACGTCAATATAACTAGAAAATGCTGAGCTCTCACATGGTTCAGCACTCTTCATTAGTTGTGAATAGTCTTTCCTGTCCTTGATAGCATCCATAAACTTATGACAAGAACAGCTATCAAAACCAAAGGGACTCTTAAGCTCGAAGGATAAGTTTACTAGACTTTTAAATTGCTCTAGTGTTAAAGGTGTGTATCTTTCTCCTCTTCCCTTCTTCTTTAGTGATAGAAAGACTATAGCATTTAAATTGGCCAGTCTTTTGTCTATCTTACAGTCCTTAATGGTGTCGATAGCCTGTTCATAAGTTTCTTGGCATATCATTTGGTGGATATTTACCTGTTTTAATCCTCTGTCTGTTAGTTTTTTGACCGAGTCATAACAAAGGTTTTTATCACTATATCTACTAACAGCAACAGCACCACAATAATGTACCAGAGAATCTGCGATATCATCTGTAATTTCTGCCACAGTAATGTTAGGAATGACGTCTTTTGATCTTGCATATTTCATCATCTCCCATAATTCTGGGTTTGAAGTAGCATGAGCATCAGCACCGAATGCTATTTGTGTCAAGGTTTTAGGCATTTTATCTAATATAGTTTTGAATGTATTCAAACTCATATTAGATCCGTTTGGGGTATTACTCTTGTAACAGAAAGAACATACTTTATTAGAGGGACCGGTACATTTAGTAGTTACTTCTATATCTAGAATCTCTGGTCCATATGGAGAATATTGTGGGTCGTCGTCTATTTCCTTTCCCCATCTTAGGAAGTAGCCGTTATTTTTATTAAATAAATAATTATAATCCGTACTTCTTAAGATTTTTAGATTCCCTTTTTCTATGATGTTCATAGTCTCTCCTTGTTAATGATAATCAAAGGTGTATGCCACTATTCCTTCTGGATACGGAATTTCTGTGTCACTTTCATCTGAATCTCTCAGTAAAGCGATATCATCAGTTCCTATTTCATGTATATGTTCTTCTAATTCTTTATCTATTTTTCCATCTTTGTAACACTCTTTTAGTTCTTCTATAAAATCTTCCGTTTCTTTTCCTATAGAAAGACCATTTCCTCTATTATCTGTTGTTACCTTTGGTAGATCAAGTTCTAATAATTCATTTACGAACATCACAACTTCTGGAACTCTCATGTCTAATATGTAACACTGTGAGCTACTATTACTTACGAACCCTATTCTTTTTTTCATTGTGTCTATTCCTGTTATATTTTTTTCCTGCTATTATATATCTTCTATAAGATCCTTTTTCTTCATTCCAAGAAAACGTAGTTGGCCAGCAGCGTATCATTTCTTTTAATCCTTTTGCTATTGAAAACCATCTCTTATCCATTGCTCTCTTGGTTGCTGCGTTATTAGCAAATAATTCCTCATCCGATAGGTTCCTTATTTTTCTTGGTTTTACCAATATGTGTCCTATCTCATGAAGGATAATTATTTTCTGATCTAAATCACTGAATTTAAAAAAGTTCTCTTTGTTTATCCAAATATTACTATATTTATCTACAAAGGCAGGAGAGCCTTCGCATGTATGGTCTGAACCATATTTAATAAGAGAATTAAAGCTTGGGTATGCTCTCTTTACCAGTTTTATTATTTGTTTTTTATTCATGATAAACGAATATGGTTTCTAATACTTTACCACGGCTTCCGCTTTTCCCACTAATGTTTCTTGTAACTTCTATATCTGTACTATAATTACAGTTCTTAAAAATTTCTTTACTCAATTCTGTACACGAATTACTTATTACTACTCTATTTCCTCTACTAGCAAGTCTCTTAGCATAAGATGCTAACTGTCTTTGTTCTTCTAACCCAAAGTCATTTGGACTATAAGAAGTAAAATTGGATGTTCTAGATACTGGTATATAGGGAGGGTCACAATATACTGATAGCCCTGTCCCTCGAGGTAGGAAACTCATAAACGATCTAAAGTCCATATTACAAAGTGTAATAGATTTTTCTTTTAATATAGTTCTAGCAAAGTTTAAGCTATCAAGCGGGCATGTTACTTGTATATAACTTCCTTGTGGAACATTGAATTGACCTGATTTGTTATATCGACATAAGCCATTAAATCCATGTCTGTTTAGCCATATAAACAATGCTGCTTTCAGTCTCTTGTCGTCTGTTTTATTGAATAATTCTCTGTTATTATAATATCTTTCTTTGGAGAGATTTCCATCAAAGAAGGACAAGACATATTCTATAAAGCTATCATCGTCTTTTAAGTACTGGTACGTTAATATTATATCACGATTTATATCATTTATGATAACATTTTTATTTCCTGAATTTAGGAACACAGCTCCACTACCAACAAACGGCTCAACTAATGTTTGATTTGTAAAAAGTAGTGGGAGTATTTGGTGTAACAACTTATATTTTCTTCCTGCCCACTTTAAATAAGGTTCCATTGTTCTTCCTTCTTAAATGTTAGACCTGAGCTTATTAGTTTTTTTAATGAATAATGTGCTGTTGTCTGATAACTCGTCTGGTAATCCCTTATTGAATAGTTCTACCCATCTTTTATGACCTTCTTTGGCTTTAGTTTTATCTTCGTATGTTTTAACTACTATCCAGTTACCATTATTATATTTGGGGTGCTTTATCGCCGTCTCATATGGTCCATCCAAGTCAGTAATTAGAACCGTATCAATTACTGCGTCATTTATTTTAGTATTTTCAACTAACCTTTGTTTGTAACTAAGCATCATGGATCTCCCAAGCATTGTATATTTCTTTATCATTTTTCATTATAGTTCTCCTATATATATAGTGTCTAGTTCTTCTGCTTGATCTATTGGTTTTTTGTTTGGAACTCCAGTATCGAACATGTTTATCTTTATATATTCGGTCTTGGATATTCCGAATTTTGCTAACGCCTTATCTACTTGCTCAATATAATAATTAATATCTAACTCTTCTACTTTGCTAACATATCCAGTATACGTATAATTTTTCCCTCCCCTATAATACTGTCTAAATTCTTCATAGGGGAGTTTATCTTTAGTTACTAGATAATTCATTTGGGTACCCTTAGTAATAACTCGTCCGGTCTTTGCTTCAACCTGTTTTACCAAGAAGATTCTAAAATCAAATTGGTCATCGTATTCTACTGTATCTTTTGATAGCTTAATTCTTTCAGCAAAGTCTTCTAGTTTAAGTCCGTTGAAGTCATATGCTTCTCTAAATACTTCTTCAATTGGTTTATTATTAAATATGTATTGTATTCCTAGATTTATAGCTCTGTCTACTACCTTTGATGATTTAGATCCTTTAAGTGAGGAGCCATGTATTATAAAGTCTCCGTTCTTCTCTATAACATAATTCTTTTTCAGATAAAAGTAAGCTCGGTTCCCTTCGTCTTCAAGGTCTAGAGTCATAAAGTTTTCTTTCAACTTGAATTTTTCTTTTATTTCTTTATCAATCCAAGTGTTCTCTTCTTCTACAGACAAGTGTTTATCAACTATAATACCATCAGTGTCTACCTCACATATAACGTCTTTATTTCTTTGTAGTAACTTCATTGTACACCATCTACACATTGCTGTTACCATTACTGCGCTGATCATATCTCCATATATGGTTGATTTTAGCCCTAGAAAACCATATGTACTGTTAAGCTTAATTTTTATTGCGTGCTGTTGTGAATTAAGAGCAATTTTCTCGTCTCCTTGAGCAGACTTTAACTCTTGATTAATTTTTTTTCTTTCTTGCTTTAGGTCAGATATGTACTTCTTAAGGAATCCATCTTTATCGTTTCTTACTCTTACTATAAAATCGTAAGAGAACTTTCCATCATCAAAGGTGGTTGGTATTCTATACCAATTGAAGGTCCCTTCTTGTGTACAATTATATTTTCCAGTGTAAGGCTCTATTGATATTAACTTTGTCGTATCTGGTCCTAGGTTCCAAGTTTGGATGGCTGATGGGTACTGTGATTTAAAATCTAATTTCTGAGTATATGGTATGTATCCGTTCTTATACAGTCCGCCTATTGCTCCTTCATATTTCAACTTGCCACTTATCTTTGCGATGGATCCATTCTGAATATTATATTTATGAAAATTAGTTTCCGTATTTATTAGCTTTAAATTGTGCATTTCTCTAGCTATACATAATTTTGGAACAGAACTTGAGTAACCTTCTATTACACTTTCTAGAGTTACTCCCATTATTTCAGCTAATATTATAGCCGTTCTGAGATATACGTGTCCTATTCCTTCAGTTCTATAAATATCATCGTCTTGGTATGCGTATAACCTGCTCGGATTTTCTCGGAATAATTTTAGAAGATCTTCCATATGTTCTGGAATCTCAATATCTTCCATCTTATCTTCTACCCAAGCATTATTAACTAGCTTTGTTCTTTTTACATTGTACCATCTTGCTAATTCCTTCAGTTTTCTTGATTTTATCCCAAATAGAGTTTGGTCTTTTTTTACTCCTATATTGGACTCAAATATATCAAAGTGAATTCTTCCTGGTAATCGTATTTTATTTTCCTTATCTCCTAATACTGGCTCTCTTCCTCCTCTACATAGCTTTGTTATATCTGATTTTACTATTTTGGCCCGCTCTATTACATAGGGAAGGTCAAATTCAGAACTAAAGTATCCGGCTATGATATCTGGGTCATACTTTTTTATAGCATCTAAAAAGGAATCTATTACTGGCTTATCCGACATGGATTTTACGTCAAATCCTTTACATATGTCTTGCCATATCTTCCTTTTGCTTCCATTATCAAAATACTCCCATATACTATATCCTATACAAAGTATTTCGTTATTGGAGGGTCTAGGAAATAGACCGTCTCCTTTAGATGCTACCTCAATATCAAAGAACATTAGTCTTAAATTATTTGTGTGAGGATACTTAAAAAAGAATTCTGGGGAGCATATATATATTTGTTCCATGAAGGAATTCATTAATATATTACTAGAATTCTTTGATTGTCTCTTCCGGAATTCATTGAATTCTTTTACGTTACTGAAGTCCAATTTCAAATACTTTAAATCTTCATCCTCTGGAACCTTCCTCCAAGTTTCTTCTTTTCCGAATAGATTTAATACCTTATCTTTTCTTGCTAGTACAAATGGTCTAAACGGGTAGTCTATTTTATCTACATTGCCGTTTCTATATATTAATATTCCGTCGTCTATTGGATATGCTGACAGTGGTATTTTCATGTTACTACTGTATATAATTCTATGATATTAGTGGAAAATGTTTTTAATGCTTTTCCTGCAGGACTTAATAATGCTACTCCAGACTTGTCTACTCCTATACACTTAAAAACTACTCTAGAATCAACATTTTTATAACGTCCTTTAGCTATAAACTCTCTGTCTTGTATATATAAATGTCCTGCCTCTCTAAACAATTTTATTCTTTTTCCTGTTCTTATACTAAAGTCTATACTTATTCCTGTTAGTTCTTTGAATGTGTCAAAATCAATCTTAGTGTCCACATTTGTTGAACATTCTAGATATGTATCTCTTACTACCAGTTCAATCATAAGTCTCCCATGTTTAGCAGTTTTTCGCTTCTAAGTTTCTCTCTTAGACATTCAATAACCTCTGATGTTATGGTATAGTCTTTGTATAATGTTAACCCTTTTTCTATAATTGTAGATATTATACTTTCAATGTCAACGCATACATTATGAGTAATATCTTTTATTCCATTGTCTGTATTACAGAACCAGTATATGTATAATATAGCTACTGCTCTATCAGCCCTAACATCTATACAATCAGATCCATCTAGCAAAATGGTTTTTATTATAGAAGACTTAATGTGTGTTGGATTATAAGAAGATAGGGACTTTATGTCCTTTCCTTTATATTTAAATATAAATGGTATTGGTAATACTGATTCGTCTTCTGTTACTATGGCCCTGTATCTATTATCTATGGCTATCTTACATAATGAATTGATATTTATATCTATGTCTAATGACGGAGATATTATATTATTAAATTTCAATTTTATTATTGGTTGTATTGATAGATAGCGATTACATGTTAACCGTGATAATACCGAAGAGTCTAGTGAATCTATTGAAATATTCCTAGCTTTTATGTTATTTGATATTTGCATTTCGAAATTCAATTATCCACCTATTAGTTTGTTTGTTACACAAACATTCTTCTTACATTTTAATAATACATCCTCTGTTATACAAGAATCATTAAACATTTGTCCATCTATCCAAATTGTTTTTCCGTTATCTAATTCTGAATTTAAAACTTCTATTGCGTCACTTAATTTATATTCTTTATTTTCGTACTCTAGATTTGTTGCTCTCTGTATTGGTATTAAATCCATTATCTTCTCCTTAAATTTATTGTTCTTTTTTGGTTTTCATTTTTAATATCTTCTATAACAACACAATCACATGGTAATATCCAATCCCCGCTTTCTGTTTTAAAAGCTTTTATTTGAATTCCTTGGTAAGGAACTATAAATTCTTCTACTTCGTACAGTTTACCTATCTTATCACCATACCAAGAGAATCCATCTATATCTCCTGTTATTTCAACAATCATAACTCCTCCTGTAGGTTGTAAATTGTATGGGCAACTACCGAGTCATTTTTTAATGCTAGTATCTTGGCTACTATTGTGTCATATCCAACATTTGACTTTATATTACTTTGATCTACCATACATATGTATTTACCTAGCGTATATTCTTCATTACTATTTATGGTTGGGTCCATAAATACGTAAGAGTTTTTCGAATCATACGCTATGATATACTTATGTCCTGATGATCCTTCTAGATATATTGCGTCTAAGATCTTATCATCAGTATTATATTTCGTGAAAGTACATCCAGTCTCAGTCGCTTTTAATTTTAAATACTCTAACGCTTTATCCTTATATGATTTGTAGGAAGAATCAACCAGAGCTCTATATTTTAGGTACTGACTGGTAGAGGTACACGATTTATGTATTAACTGAGTTAGTTTTTCTCTTGGATTTCTCACATTAAAATTCTTAACAACACTCCAATCATATAAAAAGTTCAATACTTTCTTGCTTTTTATATCTATATCGGTATCATCTAGGATTAATTTATAGTTTGATCTTCCCTTTAATTTCTTGAATTTAAGTATAATTGATCCGTTATCAACTATTTCGTATCCAGTAGTTATTCCTATATATACTGATAATCCTAATCTCCCTATGTTTTCAATAAAGGAATCAGCTTCTTTCTGGTCTCTATAACAAGTCATCTCTCTTAGTAGAGGTCCTATTTCATTCCTATTAAATCTTTTGTTGTTCACGTATACTAATAACGATCTCTTTTCTAATTTTATATCTATCTTATCATTCAACTTTAAGTCTATTTTTGTATTATAAAACTCTAATTCCCTAATAACAGAATTTAACATTATATCTATAGAACTAGTTAATACAGTCTCTTCATTTATAGTATTTCTATAATAACTTATTAATAAATTATTTAGTTTTGGATATACTAGAGATTTTACGTATTCACTATCTGCAGCTATACTAAAGTCGTTATATGTTAACTTCCCTTTTGAATGATCGTATTTTATGTTCTCTGTTATAATTACGTTTGATCCATCGGATTTGTTCTTCTTTATTATATAATTATACTCATCCATCATATTCTTTAATGCCTTAAGTTTTAGTCTCAACCCATCTAGATTTGAATTTCTAGATGCTTTTGTTATATATGAGATTAGACTTAAAGATGCTATTTCTCCTGCTTTTATTTCAACACTTAAGTTACAGTCCTCTCCTATTCTATTCATTAAATAGGATTCTATCCCTCTCATAAACGATTCTACTAATTTTGGTTCTACTTTTGGATCTTGACTTATAAATACTAACCATTCTTGTGTTTGTGCTTGTATTGCTATTATTAATCTTCCATTATCCACTAGATTATATGGAATGTTTTCTAGATTTCTTAGGTCATAATTATATGGAGGTATCCAAGCCATAAACCTTAACCTGAATATATCCTTGTTATCATGATAAATAGCAGTCGTTGTAGAGGTGGGAGAGGACCCTCTTGTTACTGTTCCCTCTGCGTATTTACCTTCTTCGTTTCTTTGTATCCATTTTATTTTGAAAAATCTTCTTCCTCCATATTCCTTCACGTCTGTAATTTCGCCAACAAACTTTGCATTATTTGTAAAAGTGTCAAATCTAATAGACTTTGTTATTTTATCATCATCTTTGTCTATCTTATCATATAATATAGATTTCACATTTGACTTTACCCTACTGATAATCTTTCTCGTCTCTCGTGATAAATCTAGTAGTTTAGAACCAGATTTTAATTCTGATGCTTTTTTATTAAATGAAAATTCTTTATCTCCCTCGCATTCTCCTATAATGGCCAGGTATTTTTCCGTTTCTGGCATACTTATGCTGAATCCATCAAAATTTTCTATAACCATAGCTGAAGCTAATTCTTCTTCGATCAGCGTTGAGTTTGTTCTTGATAGAATAGCACATGGAGCATCGTCTAGTCCTTCTTCGTGTATTTCTACATCTATAGTATTTTCCAAGGATTCGTTTATGTACCACGAATATGTAGTAAATATCCCATGATATTTTGTTAACAGATATAATTTTCTTACTTTACTACTCGTTAAAGAAAATAATATATATCCGGATTCTTTTTTATCTAGCCTATCAAGAGCTGTTCCTAATTTCTCTATTACTTTTTCATTTAATGCGTATATTTTCGAGTCTGTTTTCAGGTCTAATATCGAATTTATTAGACTTGTAAAATCGTGATATACGTCGCGTTTTGTCTTCTGTTTCATCTTATCCTCTTAAATTCAATCTTCTTGATGGTATACTATCGCTTTTTGGTAGGCTATCCGCAGTTACAAATCTGCGTTTTGAATGGAAGAACTTTTTCCCTTCTAACGCTAGATATAATTTAGTGGATCTGCTTACTATATATATTTCACCAAAGCTAATGTTATCCTTCTTCAAGAACCTTTCACTACTATATTCATCATGGGAATCGTCAATAAGGACTACTCTATCTCTGTCTTTGATGTCACTCATGTGTTTGTTCATATGTTTATAGTTACATCTACTGGTAAGGTTTTAAGTCTAAGATAATTAAGTGTTACTTGTGCTAAAATAGCTGCGATTACTACGTTCCCAAACTCTATTTCCTTCTTTGCTATCTGAAATGGATTTTGGCATGAAGAAGAAGTATCATCTTTTGATAATGTGTCTTCATAATTTGGAGTTTCATTGGAGAAGATTCCTACCGCTCTCCCGTTTGCTCTAGCATCTATGAACGGGATCTTGTTATCTATCCAATTTTTCCAGGCTTCCTTTCTTATTTTATTATTGTCTGCACATAATATAGATAAATCTCCACTTAAGTCATCTATTGATAATCTTTTATTCCTAAATGTAATATTAAAGTATCTCATAGATAGAGCATCTGCCTTGTTTGAATCTATATCTTTCGTAGAAAAGTTTTGATATAGAATATTCTTTAATTCTACAACATCGTCATCATAAAAGAAAAAATCTGCTGTAGTTATCTGCTTGGTTTCTACTAATCTATCTATATGTTGTGCAAAGTATGACCCAATTCCTCCACAACCCACTACTTTTATAACCATTATATCTCCTGTCTTTGTTCATATAAGGTTGCTATTTCTCTTAACAGATCTTCTTTGTCTCTTAAGATTTGCATAAAGTCAGAGAATTTTAAAGCACAATAATCTTCACTTCTGTTTCTAGAGAATACTAATAGAGGTTTATATTTTCTATTTGAACCTTCTGCTTGCTCTAACGCGGCCCATATATTAATTTTTTCAACGTTCTTTGATTCTACAGAGAATGGAAATTTCTCCCTTGCCTTCTCTGATAATCTTATATCTTCTCCTTCACATCCCATTGGATTACTCCATACATCTTCTGGACTTAAATTAAACGTTCTTATAATCCAAGTTGCTATTCTCTGTTGGAGACGTCTGCCCTTCTGTTTTCTGGATGATATTAATTTAGCCATGCTATCCTTCTATTATATGATATGGGTTACCCAAATGAAAGAATGAAACTTTATCATTCTTACTTTCAATATCTTCCTTTTTCGGTAATGTAATATTAGCTATTTCCTTAGTCTTTTTGTTAGAATTTACTAGATAAGATACTATGTGCCTTGGTGGGGAAGTGATGTTTCCATCTGCCCAGAATTTTTGGGAGGTTCTTAGAACCAATGCCTTGTTTTCTGTAGCGCATCTCATATATCCTTTACATATACTAGTATTTAGTGATCTTAATAGTTCATGTCCGTTTATATCTTTAGTAAATCCTAGTATTATATGATAATTTCTCTGTGAAATGCTTCCGCCTGTACTTGAGATTAATAAATCAAGTTGTTCTATTTCTGGTATTGTATTTATCTTTAGAGTCAATTCTTGTATACGATCGATTGGAATCATATCTATATCTATAGGTAGGATTCTCGTACTAAGTATAGGGACTAGAATACCAAAGGCGTAATAACGATACTCTTTGTAGTTCGTATTTATATGCCTAAATGAGTTACCTTCAATTCTGTAGTTGGAATGTTCTACTTCAAATAATTCCTTTGATTCTCTATATGATTGTGAAGTGGAATAATATAATATTTCACTAAACCAATTTTTATACTTTTCAGAATGGTATATTAAATTCATCGATGAGTATATCCTGTTTTAAAGACACAGTCTTTCCAACTCCACTAAAGAAGCGGTTGTTCGATAATGTCACTAATGTTTTTGTGCTGCTAGTTGTTTGCCTTATTGACAGGTGATTTCCAAATAATGTTTGATGACAACGATCTTTTGTTGATGTTTCTATTGTTCCTAGTGAAACAACAAGGTCTAGTCTTTTACATGACATTTTTTCTATATTTTCCATGTTCTTCCAACTTTGGAATAACGAACTATACTCATTTCCTCTTGCTATATATATACTCCAACCTTGTTTTATGGGATCAGATTGTGAACGAAGATTTATATTTCTTCTATAACGTAGTGGACTTCGAACATACATAATTATTGTATAAATAGATATTATAGGTCGAATATATTCTAGGAAGTAATATATTCTGCTACATGATTCCGAAGTTGGCTCTATCGTTTCCTCTTCCCAGTAGATTGGTCGGATATGGAGTGTCTGATTTTCTTCTGGTTTTATATACTGTTCCACTGTATATTCTCTCCATTTTTTCTTGACATATTTTACATATTACTTCTTCCCTATGATCTTTAACTAGAACTTCGTTCTCTTGGTTGCCACATTTTTTACAAAAAAAATCCAGTATTATCAAGATATTACTCCTTTGTATCTTTCTTTTATGATGTTCCAGTCTTCATCTTTTAGCGATTCTTTATAGGAATCGTCTTCAAACTTTGAATGTTCTGTATAATATTCCATAGGATAGGTTGTGTATATTGGTATTCCTTCAAAGTCTCCTATTTCTTTTCCGTGATAGTCTTCTATCAGAAACTTCTTTTTAAAGAAGGATAGCTGAGCATCTTCTCCGAGGCACACTATTATTCTAGGAGATATTATATCTGCGAATCCTCTGACATAGAATCCAAAGTCTTTAATATCCTTCTTTGATATTTGTTCTTTGCTTATAAAATGAAAATATGTTATAAAAAAGTTGGTTATACCGTGTGATAGTAACAGGTCTGATATATTTTTATCATTGGCTGTTTCAAATATCCTTGCTTTGGGAGGACTTGTTACTATGAGTATATTGTTATTAATATATTCTAAGTTACCATAATATATCTTTGTCTTGGACCTTGACTCTACTCCTTGTTTCTTTCTGTATGCTTTTACGTCGTTTTCTAGAAGCGTTATAAGTTCTTGTGTGCTTTTACCTTGGGAAAATAGATCTAGCATTTCTCTACCTCGTAGTAGTCTCTGTTTTCATCGGTTTTTAATTCTGATTTTGTTACATACACTTTACCTTGTATGTATATTACTTGTCCTATTGGGACATCATGAAATAATTGTTGGTCTGATTCTGATGTTGATTGATAAATCCATTTCTTAACGCGGTCCAATACTTTGAGTGCCATCATTATCCTCTATTTCTTTTAAGTAGGCAATGTTTATACAAATTATTTTGGTCCCTGTAATAGGAAATCTAGATCTGTCTAAAGTATCTTTTTTTGCAATTATAAAGATATCATCTAGTTTAACTAGATAACAAACGTCTTTTCCTAAAACTACCTTTTGAATTATTTTACCCTTTGACTTTAATACTTCAACATTTACCCTTTTTCCATTAGTGAATGGTTCTCTTAAATTTAATTCATCATTATATTGGGTGTCTCTTAGATTCATAGGGACATTTCTCCTATAAATAACGGGATTTTTCCAGTATAACTAAGATAAAGTTTTGATTCTGCTCTAGTTATGCCGACATAAAATAGTCTTCTCTCAGCTTCTGTATCTATAACTCTTCCCTGCTTATATTCTAGAAACATATGACACCATGGTATAATTACTACGTCAGCTTGCATTCCTTTCCAACCATGTATCGTCGATAACTCTACTAACGCATCTTTATCTTGATTCTCTTCCTTACCATCTAGCCCCAAGTCGTTACATAACTCCCTTATATCACAACAATTTATCTTATAATCCTTAGTTATATCATGGATAAACAATTTCATATCATCTTGATAAATAAAGGAGGAACAGAAGAATCTTTCTATATAACTTACTAAACTATCTAAGTTCTTGTCTTTGTTATTGTTAAAATATGATATAATACTTATTAACGAATTAAACTTCTTAGCATTCTTTGGGTCATGAAACTTATCTCTTAATAATTCTCCTAGAGTCCTATCTTTTAACTCTTTCTTTAGGGACTCTATTGTAACGCATCCAATGCCTTTTAAGGCCTTCGATGCTATCTCTAGGTCGTAGATATCCCCTGACGAAGATGCTACCTTTAAAGAACTCATAATGACTTTCACAGCATTTCTATCAGATATCTCTAGAGCGTCATTGACTGTATATTTTATATTGTTCTTTTTTAGTTCGTATTCTAGGTGGTTTTTGAGTGTTCTGTTCCTATATAATATAGCTATTCTCTTACCTGAATTCTGCTTACACTTTGATATTACATAACTTATCTCTGATAATGGTGACTGACATTGGTATTCATGTATGTATCCCTCAGATGTTTTATATGGTCGTATGATTTTCGTTATACGATTCTTGTTATGGGTTATTAAATTACTAGAAGCAACGACAATACTTCTATCCGACCTGAAATTATAACCCATGTTTAAGATTTTACAATTGAATACTTTAATAAAGTCCTGTACATTTTCGGGGCGGGCATTGCGCCATTCATAAATACATTGATCATCGTCACTTACACCGATAATATTACATTTTAGATTAGCTTGTAAGGCCTTTAACATTTCTAGCTGTGGTCCAGAAGTGTCTTGAAGTTCATCTACTAGAATATGTGTAATCTTTGGTAGGGATAATTTGGGAAGCAAGCTAATTATCCTGTAAATCATATCATCAAAATCTAATAAGTTATATTTCTCCAGTTCAGAATTATACTTCTGTACCTCATCAGATAGTTCTATAGGCCATAACGATTTAGATGATGATATCTTATCTATGAGTTCATACAGTTTTAATTTATCTTTCTTGCAATTAAATATCTTTTTAATTATTAATCGTTTCTTTCCTTCATCACAGATATTCCAAAAGATATTGTTTTGTTTAGCAAATAAATTAGCTAGACCATGAAATGTTCCACCAACTATACGAGTCTGATCGGAACTAAAACATTTTAATATGATATTTTTTGAAGCTTTATTAGTAAAAGTAATTAACAAAATACTATTTAAAGGATCGTTTAATAACTTATTGGCTATAATTGACAACATACTAGACTTGCCCGACCCTGGAGCAGCGCTAATATATAAATTGGTATAACAATTATCCAATATTATCTTCTGTTCTTTTGTCAGATTCAAACAACATTCCTTCTGCTGATGCCTTAATTAATGACTTAGATTCTACATAGGTATTCTGACTGGTATAGACTCTCTCCTTTGAAAAATGTAATATTTTTACAGGGATTATATAGGATCTCGTGTATACTGAACCAGTCTTGTATCTAAAGCATATATCACCAGTATTTAATTCTCTTCCGAATCTATCTTTCATTTTTGTTCTACCTCTCTAACTAGTGTGTGTTCCTTAGCTTGACCGTAACGAACGCCAGTCGTAAAGTCCTTGGATTTTGCCAATCGGTCTTTGAAAAATCTCATTGTTATTTTTCGACAAGAAACCGTTCTTTCGTCCTTCTCGTATGTTCCTCTGAATTCAAGGGACAAACCTCCATTTGTCACCATATTATATCTTATCTTTCTCTGTTTAGAGTTGTTGGATATTATATTTATATAAACCCGTACACTGTTTTTAGAAAACGAATAACATCTTCCAACTTCTAAGTCTTCAAATTTCATGTTGTCTCCTTCTGTATCCTTGCATATATAGTCTATTATATTCTCTTATTCTTTCCTTAGTCTATGCCTTGTCCTGCTGCTATGTTATTAACAGAGTCTACTAATAGGGCATCTATAAAATCTTGAGATACCCTTAGATTCCCGCAATTATGCATGTGTTTGCTTCTTTCGAGAGAGGCTATAGCCCCTTTCCTATAACCTTTTATCTCATCCTCTAAAAACTTAAGTAGTTCACCTTTAGTCACTATAATGCTCCATCCTCTTCGTCAATATCATTGTCTGCTGAGGGAATATAGTTCATTACTAAGTTTGTGTAAGCATCGGTTAGTAGAGGTTCTAGGTACATTACAGCTTCTGGAGGCATCTTTTCGATGGCCTCTTTCAAACCCCTAGCTTTGAATTCCTTTTTTTCTCCATTAACTTCATATTCAAGATGCTTGCCATCCCATAATCCAAGGTCTCTAGCTATACAAATAACGTTAAACCTATGGTCAAAGGATCCATGATAAAAATACATCAATAACTTGTTTCCTTTGTATCTATTTTTCACCTTGGATTTTGTGATTGTTAATTGCACAGCATATGAATTAGGTGGGGCTCTCTCGCCCTCTTTTACTGGGAATGCGCTATCTCCCTTACGAGTCATCTTAACGTTTAATACATTGTAATGCCTTAATGCATTACCTCCGGTTTCTTTTTCCTTGTCCCTTGCCATGGATGTTATATCCGTTCTGACTTGAGATGCAAGAATCAAAGTTAAAGTGTCAGAGGCTTTAGAAGTATACATTCTTAAAAACTGGGAATATAGCCTTGGCAACAAGGCCATTGTATCATCATTCACCGAACGTTCTTTATCTGCTGGGGTTCCGTCTGCCTTTTTACCTTTATATACTTCTTTTGCCGATGATAAAGCTTGTAGAGTATCTATAATAAGACAATCTACTCCACTATTATCATCTGCGCACTTCATTACGAAATCTAGGTTTTCCTCGGCTAATCTTGGTTCATAAATCCAAGTACTATCTTCCTTACATCCTTGGGCAGTAGCCCATTCTCGATCAAAGTTCTTCTCTGCTGGTATATATGCAGCTACGAAGTCTTTTAGATTATCCTGCCAGTATGCTATTGACTTTAATAGTTTGGTAGTTTTACCTGCTGATTCTCCACCAACTAGCTGATTAATCTTACCCTTCACCCAACCACCACCAGTTAATACATCAAATCCTATTAATCCAGTGGGAAGCCTTTCTATTTTACCAATATTTTCATTTTCATCTAGAAACCCCATCTTGGTTTTCTCTGGGTCTAGCTTATTGTCTTTTAAAAAACTATCTCTTAGCTTCTGTAATGCCTTCTTCTTTTCCTTGCTTAATGACATTTTTATTTCCTTTTAGGTATTTACATTTATTTCTAACACACCCAGTTTCATATACTGTTCTTAGTTTATAATATCATCCGCAACCTCAATATTTACACCGTTTCATCTATTATATTTCCTTCTACGTCTAAACATATGAGACAACATGGATATTTTATAGTTAAACTTTCACATATATCAATACGAAAAGGAGTAAATTCAAACAAGTACCTGCAGTTATAACATACTATATCTATTTTTTCCATAAATATCTATGCGCTTGTGATATAATAAGTTGTTGTACTCAAATGTTCTAATCAAATAGGTTGTGTGTCGTTAGATCTTCGAATTTTGCTTGTATTACTCTTTTTACTTTATCAAATTTTTCCTTTGATTTGTTATTAATAGCTACAGTAATTTTAGATAAACCGTCTATTGCTTTAGATATCTGTTCAAGGGTTTTTAAGTTATTAACTTTTCTTATTAATTCTGGAGAAAAGGAACACTTATTTAATATAATAATATCTATAGTATCTGAAACAATATCTTTAGTATCATTATTTACTATAAACGATATAACTGTGTCTTTTCCATTAGAATTGACAAATATTGGAAATTTGTCTTGCAATTTTGCAGAGGATTTTAATCTATCTATATCGTTATCAGATAGATACATATTTTTGTTCTCTGTATATTTACATTGTGCTATTATACAAGTTCCGACTACATCTTCTTCTTTTTTGGTACTTCCGCTTCCTTTTGGTTTGACTGGGTTGTCGTTTTCTAATAGGTCGCAGACTAAATCTTCTAATTCTTGCCAAGATTTCACCATTTTTATTGTCTTTCTAGATTCTCCGCCGGAATTTTTAGAATTTCTTTGCGCGAAGGTTTTATTGTCTTAAACAAATCCCGTTAGTGGATACAGAACCACGATCCTCTGTTCTTTTTGTATATTTCCTTCTTTTTACAGTTTTGCCATTATCTAGCAAAGACTTAAGAAACTTTATTTCTTTTCTAGCACAAAGAACATCGTCTTCCCAGTAAACAATTGTTTCTTTTACTAAACGCTGGTTCTTCTTTGATAAAGTAATTTTCTTATTCACTGTAATATCCTTATTATTAATATCTTAAACATATTCTATTAGCTGGTACAGATCCGCGATCCTCTTCCTTGCCTTCCCCTTTTTTAACTTTTCTACCGTCTAACAAGGATTCTAACAATTCGATCTCTTCTAAGCAAGCAGAAACAGCTTTCTTATATTTTCTTTTGTTACAAAAGAACTGAACTTTTATAAATGGAGTAAATAAACAGAAATCATGTTTAACTTTTATTTTTATAGGACACTTTCCACATCCATTACTGTTTCCTTTGTTATAGACTCTACATAAAGGACAAGAACTTGCTCCTATACCACTTTTGGGTACCATATCATTCAATAAGGCTGGTAATATATCATATTTCCAGTGTAAAATTGCTTTTTCTATTAGATCTATGTCCTTCTTTGTCATAGTAACTCCATAGTTTTTAGCAATTCGTATACTTTCTCACAATTAAGAAGTTGTCCAGCGGTACCATTAAATCTTTTTAGGTCCTCTTTAATGGTATTGGTTATATTTTCAATACCTTTCTTCTCTTCCTCAGTTAATAGAGAATTTAGTCTTCTTTGTATTATTTGGCGAGCCATTACTTTAGCGGAATCGATGGGTATGCTATGTTCTAAAGATAAAGCTTTGGCAAGCTTAACAATCAAATCCTCTATTTTATCAATAAAATATGTAGACGTGATACTAACGGAATTGAGCTGTTGCATCTATATCTAAATCTTCCTTATCCTGATTAAATAATTTTGATGCTTTATCTGTTGCTTCTTTTAATATTTCATAGAATTCTCTGCTTTTCTTCTCATCTTCCCTAGAATTCATGCAGAGGATTTGTAATATACAAAGCGATTTTATAAGATACTGAGCATCTTTATCGATATCTATATAAGTTGTTATGTTACATTCTCCTAATGTTTCCTCTTTTACTTGTATATCCATATTTCTCCGTTATAAAACTATATTATTGCTATCTGGGTCTATCGTAGAAGCTTTTTTCTCAAACTTCCTTGGTTTTTTCTCTTCTTGGCTTATTTCAGGGACTTTTGTGATTTTTAGGTCTTTGAATTTCCCAGAATTTTTCAGATAATTCACTAGTCCTCTATATCCTATGCTATTTTCTTCTAATTCCCCCTTCTCCAGTAGTTTATTGGCCTGCTCATAGTATTTAGTATCAGCTTTCCCAAGCAAATAGCAAATATTGGAATCAGCACTGATGTCAGATAATACCTCCTGGATATTCACTGATTCCAGTTCTTTTAGTATGATGGTATCAGCCACTATACATATAGCCATTCTAGACAGTGACTGTTTAAACAGGTCACTCAGCGTTTTCGCATTTATTGCTTCTGGTAGTTTTCCCTGATCTTTCAAAACAGCAATATCATCAGAAACATCGATTCTATCGATGTGTTCTTTCATTATCGATTTAAATGCTGGAGAATTTGCTATAGATTTCAAGTAGGTCCCGTAGGCGGCGCTGTTTTTGAACTTCTTCAGTTCATTGTCGTCTTCCACCGATATAGAATATCCCATGTTAAGCATTTGTTCCTCCAGTGATTAGTGGTTTTCTATTTGCTTTGCTTTGTTCTCTTCTCATCATCATATCTAACTGCTGATCTTCTCTGTGAGATTTTATTTTCTTTACCCAAGCACGAAACTCTGGTTCGGATATCTCTATAAAATACATCTTAAGCTGGGAATAAGCATCTCTAACAACCACAACCACTGGATCCTCTACAGCGAATCCTACTAGGTAGCATCTATTCGTAGATGCGTCCATTGACGGTACTATCTCATACCCTATTTCGCTGGCATTCTTTTCAAATTCTTCAATACTTGAGGCTTCCCAAAATTCCGTCTCTTTTTGTCCAGATAACCTGCCTTGTAATTGTACTGCAAACGCTGCTATGTGTGATGGCATATTTCCAGATGTATAAACTCTTTTCATTATCTTCTCCTAAGATTAATCATTCTACTTATAGTAATTTCTTCCTTATCGAAGTGTTCAGCTTTTACAATTGCTATATATTGCTGTATTAGACTTGTGTGCTGACTAAATGCCTTAGTCCTTGTATTACATCTAATAGTAAGTTTTGGAATTCCATCGTGTATGAGTACACCACATCCACATCTACACTCTTTAATTTTTATAAATACTACAGTCTCATACAAAAATCTTTCACATACATTTTCAAATCTACCATTTTCATAATACTCTCCTACTTATGTTTTTCATGTGATCCATTGAAATGTACAAGATGTGGATAGTTTTTTACTTCTACACATAATTCGTGATCTTCACTCATATACAATTCCTGTTTTGGTGTCAAATTTTGCTATGTATCTTCTGACGAAGTTATTTCCATCACGGTTATTGTTATAAATGTCTAGATATCTTGACTTACATATACTTGTTGGTTCTGTTACGTCTCTTATCCATATACTTGTCTTAAATAATTCATTGTTATACTTCTTATTGAGTACTTCCAATGGACTATACACTTGTCCTCCTTTATTTGGATCTTGTCTTATCTGGGAGGTAGCAATTATCTTACAACAATTTTTTAATAATTGTTGTCTCAATAATGGTAGTAACTCTCGTTTAACGAGCAACGTATCCCCAGAATCTAGGACCAAGTAATCTATTTTATAATTTATATGCTTCAGGAATTGTAACAATAGAGACAAACTTTCCTTATGAAAGAATAAATCTGTAGACAACAGGGGATAGTTTAATTTAACGAAATGTTCGTCTATATCCGTTGTGGGATTATAGTATAATATGGTCTTATTCTCTCTTAATAATAGATTAACGAACAACATAGTAATAACCGTACTTCCATTCCCAGGGGAAGCAGTTATTAAAGTATTGTCCTTTTCGATAAAATCCGACACTATTTCTTTTAACATATTTTAAAAGGGTAGTAGCCATCCTTGGTATCTACCCTTACCCGTGAAGGTGGATCAATTAGAATGAAAGGAGGTGAGATTCTAATTGATTTCTATGGAAAAATCAACCACCTAGTCTGTTGGGTACATAATCAGGTTGCACATGCTGATAGCGCTCAGATTTATCAGTAGTATTTGTTATAGTACCCAATTGAGCCTCAGCTTCGGATATGACATCACACTGTGTTCCCTTAAATCCCTCAGCCTCGATTGTTATCTTTCCGCTGGCTTTGTTGATTTTTACGTGTACCATTTGATAAGGCATAATTATTCTCCCTTAAAAAGTTAAATTTGTAATATGAACAAATGGATTAAGTATCGACCCATCTTTGAAGTGTAAAGGATATCTCTTGGTTGCTTTCCTTTCGGCTACTCTGATCCAGAGTGAACATTAGTGCTGCAAGCCTTTCGTTTACTTCATTTTCTTTGGCATGAGCAGTAACTTCACACTTTAACATTTCTGCTGAAACGGATCTTCCGTCTCTTGTCCGGAGGCCGTGGAAATCTCCTACTGCGGTATATGTACCGTCTTCATTTTTCTTGAATCCAACCGCTCCGTTGTAGTTGATGTTTCCATTTCCTTCGACCAGTATTTCCACCTTCTCGCGGACTCCATAGTTACCATTGGTAACCAGCATGTTTCCCTCGGCCTGCTTGAAGGTGAATCCTAGGTCTTTAAGAGCCTTGGTGAGATACCTTTTGTGCCGAAGTTCTGTCTTCAGTTCTGTCTTGTGTGACATTTGTTACTCCTTTATTATATATTAACGTCGTCTGTTCTCAGGTTAAGTTTATGTACTTTTTCTTTCTTATCTTTCTTTGTTGTTCCGATGGAAACGTTGTTTGCGTTGTTCTCCGACCATTTTCTCATTGATGATATGGTTTCTTTCCCAATCATTGTGATAGGTTTTATTTTCTTAAGCATAGACATAATATCTTCTGTGTTTATATCGTCCTTTGATCCTATCTCAATTTCCTTTCCTCCTCTAGACGCAAACTTGTTCCGTAATGCGTCCTTGATTGAAGATTCAATCTCCGCTCCTGTTACGGAATAGGTCTGTCCGCTGGAATCCGTGAATTCATACTCGGATAGTTTCCTTATGTCAAATTTCTCTGGATCTCTTCCTCTCTTTTCGAGGTGGATCTTGAATATTTCTTCTCTCTCCTCTACATTCGGAACATCGGAGAACCAAATTTCATCGAATCTTCCTTTTCTTAACAGTTCAGGATGATTCCTTCTGAGATTGGAAATATCGTTAGCAGTAGCAATTAAAAAGACCCCAGGATGCTCCTCGTTCAACCACGTTAGAAAGGTACCAATTACTCTATTGGTTGTTCCTCCGTCTGTCTTGTCTGAACTTCCGGCTCCAGATAATCCTTTATCTAGTTCGTCTATAACAACAATACCGCCAACAGCATCAACCTGCATTAGGGCCTGTCTCATTCTTTTTTCAGATTCACCAACTAGACCAGCAAATACCTTACTGAAATCTAGTTTTGTCAATCCAACATTCCAATCTTGAGCAAGAGCCTTCGCACAGAGAGTCTTACCTGAACCTTGTACTCCTAGTAGCATAATTGCCTTGGGAGGTTCTGTATTGAACTTTGCTGCGTTTTCAGCATTTGTTATTACGGTTTTCTGTATACTAAACCATTTCTTTATCTCTCCGAATCCACCAATATTCTTTAAATTGTCCTTACAAGCCCAATATTCTAGAATATCTGATTTATTTATGATGGATTTCTTTTCCTCTATAATGAGAGGAATATCCACCCTATACAACGTAGTCATTGAATACTGGAGAGCATTTATTATTTGGTCTTCAGTTAATCCAAGACAAGCTCTAGCGACATCATCATCGTTGAATGAATCGTCTATTGTGTCATCAACCTTGTCTTCCCTGGGTTTCGGAGTAGCATTATGTTTTTTAATCTGAGCTCTTACGTCCTTTAGTATTATGTCACGAATCTCTTCCTTTGTAGGATAGGGAAGTCGCACATAGGTGGTATCCTTCTCTATGTCGTTTGGAACCGATATTCCATAACCCGTCACCACTATGGTTGAAGCCGATGTCGCACAAAGATAAACCAAATCCTTCAGCCTTCTGATTACCACAGGGTCTTTTAGAAACTTATCAAGATCCCGTAGGACATATATGTGCCTTTTCTTTGGCGTTCCTTCAGGAACTATTTTTGTTCTGGAGTCCTCTTCTATAATACTAAATACATTAAGAGGGGATACTCTAGTGTCAAAATTAGACCCCGAACCAACCCTTGCTTGAGCAGAAGGGAACTTGTACGGATAGAATCTGTCTATATGAATGTTCTTTTTGTTGACATCATGGAGTCCTTGCCCTATTGACCAGAACTGTACGTAGTCCTTTTGAAACTTTCTCAATATTTCCCTTATTAATCTTGTTTCCTCTGGAGTATCTACAAAGATAATCCCTGCGTCGCAAAGTATTCGATTGAAGATCGGCTCAAATGCCTCTTGAATCGCCTTCTCCGCCTTTTCTCCCTTAGCAGTAGTCTTGTTCATTGTTTCTCTCTTTCTTAAATGACTCCCCATGGTTGCCCATAGAGGGGTAGACTTACATTAACTGAAAATCCCGTTTCTATTGGAGGATAACCCGCTTCATCACTGTACTCAGGATTACACAGCGGAGAAGGATTAGTCACGAATAGAATCTTTCTAAATTCGTTTGTTCTAGCATCAAAATATCCTTCTGGAGAAATAAACCTTCTGTGGAAGTGACCAAATACTATCACATCCACTCCAGGAAGCATACTTTGCTTTCTTCTGAATGCTCTTAATATGGCTTCTACTGATGTAGCATCTGTCTTTGAAGGACGATGAGCTACATATATCCTGTATACTTTCTCCATTTTCAGCTTTTTGTTGTATATAGTCAGCTCAATTATTGAGTGAATCCCAAGGTATAAAGTTTTAGAAAGAGAACATACTTCTCTCATGAGCCATTGCCCAGCCAGCTTCCGTGTCCTGTATTCGTGATTACCTTCAACTCCTACAGATCTTACTCCCTCAAAATTCTTTGCGTTCTGGTTGACTGACAACTTTGACCAGTTTTCCTTTGCATACAACTCTTCATTTGTTCTCTTGAGTATATCTACTACCTCTGTTTTTTGTACTGATGGATCTGCTATCGATGGGTCATAGTTATGACCAACAGATGTCTTTAGCTGGTTCTCCATCAGATCTCCAGTAAATATCCTGAATATGTTTCCTTTGTGTTCTGTTGATTCTCTATTAAGGGAATCAACAATCTCTGACTTCTCTACGTTACTTGCTCCGAGATGGAAATCTCCCGTTACATTCAGTATCGCTTCTGTCCCCACAATTGGCAACCGCATTTTCACTAGTGGTATCTTTGGTATCATTTAATTCCTCCAAATATGCCCCTATACGGGCATATAAATTCTGGATCGAGTTTATAGTGATCTATTTCTTCTATTAATAATCTCTCTATAGTTGAGAGTTTTAAGTCTTTTGGAACCAGTCCTTTTTTTGCATAAGGACATTTTCTCACAGTCCCATCAAAGTTAATATCTATATAATCTTTCTTATACGGACAATGTCCATTGACTAACCATCCTGACAAACAACGGTCTAGCGTTATTCGAGGATCTTTGTTTTTTTCCAACATTTTGATTAATAATAAGGATTTTCTAGCATCTATGAAACAATTGTCTATTAATAGATGTATTTTTCCAATATTATTAATTTCTCCTGAAAGTATTCTTAATGAAAGATCTAAACTTTGGAAATCTTTCATTAAGAATAATTTTTGAAAGCTTCTAAATTTTTCGATATCCTTTAGTGTATAAACTGATATCTGAAACTGGTCTTTAACCAAACTTGGTATTATGAGGGTTTTGTTAATTAAACTTGATGACAAGGTAGTGTTATAATTTGAGAAAAGACTCATTAAAAAAATGGCAGAATCCATTTCTAAATACATTATGGATTCATGTACTCTAATTCCTTTTTTTAATAGTGGATATAATAAGCTAGAGCGCGTCTTTATTAAAAAATTTATATCGTATCGTTTTTCCCTTTTCCTAAAGTAACATACAGAGCTATTTCCACATTCTGTGGAACAGCTCTGTAAGTGTAATGACACAACTTTATTTGCTAAAGAGGTCTGTTCCATCTGTTCCTCCAACATTTGGAGTACTGACTACCGTTTCTTTGTTTATCTTTCCTTCTTTCATTTTTGTTCCATACTCAATGAGGGCGTTTCCAACATTCTCTCTTATTTCATCTATCGAAGCATCTTCTTTGGTATGATTGATTACCCAAAGTTGGTCTCCCTTTATACTTCTTAACAGCCATCCTAGAAGGAAACCTGATCCTGCTTCTTCACTTCCAGTTAATCCAAGACCAAGGTAGGATATATTTTTACACATATCTTCCTTGTCCTTCAGGATTTTATTGGCCGATTTGTATAGTTCTTCGAGATCAAGAGATTCTCCGTTGAGAGAGACACTTACCGCATGTAACTTCTTGTCATACCAGTACCATTTAATCTCTTTAGGATCTTTGGTTACAAACATATTTCTCCTTAGAAGGGAAGTTCGTCTTCCACAGCTGGGCTTGAGGATCTTGCTGGGGAGTCTTGTATTGAAACAATTTCTCTCACTCTTATGGAATCAAAATATTTAACTTTTCCGTCTTTGTCTAGTTTTTTACCTTTTGTTCTGTCGTGTGTACCTTTTATATCAACTATATTTCCCAATGTTATTACTTTCTTGATCTTGCCAAGCTGCTCTTCGGAAGACGCGAAATAAGAACATTTATCATATATTACAGGACTGTTAGAAACTCTGTCATTAATTCTTGTCTTAATATTGAAATTAACTATAGTTCCCTTTTCTACTTTTACTTCTTCTAACACAGTGTTTGTCCCATAGAACGCCACTACTTCGGCGTGGGTTATTTCTATTTTTTTCATTTGCTCATTTTCTCCTTAGTTGGTTATAAATTAGTGCAGATATCAATAAAAACACGAAGCAGATTATCTTGATCTTGACTTGCTTCTTGTAATATTTCCTAACTTTGTGGCTATACAGGGAATTGTATAGAATAATCCTCTTTTTGCTACAAAATTAGAAACATTGATTCGTAGAGTAATTTCTGAAGCAGAAAGACCTTTCCTGTGTCCATTTTGAATCATGTTAATTACTCTCTTTGGAAATATTGATTTTTTCATTTTTCTTCTCCTTAACTGATAGTATTTTGAATACTTGTTTTGGTACTTCTGACGATAACCTTGCAATTATATCATGTCCATTCTTTGCTGTGGACAAAACTTCTTTCTGCAATGTATCTTTATCAATATCCACACCATACATATCTAAATAGTAGTCTAGATTTGAATTATATATTCTCTCTAGGTCTGCTTTCTCTAATTTATTAAATAAAATTATCTCGTCGCACGAGTTCACTAAATCATCACCAATAATAGAAGATAGAGAGGTCTTTGATACTTCACTCTCTGTCTGCTGATTCTCATTTTTCGTGAACCCCATTCCTTTTCTTGCTTTTCCCTTCTGTAGCTCTTCATATTCCTTATCAGATAGGGTAACGGAATATATTACTATAGTATTATTTAGCTTCGCTTCCCTTTCAGCAGAATCAACCATTCTCCCACTTCTGCAACAATCTATTATATACTTTCTGATAGCTTCGTGAGAATTGTTGATTCCTCGAAAATAGAGGACAGAAAGAGGATTGGTTCTTACTGCTTTTATTAAACCTCCAGACTTTGCATATCCGACATATCCTGGAGGAGCTCCTTTTAATTCGGTTAGAGCAAAAGCATCTTTGAAACTACTCATATCATAATCTATGAAGTAGTTTTTATTTCCGAATAGATATTTAGCAAGCAGCTGAGCAGATGTCTTTTTTCCACATCCAGATGGCCCCACCGTCAATAGAATCGATATTGGTCTTTCCCTGTCACATTTTGCGTGTTTAAATATATTTACAACATTAGCGATGGACTCCATAGCTTTATCCTGACCAAATACCATACCTTTCATTCCAGATACAACTTCATCATAGTTGGTACTGTTCTCTATATCTGTATAGCTTACTCCAGTTACTGACGAAATTGCAAGATTGATATATTCTTCAACGAGTACTCTATTTCCTGCTACGTCAGTCATGGATTCTAGCTGTTTTCTCTTTAATTCTATATCCTTTAGGAAATCTCCAGTTGGATGAAAAGAATTGAATATACTGTGAATCTCTTTCTCATACATTATTGAACAGGCCACATCAAGTATATCTAGAGACTTGTCTGGATTCCTTCTATGTCCAAGAAATCTGCTTCCTGTCTTTACTAGATAATCACAGATATCATTTGGTATCATACACTTGTGTTGTTCTTCAAATACTGACTTTGTTCCCTTGACCATTTCCGTTGTTTGTTCCACATTTGGTTCATTAACGTGTACAATGGTAAATCTTCTCTCCAAAGCGGAATCTTCCGTTATTATTGAGTGATATTCGTTTATTGTGGTGCTGCCTATGAATCTTATTTTTTCAGTCAGGTATGGCTTTAGTATATCGTTCATCCGATGGCCTAATAGCTGATGAACTTCATCTATGAATAATATTGCCTTGTCGTATTCGCTCGCCTTTTCCAATATACCAATTATAACCCCTACAGGATCTTCCTTATATTTTGAAAGTATGTAGGGAACATCCATGTTGAGTATATGGCATCCTATTAGCTGTCTAGGAACTGTCCGTTCAATTAATTTCGAATTAATAGCCTGAACTATGGCTGTCTTTCCAACTCCAGGATCACCTATTAATATTGTCCCTCTCTTACTTTTCTTACATAATGTTAGTAAGACTGTCTGTATTTCAACATCTCGTCCAGTTATTATATTCCCTTGCATGTGTTTCATGACCTTGCAAGGCTGGAACTCCTTATGCGGAATAACCATTGGAGAGTATGATACAGACTTTGTATTAATTACCTTTGTGGAGTTCTTGATTAATAATGCGACCTCTCCCATACTTGGGTATATTCCGTCTGGGAGTTGGTCGATCAGACGGTTTACTGCGGTTGATCTTTTCGTATCTACTTTGTGGGAAGATTCCACTTTGGATATACATGGAGATAAGAGCTTTATTGTTTTATCCGAATATAGATTGGTAGCTCCGCTCTTTGATAATTGACTTAACAGAGCTATGACTTTAGGCGATATTTTCTTTATTCCCTTTGCCATCTTTTAAACCACTCTATGAAGGAATTGTTCTCTTCGAGTAGATTACACGTTGGTTCTATAAAGTCTACTATCCTGTTTGCTAAAACAGGGTACGAGTTTATAGACTTGGATGTAACTACTATTGGTTTGCACATAAAGTGCAACATTGCCATTTCCAATACAGTAAACTCGTTTATAGAGTTAATTACAGCTACTATTACGTTGGGATGAGTTATTATTGACATGGCATCATTCAGTGTCCATGCTTCTCTATTTATTCCCAACACAAGTCCCATTGATAACTCTAATCTTACTTTTTCTACCATTAATGGATGGCACGAATCAGTATATATTATATTCATGCATCTATACCCAATAACTTTTTGTTTCTGTTAACCAAGGTAGCAAGAGGGAGAAGGAGTCTCTGTCTATCAAATCTCCTTTTACTCTGAATAAACTGATTGCTATCTTTTATTTCTAACACTTTCTCAAGTCTGATCGGGTTAACTAGTATGGAAGATATCTCCTCCAACGAGGACCTAATTCTGTTTCCGGATATTATATCTAATCCGAATATAACATTGGTTTTTTGGCAGAACTTCACTATCCAGTTCTGTATTTCAAATCCACCCTTACTCAATACATCATAAGATCTTAGATTCAACCGTAACTGTCGAATCCAGAAGGAGTATTTGCTCTTTTTTCTCAATTCGTTTGATCTTGGGGAATTTAGTCTATATCCTAGATGTCCCCAGTTCTGTATTATTCCTTCTTTCTCGAACCTGCTTAGAGCTTTTCTTATAGTTGGTACCGATACGTCTAAAACCTTGGCTATTCTAGATATTTGAGGGAGCCGGTCGTTTGGTTTCCAAAATCCTCTACCTATCATCTTTTTTATGTAGATAGAACATCTTTTACCAGCTCTATAAGTTGGTTCCTTTTTCATTTTCAAACTCCATTCGAATGAGTAGTTCTATATAGTGTTTAGCTTTTTCTAAGTCTTTTTTTCCATCTTTTAGATTGTATCGACACACATATTTTATGACATTAGACTGACATGCATTGAGTTTGTTTTTCATGCAGAATACAATGGGTTGTATTTCGAAATCCTTATAATGGTCACCACCAACCTGTACATCTAGAGGATTATCCTGTGCTGTTTTCTCTTCTTTTATCCTGTTCATAATACTTAATGGTCTGTCTTTGAAGAATCCAGGACCTAGCTCTCCAGGTTTATTGGGTACATATACAGGTTTTCCTCCTCCTGTATACGTTCCTATCAATACAGGAGGTTCACTCTTTTCGAATCTGTCTTTAATTTCCGTCATTATCCAAAGTACCTTGTCTTTGTTTTTATTGTAACTGTAACTGTTGATTCTTGTGGTATTGTAAACTTTGGCGACAATTTCAATAGTGTCTTACAATACCTTAGCCATATATACAACATTCTTGTATAATAAGTAAAATTCTTTGCGCTTGATAGTAGATCTTCTATTTCTGGAAGGGTTATTGATACCCTGAATGATTCTGGTTCAACTCTACTATTCCCTTTTCTAATAACCATAATACTTGCTATAACACAATAATCCTCTATACAAAGATTAAACCCGATTCCTGTCCGTTTTACTATTGGTTTTAAAACTGACTGAAAGAACTGTATCATTCTTGTATTTTGATTAGTTATCTCTTCCTCTATTTGATACTTATTTTTTATGTTTTCTTTCCTGCTCTGGAACAGTTTTACTAATTCCTGTATCGGTGTTAGTTGATCGCTTCTCAGATTCATTGCTTTCTCCTTTTGGAAACCACTTGTCCCACTGTTCCTGAGATACACACATTCCAATAGCGTAATTACTTCTACTCTTATAAGACATTAGTCAAAAAATCTCCTGTCTGGTGGTCTTAGGAAGTTTTCTATATCACAAGGATAAACTCCTTTCCTTATACACGTCTGTCCATGCATGAATTCCATAAATTTCCTGTATAATCTTTTTCCCATTACCTTCTTTATATTATCCCAAGATATGTACTCTAGTACTATATCTCCTGTCTTAATTGATGATACAGGAAAATCACTTATTTTGGGATTTTTTATCACGAGGTCTCCATTTCTCTACGTCTCCGTTTGTCTTTATCTTAATGTCTTCATAAGAAGACAAGTACCTTCTTCTAATCTCAGCAGCACATTCTGTGAGTTCCGCTATATAATTCTTATCATTATTGTAGGATTCGGTCACTGATTCGATAAAAAGACGAAAAAGAAAATAATTTAACTCTCCATCTGGCTTTATGTCTATAGCTATCGCTTTTTTTACTATTTTGTCTATCTGATTTCTTCTTCTTTTACTTGGTATATATGGCATTAAAATAATCCCTCTTTTTATGTACAAATCAGCTTTATGCTTTTAGTAGACTAAATAATATTATCTATATCATTTGTGTCTGCTCAGTTTGAATCTTTGATGCTATTTCTTTGTTTGTTAATCATAGTAATTTAATACTTTTTCCAGAAATATGATTTCTTTCTTTATCTCTCTTACTACTTTCTCATAATCGTCGTTAAACATCGCATATCTTACACTATAAAATGGAGTTTTAATACAATGAAAAGCGTTTACTACTATACCTATAGGACAATAAATGCAGGAGATTTCATAGTTGTTATTTGTTTTACATAAATTACATAAAGGGCAACTGTCCCCATCCATTGAAATATCTGTCATTAATTCAAGACCAGATAAATGATTTAGTATGACTCCGCATAGTATCTCTATCCAGTGTTCTATAGATTCATTTATTGCCCTAATTTCCTTTTTATTCCAACTACTTTTTTCTTTCTTCGTAATAAATTGCATCGTTCCACCCTTTGAAATAGTAGTTTATGACCTTCTTTTCTAATAATTCCTCTACAGAAGACACCCTGTGAGAAACTACATAATTTGTAAATGGATGATTTACAAATATTGAATCGTCTGTAATCATTATAATGGGGATATGATGTTCCCACGCCCAAGCAATTTCAAATATTGAACCTATTAGTGGTCTCTTCTCTCCAAAGGTATCAGTATTTATTATTAGAAGATCAGATCTTCTAACACATTGATAATCTCTGTGAATTATGGCGTGTGGTGGGACATTGGATTGGAGACCGTGTTCATCTGTTATTCCTGCGTCCCTACCATTAATTGGATCCAACCAAATTATGGGATATCGTTGACCCTTGTAATTGTTGTAATGTTTGATTATATCTAGGCGCCATTGTTTACATTTATCTAAAACTTGTGGTCCGCCTATATATCCACATAGATATATACTAATAGTTTCAACGGGATGATTCATTATGCTGACTCTTCTGTATGCTTATGTGTTACCTTTGTCGCATTTAACAATGCAAAATTAATTAGAAATTCAACTGATATCTGATTCCATAATATTACACCGTTTTCGTTCCTTGGTAATACTACGTCACTATGTTCTAGATCTGACAAAATGACACATAGGTTATCAAACATTCTCCTATGTTCTTCTAGATGGCTTGATACCCACTTACCTTGCAATATAGGCATATATTACCTTAGGATTGAGTTAGCTTCAATTAGTGTACTTCCTCTTCTTGCTGCTACCCGTAATTTTGTCTGTCCACATCCAGTACCAGTAATAAGATATTCTACATCTGAGGACATAGATGGTGAGAATCTTGCGCTTGGAAACTTCTCCAATATTTTCTTTACTGCTTGGTCTCTGGTCATTCCTTGTATTGTTCCTGTAATACAAAAAACACAGTTGTTAAGGTTGATCTCTTCATCTACCACTACTGGTTTTTGATTCATCTCTTTATCGTGTTGTATTTGATCGTCTTTCGATAGTCCTCTTCTTAAATTCAAAGCCATTAGTTTCCTCCACAGCAAGGCTTTTCTTTTCTTGCTATCAATTTCTCCACTGGTGCGCTGTTTACGCCCCATTTTATGGATAAATCTTTTTTTAGTTCTCTCGCTATTGAACAATCTTTTATGTAAATCTCTAGCAACCTTTCAAACTCTAGCTTGAAATCAGAAGGTCTAGTTAGAGATACAATAAATATAAATCCATCGAAAGATATGGTAATATCCTCAAATATAAGGGGATTAATATCATACACGCGACAAAAATTATTTATGATCCCTCCAACACAGAGACCAAGGGAACACAGTAATAATTCTAATGGGGTATGAAAATATTGGTTAGAGGAGGTTCTTCCTCTTATTGGAACTTTTCCGGCGACTGCTATTGTTATTAGATTGTTTTTGTCTCTTAAATGTACACTTGTCATTTTTACTTTTAACTAACGTTGTAAAAGAGTTTTGAAGTCTGCACTAGTCACAGTTACAGCGACGCGACTTTGTAAAATACTCCTTTCCTTTGTTCAATAAAACTTGTATTATCCAAAGTTACTCCAAAAGATAAAATTAAGGGGATAAATCAAGATGGTAGCATGGAATAAACAGGACTACAGGTTGTTTGATCCCACTTACCAAGTATAATACAGTCATACTAACTGTGTTGTAGTCAACAACCCAGTATCTTTTAGAAATGTCCAGTAGCCCCGAAAAGATGCAAAAGGGGGGCCTATTCTAATCTATTTTCCTATATCTCTAGAATATTTGCTTTTCACTTAACTTATCCCATTAGTATAGAACATACGAGGGATACTTTTGTCGTGTATCCCCCGTATTATCAGAGGGTTACAGCTTGTAGTTTTCAATATCTTCTACAAGACTTAACCCTCTGTTCTCGACGAGACCTATGTAGTCTAGAATCTTCTCTGACCATCCTGCTATCAGATTAACTTTATCCGTTAACTGGGTGGTTCCATATCCCGCTAGGTCTACAGAATGTACCCATAAGTTGGAATTCTTATCACGTCTGTAGTTCTGAACCATGGAATTTATTCCATCTGAGCATCCATAAGCCTGCATATCTGAGAACAGGATTATCCTGTCTATTTTTACATTTACAGAGAATGCTTTTCCTAGAGCTATGTGTACATTGGTTGAGTGGCCAACACCAGAACTATTCATTCTCTTCATGTTATCAAATACGCTTGATCTAGGAGAAAGTGTTAATACTACAGCATCTGTGCCAAAGGGGACAATAACAGAACTATCACATATTCTGTGTGAAATGGCTGCCAACAAATTACCAACATCTCTGTACCTAACTAACGAGTTTTTTGATAATAGACGAGTCATTGATCCTGATTCGTCTGTCAGTACAGCAGTTATTCCTTTTAGCTTTTGTACGTTCTCGGTCGATGTTAGAAGAGCATCTTCCAGAGTTTCTAATACCTTTGCTCCTCTCGGATTGCCCATATCTTGAACCATTCTGTATGCGGAAAGGAATCTGAACGGAAGTTGTTTTGAGGAACGAACTTCATCAGGATCCTTCAATAGAGAGCACACTTTATCTAGATGAGTATCATCTATACCATGCTCAAGTATATTTTTCAAGTTGCGGAGTATCATCATGTATCCCGCTTTACCATCTAGGATACTTTCCCATACTTCCTTTGACTGTCCTTTATCAGAGAGTATTGTCTCTCTGGTCTCAGGAGTAGCCAGCGTTCCCTCAATAAGACGCTTCCACATTTCACCCTGCTCCTTATTCTTTGGAGTGGGATGAATCATTTTGAGAACGTCACGCAGTTTGACGGTTTTGCTCTCTCCTTTGTATTTTGCCAGTGCATACTCGTCAAACCGAGGAAACACATCGGCTAGACCTCTTCGAAGTCCTCTTGGAATAGGATTTTCTTTCCCACGCTTTCCCCATGTGTTTATATGATATGATATAATGTTAGTCATATCATCGGCCCGCTCAATGACTTTTCTGATCATCTTGCGGACAATTTTATTCCCCTTTGCCCCTCTTGCTACTTCGGCGGAAAGAGCATGAGAGATGGATCTCATATGAAACTTGTTACGTGCAAAGCACGCTGCCTTTGCCACGAACTCTGGATCTTCCTGTATAATCTTACGGGCAGTCTCGATTATCTCAGGGGTATTATCTCCATAAAATTTAGGCTCTTTAAAGAAGTTCGTTAAAATACCTGTGACTAGTTTCTCTTTATCCTTCAGAGCGTAAGCCACTGCTCCTTCTTTATTTAGAACTACTCCGTCGGTTATCTTGGATAGTCCCTGTCCTTCAGCACTTGTATTCGCTTTCATACGTTCTCCTTTTTAAAAATGGACGAGTAAAGCGTTGGGAGTTTTTTTCACCGTTATAGAAGTATCTCCCGACTACACCCGTCCGATGTAATGTTAATAAAGGGAAAAGCAGCAAGAGAGTTTCATTATGGTAGAAGTATCTCTTGTTTACACCCTTTAAAATTTTATAACATCTCAATAATTTCTCTTGAATTTTGGTCTATATGTCTATATTGGAAGCTAACGCTTTTTCCTGTTATCCATTTATAATTACAAGGGATTGTTGCCTTTATTTTAACTTCGCACAGGTATACTATGTAGATATCATGTATTTCTATATCCATATCTTCATAGATACCAATTGGTTCCGTCTCTTCTATTTCCATGTGAGGGTTCACTAAATGGTCAATACATTCCTTAATCCCTTGATAGTCTCCAACTTGTACTGTTGGAATAGACATACTTCCATCTGGTCTTTCTACCAGAAGGATTTTATCTTGTTGGTCTTGATTGTCTGATAACGGTTTATATATTAACAACGCAACCTTTATTCTAGGCATATTACCTCCAAGAAAATAAAAGTGGGAAAAGCGAAAACTGATATCCCTTTCGGGCGTCGATTAGCAGTCGAAGTAACAGTTTTCTACACCCACAGGTTTATACTGAAAAGAAACTGATTAAATCAATAGCAGGGTTTCTGCTTTTTTCAATAAAAGTGAAGTATCTGCTATCTACACCCAGTTTCTTTTAAATTTTTGCGGGCAAATTATACAGAGACAAATTATACAGAGACAAGACCTATATTTCTATAGGGTTGTGGGATTCGACCCACTCTGCTTTCGCATTAAACCAGAAGTAACTCTGTACTACACCCGCTATTGGATAATATCGTGTTTACCCCTTAGTTACTTACCACTAGAAACCAGTAATGAACAGGTACAACACTAACGTTGAAACTCCAGCTTATCTTGATACTTTGTTCATGTTCCCTAACGAAACAAAATATCATCCGAATAATTCAAAAAGGAAGAAGGAATTACCATCTCAGTACTAATGGACAGAGACCCCTTTTTCTCCTGTTAATAAAATCAAACTCTCTTGCGTTTAATTCTCTTTCTTTCCTCATCTTATTTATTTTTTCATTTAGTTCTGTATCAAATATGCTACCAATTATATCTCTGTAACATTCTCTACAGAGATAATAACCATCACCCGAAGTAAATAAGGAAGAGAAGGAGTCGCATCTATTGCAAATACCCAGTTTAGATGTTCTTTTCCTAGTAACTATATCAGGATGTTTGTCCCATGTTATCATCATCTTCCTCTTCCGGAGGTTCTTCATTATTATAGGACTTCATTTCTGCTAACATATTATGAATATCCATCCAATCTTCATAATCTATAATCCTAGGCATGCTGTTCCTCCTTTACCAAACTCTTTGGTAATCCATCATTGTTTAAAGTCTTTTTTAGGCAAAAATTTCCAGCTACATGAAATATAACTATTCCTTCTGGTTTCATAAAGTTTGGTGCTGCTATGCTTCCTGTTTGAGCAAGGCGATCCAGACATTTGTTTATTTCCACAGTGTCAAATAAGCCCTCATATAATACTGGTACAATATGACAACATTTTGGTCTTACAAGTGGGTCTAGCCATTTAGATGTATTAAATAGAGAAAACCTCTTTTCCTTTAATCCATATGTTCTTTGAATCTCCTGTCCCCACCATTCTCCATGATGACAGCCAATACCGAGTTTTAACAGTTCGTCTTTGTTCTCATGGGCCCACTTTGAGAACCCATGATTATCATCGGAAGGAGTTATCCATTTGGTACGTGAACCAGTTAGGAATTCTCCTTCTTTGGTAATACATATACATGCATTTGTGCCATCAATCTTTTCTGTAACAACACAAGGTCTGGATATCCTGTGTATTTTTGGAAATGGTATGAATTCCATTTTATTTCTCCTTGGGTTGGTATGTGAGATTTGAACTCACGACCCCTAGAATCACTGGTTCTTTTGTATATAGAAACACTCCCCAGATCTTTCTATTCTATACTTATTTCTTAACTCTGACGAAGTTTTTGCTCACACTTGTAATTATTTCTTAGATTTATCATGTTATACCTGTATTATTCTTTGTCCACGAATTAGTGTAAATTGGCATCCGTTATTTATGAAATTCCTTGCTTCCTCTTCTATTTTGAATTTCTTTGAGAGACTACCATTACAAATTCTTTTCCAGTATTGAAAAAAGAGTATACGTTTTCTTTCCTCAATGCAAAATATCCTAAAATTACAACTATTATCCCATATTTCTACTATTCTGGGTTTTCCCTTGTTGTTGCTTTCTTTTGCTGAATTGGCTCTAAAATTTATATTCTTATCTTTTCCCATAAAAGGGGTATATAAGTAGCTCTTACTCCAACAGAACCAAGAACTTGCATCATAGCAGCGGCACCTACATTATTCATACTATGAATAAGTATATGCCTTGGACAATATTCAGTATGTTCTGCTATCCACAATGCTACTTCATAACCTGTGCCTTTACTGGGTTTCTCAAATATTACACCCATATCGTGGTCTAGAAATAGATAGTCCCATTTCCCTTCCTCAAGAAACTTGATACATTCACTTGGCTTGTTTGTTATAACTACTTCGTGGCTGACAAGTTTTTTCTTGAATTCGTCTATCCTATCTGAACTATCCTCTAATATTAGAATTTTCATGGTGTTCCCTTGAAATAACCCATGCTTATTCTATTTTGTGTAAGCGGGTTCCTTATGCATTGTCTACATAATTCAATCTTATTAGTATGGCACGGAGGTGATCTAAAAATGACCCTACTATGTCTGATTAAATTTACTTTTCCTCCACAATGTCTAGAGCATAATCTACATCTCTTAAATTTAATACTGCCATCAAATTCTTCACCACGATTTTTCTAATTTCTCACACGAGAACGATTTTTGCGTATATTGATACTGATAGTAAGATCATACATATTAATGTATCAACTATATGGACAATGAAAAATATCTTCTTCTTATTTGAGAAGGCCAGTTTATATGACAAAAACGGCTGTAACATAGATATTCCAAGAATAACTATTCCAGACATATTTATTATAGTTACAGAACTTAATATCATCCATATAGTAACTATTATATATGGTAAACCAAGTATAGTAGATATTAGAAAAAGAGTTGTTGAGAATTTGAACTCGTTATTCTTATAAGAGTCATAAATCTCATTCAGATAAAAAAGAGAAGACAGTTCATAAATTATAGATAAAGCCATTAGAGTAACCACGGTTCCTCCTTTTTAGGCAATTTTGTCTACTAGACCATAATCTACACAAGTTCTGGCATCAAACCATAAATCGTGATCAAGAATTTCATCTATCTTTTCCGGTGGGATTTTTGTATGTTTCTTGTATATGTCTTTTATGGTTTCCATTAGTTTCTCACTATTTTTATGTTCATCCTGTAATTCCCTGAATTTACCTCCCCAAAATGCTGACTGTAGTTGGTGAATTAGCATAAAGGCATTTGGTCTTATTATCCTTTCTTTTCCTACTACAGATAGGAAAGTTGCCGAAGAAGCACAACATCCATCTACTATGGTTGTTATTGATGCTCGTGAACTGACTATTTCGTCCATACTAGATAATCCTGCAAATATGGACCCACCAAAGCTGTTAATATGTAAAAATATCTTTGCTGGTGGTCTTTCTTGTTCAGCTGCGGCTACCAAGAGCTCGTTACTTAATTCCCTTAGTCTTCTGTTCAGTTGAAGAACCTCGTTTCTTCCAATCTCTGAATAGAAATATATTCTATTAGATACTGTTTCAACAAACGCAAGCTCTTTGTATATCTCTGCTCTTGATGAGTTATTTGTTGAAATTATTTTCGATTGTGAGTCATCTTTATCTCCCCAGTATGGGTTTTTCATAATATCTCCTTCATTTGGAGGAAGCGACAGGATTTGAACCTGCGAAACGTTTTTCGTTTTCGATTTTCAAGACCGATGCGATACCAGACTCTGCCACGCTTTCTTTATTTCTGCTTATGTTGAAGTTTTATCTACAATATCCTGTGCTTCTTTTACTCCCAATCCAGTCATAGTCTTCAAGTACCTTACAGCAAGACCTTTTTCTCCTATAGAACACAGCCTTCTAAATACGAGATCGGAAGTTACTATGCTTACATCGGAAAATTTTGGTTTAGATGTCTCTGATTTATTTACTTTCTCAACCAGATCCAATCTTATACCTGCTGTTTTAACATTACGGAATTGATCAAACCAAATTACATCAACAACTTCCACCATACGCTGACGTTTTGCGTCGTTTTCCTGTCTTATTTCCACCACTGTCATTATTGGAGATTCTACTAGATTGCGTACTCTTACTGGATCCCCTGAGTTTATTGAATCTTCATTACAAGATCTTCTTAAATTCAAGGCTCTAGGCTTTGGATCAAATGTATATTCTTCGACATTGACAGTATAATTTATTTCCCCAATTTTCCAGTTATGTACCTTAGTTGGGTCTGTCTTTTCATCAAAGTCTTTTACTTTTACTATGAATTCTTTTTCCATAAAATGGAGTGCCGTAGGTGAATCGAACACCTGTGACCAGATTGGAAATCTGGGACCCAAAACCACTAGGCCAACGACACTTAGTTCCTTCTTGTTATAAATCCATGTTGTGTTAAAAATTCTCTTAATTCTTCTTGTAATATCCAGGAAAGATACATATCCATTCTGATTATCACTAATTCTCCAGAATGGCAAAACACTGTAGTATATGTTCCTCTTTCTTCTTTAAACGTCATTCTCTCCGGAAGCTCAAGACTATCTAGATATGCATCTAGTTGATTAATTCTCTTGAATGGTCTCTCAGACCTTTGAGAATAAATGCTAGCTGGACTAGTGAAGCGTAATTCAATCATGCTGATTCTTTCTTTTAGAGGAGAGTACAAGATTTGAACTTGCAAGACCCTTTTTGGGTCGTTAGGTTAGCAACCTAATGGATTACCGTTATCCTAACTCTCCTTTTAATCTAGTTTCCATCCTGCTGTTGGTACGAAGTTTCTATCTCTTAGCTTGTTGTCTACAAAAAGTTCTGATATTCCATTTGCTTTCTCTCAATAATTTAATTTAGTTATAACGGGGTATACCAGAATTGAACTGGTGGCTTTTCCGTGACAGGGAGATATTCTACCACTGAACTAATACCCCATATTATCCATCTGTACTAATACCCATGAGAAACTCTATATATGCTTTATGAGCAAGACTCTTATTATTATATATGAAAAAGGATCTTACCGCATCTCCTTTTATTCTCTTTGGTATTTTTGGGCTTCTAATGAGCCTTAACCCCGCTTCTTCTGGAGTATTATTTTTCTTAAGTATTTCATTACAATTCCGGCAACAAGTAACGGCATTAGTGAAATCATTAGCCTTTCCGTTTCTAGATAACGGGATTACATGGTCGATGGTCATTTCAGAAGGTAGACACTTGTATTGTGTATTGTTATGCCAATATTGGCAAATTCCTTGGTCCCTTACAAATACCGCCCTGTCCGTATAATTAACCTTGTCGGTCTTGTATCTATAGTAATCGAAATATAACAGCTTAATTACTAATGGTTTATATATTGGTTGGAGTATTGACTCTGTTCCTATTCCAATTCCTATAGTTCCCAATAATACCGACTTATCTTCTTTTACTACAGAAGCCCTATTGTTTATTATCTTACTTACTGCTCTTCTAATTGATGTGTCAGTCCAGTATTCCAGATATTTATTTAATACAACTACAGAATCTTCAAACATTAGAATAACTCTACTCCAGTTAAGGATTTATTCTCTTTTGATGAGTATCTTTCGAGTAGTTCTTTCAATATTTTGTCTCTTTCTTCAATTGTTGGAACTATGGCATATACAAATCCTGACAAATCAGGAATTAATAGAATGTATGCTCCATTACTGAGCTTGTTTGAATATATTCCCCCTGTGGGATCTTTTAATAAACAATCCAAGGCATGACTTACTGTGACAATTATATCATTATGAAAAGTTGTATAGTCATCTGGGGATATGCTAAACTTTTTACACGCATTGATATAAAAATCGTAGAACTTTTCTATGTGGATTATCATAGTTGTTTCATTTCAGTGTTTAAATAATAGTCTGGTTATCGACCCAATTATAAAACATATTGATCCAGCAATATAAAAGTAATAACTTATAGTTGACCCTTCTTAGTCCTTAAGAGAATCGAACTCTTGTCTTCTGGCTGAAAACCAGATGTCTTAACCACTGGACGAAAGGACTGTGGTATTTGTGATATCTACTTTTCTTGGTGGCTTGTCTAAATAAATTTCCTGTAATTTTTTAGTTCCACAAGCAATAAGTTTGTTTTCAAAATCCTCGTTAAATATCTCTGTTCTTGCAGCTACATCATCTAGAGCAGTAAACTTTAACTGTAGTGTATACAAGTATTCTGCCATAGTTCCTCCTTTATGTTAACTGCAATCGGAATTGAATAAATAATCTTCTGTGTTTCAAGCAAACGCTCTCACAATAAACTGAACGATACAGCCTTACCAATTCTCGTATTCATTAAATTTCTTAATTATGGAAAAGCCAAATGCAAATAAGGGTGTAATATGAATAGCAATAGCTACCGCCTTCTTACCAACCATTTTATCTTCCTGTTTTATTTCTGTAACACTAATATATAATAATATTGGTATTATTGTATAAAACTTTGTATTTCCGACATGATCTAGTTTAAACATATTTTTCTTCTATTTAAATATCAGAACTTATTATTAAACGGGTTTCCCCGTTATATATATCAATTTGGATTTCTTTAATTTTGTATCCATCTGGTATAATATCTCCAAGGATATCTTTGACATTGGCGACTAACTTGTTATGTAATTCTCTTGTTTTATCTGATTTAAAGGAAGTTATTTTTTCCACATGATCTCCTTACTTGGAGCTGATCGGTTACGATCCGATGACTATAGATTGCAAATCTACAATTTTTCCGATTAAACTACAGCCCCCTTTTTATCATTGATTGCTTTACATTTTGGACATCCAGTATAGAACCGTTCCTTACGACTTTCGGGACATCCCACCTTTAATACAACTTTGTTGTCCATATTCTTTGTTCCATGAATAGGACAGAAAACTTCGTACCATACCTTGGAACGTCCAGACTTGGTTCCAGACTGAGGATGTCGTTTCTTATTCTTTCTTCTTGTTATTATAACTGGTGTTCTACGTTCATCCATGTTATACCTCCTTCGTTATGACTCATAGTCCAAGACAAGTCCTCAAGTCTCTTTGCTAGACACTTATTCTTATATTTATTGAGTTTTCTTATGATCCATGGACATATAATTGTTATAGTCCAGTATATTCTACATTTAATGCTCATATTTTTACCCATTTAAAAACCCTCCCAACTTTCGTCGAGAGGGTTTTTGCCAACTAGCCATTCTCGACGTAATTTATGGTGTATCTTCTCCTGAGGCACCAAAATGCGTGTTACTTTTGGATATTTTGTTTGGTTTGAATTCCATGTTATTTAATTCTCATCAGTATATTGTTTGTATACTGACCCCTTAGTAGGATAGGACTATTTATCCTATCATTGTAAAAAAACTCGTTAAAGTTTTTTAATAAGGCCTTTGTTTCTTGTTCACCAATTACAATAGTCTTGGCTTCTAACGGGTACTTATCAAGAAAATATTGTGTTAATATATATTCTTTTTCAGGCATATATCCTAACTGGCTGGGACGAAAGGATTTGAACCCTTAACAGATGGCTCCAAGGGCCATTGTTCTACCATTGAACTACGTCCCAATATTTTGAATTTTCAATTTCGAAACTGTCTGTAAAAGTCGTAAAAAAGAACTTAACTGTGAAACATGTAAAAAGAAAATTATTAAAACAAACGCTGAAATTGAAAAATCTAAATCGAGCAGGCTGTTCTGCTCTCATTCTTGCTTGGCTGCTTATTCTAGTAATAAGTCTGCCGATAATAGACATTCGAAATTGGAAGTATGGATAGAAAATCAGCTTAAAATATAATAATAAATCTTACACAAAACAACTGAGGCGACTGGACTTGAACCAGTAATGTCTGGATTAACAATCCAGCGGATTGCCGTTATCCTACGCCTCAAAAATTACAGTTGTGGATTCGCGTGGTCTTTTAATACTGCACAAAGGGACTCGAATCCTTTGCAGACCTTTCCACTTTAGTTTATTCTGCCAAAATTATAGTATAGCATCATCTTCATCTTCTGAGTCATATTCTGACTCATCATAACCATCTGATTTTTCAGGATCTGTGAGCATTATAAAACACTCATTACAGAATTCACCATCTAAAGTGTCGTCTTCTTCCAATACTTCACCGCAACATGCACAATGCATTAATCCTCCAAAGTAAGAGGTTTGATAAAAAAACCCTTACTTCTAGTTTGAAACATTCAATAAATATAATTATAAGAAAGAGATAAATCACAAGAACTCCTTTATATCTTGATCATCCTCATATCTTCTTGTTTGGTCTAATATTCTTCTTTTATACTCACTATCTAGATAGTAATCATATTGATTCCCCATTAGTCGGTCCACCTTTTTTCTTAATCCAAGCCTATTAATTTTATTATAGATATCACTATAATCGTTGCTGAAGGGGTTCCATTCCTTAACATACCGTTTTCTAATCTTTATTGTTAATAAATCATTTATGCTACTGTCTAATATATATCTTGGACCCTTCATATCTTTTACAAACTCTTCAGACATAGGAAAGTCCAGCAGAGAGACATTCGTTCTTATAAAACACATCTTCTGCTCTGTGCTGAGTTTTAAATATACGGATTTATCTATAGTTCTTGATAGTGTTAAGAGGTGATCGGATTCGTAAATGGATTGGAAAGAAATATATTCTTCTTTATCTAGTCTTATTGGATACATAAAAACAAGCGGTATTACTTGTTTTAGAGCATTATACAATAAATGTTTCCTTGCTTTCTTATTTGGTATAATCCAGATGTAAAATCCGTTCCTTCGATAGTAATACCTATTTTTTATACTTTTACTGGCAGCCTTTTCCTCTAAGGCTAGTTTCAATAGTTTTCTATATTGTATGTATTTACCCTTTCTTTTCACTGTTCCAATCTCCTTCCAATGGAGGAGTCATCCAAGATATACAAAACAGACCGAAGTTAAATTGATTATTCCATCCATCATAATACATTAATTTATATCCAAGAGGAGCGTACCATGTCCAAAATTGGAATGTTATGTGATAGGCATATTTTAATCGGAGATGAAACTCATTGCATATAACAAAACCAAATTCTTTTATTTTTTTTATTCTTGCTGGTATTCATGCCTTCTTTAAGTGCTTCAGCATAATCTTCATACTTGACTTTCATCTTTTTAAATAGTGGGCCGTGAGAGATTTGAACTCCCGACTAACGGATTATGAGTCCGCTACTCTAACCGACTGAGTTAACGACCCGTTATTCAACTCCAATAGATATTACATTAGCCTTCTGTAAGGTAATGAACTCTGGACCTTTGAATGTGATTCGATACTCACTCTTGGATTCCCAGAGTCCTATGGCTTGGATTGTTTTGGCCTGTCCATACTTTTCTTGATAACAAACAGTTATACCAAAAGAGCTTACTCTAATTGGGACCCAATTTAATTCTAGATTAGGTTCTCCATAATATATTGAGTTGCTTGGTTGTATATCCATTAGACATGTCTTTTGAGATACAGTACAAGAAAGGAAAAGGAGTAGTAGTAGAATTAATTTTCTCATAACTGTTAGACCCATCCTTTGACTAGATTGTCGTACTCGGTTAAAGCGGCCGTATAATCTTGATAGTTTTCCCAGCTTTATTCGTAGTCTCTTACACAGACTACCCTTGCTTGGCATGGTGTGCCGTTATCAGACAGTAATTGGTATCTAGTTGTCACTTTTAATCCAATAAGCTTGTCTAGATCCTTAAGCCACTTTCTTCGTTTTTCTCTTGATCCCTTTGGTCTTGCTTCGAATTCTTTTCCGTCTTTCGTTTTAAGTCTGAAGACAATCGTTCCTACATCATTCCCTGTAGCTTCTTTTCCTCCAATAACTTCGAACTCTTCTTCCAGGAAATCTTTTCTTTTCAGCAGGTCATTTGACCTGTGTATTAGAATATACATTCCGTCCCTGTTTCGGACTATAGTTCCTTCAAAACCCATCTTAACAAAGTCTTTATGTCGTTGTTCTAGTTCAATTTCATTTCTTACTAGATATTCTGGGACTTCTATGATACAACCGTATTTTCTAAATCCAAATTCGTTTTTCCCGTTGGAGTTCTCGTCAAAGAACTTTTTAATCTTTGATAACCTGACATTAAATGGTTCTTTAATGTCCACTATATCAAATAGCCAGTATTCTATTGAGGACGAGTCTTCATTTTCTTTCTTTGTGGCTGCGCTTATTTCCTGTAACGACAATGTATGATTATACGCCTCTCCGTCACCAATGGATATATAACCAAGTAACTTGTCTACGTCGTCCTTCATGTGCTTTAGGGAGCTATATATCTTACCTTTTCTGGATACAAATTCGGGTTCTCCTAGACTTTTTCCATCAAAGGAGAATCTTGTTAGAAGCCTAACTCCATCTAATTTAGGACTTACATAACAAGGCCATTTAACAAGATGCTTTCTCTCAGAATACTTATTAGCCAACATTGGAAGCTGTACTGCTACATCTGAAACTTTCTCTATTTCATCTACATATCCTTCGTCCATCTTTTTCTTCATCTTGGATTCTGCTTCTGATAAGCCCTGATCCCAAGGAGAAGTTTCATTAGATTTTCCAACATTTTTTGGCTCTACCATTCTAGAATCAACTGCTTGTTTTCCATTATGATATCCATGAGTGACGTTTAATGTAGTTTTATCCTTTTCCTGTACTACCGTACATGACCACATTTTAATCTTACTATTACTTGCTTTTGCATACAATGGACCAAAAATCTTTCTCTTCATTCGACTATCCTCGCTTGTTTGCTGTAAAACCAACATTGATGTGTATTGTCTATCTTTACTAAAACCCTTGGTTCTTCATCCATCTATACCTAATACTCTTAGTATCTCTACCTTCATGCCGTTATATTTTGACATTTCTGTTTTGTTAGAGATAATTTCAACGTATTTTGCCTTCTCTAGATATATGATTGGTACTCTAAGGTTTAACATATGTCTGTTCTGTAATATGGTGGGTGTAGATGGAATTGAACCACCGGTTTCTACCTTATCAGAGTAGCGTCCTAACCAAACTAGACGATACACCCATTATTCTTCGTTTCTGTATTTCTCGTATTCTTCTTTAGAATAACCTTTTAGTCTTTCAACCCAATTTGGATTGTTTGGTTTTCCCTGCATAATCCTCGTTACATCGTCAAAACTTATTGGTTTGAACTCCCAACTGTCAACACCAACATCAAAAGACTTTGCTTCAGTATGCCACGTATTGTGGCTATGACCAAACAGATGCCATGAATTATAGTGGGACGAGTCCCATACATTCATACAATAATGACATAGTATTATCTTTTGTTTGTTATGTTTCAAAGTTAAAAGATCTTTTACCTCCGTAAAACATGAGGATAATCTGTTAACCTTGTTCTTGTAGTCATGATTTCCAAGGATAAGGTGTATTTTACCTTTGAGTCTATACCTTATCTTTCTAACCGAATCATTAGACCCAAAAGCGAAATCTCCAAGATGATACACATGGTCTTTGGTACTTACAACATTGTTCCAATTGGATATTATAGTCTCGTTCATTTCTTCTACTGAAGAAAACGGTCTTCCACAATAGTCTATAATACTTTTATGATTAAAATGAGTATCTGCAGTAAACCAGAGCATAATATCTCCTTTAAAATGGTTGCACAGGAAGGATTTGAACCTTCGAGCTCGTTAAGAGCGCTGGCATATGAAACCAGTGAGATAGACCGGACTTCTCGACTGTGCAATTTTATATTATTTCTTATCTTGTTCCTTAGTTTTATCATCGGCAGATACGATGGTCTCAGAATCTGAATTAACAAAGTTTGCTGCTAATACAGTATAGGACGCTTGACTATTATTTAGTGAGCTTCTAGAACTCATATACCTTGTTGTGGAACTAGCTAGACAATTCCATCCTGCTGCTGTACCAGAAGGAGTACTAGTATATCCTAGCATATTACTAGCATCAATTCCAAGAATTTCTTGTACTTGAGAAAGATCCTGATTAGCACCAATATAAATTATAGTCCATCTTTTGGAATCTTTTCTTTCTTTGATCATTTCTGCGATTTTCTTTGAGTCATATTCTACTGATGAGTTTTCTTCTCCGTCTGATACAACCAATATTAAATATGTAGTATCAAGATCATCGTTTATTTTCTGACTCATCTCGTTTAATAATCGAGCAACTCCATCAAACATGGCAGTAGTTCCATTAGGATTGTAAGATTTGTCGTCAATTTCAACGATACTATTTACAGGAACCACAGAATATACTACTTCCACGTCACTTGGTCCTGAAAAGGTCACCCAAGTTATTGTAGTATCTATATCTTTGTGTTTCTTTAGTTCCTGTATTTGTTCATTTAATCCTGATATTGTCTGTTTCTTGGTAAAATCCATGCTTCCGGATTGGTCTAATGCTATTCCAACATGCACTATTTTCTTGTTTCTTAGATTCATTTATTTCTCCTTATTTTAACATGGTAAATTATAGCCAACATTTGCAGCATAATACTGTACGCTTTGTATTACACTTAAATCGGAGCCGGTATTGACTACAACGCGGCTATGCCTTTCGTGTGTAAAAATCTTCTGCCGCACGAATACAGTGATTAACACCCAGCAGGCAATAATTTCCATGACTATGTATACAGTCATCACATAACAGGCTGGCGCTGTTGTGCGAAGGTTTTAACGCCTCCGCATTTTCCAGGGCGGCGATTAGTTCGTCACCTATCTGTTTACACCTGTTTATATCAAACGTACCTGACGGCGCACCAGTCCAACACATTGACGCTGCACCTAAAGCCTGAAATATCAATTCTTCTTTCGTTTTCATCGCTGCTCCTACAATTTCAAAGCGTTAAAACTTTTGCACAACGTTCACCGTGTTGCGCTGGCCACTTTGGGCTTGCGTAACACGGTTGTTGTAAGAAATAAACGTGTTCTTTGAATTTGATAGGCGCGGTTTATAATTCGGTGAGACGTTTGGGGTAAAAATGTCCGACAAACCCTGCTTCGGCATCATCAATAATCCGTCCCGCGCTGAACATTTTTGAGGAACACGTTTATTTCTTACAACTATGTGCATATAAAAGTATATACTTCATCCAACGGCACATTTTCTTTTTTTGATAATATTCATTATAAATAAATGGGCGCGGAGAGATTCGAACTCTCAACACGCAGCTCTTAAGGCTGCTGCCTCTACCTAATTGAGCTACGCGCCCGATGGTACTATAAAATTTAAACTGTATAAAATAAACTAATGAAAAGTTTCCAATTCTTAAATATTAATAGATTTATCTTATACCACCGATAGGATTCGAACCTACACTGTACCACTTCTAAGGCGGTTGCCTCATACCAGTTGGGCTACGGTGGTATAGAACTTGGTATTAATAGCTTGGGTTCTCTTATTATACTATACCATCGAATATTTTAGTTGGAATAGAAGACCCTCTAACTACATGTAAGTGCCTTTTTCCCTTTCCACCAACTATAAGCGGATGGCTTCCTATAAACTTATGAAGATCGGCTGCCAGTTTTTGATGGTCTTCTGGATTTGTTCCTGTTATTAGAAGATTCAGTTTCTTTGTATACAGGGCTACTTGTTTCTCTTTTCCCTTGTTTTTCTGTACTCTTTCCGTTGTTTGAAGTGGAGTTCTTCTTATTTTGGTCATTTTGTGTTCCTTCGTGCTTTATCCATTTTTGTGAATCTAGATAACTTTCCGATACTACGGCTCTTATAGACGTTGAATTTATTCTTATTAAATATTTGTCTCCATCATGATCTAAGATGGTTACAAATAAATTTGGATCATTCTTGTTTATGAGCTTTTCAGATACTTTTATTATGTTCATTTATTATATTTATCTTTATTAAGATTTTTGCTTTTGCCATCTAGAGATACTGTGATGTAAAATATACCAAATAGTATTAAACCTATAGTACAAACACTAGATAGGACTATAAGAAGTTCGACGTAGAATTTTCATGTACTTATTCTCCACTAACTTCGTGTAATCATACACGGAGATAGGCCACATTCAAATTTTCCAGTAGGACACACCGATATAACCGATGACTGTTTTCCGTGCTGATTACATGGTATGGCGTCGTATTGTTGTGTAGCAATTTTGTCTTCCAACCATTCTACATACTCAACAGACGGACCAAAACAAGAAAATGTGTTCAACCAATGTTTCCCAGTTTCTTTTTCATATAATTTGCGTTGTTCTTCTGATTCCATTAGATATTCCATTCTACTGAGTATTGGTATACGAACGCGTGTTCATAAGTATATGATCCGTTCTAATCATCCAAGACTTCATATTTTCCTTTCTTATGCGACCTATAACTCAAAAAGCCAACGTTTGCGATATGCTGATGCGCCATTATAACATATTTTCACAACCATAATTTCCTATGGTGTTTTGGCATGGTGCTGTTGGTGGATGTTGGCTCGATTCCGCTGTTTTTGCAGTTGCGGACTTCCGACACTCCACCATATAATCAGCTAACTGATACGCTTCGTTGATAGCGGCATGATCTGAGTATCCTGGCTGCCTATAACGCAACATAAGCCTCTTGAGTATTTCCGTAGCGAAAAAATCTCTTAGTGGCAAACCCTCTGAATGATTCCACATAGCAACCTCCTCCAATTCAACATGTGCCAAAGTATGAAGTTGTGAAACAATTTGCGAAGCGAACATACTTTGGCTGTTGTATAGTATTTTTCGCTCTACAATATCAAATGGCGCACTGGCCCGATTACACTGTTGCCAGTCCCACGACCATCGGATAGGTACGGGCCGAGCGGGGCATTATTATTGGTTGGCAGACGCACTCTGTTATCCAACCTCACCGATAATCACACTCGATTGTGCTATCAATGCGCCCAGAAATTAAAAGAGCGGAAAATATGCGAAGCGAACTTACAACGTTTGACCAACGCACGCTGGCCGTTATGACTGCATACCAGCTTCGACGCTGCCACAGAACGGACACGGTTTGATTTCGCCGGGCATATAACCTCCAAAGATTTACAAATTGCAACGTTTGATAATCGGTTGCCGTGCCCAACAAGGCTACATGAAGACGGTATCAGTCTACGGTGCACCGTACTGGACTCGTAGTAGCTGGCACATCCAATGAGCATAGCAACCTTTATTTCTTACGTTCCCTGCATGGTGAAGTGCCGCTTCGGCATTTGCGCGAGTCATCGAGCCACCATGCAGGTGTTAGCGGCTGTTGGCTCGGCGCTCCTATTATGCTGCCGGGCGCTCTTAGTCGTTGAACATGAACAAAGACCCGTCATCTTCGTCGCGTGGGTCATGCTCCTCCCAATCCATTGCAAGGCGGTCTTCATCTGGCACGCGCTCAAGGATTGACTGCGAATTATTTTTCCAGTACCGCACACTCGGATTTGACTTGCGATAGACCGCCGACCTTACATGGCACTTATCAATAGCATCTTCAAGACGCATACTGTTTGCTCCTTTGAATTGCGCCCGGCCTATTAAATGGCCGCCGAGCTAATTGCCGCTAACGTCCGGCAAACGGGTGCCGTGCCCTTACAAACCTGGATCAGCGTCGCTTTGAACACTGAACCCATCGAAGACACCACCAAAGTCAAGTTCTATTTGAGGCATGGCATCCCTTTGCCTGTTGGAGGCTGTATGGCGAATATCCGCAATGTTTTGCGCCGCCGCTACAGATTCCTTGCCATCAGCATATTTACAAACCTTGCCCGGAGGCAAACGATACGGCTGTTTCATGTTGAAAAAATCGCACCAGCCTTCTTCGCGAGTTCCACGCCACGGCCCGAAACTGCATTTCGCTGGTCCATCGGCGGCGCACATAATTTCAAGATTCTCCATATTGCCTCCAACGTCTGCTAAACGGCTGATAATTGCTGCAAGCGGTTGATATAATCCTGAATGTCGTTAAAACCACCATCTGGACAGTCATTGAACCCCTGTAATCTATCGGCAATTGCGGCAATTTCAGCCTTTAGCTGTTGCACGGCTGACGGTTCACCGGCAGCTACTGTAGCCGGTTGCGCTCCTTGATTTATGGCGGTTTCTATTCTCCACCACTTATCAACAGACATTGGAATAATAATATTAACCGCTTCAGCTTTATGTAAAACATCATAAATCTCAGTAGGTGGCAACGTATTAGCTTTGGACATTAGAAACCGCCCTTTCAATAAAGTTTGCAACCGGCTATTGCGTGCAACGTTTGCGTTACGTGCGCTGTGTGAAATGGTCGTTACCACAATGGCAACAATCCTCACATGGGTACATATCAGCAGCTTCATTTGAATACTTACATATTTCACATGGCGCACTAACGCTGTTGTTTGTCTTTTGAATACTTACATATTTCACATGGCGCACTAACGCTGTTGTTTGTCTGTTGAGCGAGTACAGCGGCTTTCAGAGTTTGCCATGCTTCCACAACTTCACGATTCAGCAATGCCCCTTCAAAATATTGTTCCATTTTTCGTACAGCAACCTCATTTGTCATGGTAAACTCCTATAATAAATTTAAGAGCGAAATTGCAAACAACGGAAGAGTATGCCGAAGTGCGGCCTACAATCCCGATTCCTTAGTGTCAGCCGCATTTTGGCATACGGTTGTTGTAAGCCCGTTCTGCCCGGCTTCCTTAATGTCATGCGCGGCATATCTTGTATCTAAAACACGAAACGATTTACCATTTATAATTTCTGATGGAGAATTACACTTAAAAATTTCTCCTGTGTCATATTGAATTATGATAGGAAACCATGATTCCATATTAATAAAATGTCGAGACATATTTTTCCTTTCGCCGCGCCTATATTTTAAAAGCCGGGCAGCAATGGCTTACAACGTTCCCGGCTACGCTTGCAGTGCCGACTTAAAATCATCACACTGTAATACACCGGGACGGGTACACGATAATAGATAACGGTTACAATCTGGACAAATGCCAGGCATTGCAAGCTGGCCGTGTTGGTGTATGTGCTGTGCCGACTCCTTTTTTACTGTGCGGCCAGCCACGCTATCGTGATACTCTTGTGATTCCTCAAACGGTGAATAAGCCATAAAATCCCCTTTTTAAAAAGCCGCACCTAAGTACAAAGACTCGGCACGGCATTTCCACCAACGGTTGACAAAGTGCGCCGTGCTGCTACATTAAAACAATGCCGCTACGATGCGTAGCTTGACAACCGTTAGGGCATTCCATGTCACGACCACAAGCAGAGCATGGCGTACTTGGCCTGTTAGCGGCACGTACCGCCGATTCCGCCCGTTCGAGTTCGCCGAATGTCTCACCTAAACGGGCAAGAATTGTTTCGGCAGAAGGTCGGCACGGGTCATCTTTGCCTAAAGGCAAAAAGCCATATTTTTTATAAAACCTTTCGGCGAAGGCTTCAAAAGATTCGTTTGCACTCATCGGCGAACTCCTATAAGTTAAGACTCGGCGGTATTGCCGCTAACGCCGGCTACGCCTGAAGTTTACCAGCACTTTTACCGCACTGGTAACTGTATTCGTAACCGAGATTTTTTACAACCGTATATTGACCTTTACCATCGCAAGTATACATTTCGGAGTTAATTGAATTTTTAATAGTGCACTTACAACGCGAATAGAGCAATTCGGCGTGCTGGCAAATTTCAGGCTGGCCGTGTTGCGCGGCTGACGGAACGGCAGCTACTGTAGCGGCCTGAGTACCACATTGCGCGGCGATTTCTTTTCTTGCTTCCTCGAATAACTTAGATGCTCTATTCCAAGACTGTGATGACGGGGCATCCCAACAAGAAAGCATATGCTCGACTTCGTTGATAAATTCTGATACTACTTTTTTCATTTTATTCCTTTCGCCGCGCTTAAAAATTCAGGCCGCTATTGCGTGCAACGTTTACGCAACGGGTGCTGTTGCCGCACTATAACCAAGAATAAACCAATATTTACACTTTTCATCCGACTCTATAAAAGAACCAGGGCCGCTATAAGAACGATGATACTTAACATATTCATCCCATGCGGCAATGGCATCCCTTGCGTTGTTGGTGGATGTGCCACTCGCCTTCCTAAAATGTTCTGCGGTGGCAATTGCCATATCTTCAATAGGTAAACTATACATTTTATCTCCTTTGCCACCGCCTATAATTCAAAAGGCAAGTGGCATTTACACCAACGTGTGACGCATTAAGACGTGCGCTTCGCATGTGGCTTTAGCCCTTGCTTAATGCGTTTGTTGGCTGATGTAAATTTTTCTACGACAGCGGTCAGGCTATCTTGGAGCTTATTCCAATCACCTGTGTCATTATCATCAATTTGCTTCGCAACTACTTCCAATAATTGATATGAATAATAATCCTCGTTGACATTGGAACCAAGATAGCCCATATAACCCCCAAGAGAAAAATTTATTTCGGCCAACGTCTGCTAAATGGCTGATAATTGCTGCAATGTAAAGGCGTGTTCTTGTTCACGAAAAAAGTTGCAACCCATAATCAGATACAATCCGATTGGGGATGTCAACATTCTTACTCGTTTTACACGCCCTATAATTTCCAAAGAGTGAAGCATTTCCCGCCAATTAAATAAAAGGGTGAAGTTTTAATTCCACCCTTTATAAGTTGGTGGAGCTGGGGAGGTTGAGCTCCCGTCCTAGATGCTACATGTATTAACTTTACTTATATACGTTAAACTGTGAATATTTCATCTTGTCTCTCACAGTTTGGATAACAAGATGTTGGATATACGTCTCTTTGGTCCCCTTCTCTAATATCCGTTCGGTTACCCTATCTGTGTGTTTGTAGAAATAATAATCACAGACTTATTATTTCTTTCGCTGCCTTCAATTAGGCAGCTAACTGATATGCATATTCTGCATCGTCGTCTGTAAATTGTAGGATTTTATGGTGGCCATCCTACCAACCACCGTATATGGTTAATACGTTTTACACTAGTCGAATCAGTTCAGCCCCATTATTCGTCTAGTAATTCTGAAAATCTAACTCTTTTTTTCTTATCTTTCTTTTCTTTTCTTGCTTTTCTTTTCTGTGTAATTTTGTCTTCGTCTTCGTTTTCGTAATATATATACAACTCACTACTTGATATCCTTGGCATTACTAACCTTTCTGTAAATAAAATCTAGATCTCTTATATGCTGACCGATGACATTCACAAAACATCGGATAGACTGACTGTTTTGGGTCAAACGTTATATAAAGATAGTTATTACATCTCGTACCTATAGACGATTTTGCTCTACATCTTAACTTTAATACTTGTCCTTTATGTAGTCTTTTCTTGTATCTCGACGATAAGACTAAGTTTATAGCATCGTTATCTCTTAGCTTTTTTCTTTCCTTGGCCCTGTTAAATTCGTTTCTTAATTCTATACATCTAGGATCTCTACAATAATCTTGATTAGCTACTCCAACAAACGTATTTGTACATCCAACAAATTTACATTGTTTTCGTGCTTTTACATGCTGAAATAAGGAAGGAGACTTAAATTTTGGCATTGATCTCAGGTTTATACTTCTCCTTCTCTCTTTCTCAGGTTTATCAGAGAATAATAAATCTATATCATATTGTCCACTTATTATAGTATTTATTTTGTCTTTATGTTCCTCGCAAATTCCAAACCAGTATACTCTAATTCCATCGCTTGTTGCTTTCTTAGTAAGTAGCAATTGATATAAAGCTTCTTTATTACAAAACTTGCATTTTGATGAGGTTAACCTATCTCCCCTCACCACTGTAATTACAGATTCCATGTTTCTTTTCCCACTCTCTTCGAAATTGGGCAGCAAACCTATTAATCCAGTCTAATAGTGCTATGTCTGATAAGTCTTTTCCGGCTTTCTCGCTTTCAATCCACTTGTGTATTTCCATCTGATGGATTTGTTCCCTCAGGAACTCGTTATTCCTCTTTTCCGTTCTGCTTAGCTGTATCTTCCCTTTTGATCTTATTAGTTGTGTAACATGCATGCTTCCTTCTTTCTTTGGCTATGCATCGTGATATGTACCACTGAGAGTTTCTGAATGTACCATCTAGAACCTGTTGTAGTCTTCTGTGATTTAGAGTACCAATCATCTTGTTAAGAGCAATCTTTGTTATGTTGAGAGATGATAATACTTTATTTAGGAGTTCCGTGGTTTTACAGGACTTTTCTAGGATCTTGGTAAGTCTTTTTACATGCTTATTATATCTCTTTTGCTTGTTTTTAATAGATTTTATCGGATTTTTGGCGTATTTGTTCTTACGCGCGCTATGCTTGCATTTTCCCTTGGTTTGTCCAGGCATATGTACTCCATAGTATAGGTTATAGGTGATCTATTCTTAGATTGTACGTTCAACTACGCCTTAGTTCTTTTTGTCTCATTCATGAGTTATTGATAAATACCTCGAGAGAGATTTGAACTCCCAACTCCGAAATTAGAAATTTCGTACTCTGTCCAGTTGAGTTATCGAGGTATTATATTGGCAAATCCGTGGTTTTATCTACTAAACCACTGTGGCTTTGTTCACCAAAATGTGTTGATTAAGTAATCACTAGCTTTTAACTTTCCTTTATTACACAAATCTGTCATTATCACTTGTGTAATAAAGGAGTAATTACCATTCTCATATCATCGGAGTCTAACTCTTCTTTTTGTATATTAAAGAAGATTTTTGTGTCATTTAATTTCTAGTCACACTCATTCTTAACCATCTTCTCTAATTCACTGTAAGAAATTTCTATGTAAGTCTTAGTTTTCATATGTCTTTCTATTTTGAGTATTTATTCATAAACTGCTCCACTATCTTTTCCGTTTCTTGGTGTATTTTCATAATATGTCTTTTTCGTCTCTGGTCTGGGTCCCTTATCTTGTCTTCTTCATTACACTTGTCACATAAGGTTAGCATCCACCATCTGTCCTCTCGTACCACTCCAGGTTTTCCACATTTTTCACATATAAGAAACGATGCTTCTTCAAATAGGCTTATAATGTCATATATTTTATCTGTATACGGATTCCGCTTCTCCCTTAGTAGAAACAGCATATTACGTAATGCCGGTATTCTATATAATACTCTAGATGATCTAATAAGTCTTACAATCCTATTTGACAATGGATTAAATAGAGGAGGATTATGAAATCCTATATAGAACCTTAATCCGGCAAATTTCTCCTTTATCTGAGTTATTCTTATGCATTTTTTAGTATCTATGATACTCAAAATAGTTAGAAGAATAAGTAGAAGGTTGTTCCATCCGGTATTTGTCTCTATACCAAAATGTGATAAAGGCATATCTTCCTCATCTTTAATAAACATGTACGAAAACTGCTTTACCATATCCTTCTTAGTCATTATTTCTCCTTAGATTAGTTGTTCTTGGTTGGTCTACTTCCTGTTCTTTTGGTTTTATAATATTCGTCTTTTTACATTCATTTTCAATTTTAGTCATTCCTGCAGGTTTATACACAAATCCCCACAAGTTGCTCACTAATTCCCTAAATGATTGGTATATGTATTGTTTCCATTGTTCGATCAGAAAGCAATACATAATCGGTCATCTGTGCTTGGTTAGTAGTGTTAGTGATTTCCATCTGTTTCCACTTAAAAACGATGTAAGACAATAACAATGTTTCTCCATACAAACACAAAGAATTGTCAGTTCTACATGTGTTCCCAATTGACCAACACCGTAAATTGGTGAAGTAGCGAGACTTGGTACCTGAATAAAATCTACGGGGCTCGCTTGCCCCGTTGGTAACCAAGTTTTAATAGGTGGTAACTCGCCATTTCATCCCTTTTGGTGTTGGTAAATGTGGCAAATTCTACCGCTATTTGTGTACCATTATATTCTCCAAAAGTGGGCCTAACAGGATTTGAACCTGTGAATCTCTGGTATGTAAAACCAGTGTTCTAGACCGGCTGAACTATAGGCCCAATCTTAATTGAATCTTCCTATTAATTTTAGCAACATATAGCCTATGAGCGAATCAATGTTCACACAGTATATTATATTGGTTACACACCAATGTCTAGAGTAATGTTATTCCATCTATTCATTGATATCATGTCAATGAGGACGGTCTGACTGCATCCAGTTTGTACAGTAATATATGGGTTGTTGTTGTACTTCATTAAGAATATATCTTCTACTTTCCACCCATATATTATCTCCTTAAATGGAGTGTATAAACAGTAACCTCTTCATCGTTCTTTTTATCATCTTCTATCTTTTCTTGTTCTGAGTCAAGTTCGAAATTCGCTGGTACAATAATCTTAGTACCAATTGATTCATCTGTTGGTTGAGTTTGTATACCAAGATTAGGGCCTATAGTTCCTATATAAGTAAGAACTACTGGTCCATATTCGGAACTAGCTAAATATTTTATATGGTCATTAGTTAAACCATAGGCTCTGTGATTAAGTATAACATCATTCCAACGATTCATCGTATTTAGATCTACGAATATTAGCTTGCTCGGGCCTATTTGGACTACTGTAAAAAACTTCTCATTATAAGAAAAGATATCTCCTGTTTTCCACATACTAATCCTTTATATGGGACCGATAGGATTTGAACCTACGGTAGAGGTTACCCTCGACAGCTTAAAAAGCTGTTACCATTACCACTAGGTGACAATCCCCTTACTGTATTGATTATTCTGTTTCTTTGTTGGATTTCATTGTTTCATCAGATACATGTATGAATTCTGGTACTATAGAACATATGTCTATTTCTATTGGGATATCCCAGCTTATATTTAAATTGCTTTTGTCCTGTCTTGACACTAATATCTCAACCGTATTTTTCTATCAGGAGAAGAAGGACTTGAACCCTCGTCTACACTTTTGGAGAGTGTTATCCTACCGGTTCAGAACCTTCTATACTTATTTTATCTCCTTTTCTAGACAATATAAAGTTACAATAAGAACACTCATACATTCCTTGATTCCACAGCCTCCCACATTTCGGAAAGTTATATTCATATGTCTATCACTACAGAAGATTTTTCTTTTTCTTTTTTCTTCTCTGGTTCTGGTTCTCTTTTTGGGGGCATTTTTTCCAAGTTCACCATACTCTCCAACCATTCTACATATCTAGGATTCACCTCAGAATACACAGTGTAAGGCTCATCTGGTATAACTACAGGATATTCTCCTGTATTTTCTTTGAATTCTTTTTCAAATTTCGGGGTTATCATGGTGGTTATTTTAACACTTTGCAATATAAAATCGTGCGTTTTATAGTGATATATGGAAAATAGATAAATATCGGAATGAAGTATTCCTTTAATTCTTTTTTGATTCTAATATGTCCCATCGCCAAGATTATTAAGATAGAAAGAAATTGTAAAGTATACAATAGTAGAAAAAGAAAACCATAGAAATAATGGCAATGAACGTAATTACCATCTCTATACAAATACCAAGATAGTTATAACCTTAGTTTAATAGATCTTGGTATTGTAGTTATAGTATTATCAATTGAGTACTGAGGAAAACTCGTATCAAAATTTACTTTGTCTAGATGTCTACCTCCAGTTACTTTTTTCCATTTTTCTTTTGAAATTATACCGTTGTCTATATCATCAATTTTTATAAGCACTGTAGGAAGATACTTACCATCTTCTAAACATACCATAAGTGCTATTCCATCGAATCCCAATCCGGCCACGCTGACTACTATATACATGAATACTTTACCGTTGTACTCAGGTAAAGAACTATCTCTAAGTACAAACTTTGTTCCTGTTTTATACATAATATAAGCTAACTATTATGATCTTAGGTTAATAGAACGTGGTTCTGCTACCACTGTTTTGGAAGCATCCTTATACTTTAGTGGAAAGTCATTCAAATAGACTTCAATGGGTTCAAACTTTGCGTCGCTGATTAGTGAGCTCCATATTTGTTTAGAAAAATATATGCCTGAGAGTGAATCCTTTCGGAGGTCGGTGCTGGTAATCTGCTTTATACGAAAACTCATTCCATCTTTTAAACATACTAATGATGCCATTCCAATACCACCACGAAGTATAACGGTAAGCATAAATATTTTACCGTTATACTCTGGGTGGGAACTTTCTGTAAGTATGAATTTGTCTCCCAATTTGTACATATATTACCCAGAGCTCCGTGAGAGATTCGAACTCCCGATGCTAGATTTGCAGTCTAGTGAATTAACCATCTTTTCTAACGGAGCGTAATTATGGGTCGGGATGGATTTGAACCACCGAAGGCCGAAGGCCACCTGATCTACAGTCAGGAGTAATTGACCTCTCTACCACCGACCCTGCCTATTAGAAGTTGTACACCTGTGAGTATGGAATCTTAGTTCGATTTTCACTAAAGAAGGTCTTCAAAACAACTGGACCTTCTATCCTTAAGAGTTCTTTCGACCTTTTTATCACTGGTTCCAAGGTTAAACCCACGGAATCTGGTACCAACAGATTTTCTGCTGAGGAACGAAAGTTCTCATTCTTTATACTCATGAGAATCTTTACTTTCTTTTCTGCAAGATCTCTTCCAGTTTTCTTGCAGAACTTGTCATTCTTGTGGGTGATTGCATACCCTACAAATAGGGTATTTCCATTACTTCGAATACAATACGTGTGTGGAAGAACTTCCTTTGAACGAATGTGAAAAAACAGTGGTTCTTTCATGTTATCTCCTTATATGAATTTTAAATAAAAAACACTAATAAGATAATTAGTAAGAAAGGTAGAAAATACTGGCTACTAAAATACGCTAGCTATTATTCTTTGTCAGTAACTCTGTGATGAAAAACTTTCTGTATTAAAATTTTTGCTTTATTGCTCTAAACAATTCATTTGTTTCTCAATATTCTTATTTTTTCTTTAAAATTCCAATATCCATTCTTTTATTTTTTCTTCTTTCTCAGCAAGTTCGGGGTGTTGTCTTATTATTCCACGAACAAGTTCAATAAGGAGTCCTTCGTCCTGCTCATCACAGTTTTTTTGATAATCAGTATCGATATCAATATTATCATGCCTCCATGGGTCAGTTATATACCCAGTCCATGTTCCAGCAGCAGAACGTAAAGATTCTTCTTGTTTATCAGTTAGATTAAGCATAATTTCCCAATGTTCATTATTTGTACTGTAATATTTGTATCAAATTCCTCTATAAAAATAACTATTGTTATTATAAGTATTATATTAATAACCGTTTTTAACAATAATAATCCTTTGTATTATTAATAGGTCTTTTTACATGATTTAGACATATTTCTAGATTTAATATGAGATCCTCTTTCTTAAATAAATAAAAAGGGTTGCTTTTGAGGGCAACCCTATATAAATAACAGTTTATAGATTACCCTTACGTAGTTATCTTCTTAACACACCATCTATAATATTTAAGCATTCTAAACATGTAATCTCCATTGGATCTGATACTGGGATATCTAGATATTCGCTAAAGAAGATGTCCCAAGCTTTAAAAGGACCTTTTATAGTATAGTCCTTGTCCCAGTATGTCTCTATTTTTTTCTTACACCTGTGGCAATGATAGATTATTTTATAAGTACGATAATCTATTCGTTGTCTAAGTAATCTGGTTATACAATCAATCATAGTAAAAGCCGATGGGAGGATTTGAACCCCTAACTTATTGATTACAAATCAATTACTCTACCATTGAGTTACATCGGCATAACCCTTCTTTCCTTTAAAAAATAATAGCAAGTAAAAACTCGGGATGGATAGACTCGAACTATCAACCACTTGGTCCCAAACCAAGCAATCTACCAATTGATATACATCCCGTTACTTGTTTTGGAATTTCTTTCTATCATTGTTATGTACAATTAAAGCTTATCTTTCGTGCTGGTTCTTTGTTTTCTTTGGTTCGTTGTTGGATTTAAGACTAATATAGTCCTTGAGGTCATTAATTACTATTTCCCCAGCAAACTGACCATACAGAGAATTATAATGTCTTACATCTAAATAGTTGGCTTCGAAGTTTAACTTTAATGGTATATTATCGATCGCATCTATGGTCTTTTTGCCATTTAGGATTGTTTTTGCATAATCTTTATCTATATATTTACCTGATGATTTTGCATTCAGTATATTATCGATAAATTTCTTGACTTTTTCATCTTTATTTTTTGTATTTTTACCCGTATATCCTGTAGCAACTTCGTATTGTGTAATTGCTACTACAGTAGCTGCTTCCTCGAGCGGTATACTGAACATTTTTACTGCTTCTTTAATATCTCTAGCATAATTATAAAGAGCTGATAAAACATCTTCCTTTTTTAATCCAGTCAAATCTATCATATTATATTTCTCCTTGTATATATAAATAGGATAGGATTTCTTCTATTAATCGTGTATTTTTGTAACATTTATTTTAATGGGTTTTTCAATAATAGGAGTTATGTTGTATAATATTATCTCTTCTCTGAGTAAAAACTTATACACAACAATAATATCTCCTATTCAGCAGCCTTTGGCTCTGATCTTGATCCTGACCATGACCTTGACCTTGGCCATGATCCTGACCATGACCATGACCATGAACATGACTTTGACCATGACCATGATCTTGATCCTGATCCTGATTTCGATCCTGATTTCGGATAATTAAGGGACTTCTTTCGCTTTATCGAATACATCAGTGCCTCCTATTATCTGGGCTTGTAACCAGATTGCCACATTAACGCCCATTTAAGGGCGCTACTCTGTGATTATTTCAAGATACCAAAAGATTCAATAAGACTGGTCTGAACATACCAATCATGTGGGAGCTTCTGAACATCCTGCCATGTTTTTGTGTTTAATGCTCCAGTTTCATAAACAATACTTGCATTTTCCAACTTTATGCAAGTATCATTTACGCCAACTAATGTTCCTGTGTAAATATAATTTGTACAGAAAACAGTTATTGTCTGACCAAGAAGGGATATAAACCCTTCTTTTTTAACTTCAACAACTTTTGTAATTTCAGGAACCATCATCATAGTACCTCCTCATAAAGGTTAAATGTGTTTTGTGATATTAACTAAAGCACTGACTTAGTCTTAACATCAACTTTGATCCTAGATGACCATAATCCTGGTCCTGACCATGACCTTGACCCTGATCTTGACTTTTGATGTATAAAGAGCTTTTTTTGTTTTATTGAATACATCAGTATCTCCCACTTAGTAACTTTACGACTCTGACCTTGATCTTGACCATGATCCTGATCCTGACCTTGACTGCGACCATAATCCTGGTCCTGACCATGACCTTGACCTTGGCCATGATCCTGACCATGACCATGACCATGAACATGACTTTGACCATGACCATGATCTTGATCCTGATCCTGATTTCGGATAATTAAGGGACTTCTTTCGCTTTATCGAATACATCAGTGCCTCCTTTGATATTCTTTTGTGATATTGTTATAACTTGGTAAACAATATCATATATGGTTCTATTAGTCTCTATGCTGGAATTACCTTTTTTCTCGAAATGTTGAGGTGTCATTGTTATTAGTGTCAACCTATAGTCCAAGAATTTTACATGAGCATTAAAAACAAAAGAAAGTAAAAGGAATTACAAATAGTGTTATAGTAAATGATATTATATACTTTCTCTATAATCTCTGCAAGGCAACTAATATGTCAGTTATAAATTCAGTGTCAAGTTTCCTATTCTGGCTTGTATTAAATGACCCATAGTTTCTAACTAGATAACTCGGATGCCATGTTGGTACTATTACTCTATCTTTTCCATTAACTAGTCTATTATATGTTTTTCCCCTAATTTTTGACATTATTGCAGTATCCCATTCTAATATAGAACAAGCAGCGTTTTTTCCAACTGGAACGATAACTTTTGGGTCTATTAATGATATGTCTTGAATTAGATGACCAAAACATTTACTTATTTCATTTCTTGTTGGTTCTCGATCTTTTCCTTCTAAATTAGTTGGGTGGAATCGTACATTGTTTGACAATGCTAAGTTAAATTTTCCACAAAACTCGTTGTCCCATAGGTACTTAATAATATTTCTCATGTATTTTCCAGCACGACCAACAAATGGTCTTCTTAGTCTTTCTTCGTCTTTTCCAGCACCTTGTCCGAAGATTAGTATATCTATGCTATCATATTCTGTAATTCTTATTACTTCTGTAGGAACTTTACAGCAGCTTGAATTATGAAGACAATTAGTGGTACATTCGAATTCTAGATACTGTTTCCTTAGTTCTTCTAACATCTTCTTTCCTCCTAACCCAAGACCCAAAGAAGAATGCTAGGATTGAAAACAATATTACTATTGTAAAGAACAACAGTTCTTTTATTGCTAAAAATAAAATTCCTGTTGTTCTAACTATGGTCTTATCTCTTAATTTGAGAGATTTTATAATCCAATCATCTAATCTTCTTTTGTCTTTGTTGTTAAACACAATTCAGTCCTTTTGTGCTTCTTATTTTGTTTATTGATTTTTCTTGTTAGAATAAACATAACAAGAATATCCCATATAGAATCTATTACCAAGTTGCTCTCTGTGCTTAATTTCTCTATCGAAAATAGATACATTGTTAAACTAGTATCTTTCTTGTTTCAATAACGAGAGATACTAGCTTAACTAGATATAATTGAGAAACTCGTTATGATTGTTCTATGTATCTAGTGATATATTTAGTAAAAAGCTTCTTGCATTCTCAGAAGCTATCTCTTTTGTTTTAAATGTACTATTAGATGTAATTTCGACTTCTGCTGTGTTGACTATCCATTTGTATCTATATATTCTTTTGCTATAGTCGAAACAATCTCGACAAATGAATTCTTGGACTATTTTTACATTATCTTTTTGCATTTATCTCCTCAACAAAATCTCTTGGAAGAGATATGTTCGGTAAATCTAAAGCTGAAGCAAAAAGAGGAGCAATTGTGCTAGGTCTGTACCCAGCTAATCCACAACCTATTCTCGTTACTAGGAATATTCTATCCTTGTGAATAGTAGTATAATCGATAAATTTAGACACATAGGAAAAGATAGAGGATAGAGGAAGTGTTCTTATGTGACGATCTTTAGTTGGAATGGCATAGGTGCGGCCTTGAGGACCGCTACCCTGACCATAAATTGCTCCCCAATTCAAAGCTTGCTTTGCAGCACCCTTTCCGTGTATACCTCCTTCATTTGAACCAAAAACGAATATCTCGTTTGGTTCTAGTTTTTCAATATTATCTGGTGTATATAATTGCATTGTTATCGCCCTTGAACTTCTCCAGTTGATACAGGAATAGGCCCGTAGTTGTTATTTGGAACGTATATATCTACTTAAGTTAAAATTGTTGGTAAAATATAACTGAGCATGGGTAAATATAAGGGAAAAAGATATTGATGAATGTGTTAACAATAAACTATGATAAACAACAGTTTTTCCTCTGCCATGTCTTTATTAACAACAAGTTGTATTTAGACTAGGCAAGTACAAGGATGTTGCTACCAACAACTCTCTCCTTTTCGATTATTCCCTAGTAAAAGTGGATAATCTATATATTTACCACTTGCTCAGGTAATTTCTTAAATGGTGGATGACAAGTCCTTATAATCGATATCTATTTCGATCTCGGTTCTGGAATTTGAATCCTTAACCTTCTGACTAATCTCGAAGAGAGCATTGTTGATGTTGGTTATTTTCTTATCGATAATTTTTACATCATATGTTGGCTCAATGACTTGCTGGACCTTGGACTCCATGTTGGTTATGGTAGTCTTTGTAGGAGTCTCTCTCCGTAACATCTCCAGTTGACTCCTTCTTTGAACGAGAATACCCGACATTGAAAGCAACGCATTAATTGTAAACTTTGCCATAAAACACTCCTTTGGTTTATTGTTTACTCCTGTAAAATTGCTTGATCAACCATAGTACACAATATACGTTTGACTGCATTCTTGCTATCATGCTCACTATCTAGATAAATTTTATCTCCATCTTGCCAGAATCTGTATTCTCCAAATCCTCTTCCCTTTTCAGACCAGCTTATGGATATTACGGAAAATATCTGTGATTGGGGAATATATCCATATTCCTTCTTGAACTTCTTTAGAAATGCTTTTGTTTCAATCTTTTTCCAACGGAAACTTCTTGGAGCCACTTCCATCATTTTGGCTTGATGAAGTGGAAGACTTACCTTGGTTGAGAGGTGAGTAAAGAGTTTTTTAAAAGAATTCTTAGTTGTTGAATTTGACATAAACGTCCTCTCCACCTATTATGACAGATTCCTCGTAGATATCATATGACACGAAACCTAAATCTCCAGACGTACCTGCATATATTAAGTTTCTTCCAGTGATTACTTTGTCAAATTCTATCTAACTAAGAAGGTGCACCAAGAAATTTAATAGTGAAATGGTATGGTATCTAATCTGGTAATTTCAATAAAAAAGGGACAAGGACTTTCATCCTTGTCCCTCAACTGGACTGATGTTGCGCCAAGCTGCTTATCTGCCAGTTATATTGCGGATTCCTCAAGCACCGAGGCTGGGGTTACCCCACCCACTGCCTGAACAGGGCTTGAGGTTGTCGCTTTGGCCCTCTTCTTGTCTGCATTGGCTGCCATACGAGCGAGGTCGCTTGCGGCCTCTGACAGCTCTGCGTTGAGCATACGCCGCGCCGGACCCTGTTCGGTAAGAAACTTAGTTGCCATCTTGATTGCTGCGCTGAAAATTGATGTCACTTCTTTGGGGAAGATATCACCGATTTTCTTTTGGTTCTTTCCCTGCCCGAATGTGTCATCTAGCGTAGTATTGATGCTCTCAGACACATTTCCCTGCTGGTCACGGATTTCCATTGCGCGGAATCCGAGATTGGTGGCAAAAGGTCTCAGGTCTGCGGTAACAGACCCATCGGCTAGCGTCTTGATGTTCTCGGTGGTGAAAACATTGATATCACCGAACCCGATTGGACGAGCATCGTTGCCGCTTCCCGTCGCACTGGCTTTCCACGGACCGACATACGAGCGCGCAATGCACGCTACCACGAACCTTTTGTCGGACGAAAGGATCCCGACTCCCGTCGCATTCTGTCCACGATTGTCAATCATCGGGACATTCTTGAAGATTTGTTGAGACATAAGCACTCCCTTTGGTTAAGTGAGAAGGATATGTTACACTTCGTTAAGAAGATGGAATTTTTTATCTTTTACATATACTAATAAAGGAGAGAAAGAAGCATCTCTTTTCGTTCTCCCACATAATAGCTGTGTTTTTGCCGTTTTATTCCCGACAACAAGCAACATAAATCCTCTTGGATCTTTCTTCATCACACACTTTGCTGTAACGCAGTTCGATATATCGGAAACGTTTACTACATTTCCATTGCTCTCGAACTTCTTAATATCAATTAGAACCACATTATCAGCAAAGGATTTAGAAAGAAGAATGTTAGTAATCATATCCTTATCCTTTACAACATTCTTCCATTCCTTTGTTGGATTACCATCCAAATCCTGGTCGAATGGAAAGCAGTTTGTCCAGAAGGTAGATCCGCCGTTCGGACATATTGTCATGGATTTTTTCCCTATCAATTGGGTTATTCCTGTCCAAGCCATAATCCGTCTCTCCCTTCTTCATTATTTCTAGAGTCAATACCATTCATGATGAATAAATCGTCGGTATTTAATCCAACCTCATCGACAGAGTTAGCAAGATCCGACAATCCTTCCTCATGAGATTCCATTGCTTCTCTCATAGTTTCCTCAGTCAGAAGTTTTCTTGCTCTAGCTTTGTCCTTGAAATATCCACCCATTCTAGCCATCCGTGCCCAGAATGTGTCATGATTACATTCCTTATGGAGTTTTATTCTTGCTGTAGCTTCGTACCAATTTGATATTGGTGCTTTGTATGCATTCCAATCCTCCCAAGATTCCCACATTCTCCATGGAATTGGTTTCCCAGTTTTCTCATCTATCTTTGGGAGAATGCTAGACATTATATTTATAGCAAATCCTCTTGCTTCTGACAGGCTTCCGTCTGTCAGACTGATCGCTCCCTTCTCCATGAGTTCTATCTTAGGGAAGTCTAGTGTTACACACCCAGTCTTCTTTCTAATGGAGTCTAGCTCATCAGGGAGCATGGATATTACATCTTCAAATGGTAAGTCTGCAATGTTATTCACCCATTCTAGAAATATGCTCGGGTCATCCTGCATCCAAGACGGAACGAATCGTTCAAATGCATTCTTTATCTCGTTTATTGACCAGATTCTTCCACATTTCAATATTTCACAGAACTGGTACCATCCTTGTGAACCCAGTATCTTATGGTCTACCTCTTTCTTTATAATTCTCATTCCTGGATATAGATCATCCACTTGATTAAGCCTGAGATATTGTACATCATGGAATTCGCCCTTATACTCATGGGGTAATTCCTTATATGACATCATCTTGCCGAATAGCTTGGTATAAGGGATATCCTTCTGTTTTATGATATCAACAAGCCACTGTGGAAGTGACATATCAGGGTTTAATATCCCCTCTTTTAACGCCACTCTCATCAGGGCTACAACATGCCAATATCTGAATGATTTTGTCAGCTTTGGAACAGATAGGCATTTCTTAAGGTCTGGAGAATTCAAGATGAAGTTTAACAGATTCTCCTTATATATTCTGAGTTTTTCCCTCGGGATACGTTGTGTGATATCAATCTTATTACCATTTTCATCTACATACGAACTCTTCCATTCTGCTTTCTCCAGCAAATGAAAGAATTCACAGTGAGCCTTTATATCCACCTCTGTCTTATAAAGGGAGTCAATTGATACTGATGATATTGCAGATTGGATCTTCTTTATTGTAGATTTATCAACGAAATTGTTCCTCAAAAGACTCCATATATTTATATATGTCCCCTTTGATATTAGGACTAGTGCATCAAACAATCTTTCGGATGCTGGCGATCCTAGATACTTGTTACAAAACTTACGTATTTCGTCGTGTGTAGCGTAGCAGACGAGTAGTTCCTTCTGCGACTTGTCTGTTCTTTTTGTATAGTTTACCCAATTGGGGACTTCTCCGACATGAGATCGAAGACAGGCAGACATAACCATATTCTCACTTGGAAGGAATACTCCAAATATGGAGGGCTTGCATTTTTCTACAGTATCCTTTTTTATGAACCTTATGTCTCCCCAATGTTGGTTCACTAATGCGGGATTATCATCCCCCATTATTTCTCCAACATCATCATCTGAAAGATATGATTTTGTTGGTATATTTCTTTCTTCGTGAGTATATAGGGGATGAAGTGTCGAGTCGGATGGGATATCCCTAAATCCTAGATATGTCCTTCCATTGTTATTGTCTGTGAGACTTTCCATTGTAATGGGTGACTCACCAAGTCTCCAGAAGGGAGCCTCTGTAGGATTCGTTGGTTGAAATGTTATATATCCTTCTTTATCAGTCTCTGGAAATAGGTTATAGAAGTCTCTTCCTGGTTTTCCTCCAAACCTCATACATCCATGAACCACAGGTTTTCCTGTAATTGGGTCTGTCCTTGTTATGCGAAATACACATTCTCTGTTTCCTTTTGTTCCCAGTTGACATTCGTATATAGATGGCCTAGCCAGTCGTTTTCTTGCCATTATAATCTCCTTGGGGGTAAATACTATTTGTGTAGTCTCTTTTTCAACCGTTTTTGCAGTATGTTTTGAACAGTGTCAATGAATGAGTTTGGATCGTTTCCGGACAATAAATTTCTTATAGCGTCTCTGTGTGACTGTATTTGCAGGTTGATAATGGGAATAACATAATCGTATTCTTTCGAATGATTGATATGTTCTGCCATCATCATAGTCTGTCCAGTGCCTCCTGTTAATTCGCCATTGGTAGTCCAGCATATGATTAGTTTTGTTGGAGAGACCATCTGTGGTCCTAGAATCTGCAGACTGTTTCTTATCATTAATAGCTTTGTGAATGGTTTCAAACGATTCCATTCATACTGCAGGTTTCTATATGTCCAAATTCTTTGGGCCCATATAGATGCTTCCTGCAAATTGATATCAGGCCCCATTAGATGATAGGTTCCTGTTCTCAAAGACGAATCTTTTCCCATCCAGATTTTCGTGGGGAAAAAGATTTGCTTTGGTCCTCCAGCAGAATCACAACCTTGTTCAAAAGCAATGTCTGCTCCAGGGGCCCCTCCTGAGCGTAGAGTAACACCGTGCTTCCCGAAATAGCGTCCTATTTCTAGCATTAGGTCTAATATAACCGGTGGTGTCGTTCTAGATCCAATGCCGGTATATATCATAGATCCTTCTTTCTAGATACCTGCAAGTCCTATAGGTATTCCAATAAGGGTGCCTAGCAAAAAGGCAATAGCAATAATGCCTAGTATCTTGAGGAAATTGACTATCACGCTACTCCTTATCTATAAGGAATTCTCCTTCTTCAGATATGAATCCACTTGCCAAATTGGTAGCTCCTGTAGGATCTACTTTTGCAAGAAGGATAGTTTTTCCGTTCAAGAATGCCCATAATTTTCCGACTTGAAATGACTTCCATCTTCCTGATCGGATTAGTTCTCCTTCAACGGATTGAGATGATGCTGATTCATCAGCAAAACATATCAATCCGTTTCCGAGTGGCTGTATCCCCTTTTTTGTTCTTAAAAGGAGATTGGCCCTGAAGGTACACTGCATTAAGCCATTTCCGTTCCTATGGAAACGAAAGTGCGGATCTTTTACTTCCTTAGTACGGAAGGTACTGAGATTTCTTGCGAACTCAGAGAATCTGATCATACAAACTCCTTTCGTTTAGTTAAATTATTCTCCTCTCTTGAAATAGGGTTTGCGAGCAGATTTAAAATAAAAGAGAGAAAGTTATGCGTTGCAATAGAATCCTCTATCGTCCTTGAATCCGAGAAAACTCGGACATTTTATGCAGACTCCGTATTTTTTGGGACATTTTCTTGGTTCCATAAAATCGGAGATCGGACGATATAGCTCTAGGGCATTACATTTTCCTTCTCTATATATGTCTGTTGTTCCCTTGAACAATCTGCATTTTGAACACTCTCCCTTATACAAATCAAATAAGGGACACTCATCTACTACTTCTAGTGTTGTGTTGATGTCATTCATTAAGAAATGATACATACATCCTCATTTCAAAAGAAGATGAGATTTCTCTTTGTTATATTCACAATCCTGTAGGATTGTCGGAATGCCACTGGACACTTTGCCCAACCAGATTTTCAGGTTTATATTTATCATCTTGATAAACAACCATCCTATCTCATCTGGCCTTTTTTTTCCTTGTTCTACAAGGTGGGCATCTTCGCTGTATCCAAGTGGATTTTGGTCAGCATATATCAAAATACCAACTCTGTCTGTTCCACTTATAACAGTATTCTCATCAGGATACACAGTCACTCTTCTAGACTTACTCAGAATTGTGAAGTTCTTTATGAACTGTCCCGTCGATGAGAATAATGGAACTTCTTTCTTGATGAATATTTCAGGATGTGTATGCCGTGTTTTCCACATTGATAACAACATATCCTTTGTATCCATCACATCCTCCCATGTGAATATTTATGTCGCAGATTAATGTATTCTTTGTTTGATATTTTTCCATCTATTAACATCTTGCTTATGTTATCAGTTGCATAATCATCTTCTTGTATCATTTGCTTTAATACTTCGAATTGAGCATTTCCTATTTCACTTATCATCCATAAGGAATACGTAAAATAGGCAACAATGAGTAAAAGAAGGGTAGTAACTGATATGTAAATGGAATAATTGTTAACAAGTTTCATAAATCCTCCATTTTATACAATTGAGAGGATATTATCTAGACATGCCTGCTTTTCCTTTATTATTCCTTCCTTGAATTTTTCTCTTTCGAATATCGCCTTTCTATGTTCTTCTATTTCCATATCCACCTTTGCAAACTTTGAGTTGATAAGATCGTTTGCTTCTTTAACCAAGTCACGAGCATGACATAGAAGCTTGATTGGATCCTTTCTTTTCAATGGTACAGACAAGTCTGACTTCTTAGAAAAGTTCACTGTTTTTGCTCGGATTTGTTCTATTATCAAACTTGGGACAAGTCCTTTTAGGTCAAGTCCCGCATCACATAAGGTTTTATACATTGTTGGAGTAATGCGGTTTGTCTTTGCTCTTTCCATTACTGAAATTTGTGCTGGGCTACATCCCACCGATTTGGCAAATGCGGACTGACTCAGTCCCCTTGAAGCTCTGAATGACTTAATGGTTGTGGACATTAACATGGTCTTTTCGTCAAATACAGCTAGCTGTGTCATCCTGCTCTCCTTTCTTAAATACGGAGTATATGGCTAAGGTAGTTATTACAGAAATTACGGCAATGAAAAGAATATGGAAATGACTAATACATTGACTTATATTCATTTCCCTATCCTTTCGTGTATTGGTATAAGAGGATAAGCTATGAACTCCTGTTTTCCATCTCTAGTTAAACATTGTAATGATGAAATTCTTACACTCAGTGGAACCAGGCTGTTCTTTCTTATCCATTTTTCTATTTCCTCATATGGTAGTACTTGAACTGTTGTGTTCTTAAATGAGTCCGATGATACTGCCAATATGTAAGAAACTGTTTTATTCATATATATACCTATATTCTGATATATTTTCATACTATTTATGGATAATATTATGATCAGAAAAAATATAAAAGGAAAAGCTGAATACTATTGCTTACAGAGACAGCGTTTTTTGATTGTTTCTTTGGTCACAGGGTTGTAGTACTACATGAAAGTCTGTTTCTTATAAAGTCCTAACTAATTGATTTTTGTAAATGCCTTTTAACTTTTATTCGCTATGTAATGTCCAATACAATATCTCCTCTTTTGGTAATAACTCCTTTCTTTACGAGATGCTTTCTATCTCTCTCGTACAGACTAGGTATTTGTGTATCATTCTTGAGTATCTAAGAACAATGGATGACTTTTCAGCCAACTGATACAATTTGCTGAGTTCATCCATTCTTTTTCTGCAAACCCACATTACCTTAGTTTCCATACTCACATTCTTTCTTTTCACACTTGTTTATGAACAAACATCATTTTAAATTAAAAATAAATAGAATTTACCATTCCAGGTAAATTCTCTTTTCTTACTTATCCATGTGTTCTTCTACTATCTTTGCTGCTCTTCCCTCGTGTCCATTGCGGCCGTGTACCTTGTACACTTTCCCAATTAAATTCTTTTCCAGAAAGTCCAGTTGATGGTCTACATTTCCAAGGCTTCCAGGTCCTAGCTTGAATTCTTTTCCACTTTCAAGACTTTTGAACCATACGACTCCTTGGACATTTCCTTTTGGACTAATACTAAGTTTTTGTGAGATTACTTTCCAATCATTAGCATCAGCCCACCATTTAACTTTAATACCGTCATTTATAGATAATCCTTCTGGAACTCCGACTAATCCCTCTGTTCTTGTGTCTTTATGTGGTTTTACTATTTTGACTACACTTACAAATGGACTACCTATGATTCTTGAATAATCAAATTGGAGTTTTCTATTGTCGAAAAATGGAATATTTGTTGTTTTATTTCCATTCCATTTGTCTATTCTGTATAGTCTTATTTCTGGTTCGACTCTGCGAGACCGAACTTCATTGTTGTTGAGAATGCCTCCGATACTTGCCGCAGGTAGATAATTCCAACAGATATATTCGGGGCCTCTAATGCCAAGGATTTTAGTGACTTTACCAACAATTGTTGGTTTTCTGAACATAAGCTCGCCCATTGCCTGAGCTTTTGCATTGACAACCTGATTTGATATCTCAGGCACTTTGTATGTATACTCAATGCGATGTCCAGTTTTCTTGGACATTCTCGGTGAAAATATCTTGACACCGTGATTTTCTCCAGCCTTACTAGTGCTTTCAAGATACGCAGATGCTCCGTCATATTTGCGAGTAATGGTTCCATAATCCACCTTTTCTATGAAGGTTTTTAGATTATTTGCCATCTTTAAATGTAATCTGTCTTGGAAGTTGGGATCCATTGGTATTAGATTGCCAGCTATCAGTATTGGTGCTCTTGATTCTATTTGTGGATAAATTTGATATATATACATCCCTTGATTAGGATTAATTGCGGGGGCATATAGATGTAAACTAGATGTTGTTTCAGGATGATAGAATTCAACTTTGTCCTTTAATATAATCTGTCTTGTTACACCAGCACCATATTCTGTATCTTTGTTATCTGGATCATATGGCCAAGAACACATTGCATTAGATATGGTATGGTCATGATTCCATACTGTCCTGGAGTTACTCTTTATTTCCTTTCTTAAATGTTTCAATAATGCTTGTTTGGATTCCTCCGTTAAGAGGCCCTTGTTATTGAATCGAATTTTCTTCTCTACGGGCTTTCCGGAAACACGATAAACTGTGGATACATGACCCATATGTAAGTCTATGTGTTTTCCAGCTTTATGAGCATCATGATATATAATTATAAGGTTCTTAATTATTCTTTCATCAAGCAGGCTTTTATCTAATGAGGATACCCATGTTCTTCTGGATGCTCCTAGACCTATTAATGATAGCTTCCAATTGGGTCTTTCTTTTGATATTAGATATGCTCTTTGAACTATAGATTTTACCTTACCCATGAATAGCTTATCAGTAAGAATGCGAGAAGCATATGAAGAAGCGAAATCAATAGCAAAATCTTGCGAGGATATTTTCTTTGTGATAACATTGACAACTCCCAAGGCTTTTAATGCTGTGGGAATAAAGGAAGCCCACCTTATGTTAAACAACTTAAATGGTGATGGGCTTAATGTAAGAAATCCTGATTTGCCTTTGATGAGTCCTCTAGATATGCTGTTTAGCATATCTCATCCTCATTTGCATAATTGAAAGCAGCGTCCATATTATTAATATGGATACAAGAGGAATTACCATTGCTGCTTCAATAAAAGCGGGCATCGCATAATGAAAGGGAATCTCTGCTAATACGGTTGTTAAGCCAATAGCAGAGAATGTTAAAATAACCACCGCTTCTATATTAGAAGCGATATCAACAATCATGTTCTTTATGGCTTTGAATATGCCAATAAAGAATCTTTTTGCCATATTAAATAGCCATTTCATGTGCTGTTCCTATCTATTGAAAAATCCCCTTACCACTTTGCGTTCATGTACAGTAAGGGGAAGAATAGTCAGTCCCTCTGATGGAGCGACTGAATGTGATTTCTTTTTTCGTTCTGGTTTCAGAGAGAATTCGGGAGCGGATTCCAATTTCTTCAATCCACGGACATATATGTCCTCAATTCTTTTTACCTGTGCATTTGATAGCATATTCATCCTTTCAAATAAAAAGGCCGGTATTACTACCGGCCTTATTGTTAGAAGGGTAGGTCCTCATCCTGCGGAATTTCGGCTTCAGGAAGTGCAGGTACTTCTTCCTGCGCGGGTATGGACGTATGACTGTTCCCGTTGCCGTTTCCGTTGCCATTTGTGACAGATCCGAGGAACTGGACATTCCTTGCCCGTATTTCAACCCGATAACGTTTGATTCCATCCTGATCATCCCACGTACGAGTACGGATTGAGCCAGTAACGCATACCTGCCTGCCTTTTGCTAGATACTTCTGGCAGGCTTCGGCCATCTTCCCGAAGACAACGATATTGTGCCATTCGGTGCGTTCCTGGCGCTGGCCATTTCTGTCGTTCCATTTCTCGGATGTGGCAACGGAAAACTGGGAAATCACAGCTCCGTCAGGAAACACATGCCGGACAGGATCTTTCCCCAAATTGCCAATCAGCGTAACCTGATTGAGTGACATATATACTCCTCTGATTAGGTTTGTGTGAGGGAAACAATATTTGATTAAACCCTCACATTCATTGATCAGATGAATTCTCTTTTTTGCTGTCCTTTTGACTGAGTACGTCTAGAACATCTTTATGAGTATAGCCGTGT